GCTACGTATTTCACCCCACTCAGTGGCGATGACCCGCACGGCGTATGGCTGGCATTGGCCCCCGATTTAGTGAGGTGCACGCGGATGAGCGTGTTCCCGCCACCTTGGCGTACGTCATCGAGTTTATCCAGTTTGTCACCCACGGTCAGGTTGTTACCGCACCCCACCATGTTGATGTCAATGGAATCCCCCGTGGTCGGTGAGAAGAACTTCCCTAAACAGAACCACTGCGGCTTGTCGCTGTTGTTGTTGAGTTTCAACCGTGACGCATACGCCATGACATCCAGAGACCCGTTGATGTAAATCCCGTGGTTCTGCACATCCACCCGTCCCGCTTCCCAGATACTTAACCAACGAGTCAGGTTTGGGTCATCCGTGTAATCAATGGCTGACCCCGATTGCAGGTTACGGTTGATTTCCACCAGACGTGCGTAAGAGGCTTTCAATGGCGTCTTGCAGTCTTCAATACTCAACGCATTGATAATCCACTGCCCGTTGGAGATATCGCCCGGGTTGTCACAATGCTCAATCCAACCGTTGGTGATAAGTGACTGCGTTGCACGGGGCAGATTAAGTACCTGACCACCCCGACAGTTCTGTACGTTGAAGTTCGTGAGTTCAATGGCGGTTGAATGGTCCCAGTTCCCTTTCGGGGAGTTCGACCACGTCGCCACTAATACATCACCTGTACATTGCGAGGCGTACCACTGGGAGAACTTGGTGTCCAAGGTGTCCACCATGGCTACACAGGTCCCACCTACTTTGTCGAACCGGACACAATGGAAGTTGATGAACTGACCTTCAATTGCTGCGTTGCGGTAAATCCCTTTGCGGTTGGGGACTTTGTTGCCTTTGCCGTCGTCAACCTGTAAGGTATCGCCACGGCCTGAAAAGATGATGTTTGCCACTTCGGTTTTACGGGCATTCACATCAAACATAAATCCGTCTTTACTGTCGGATACCAGCGTCGTTGCCGGGAAATATCCGAAGTTCACTTGTGCGCCAGTCACCCGGAACAGATTCACTGCAGAGGGACGCGCGTACTGGGATAAGAAGAAAGTCCCCGATGGATAACGTACGCCCAATTCCGGCAGGTTCTTTTGCGTCCAGTTGTACATGGCCAAAAAGGCTGGTAACGAGTCAGTTTGTCCGTCCGGGATTGCGCCAAAGTGCGTAACATCCAGTTTGTTCTGGTCCTCACATACTCGCGTCCAATACCACCCTCGCGTAGACGAGGCAACCATACCGCCATCATCGGCCATCTGGGCCGTGGGGTTTTTCGTGGCAATAAACTCACCACCCCCAAAACGTGTACCTGGATTCCAGCCGCGCAGTGACACACGCATGCCGTCTTTTGCAGGTACTAGCTGACGCAGGTCAGCAAACGACTGGACTTGCCCCAACATGTTGAGGGAATCCGGCTTGGCTAACAAATCCGGCGAGACACCGCCACTGTTCTGGATGGCTGTCATCAAGGCTGAGACAGGCAACATCACAGGTTGGTTGTTTTGCATGCAGAGGATGTTACCCTGCTGGTCGGCCATGGCCTGAAGTTGTTTCGTCAGGTCGGCGGGTGCAGCTGAAGTAGGGTCTGCCATGGTGGTTACTCCTGAAAACCGGTTTATGAAGGGAAGCGCCTCAATGCAGTACCAATCTAAAATATAGCCTCTGCACGGCGTTTTCCCATATATAACCCCCAAAAAAATAAGGCAGCATAAACCCCTCCAAGCCGAAGCCTGGAGGGGGTCATTATGTTTGTTGTGCCCATTGGTCAATCACCACACCCTGGAGCGTCAGTACGGTGGAGATTTCATTTTCAAAACGGAACTCAATGCGTTCGGTTTGATTTTCAGTGTACTCCACACCCCGCACAGCAAAGACCTGAGTCTCTACCGGAAGGCAATCTGCCTCTACCAATGCCTGGTCGTACAGTGCATGGAAGATTTCCACAAACGCCGAACCAGTGGAACCATCAAACCCCTCGGGATTCCAGTCCGTGGGTTTGGCGTTCAGGATATCCGCCACAATCCGTAGGGTACGGATATGGCTATTGATGTTTTGCTGATTCATAAGCCATGGGTCCTAGCAGCAGACGAAAGTCATTGGCTGTGGTTTTGACGTGCGTGAACCGACGGCCTAACAGGGTCCCGTACAGCGTGGGGGCCGATTCGTCCACCGTGAAATCAGCCACTGCTCGTACTGGCGCATTCGCATCTTTCTCTACCGGTTTTGCCAACGGGTCTTTGGGAATAAAGGCCGTGACCAAATCGTGACTGGTTTCGAAATGGGCCTGTTGGAACACAATGCCATTCACGGTGATTTCCCGCTCCGTAATGGCAAAGCGATTCTGAATACGACTGGCCATCAATCGCAGTTGACCGAAGTCTTCGGTGAGGATATGGGCCTTGCGCATCACCGACTCTTTATCGACGGCATCCGGGTCGATGCCGATGAGATTGATAATCAGTGAATCGTCATTGCGCAGGTTCACCACCACTATGGGTAGGTCAGGGTCAAAACCATCCAGCTTTAATGTAACCGTCTTACCACGGTACTGTAATCGTTTTTGAGGTTTCTTCATGGGTTATTCCGGTAATCAGCAATCATCAAGGGAGAAAGTTTCGTCTGGTTCAGCGCTGTCTACAGGCTCAGGGAGTTTGTAAACATACACCGGGTCAGTGGGTTTGATGCTCGTGCAATATTCTGCTGCCTGTTTCAGGGCTTTACGAATATCGCCCCTACATAAGTCAAGCGCCGCCAGTATTTGTTTACGACCGCCACCTGAAATAAAGGTGCCTTTGGAATCAATGCCGTTGATTTGACATTGCTTGGCTTCATGGTTACTGGTGTAACGGTAAACCTCACCGCCTGGATGAATTTCCAGAATAGAACCTCGTGGCTGGTAATGCTCCTTGTTTGCGTTGCGGATGTGATACGCAACCGAACTGAGGTTGTTGCCCGACACAATCAGTACGCCGCGATGCTTGCGTACCGGTGCCCGGACTTCTTTGACTTCAGCCCCAGGTTGAGATGTACGACCCAGGATATACAACACACCATCATGAATAACCAGCGTCATACGATTTTTCCTTTTGCATTAAAGACCACAACTTTCCCACCACACGTCGAATCAAGTCGACAGGCAAGCTGTACTGCTTCTTTGGGAGTTTTGCCCATACCCAGCGCGACATGCGCATACGGCATACCTGACCCGATTGCCCGCCATTCGCCGTCCTGTAATTGCAAAGAATCTTCCCACGTCCCGTTAGTTACCACAAAGAACTTGCTATCTTTACCTTTGGGGTCAGCTTCCATATACACGACAGTGGTGTGCGGAAATTCACTTATAGGTAGGTTGTTTTCAACCTGATTGAAGATTTGCTGAATCTCATGCAACTTCCCAGTTCCTGCCAACACACCGTGCGACAAGACACAATACTTCACTACGTCGCGACACACATCGCCTTGTGAGCCCTGACTGTCCACGGCAAGGCCTTTGGTTTTACTCCATGCAATCACGGTCATTTTGAATACTCCGGTAATAAAAGGAGGCCGAAGCCTCCTGGTTAGTTGTTGTTATCGCCAATCTGGTAGCTCGCAACTTCTTCGGTTAATTTACTGCGGTTCACAAACTGACTGTGGAGTTCACCATCGCAAAGATGGGTGCCTTTGGGAATCATCACTTTCGTTCCGTGATGGTTAAAAGCCAGGTCGTCACGACTGACAATATCGAACGCCGGCATGTCCAGGTTCCCACCGTCAAACTGAGTGAACACCGTGAACAATGCACCACTGATACGCTCGGTGGTGGTTTTCATCGGTAGACGGTCCCAGTAATCCACAATACTGTCTACCTTCGACAGAAAATGATGTCGCAGTAAGTTTTGGGCCTGTGTCTCATCCGTGATGCGTACGGCATTCGGGTCTTCGGCATCGTGGTCGTCCAGAAACTTGTTGATACGTGTCTGGGTGTCTGCGTCATTACTCATCAGTGTTTACCTGTTTAGTGGCGGCTTCTGTACGGTTTTTGACTACCCGCGTGTATTCCCCACGTAAATCACGCGGACCTGTAATTAACGTACCTTCTTCGATGAGGGTGTTACCTACTTCCTCGTTGGTGGCACTTACCATGTCAAAAGCTGGGACTTGAGGACTGGTACCATCAATCGCAGCCAACACACTGTAGACCACACCGTTGGTGCGTTCGTACGGCGTCAGGTCAGGTTGGTTGGCCCAATATTGGGCAAGGTCATCGCAATGTTCCAGGAACAATCGACGCAGCTTAATTTCGCCGTTGCGTTGGTCGCGTTGTTGCTGTTCCAACAACCGCGCTTCCTCCTGACGCTTTTCCAACACGATATTTTCCATCATTTCTGGAGAGGGGTAGAAATGTTCCGGTCCGTCTTTACGTCCGCTCATCGTCATTCACCTGTAGGTCAGCAGCTTGATTCCGCAGTTTACGGTAGTCCCGCACACCGTGTTGAAAATCGATGCTGATTTTGTAATCTGTCAGTAGGGGCTTGAGTTTACCGTCGCGATAGATGTCAAAGGTTTTGTTCTCGTCAGCGATTGTACTAACAGCCACCGGTGGAAAGTTATCACGGCCACTTAACACACACAGAACGTCTTCCACTGCTTTGTGGAAGTTCTCTGGCACGTAGGGTTTCTTCGCCCATTTGTCACCCACGGCGTGGAGTTTACGCAACAGTGTCACGTAGAACTCATCACTGGTGGCATGGGGTGATTCTTCGACCACGACTTTCTTAGGGACGTGTCGAGGTGTGGGAGTGTCGGGGCGGGTCACACCATCCCCACGGATGGGCAACAGGTCACGTACTGAGTACTGTTTAGTCATCGTCATCCTCTTTCACCTGGTAATTTGCAACAGCATGACGCAGACCTTCGAAGTGGTACGACTCACCCCCGTGGAAATAATTGCTACGGTCAGTGATACCTTTGACAACTTCCCCATTTCGGAAGATGGTAATGTCGTTATCGCCATGTTTGGGCGCAAATACAGTTGCACCTGGAAAACCGGGTACCCGCCCGTCCAGTATGGCCAACACCCCTGCAACGGCCCCTTCTGCCCGCTGCATGTCAGTGATGTCGGGTTTAGTACCCCACTCATCAGCAACATGGCTACATTGCGCTGCAAAAGCCATACCGAATTCCTGGTCAGTTACATCTAACGGTACTGACCTCTCTAACGGAGTATCGTTCTGTTTGGCGTCGAGAAACGCGCTAAGAATGGTTCCGTATGTGTAAGCTGTCTGAGTCATGCCGCCTCCAGGATACTCCGTACAGTGCTGAGGATACAATCGGTGCGATTGCCCTGGATATGTTGATTCCATGGGCGGTCGAACAACCAAATGTGGTCAGGTAGGGCGTGTCCTTGGTCAAAGCGTGGACGATCATCGAACAGGTAATATTTACCTGCCCCGTAGATGTTATCCAAATAGGCCACTTTATCAGGAATAACGTTGTAATCCAGTACATGAATTTCGTCAATGTACTGAGTCAAGTTGTGTTCTGCCAACATAGCGAGGGTGTGATTGTATCCCTCAGCATGATACCCCCGATGAGTACAAATAGGGAAGCGTGCACCGCGGGCATGCAATTCAGGAATTGCTTCGAACAGTTGCAACGTTCCAGGGAACGGAATGGCTGAAGTCATGAACTTCGCTTCCTTGATAACCACTGGGTGGTGACCGTTAGTATTCGACGGGTCCAAGTAGGTATCCGCTGGACATTCAAAACCGTGGTCATCCAGGATAATTTTGCAGATGGCCGCTTCGGTATCCACTAAGCTGTCATCCACGTCAAGGATGAAATATCTAATCGGTAAATCTTGCATCACACACCCTGTTCGTTCAATTGGTTAAGGTAATCCCCATAGGCGTTATCTAACGCAACGTGGGCCTTGGAAGCTTCCGATTCATGGTCAAAGCTGATGTTAATCGCCTGACCGGTCGAGCGCAGAATAATCGGAAAACCGTACTTGTTATCATTGAGCTCCATCAATGCACCGATGTACAGTACCTCGTACAAATCGATGACGGCGTGGTTGTCGCCCTTTTTAATACGGTGACTGCAGTGGAGTTTTACTGGAGCCTGATGCATTACCACGTGCTGTTTCGCGGACGGTATCATTGGTCCTTTCATTGTGCAGCTTCCCGTATTGATAATGCTTCCTCAGACACTGTGCGATGGTCATCCAGTGCCTTTCTTAACTCTGGCGGTAGGGTGTGGCGGCATTCCAGGAATGCTTTCCAATCAGCAATGAGTTTAACGCGAGAATCGTGACCTACTGAATAAATCGGAAAATGTACGGTTAGTGTTGGGTTAGCGACGTTATTAAAACGCAATAAAATGTTAGCGCCGTCATTGTAGCCGTTGCGGTCTAATGGCCCGACTGAAAACAAATCATCGAGGATAAAATCGACTTCAGTTTGGGCAGACAAGGTTATGCGGCTACCGGTGTGGGGTTTCACTTCCGCCACTTTCATCGTGTAAATTGTGGGTTTCATTTCTAAACTCCGGTAAATAAGATTCAATAATAAACGCCACAGCCACTAACGGTTCTCGGTGCTTGATGATATCACGCGCTACCCGTTTACCAATTATCGTGGTCATGCGTTTTCGACGTAATTCAATGCAACGGCGAATAGAGCTTGGGCCCGTATAACCGTCGCTGAGTAAATGCAGTTGTACAGTTTGTACCAAATCTTTGACTTCCGTCAGGATTTGGGTTTCAAGTTTATAATCAACTTGACGGTTCGGTTGTATCAGGGCGGTCATCGAGGTTATGTCCCGGAGGTAATTGTAACGCCAGCGTTTCTTCCAATGTGAGTTCGCCCTCCATGAGACCCATCACCAGTTCCCCGTTCGCGTCTTTGACCATGGAGTCAAACCAACGAACCTGTTTTGGGATGAATGCAATACCGTCCCCTGCACAAATCACGTCCGGGAAGTCGTCTTCCCCGTAAAGATAAATGCAATGGTCGATGATGTCCTGTTGCGTCATGTCCTCATGGGGATGTTCCGTGGCGGGCAACAAACAGACTTCAGCGATGTCCCGGTCCATAATGTTGAAGACTTCATCGTTACCCCAGGACATTCCGTTGGGGCGGCATTGACGATGTACCGTCCCGTCCTTGAGGCGGATATCGTAATACTCTTTATAACGCTGGCCGTTATAAACAACCCATATTCCAGGATAAGCAGGATGGTGATTGAAACTGTCTTTCCACACCCACGGTATGGACGAGCAATAGTTAGTTGTCATCAAAAATACCCTGGTCACTGGCTTTCATCAGATTGCGGAGACGGTGAGCGTGAGACACGGCCTCGGCAAGCGTGTCTCGCGTTGTAACGATTTTCTCACCTTCGGATTCTTCGATAGTAGTTTTGAATTGGCCGGTTTTGCCGTTGTACCCGACGGTATAGCTGAGGCCGTTCAACCCCGCGGTCTCATGCAGGTGAGCCAACATAAACGTGGTGTCGTAGTTATGTGGGCTTGTGGGGAACGCCGACTCACTTACCAGTGTTTCTCTGAACAACTGGGTCAATGGTTGGCCCATTTTTTGCTCTACGGATTTCACCGCATCAGAGCCGAAATGTCGAACAACATCCCCGACCAACGCATCAGTTAGCGTATCGAGTTGATTAATTTCGTGCTTCATGTTCTTCTTCCTTATCAGTCGCCACAATAGATTGTTCCGGTACGTAATTAACTATCACTCCGCTCTACACGGAAGCGCTCCAGGATTTCGATATCACCGTTAGGGTGCTGGCGCACCACCATCCCTGCGGTTTCATCATAACCCCGACCGACATCAATCCCAAGCGTCACAGCCTGACCGTCTTCGAAGGACAGTACGGGCTGTGATGTCGATTTAGCCAATACGTCATACATCACTGGTGGCAAAATCAGCTTATCCGTGGGTTGTTCTTTGTACTTTCGCAGAGTTTCGGTAAGTTGCTTGATAAACGGCTCACTCTGCGCCTCAATTTTCCAGGATGTCTGCGGTGACATCATGAAGACCTGGTCAAACGCATCGGATTTGGCAGACGGAGTGCTTATTGCGATGGTGCGAAGATTGCCTACCGGACGTTTGAGCAATGTGCGAAGTTCGTCTGCCCCTACCTCAGCACGGGTTGGGAACACTGTTCTCATTCGCATGTCTACGAACCCCGCTCGCATGCGAGCAAAGGCTTCGTGTACCGGTAATACAGCTCTTACATCCTGGTGCATGTTTTCGCGCATGCGTTGCATGAGTTCAGCGAACGTTGGTTTGGGTCTCCAGGGTTTAGACGGAACGAACCCTGTCTGACGGCGTTTGGCGTTGATGCGTTTACGAATACTGGCCATAACTCCTCACTATTGGAAGTAGTGTTTTGTGGCGTGCGTCAGTTTGACCGCGGTATAATCAACCAGTGCCGGAGCAGGTCCAAGTCGACGCGGTTTCCCGTAGGTCATGTTGCGGATTTTGGCGTTATGTTGATACAGCTTTTGTTGTTTCAGTTTGCGTTTGCGTTGTTTAGCTGTGGCCATGGTAGGCTCCTTATTGGGCATAAAAGGGAACTGCTCACCGTAGCGAACAGTTCCATCATGACTTACCGTTACGTGCGAGCAATCAGTGGGAATTCGGCGAGGTTCGATTTCAATGCACTGAACAGCGTGTCTTCTTCGATTTCTTCTACTGGGATCAAGAGTTCAGAAGTCCGGTCTTCATCGCTCAGATAGACCTCCATTACCCCGTTCTCTACACCAACCCCGTAATCCAGACTCAGCGTCTGGGCCGCAACGTGGGTGTCATTGAGGACCTTGGCCACTTCAAGCGTATACGGTCCCGGACCAGTGGCTTCACTGAGCACGTCAAAGAACGCATCGGTCAAACGTTCATCTGAATTTTCACCCAACACATCAAACACCGCAGGCCCAATGGTTTCGATGGTTTTGTTAATCAGGTCAGTTGCGACCTTATAACGATGAGTACCGCGACGTGGGTCATTTGCTTCCATTGTTATGTTCCTGAGGGGCAGTTCGTAGGGTCAGTTGGTCACGCAGTGCTTCAAACAGACAATCTGATTTTGGCTCTACGACTGTTGTGATGACCGTGTCTTTTAGTTTCACGGCGTCATCATTGCCGCTGATGACAACGATGCGGTCTATCTGCGGGTTGTACTGAAGGCTATAATACAGTTTGCTAAGCTCAGCGGTACGGTGTTGTTCATTCAACGCCAGGGCCACATTGATATTAAACGGGCCAGGTCCCGTAGCGGCTTCAGCAATGTAGGTGAGTTCATCCACCAGTGCGTCACGTTCCTGCTGGTCATACCCCACGAGTTCACCTAAGCCATAACGTTCACTCAACGTCGCCAGGGTTGCTAACGCGACATGTCGGGCCGCCGACATGGGAATGTCCCGTGGAGTGGGATTGCCCGTATCTGCATCACGTTCGTCAAACGCGCTGTTCCCGTGTTCAGTCATCATCAACCAACTGAGGGCTTCGATGCGTCGTTCTTTATCCATGATTACACTCCAGTCGGGATAATCCCGGCATAGTCAGACGGATTGTGGTTAGCTTTGGCGGCGATGGCTTCGTGCACCAGTGCAGACAACTGTGCCTGTAGCAGTGTTTGGTCACCGTTTATCACCAAATGCCCAGAGATAAGGTACTGCCATTCGCCCCGGTGTTCTGTTACCGTACACATGAGGCAGCTGCCCAAATATATCCTGGCAATGGTTGCTGATGGTTGGTCAGGGACAGTAACTGATAAACCCAATGCCATTAAGTGTGTGGGCTCCACTGTCTCCAACCGTGGAAGTTCTGATGACGCGATACCCTGATGAAAGGCCGCTGACCCGAACCCCATTGAGAACAGGGTTGGGATGCAGTACGACCGTTCGGACTGGAGTAACTTACTGAGTGAATGGACCATTATTCACCTTCATTTAGTGTGCGACGTGTCCCCATAATCGCCTCGAACAAATTGTCCGATTTGACCTCGGTTTGGTGCAGTGCCGAATTAATGGTCTGCACGGCAAACTCGTTACGGTTTGGCATAAATGACAAACTGTACCCGGTACCGTCTGCGACCGAACGTTCATGCAGGCGATTCAGTTGGTACATCGTATCCAGGGTGTACGGGCCAGAATCCGTCCAGGCATCTGACATCTTGCCAGCAATCGCATTGCACTCCGCTTCTGTTAGTGGGCTGGTCAGACGGTTTTCGAGATACACCACCGCTTGACGCACCACTGAGCGCGCAATGTAGTTTTCGTATTCAAGTTCTTGCCCGAATACGCTCAAGTCTTCATTCGACATCGTGTCGCTCCTCATTCATCATTTCTCTGCGAACCCCACGTATCGCCTCATACAGGCTGTCGTTTTTAACGTGTTCCAATCCGCCCCGTTCAGATTGTCCCGTTGCCACGAATTTTTGCTCACCGGCAAAATAGATAACCTGCCACTCACGACCTTCAGCATGCAACAGGTTTAATTCGTGGGCAACACCCAGCGTGATGGGACCTTCTCCCAAGTGGTCATACACCAGGTCTTCAAGCTTGTCGATGACCGTTTGCACTTTCTTAGGGGTAATTGAACCCGGAGGTGCATTATTGAACACCTCCGGGAATTCGTTAGCCACGACCTGGAATACGCCGTTGACCAGGTTCGACATGTGTTTCTCGGGTTTGCGACTCATTTTGACCTCTCACGTTCAAACTGAGCGACCCGTATAGCTTCATACAGGTGATCCGCTTTGGCGCATTCCAATCCGCCGGTTGGTGTCTCCACGACCGCGGTGAATTGCTTCTTTTTTGCGTCATACGCCAGTTCCCAGTTACTGCCAGTGGCATGCATTTTGTTCAACTCAAAAGCGACACCTACATTCACGGGACCTTTGCCCAGATTGAACGCCTGACCAATGATGTCTGTGGCTTCATCAACGATTTCTCCAAGGATGTAGACATCATCGACGATTTCATGCAAGTCCAATCCCTTACGACCACGGAGGGCCGAGAACACCGCCAATGCTGCCTGACGCGCTGGCGTTAAGGGGATTTGTCGTGGACCGATGCCCCCCAAATCAGCACGGGGGATTTCATCAATCTGGGACTGGTATACCCGGTCCAAATACCGTTGTGCGGCTTCGGCCGACAGCACCGGGGTGTAAACATCATCAGTCATCATAAACTCCAGTTTATTTTTTCTGGCGGGCGTACAGGACCTGATTGACCGGACTGTGAATCATCAGCGCAATTTCAGTCAGACGCTCTGGAGAAAGTTCGTTGAGGGTTGCCGTCAGTTCCGGTACGCGACGCAAGGTTGCCAGTATGTTCTGCGCCGTTTGTCCTGCACGACTGTTCAGTAAGGTTTCGGTTGTGGCCGAAGGCGTCACTGTACGGACATAACCGATGTCGGTCGGTGTGCGGTTAAACGGTACAAAGAACGTTCCGGTAATGATTTTCTCTTTCCAGTCATCAAACAACTCCAGACGCATTGCGCGTCGAGAGATACGGGCATCCAGATACTCTTTACGAAACGCAATCGCCACATGGCGAGCCATGCGATAGCGACGCAAATCAAGGTGCCCAGCCAAGCCCACGTAGTAGGTCTTGGTTTTGGTTTTGCCTCGGTTGTCTGCGTAGGTGACCTGAAACAGAATCTGGTCGGTCTTGCCTTCTTTGCGTTGACGCACCACCTGCACTCCAATAGGTAGACTGGGGTGTTTCGGGTTCTGTCCACTCATGCGTTCTGTCTGGAACTGATGGATACTGCGTCCGTTCACGGCTTTTTTGGTCGTGAGTTTAGGCGGTACTGTTCCCTTAAACGGCCAGCGGAAGTTACCGTTTAAAAGCTTCGTGTAATAGTTAGCAAACGCTTCCAAATCCATTTCGCGCTTTTCAGCGACCGACATCAAGTATTCCTGACGGAACTTGACCGCAACAAAACGTATCACGCGATATTTTGCCAGCGTAACGTTGTGTTTGGTACCGAGGTAAAATGTCTTGGTGGCCGCTTTACCATGCAGTCGGTAATTGACCACAAAACTCAATGCAGGGGCATTGCCATTGAGGTAAGTCGTGACCAAGGGGTTTACACCCGAGGGCAGTGACGGGTACTTGCGGTTGCGTCCCTCAACCATCGCCTTCAATGGCAGGTTGCGAGTAACCGGTTTCTTTACTGGTGGGGTAGTGGTGCCTTCCAGACGTGCACGTACTGCATCCGGAATAACCATTTTGCGAGGTTCGGGTTTTACTGGTGTGATTTTAATCGGACGGACCATGTCGGGTTCATCAATCGATTTCACGTACCAGCCAATTTTTGGTTTATCAGGCTCAGCCATCGAAACACCCGTGACTGAGTCTCGCCAACGTAATGCGTTCAATAACGCCTGTTCCGCATTGATGGTTTCGGTGGATACAAAGCGTTTGACTTCATCCCCCACGTTGACCGTGAAAACATGACGGCCATCCTTGTGGTAATTGACGTGTTTAAAAGGGGTAGTATGCATGGTCACATCCAAAAAAATTTAAGAGGGACCGAAGTCCCTCTGCGTTGATACTTATTCCTCTACGGCAACATCAACGTCGTCATCGGTTTTGAGTTCATTTACCGTGCGCGACGTTTCCACCGTAATGGTCTTGTAGGTGTCAAACACGAACGTGAAGGTCAGGGTTGCTGTGTCAGCATTCATGCCCGCGGCACTACGCGTAAGGTTCAGCGGGTCGCCCGTAGACTGATGTACATAACCCTTGACATCGTTCCAGATATCGTTCAGTGCGCCAACGTGGTCCGTCGCGAACTTGTGGGCGTGATGTTCAACCGCCACATCGACAGCTGCATTCACTACCGCGTTCAGCGATTTCTCCACTTCGCCATTGTCTTCTTTTACGAAGATGCCATTAATTGCCATACCTTTACGGTCCTTGATTTGACCCCACGCGAAATCCTGACAGTCACTGAATTTCAGACCTAAACGAGTGGCCAGAATCTCCAGCGCCGCCAGCGAAATCGCGAGGTTGTCTTCTACGCTAACCACGAACGGCAGGAACGCCGTTGAGTTATCGTCATGAGCGGTTTTTACAATGGCCTGATGCGCCACAAAGCAGTTCAGCAAATCGTCATTGTCCATGACATCGAACACGTCACGACGCGCCTGCGCCACTTCGCTACCGTGGTGACCGATTCGCACCGAGTCATACCCTGCACAGGCCGCCACGTTTGCCGTGGTGACTGCACAGTCGCCCATGGCGTCCTTGATGGCCTTCATGCGGCCTTCATCCAAGTCTGATTTGGCCAGACCAGTTGCCAGTTCACTCAGTTCTTCCCACGTCTTGGTGCGTTGACGTTTTGGGCGCGCCCCTTTAGGAATGTTGCGTGCCATTGCCCAGCTCAGTACATTTTCGTAGAAGTTGTTTGACATTGTTGTTGTTTCCGTTTAGCAAGTGTTAGAGTCATGAAATTCGTAGGCTGTGTAAAAGCTTACTTAATCAGCATGATTTCTTTCAATGCGTTACGGTTTTCTTCATCCCGGTTTAACAAATCGATACACCGGTTCACCACGTCTGTTGGCCGTTCTGCAAAGAAGGCTTCCAGCGCGAGGTTCTTGGTGTAGGGTTGCTGAAACCGGGTGGCCAGACGCTGTGCACAAAAGCGCAGTCGGTCTCGCTGCCCTTCGTGTTCAATGTGGCATAACAACATGGTGAGGGTAAAATCTTTGACTTCTGCGATTTCGGCCTGGGTCGCAGCGCCCACCCGCCCAGCCATTTACTTCACCACTGAGAGTGAGGGACGTTTTGCCGGTTGTTCTGGTGCGGGTTCAGATACGCGCGCATACGTCGGCATCAGCAACTGAGCGGTGGGTTGTTCTCGGTCATAAATCAACCCTACCGAATCCGTTGGGAATTCCAGGGTAGTGGCTACCCCATTAAAACGCCCACTGAAAGTCACCGTGTCAGTGCCGATGTTTAATCCGCCGGTTGCGCGAGGACCGATATTAAACACAATGGTACCTGACGCCGCGTCACCTAAACGGTGCAGGTGAGTGGGAACTTCTGATAACGGAACCACAATGTGCGGAATGCCATCGTTCTCAATAATCCAATTGTACATGGCTTTCAGCAGGTGGGCATTGGGGGTGGTGTGGTACTCACTTTTTTGAGTCATCGTATTACTCCGGTTTCAGTTGTTCTACAAGGGTGTCGTACAGTGACGCGATTGATGAACGATTGAGATAATCATCATCGCTGTCGGTGGATGGGATGGTGATGGTAAGGGTTTTGTCTGCACTGGAAAAATCCAACGCTAAATCCAGCATTACCATGTGTTGCACCAGGTCACGAGACTGGAAAATAGCATCCATGCGCGTCTCAAACGACATACTGGGGGTTTTGTTGTCCCAAGTCCCAATGGTGACCGTAATCGTTTCTTTGAACGCGTCTTTTGCAGGGCCAGTACGAGGGAACTCTTTCATCACTGTTTCCTGTTAGTAGTTATATATCCCCGGCATAGACGCCGGGGCGTAGGTCTGGATTATCTCAAAAAGATAAACCATGCCGTGTTTTTTATTACGCGGTTTGGTACCAGCCCGAAACAATTGCTGCCAGTCTGGCGGGAACATCCCTAACAACGTCGTCTTCAAGTTCCAGGTGCGTAACGATTTCTTTCACCTGACGGACGACCATGCCCTGGACCTGGTCTTCAGGGTATCCCGCATGCGCGAACCAGGCATTTGCCAACACCCGCACCCACCAGTTGTCGTTAGCCGCCATCGCCGTATGCTGGAACATGGTGTACAAAATCTGGTACGTCACATCGATGTGGGTGTACTGGTCCTTCATGGCATCGTGCGCCACTAACGCCATGTACTCCGCATTGAAACGTTCTGGGGTCATTTCAGCGCGGTCGATGTTGCTCACCTTACCGAAAATTTTCGACAGGGCTTTCAACATTCTACCGTCAACATCAACGGTCTTGATGGCGTCATCATCGGAATTAACCAAACCACCCACGATATCAGCGTGATCGCGGAACAGGACCAGAACCGGTTCGCCCTCAATCAGGACACGTCCAATTTCAGTTGCTGACTGCGGTGCGACGTATTCCCCTTTACCGACCCGCACTGTCGCCCGTGTTTTATGAGTCAAATTCGAAGCCATTCTGCGACGACGCATTCCGCCGAGCACACTTTCCATCATGCGACCCAGGTTGAGGTCATCGCCGCCGAACAAACTGGACAGTGAATCCATACGGCGTTCCGACATATCCGCCACGGACCGTTGACGTTCTTCGTCCAACATGGCTTCAATGAACGGCACCAAATGGGCATCCAACGTGCTGTCATCCGGGACCACCATGTTGATGTCCATGATGCTCGAGAATTCAAAGTCGGGCAATTCATGGGTACGGGTCTTACACCCGTGTACCGTGGCAACCCAGGCCATGCTGTCTTCTTCCGGTAACAACCCAGAGTTGTCAATGCGCACGTATTCGTTACCGCGGGTTAACAACCACACGTGACGACCCACGGATTCAACGGTGATGTCCCCTACTTTGACACGATTGGTAATCACGCCATCTTCCATGTAACGGGCGATATTGTCTCGGATGGTGTCTAACCACTCCGTCTCAATGTCATCCGTGTCGGTGGTGTCTTTGTGTGGCAAATCCAAATCCAGACCCAACTTACGGCCGTGCAGGTCCAGAGTGTAATCGGTGGTGGTGCTTTCAATCTGAGTAAATACGCCCACCGGTGCTGTCCCGTCGTCTAAGCGTTGTTTATCATCAAAGACAGTAATCTGGCGAGCCGATGGAACAAAGAAGTATTTTTCAGATGCGAAATAGTTTTGGACATTCATGTTTTAAGTACTCCGGTTTTATTAAAGGGATTAAATCAGGCCGTTAAGCTGAGCGTACAGCGGCAAGGTATCGCCGGTATCATCCAATACGACATTGCCGAGACTGCGGGTGGTGATGGTGTTGAATACCAGTCCCTGGTCACGGAAAGCGATTTGGGTGGTACCCAAGGCCACCGAGCGACAGCTGCGCCCTTTGACCTTACGGTTGCGCACGGTGCAATTACCGTACACGTAGAACAACCCACCGGGCAGCTGTGGCATTACGGTCATCAACATGCGACTGACATCATCCGCCACGAGATGTCCCGCTTGCGTCACCTTATAAAACGACACCCGGTCCTCCACACGCAGCAAGGCCGTAGGTTGGTCTTCACCCAATTCAGGACACAGACTGTACAGGGTTTCAGTTCCCCGCATGATTGCAATACCTCGGTCAGTGACGCGAGCAATCAGTGAGGCATAGTCAAAAACAATTTCAGTTTCCATTAAATACTCCGGTATGGTCTTATTTTCAAACGCGTGCGTGCTGCACAGTCAATGGGATGATATAGGTCTGTAGATATTTCATTTCCGAATCGTATAGCTATTACTTCACCAGGACACTCCCATGGCGACAGGCACAATTTTAGCAGTTTTTGATAAACATTTGGCGGACTTGAAAATCACGCCAAAGTGGGTGGAGTTACTCCGTTCGCATACGACAAACTTCATTACCAAAAATGAAAACCACGTTAAGTTTTTTGGTTCACATTTTCTGGGCGTTTACCCCATGCGGTGGTTAGAGCAAGACCGCCAGTCCTGGTTTGATGACATCCTTCAGGTCGATGAAGTGGGTTTGGAAGACGACCTGCATGCACTCCCCGTGATTAACACAGACTGGGTAGTGTCATCCAACCCGTTCAACCTCTCTGCCCTCTACATGCTCCATGCCATTCACCGGTCGAATTTATCCGCGGCGAATAAACAAAACGCACAAGTCAACGTGTTACTCAACCTGCACTTTAAGTTCCTGACATCGTTACTCAGCCACCGTTTCCGATTTGCTTCCGACCGGGAAACTGAGATGTCGGCGTTTGCTGACCTGACCAAGCGTTACGCCCTGAAACAATACGGAAGTTGGTTCAAGTTGTTAGTGGCCCGGTGTGAAGATATCCTGAAAGGGATTCACAAAAACACCATCGCAAACTTCCGCGATGACCAAGCCATTATCATCATGATAAATGACATCCAATCCCGTCTGCGCGATATGGTGAACCGCCTGACCACGGAAATCCACAACGCCATCGCCTCGAATGCAAAAATTACATCGGTGTCGAATGTAATAGAGGTAGACGGGGCAGCGATTGTAAAAGACCAGGCACGCGAACTGAGTCGCTACAAACGTTACATCCACACTGTTATTTCTGACGAGCGGGGGTGGGTCCGTCCAGAACTGATTGCGGAAGTGTCACGCCAAATGCCGACGCTGTCTCCACAGCGATTTGTTGTGACGCTGAAGTACATGTCTGAATGCTACGGAACGAAAGTCATGCCGTGGTTACCAGAATTCCTGGACGAGGTATTGATACATGCCTTTGACTACATTGCCACCAATCGGATTCGCAGCAACGATTTGGAAACCATCGTGAAGCGCCTGCGTGCCATCTACATGGCGTCGCGGACCTCCGACCCTTCCATGCTGAAGATTAAAGAAATGGCAGCGGCGATTGTCAACTCTCACGGTAAAGAGCGCTCGCCTGCGTTAGCGGCATCAGAACGTACATCGATTATTCTGTACGTGTTGATTCGTGCATTGTCCGAGGGACACTATGCCAACATGGCGGGTGTCTGATTATATGTAGAATTGCGCTCTTGGTTGTTACTCAGTTGCGGACACTGGTGACGACCACTCTGTTATACGCCCAGTACAATAGAGTGTTATGGTTCCGGGTCGGTTAGGCCTGGAATTTCTTTGGTGAGCGTCTCGGTGGTTGTTTCTGCATCCCACTGACACAACGCAGCAAGCGGAACCGTCGCGCAGTTATGTTCCCTTGGCTTACCTGCGTTAGCTCACCTTCTTTTTATTCATACCGTGTTGGCAAGCCAACACCTGTTCCTCCTCCCGTAGGGTAACGGAAGAGTGTTGAGTCTCGAACTCCACTTCAACCACGTCTTGGGCTCACGCCCACGATAGTACGACGTATTAACCAAAATACTGACCGCTCCTAATTTACTTGGAGTCAGTTCCCCAGGGCTCCCTCACACGAGGTGAGCTTTGGGGTTTTATGCCGCCAATTCAAAAAAAAAATAAAAAGAGAAAGAGGACCCCCACACCCAAACCGAAGTTCAGGCGTGAAGGCTCTGATGACGCACGATTGATTACTCAGCATTCTTTTCCGCATCGTTAAGCTGTTGAACACGTCGGAAAATATCGGCTACCTGTATTTTAACCATGCTTCCTTGCAAATCGGTATAGATGTCAACCTGACCTTCTTCTTCGTACACAACAAATTCAGCGATACACACATTACCAAGCCATAACAGAACTACGTTTTCCTCGTCCAGGTCAGGTTCAACATCGATACGGGTATCGATGGCACTGAGGCGTACGGCCAGATGAGTCTCCATGGCCAGCTTGTTAATGAACAGCTTGATAAGTTTATCCGGGGTAACTTCACTGTTGAGCAGTTCGTCTGATAACCACAACCGGTATAAGATATCATGCTCAGTAAACAACTGTAATGCAACGTAACCGTGTCCGGGTGCGAACAGGTCAGTGGTCAACTCCATCAAAGGTTTGTGGGAATGTGGGTCACGCAGAGTAAACCCGGTACCGCACTCAAGATGAGAACGGGTCAGTCTGGTGCGGGTTTGTTGCAAACCCTTGGTCGATTGCATGCTACACGCTCGACTCACAAGCGTACTGCTCACGGGCGCGGGCAAGTGCATTGTTGATATCTCCTTCGGTTGCAGGTTCACCCTGAGACCATGCTTTACAGAACACCACGCGTTTGTGGTATTTCTCTCCCCACAAAGTGGCGATGGTCTGGTAGTCGCCTTCGGGGGCTGGGGAGGTCACCGGAACATTGGACACCACAGTGACACCGAATACCTGGGGTTGGTCATTGACCAGATACAGAGCAAAGTGGCGATGGAAAGGACGGATTTTAGCATCCAGTGTAACATAGCGATTGATACCGCGGTCAGCAGGACGGTAGCAGAAAATCACACGGTTGTTGCGGACAGTCACACTGTCACAGGGCATAGCGTACATACAGCCTCCTAATCGGAATATAAAGGATTAACTGGAGCGGGGGTGAACCCGTCCAGTTAATCACCGGGTAACTTACACAGGGATTATATCAGTCTAAAAAAGTTTTATTTCGCTATTTTGCGCGGTTGTTGATCGTCTGAGCAATCTTTACAACCTGGCCTTTCAATCCGCGTTTGTCGGTATCGAAAGGTTCCAGCAACATAACGTCCTTCACTTCATTTTTGCTAAACTCTATGACGGCAATGTCCATTGCCCCGAGGTGCAGCACCTCCTTCCGCCCTTCCTTGACCAGTCCGTAATGTTGTCCATACGCTGCCATGTGAACAACCCTTCCCGTTTCCGTACGGATGCGGTTGAACAGATAACGCAAGATTTTTAAATTACTGCACTGAGTGATATCAGTCAGTGTCTGGTCGATATAAACCCCAAGTGACAAAAAGTCACCGGCCGCATCCCTTACAAGCGCAATCCCCGAACCGATGTTCCCGTCGTTTGGATACAATTGCACAAGTGGTCCCTGTGTGGCGTGCCTGAGACTAATCGCAGGATTAAGACTCAACTGGCACGTGTCCAGGTATTCAGTTTCCGATTCTGACATATGCCTAACACCTCTGATGAACTATTGCTACGTGTCTTCTTTTAGACTGTAAAAAAGTGAAGCTACCCACACAATACCTGCCTTTGTGAGCGCAGGTATTGTGCCGTTTCGCTTGTTACATCCCCATGTAACCGTATCGTTGCGAGGCAGACGTCGACCGCTTATGCAGATGTTGTCGCGTGCGTTCTGCTTTGGCCTCTGCAATCATGGAGTCAACGTTCGTGGCATGGCCACCTTGTTGTACCAGTTTGGCGTTGGTTAAGCGGATACGCTGTTCTAATTGAACGGTCTGGTACGGGTTATCCGTGGCCCGGAGTTTGTTGATGTACCCTTCCAGTTCTTCCTGTAACGCTTCCAGCATCATTCCGCGTTCACGGTCTGAATCACTTACGTCCCCACCAGTGTCTGTGATGTCGGCAAACACCGCATTGCCCGGTATTCCGTAGGTAGTGTGGTTCTTCGAGACCAGCAAGAACCAGACACACATCAGGTAAGCAATCACGTGGTCATCGTGCGCACCGTCCTGGTGGTCGATACGCCCTTTCTTGATAACCAGTCCGCGAATTTCCGAAGCCAGGGTTTTGTCATGGATTTTACGCCCGCCGCGTTTGATGGCTTCCATCAACACGTCTTTGTACAACTCACGACGACGAGGACCATCAGTCACGAAACCAAAGTCCCGACGGAACGGGTCGTAGAAATACGCATCACGACGGCTTACCTGCGTGCCGAATACTTCACGGGCTTGGTCTTTGCGTACTTGTTGTTCATCCACCAGGCGGTTGTACAACCGTTTGAATGGGTCAATACCTTTACCCTGCATCACGTACAACAACTGGTCCAGAATCCCGGTACCAGTGGATTTACGTTCAATGATGCACGTCACTTTCGGGTACTGAATCAGGAAGTCGCACAACCAGTAGGCATAACGCACGGTATTGGTGTCATTGATGGAGGCAGTACCCACCACGGACAAATCACGCACGTCCACTAACACGTGTGCAATGGCATCGCGACCAATGGCTTCTGACGTATCAATCCCCAGTACGTAATGGCCGGCTTGCATCGCTGCATGGTGGTCAACTTTGTCAGTGTACCAGCGGAACAAATACCGGTCTTTCGACATTTCCTGATGACGGGGTTCGAGTTCTGAAGACCGAATGGCGTCAGTCATCTCCACAGTAAGTGGTGAATCTGCACCGCCTGAAGCCCAAATTACCCGGTAGTCTTTATCCGCCTGTTCTTTAGAACCGCGCGATTCACCGATTTTCCTACGCAGCCATTCGTCGGTTTTGCCTAACTGGTTGTGGGTGAACGTACAGTTGACCGACAAAATGTCATCGTTGTCACACCCGCGTTTTACCATGACGTGCAGGTCATCGATGTCTTCAGCGTCATACATGAGTTCGGACCACTTGGCCGATTCCATGACGAGCTTATAGATGAACCCACCGTCACGGTCATCGATGTTCCCGGGGGTCGTGGTGAACACGCGACCGTAAGGTTGACCGGCGCGGGCCGCTTCATCAACAACCGTACCCATGGCACCCAGTACGGCCGGGACAGTGATACCAATAAACGGAATAAAGGGGGGTTCGTCAAACCAGACCATGGGCGGTGTTGAACCACGGAACACGTTGTTCGCTGCTTTACGGTCGTTACGGCCCACTTTGGAGGCGAACTCATTACCCAGCGCCGCGTAGTAAATCCCGGTTTTGGAATCCGGGTTATCCTGGTTTTTATCCACATCAATCAGGTACGATGGGAGACGTTCACCGATTTCTTTGATGGCTTCGATGGTTTCCAGTTTCAGCGTGGTATCTTTCGTCACCTGCCCAATCGTGGAGTTCTCCATCCAGAAGCGCAAACAACCCTGCACTAACGCGGCCATACCCACGGTTTTACCCACCTGACGCAACATGATTAAGAATACGTCAATGTGGTTAAAGAACAACCAATAGGTGGCCAGCGTCGCACGGTTAAGTTCAAAGCGGATAATTTCGTTACCTGCTTTAGGTGGAATACGGCACAGTTCACGGAAGTAATACCACGGGTTGTAGCGGGCTTCCACGAACACTGCCATTTTCTGCTCAGCGGTAAGGTTAGCCTCATCAAACGGGTCAACGCCCTGCAACGCCGGATTGTGCAACACCAACATAAACAAACAGTTCTTTACGCCCATTTCATTGAGCACTTTGGCCATGTGGACAAATGAACGATTCTTGGTGGTGTAGTCAATGATGGCGCCGGGATACCTTTGATAGTCCGAGCCAAATAAAATCATGGTTCCTCACTTACGGCGGGCAGGGGCCGAAGCCCCCACCACACCGGAGTGTCGTTTAGTTGTTAATGGACGTGCCGTCGGTGTAATCCGTAACATGACGCACCACCATTGGGGAAGCCCCCAGGTAGAGGTCGTTGTTGGTAGAGTCCCGATAAATCCAGCGCAGGTGGATACCTTCACCTTCCGACCCACCGGTCTTGATCGTCAGTTCCTGATTCCAGGCACCGATAGGGTATTCTACCTGTACGTCGCTGGCGGCCACCACCACGAAATGCGTTGGTTTGAGGCCTTGCGTTTCGGTAGGATAGAGCAACGGCTGCACGCGGTAGTAGAGAGCATCAAGCCACTCGTCCTGGGTTTTGGCTCCGCAGTCCACTTTGAGTCCCCAGTTGTCCACGGACCCAAATTTGAACTTCGCCGAAATGCCTTTGCCGTACATCGGGTCTTGACCCGGTGAATACCGCAGGTACCACGGGTCGCCCGGTAACGGACCGTCTTGCACCAGTGTGATTTCCACAGTCTGTGCGTGCATGATGGGTCGGAACCGTGAGTCCACTTTCGACAGGTCAATCACCACGGTGAGTTTCTGACGCTGACCGTAGAGCTTCGGTTGGTAATCCGCCGAGGTTTGCCCCAGGGTCACGTACGGCGTCACGTAGTAGAATGACTTACGGTCCAGGGAGTACAACCACCAGTCCAACGAGAACCCGTTGTTGGCATCCGTCCACGTCGGTACCGGGAACAGTTTCACTGCAGCAGCACCGTCAACGGCCTCTACCACCGCTTCATACACCTGGGTGATGTAGCGAGAGCTGCCATCGTTCGATTGCGCGCCGTAGGTCTCTTCTGTGGAGTCGAGATAGTAAGCCAGTACCAACGGCACCTTTTGCCCTACCACGGTCGCTGTGAAGTTCTCAAAGCCCATGATGCGCATCTTACCGCCCGCACCCAGGGTGAGGGCCTGACTGCGAGAACTGCCGTCGGAATAATTGACCACACCTTGCATGGAAATCGAGTTGACATCCGTATACAGTGGCAGTCGGAAACGGTTTTCCTGCGTGGCATCCAGGTAGGGTGATTTGATGCTAATGCTGGTGATGTACTTCGTGGACATGGCCCCGTCTGCGGTGAACGATGTGTCCTTCACCAACATCTTCTGGTAACTCAGTACCGCATCCCCGGCAGAATACACCACCACCGTAACCACATCCCCGTCCACCAGGTCATCTGAAGTATAGGCAATCTTAGGCGCCAGTACTGACCGGTTGTTGGCATTGTCAATCGCCACCAGTTCCAGGGGGATTTTCTTACTGCCAATGTGACCGGTTTCATCCACCATGTAGCCAATCACGCGACCGGTGGTAGGGTTGAGGTCTACCCCTTTGAAAATCATCACGTAAGAGGCCTCAGAGCCGTAAACACGCAGGCGCTTATCCACGGCCAGAACGTGAGGCGTCACGCTACGGTCGTAGTAGACACGTGAGGATTCTGATGCGTAACCGGGTACGGTACCGAGCAAGGTATCAATGCCCACTTCGGCACTGGTCGCAGGTACCCAGGGTTCCCAGGTTGACAAATTGGAACCCACATCCAAATCGGTCACACGTAACCAACCTTGGGTGTAGTCCACAATCAGGTCATTGACTTCTGGAACGTATTTGCCCGTGCCATTGGGGCCGGTGTAAACTTCAGGCAGAAAATAAATCCGCTGCCGGTCTTTATCAATCCCATCGACTAACGATAGACGAATGGGTGTAATGGGTTCGGCCATTTAATCAGTCCTCAATGGTCAAAAAGCGAGAAAGTGTGACCTGGTCTTTGAGTAGCAACGTGTTGATGCGTTGCAGATACGCATACTGCGGTTGGGTGACCGATACGGCAGTCCAGGACGAAACGGCATGGATGGTTTGGTAGTTCGGGTTGATGCCCAACAAACACGGGTCGTACGCCAGAATCCAACGGTAGTCTGCCACCAAATCCATGGCCTGTTTATCGGTGAGGATTTTGTCCTCATCAATCACCAGTATCCCATCCAGGATGTCACCGACTAACCAGTTCATAAACGGCGAGAACACCGCATAGCGAGTTGGAATTGCGGGCGCGTCGGGGTAGGTGGTTTGTGGTAGCAAACGCGTGAGGTAATCGCTCAGGCGGTCGCCCAAGGCATTCCCCCGGTCGCGGTACTCATAGGTGTCGTAATCAGACACCCCACGAATCGGGACCGGCACTACCGAGACTTCGTACGGACGTCCCTCGTAGGTTTGCGGCACTCGCACCCCTGTGTCGTTTTCAGCAAACGTCACCGTAGAGCGGTCAACCCCACCACGTCCATCCAGGGTGATTTGCAGAACACGGTCATCACGGATGTCGTAACGCCCATCGTAACTCAGCATTCCATTTTGCACGAACCCAGAATCCAGCGGCGTTTCCAATGTCATGTCTGGCTTAGCAAAACCATACAGACGCACATCTACCACGTTGTCGGCCGTGTTATCGCGCTGCAAATATTCCTTGTTGATGATAACCACCATCGGGAACTGCACCACGTAATCGATGTCTTTTACCAACCGTTTTTTGTTCACCCACAAATCCAGACGCCCACCCGGGATATACAACACTACCCCGTCAGTATCCGTGTAGGTCAGGGTGAAACGATACAGGTTGTAAGACGCCGGAATCACATACGTGCGGGCCAAGAAACGATCATCTTGTTTTACCGCTCCCTGCCAGTGGTTCACGTCATGAGTCCAGTAGACTTTGCCGTTCACCACTTGTACGTGGCTGCTGTCAGTGGAGTCGACTTCAATCCACTGATTTGTTACCACACGAGCAACTTTGGGTGAAACATACAGCCGGTATCCGTTATTGGGGTCCAGTGTGACTACGTCATTACCCAACACCAGATTGAGGTTTTTACTGCCTCGCCCCGCAATCGCTTCAATGGCCACTGCGGTACTGTTACGGGCATAGTAGCGACCACCGGAGGCGTGGAAATACCAACCCAACAACAATCCATCGGCGTCGTACTCATACACCGTACAACTGTCTTGCAACCCGTGGGGTAACACGGCGTAACGTTCACCATTACTAAGGACGGTGAGTTGTTGAGGGGTGTTCCCCACTAACTGTGCTGCGGCATCGTAACCGTAGGCATCCATCACCCGCGGTAGGGTGATTTCTGGCCAACTGGCCCGCATGATGAACGTGTAGTTAGATGACTCCAGACCATCTGCCGTCCATTCCTGTACGGTGGAGTTCACCCCGGTCATGGCCTCCAGTATCTGAGCGTCACTCAGTTTGTAGAGTTCGTTGATGTGATGGTACTCGTACACCAATGGCCGGTCGTATCCGCTACGTCGCATCTGTACCCGAATCACCAAGCCCGTGAGGGTATCCCAGGTGGGGTGACCGTTCACAAAACCCTGTACGGTACTGACCGGGAGTGCATAGTCAGCATGGGTCACCATGCGCACTGCGTTTTCCTGGTAGCGATAATAATAAATACCCTGCACCCGACCTGTAGCATCTTTCTTGTACAGAAACACATCGACGTCATCCCGGTATTGAATGCTGTCTGCGTTACCTGCTTTGTTGGGGTGTAACAAGTATTTGGCCAACGCATCCAGTGTCGACTGAAAGGTAGGTAAACCTGCTACTGGGAAATCCACCACCCGATAGACTGACGGGTCATATACCACTTCAACGATGTCCCCAGTCAGTACGTTAGCGACAGTGAAGTCTTCGCGGTAGTAACCGTTGTGGAACACATAGACGTAGCCTGACAACGCCTGCAAGGCCGTGAGTTTGTCGCGCAGTGCCGTTGCGGTGATACCGTTGCTGCCCAGTTTACCCCCCACCACTTGCACCCGGTTCTGTCCGTCCCACCGCCCAGAATCAAAGAAGGCATTGGAGTACAGCCGCATCATCAGGGGTTGGGTATCCAGTCCATCAATAATCGGCTGAATTTGCACCGCCACAATGTAGTTCTTGTCGCGGGTTCGTGCTAACCATGAACGGGTCTTGGGATACTGACGCCCGTCCTTAATCACCAAATCGATAATCTGATTGTGGGTGTTGCACAGGTCAGCCAGATTCACCCAGACATTCGTCTGACTGGGCAGGTTCAGTTGCGGGGGAAAGTTCGACCCAATCTGGTACAGGTGAAACTGCGTGCCGGCTTCGGGCATGCTGATGCGGTCCCACAACACATCCACGCTGTCTTTCACCCCACCAATCGGGGTGAGGCGGTGGAGTTCCAGTAAAGCCTGGTGGTCCTGGTAGGGACTGCACCAGACATTCTTGCGTGCGTGATCAACCAGGAACTCATTCATGAATCAATCCTCGAGGTTACCCACCAAATCTTCAAACGCCATGTTAAAGTGCTTAAAGGCCTGATTGCGGTCATAGCGTTTAGCAGCCATCAGCAATGGGGTTTTGTTGTAGCTGCGGTCATTCACCACCGCGTGCACAATGGCCAGGAACGTAGGTGGGTACTCAATGGCAATTGCCAACACTTCATCGGGACGCATCACACCAAAGAAGCCCTTGGTAGTGATGGTGTAGAACGCACCGATATTCAGGTGTTCCAGACGCATGCCGTAACCGTCGTTAAGCAAGGCAACCAAACCCGGGACGTCTTGTGGCATGGCCGCAGGAATAAATTCCAACACTAAACTCACAGCAACGCCGGTGCACTGTGAAACCTTGTTTGCCAGGCGCTGCATGCCCTGTTGGTCCAACCCAGATTCACTGAATTGTCCGATAAAGAAGAACGCCAACACCACTTGCAGTTGCAGGTGGTACTGTTCTTCTACGGCCAGTCCGCGAATGATTTGTTCACTGAGCCATTTGCTGTAAACGGAAATGGGCAGATTGGACAAACCCAACAGCATATCCGCCGTGTCAGATTCCCAATGGTATTGAAGCACCGCCCGATTTACAGTAATCGCGGCACCACCATAAGGGGCGATTTGCAGGTAACTGTTACCGGAAGCCATGTCTTCAATCACGGTAAAATTACGTTTGTATGACCGCAGGTCAATGGCGATTTTACGGCCGCGGTTGGGGTCGTTCATGATGACGGGGTGAACAAAAACAGGAACATCCGCTGTGTCGTCGGTCACCGCTACCAACCAAGGTGTTTGTGGGCTAACCACATGCAGTTGTTTTTGAATGTCTGCTTTCTGCAGTGCCAGCTCAACCCGCGTCAGTGGGAACTTAGTACCAATCGTGGTGCTGTATGGAGAACCGAACATAATTTGTTCCTTTATGTAGAAGTATTTTTTGACTGAACTGACATATTTAGGTCGCTCATAAGTATGATGTGGATACGAACGTCCGCATACTGCTGATTAGAGACCTATCCACCTATACAATCTAAGTCCACCCCTTCTTTGTCGGAGGGGCCGAGGAAGGAGTCACCATGTCCGGTATTAAAAACGCCGCTCCGATGGCCAGACAGCTCGGGATTCAGGACATCAGCGGCCGCACGTTAATCGCTGACATCGCCTTTACCCCGATCCACATGGCGTTTATTCCCCTTTACACCCAGCGCGGCCCTTCGGGTGCGCAGATGGTGGTAGGTTCTGCCCGTAATTCGATTTACGGTGCAGATAGTTTTAATCTGCGTAACACCAAATACGCAAACCACGGTACCGTGCTGTCAAACGTGCTGAACGCTGCGGCGAACACACAGTGCATCTACCGTCTGCAACCTAAAGATGCGCCGGACCCAGCGACCTGCCGTTTCAACCTGGAAGTTGTCGACACTGACGTTCCGCTTTATAAGCGTAACCCAGATGGCAGTTACCAGGTTGATGCCAATGGTGACCCGGTTCCAACCGGTGCAACTGCGGCAGGCCACATCCTGCGTTGGACTGTGGGTCAGGCAACTGGCGGCATTGGTCAAGGCACTGTGGGTGCAGGTGACCTGGTCTCTGGAGGTGCTACCTCTGTTAAGTATCCGATTCTGGATGACCGCGTCTCCAGTTGGGGTGCTTACGGTAACAACATCGGTCGTCGTCTGTCTGCGGTCACTGAGAAATCAGAACCGTCTGTGGACCAGGACGTGGCGGATGAAGAAGGCACGGCGATTTACCGCATCCAGTACCTGGAGCGCGCCACCGCGACTTCTACCCCAACGATCACTCCAACGCTGTCCTCTGAGCAGTATGTGGAGTTCTCGTTCAAGCCAGGTGCCATCAACAGCAAAACCGAAGCGGATTTGTTCATTGATAACATCGTGCTGAAAAATTACCGTGACCTGGATATTTCCACCGGTAACGCTCCGCAGTTCGGTCCGGTTGACAAAATCAACGTCTACCACGACAACGTGTCTACCGTACTGAAGAAGCTGTATGCTTCTGAATGTGCTCAGACTGGCGAAACGCCAGTTGACGGTGATGAATACAAGATCAACTTCATGGATGGTCTGGACATCAACGGCAACCCGTACGAAACCATCGTGGTCCAGGGTATCCTGGATGCCGGTGCTGCGGCAATGACATCCACTGCTGTCCACTACTCGGCCGGTGGCGGTGATGGTACCATGAACGACACGCTGTACGCGGAACTCGTGGGTGAACTGATGGACGGATTCGAAACCAGCGAATTCGACCTGATGGACCAGGCGAAATACCCTATCACTACGGTGTGGGATACTGGCTTTGACCTGGCGACCAAAAAGAAACTGCTGATTCCAATGTCGTTACGTAAAGACGTTTGGACTGTGCTTTCTACGCAGGACGTCAACGAAGACCTGAACAGCCGCAGCGATGAGTCGTCCATCACCGTTGCCCTGCGTACCGCGGCCATGCAGTTCCCAGAGTCTGAGTACTACAATACCAAAACCTGTCGTGCGCTGATTGTGGGTCACGGTGGTACACTGATTGATGACACCGTCACCCGTCGGGTACCGCTGACCATTGACCTGGCTGGTAAAGTCGCGGCCTACATGGGCAGCAACGACGCCATCCTGGTGAGCGGCAAGGCGCTGGACCAGTACCCGAACACCATCGTCACGGCGGTGCGCGATGTCAACATCCCGTACAAACCAGCCCGCGTACGTAACAGCGACTGGTCTAACGGCCTGACCTGGGTACAGCAGTTTGACCCAACCCGTCTGTTCTACCCCGCGATGCAGACCGTGTACGATGACGACACGTCAGTACTGAACGGCCTCATCACCATGGGGATTGCTGCGTACTGTGAGAAAGTCGTAGTGCAGACCTGGAAGCAACTGACTGGGCGTTCTGACCTCACCAATGACCAGTTCATTGAGAAGTCAAACCTCATGATTGCCGATGCGGTGAAGAACCGTTTCGACGACCGTGTCACCATCGTGCCAGAGACTTACTTCACGGCTGACGATGATGTACGTGGGTTCAGCTGGTCTTGCAAGGTCAACATCTACGCCAACGTGATGAAAACCGTGGGTACGTACACTCTGGTTACTCGTCGTCTGGAAGACCTGGTTGGTACAACCGGTACCGCGAACGCCGCAGCGTAAGTCTTTGCGTGATTTAGGCCTGCCTTATACCGGGCAGGCCTATTGAGGAGAAAAACAATGGTACAACGTTTAAAAGACGCGTTCATCGGCGACAAAGCCTACGGGAAGAATTTGCATGCCCCGGCGGTTGATTTGTCGTTGGGCGGTCAGATGGGCCACCATACGCTGTTCGAGAACATGTTTGCGAACACGGCGTATGTTTCCCGCAACCTCATCTGTATTCTGGTTGAAGCACCCAAAGGCTTCCAGTATTTCGATAACCCGCAGGCCTATGTTGCGGCATTGAAAATTCTGGTGGAAATGCACGCACGTAGTTGGGAAGGTCTCCAGGCGGGTCTGACCGCAGAGTTCACGGAAAACGCCGTGGACGGTTCCGGTCAGATGCAGCAGGACATCTCCAACGTTACCCGTGCACGTTCAACGCCGACCTCTGTATTCCTGGAGAAACCAGGTAAACCAATTCGTTGGTTCCTGGAGAACTGGATGACTGGTCTGGGTATGGACCCGATTTCCAAAATCCCTAACGTCGTGGCAATGTCTAATGGGACTCGTCCTACTGACATGCTGTCGGATGTCACGGGCGCAACCATGCTGTTCTTTGAGCCGGACCCAACGTTCAGCTACCCGAACGAAGCATGGCTGTGCACCAACATGTTCCCGAACACCACGGGTGACGTAGTGGGTCGTCGTGACATGACCGCAGCCGGTCAGAACCAGGAAATCACCGTTGAATGGACTGCGGTGACGCAGCATGGTGTCGGTGTGCTGAACTTCGCACAGCGCGTCATGAACGCCATGAACCTGGCAGGCACCAACCCGAACAACGAAGATGCCTTTATCCAGAGCATCTCTGCGGACGTGGCGGCTGTCGACCAGGGCTTTGTGGAGTCGGTCAACGCACTGAGTTCCAACCAGGTTACGGCACAACTGTAATCCATACGGGCGGGGTAACTCCCGCCCGCTATGCCGTAAAATCAAAAAAAATAAAGAACGGGAAGGTGGGCTGAGGACCCGAAGGTCCTCAGCGTGTGGCGATATGAAAAACCATACCCATCAAAACCATGACGGAAGTGGTCATCAACATCAGAAAAACCCAGTAGGGAAAGACTGGTTTGATTAACCCGTCTTTGTTGTCCCACAGAGCTTTGCCTTCTTTATAGCGTGACGCAATGGTTTTCAACATGACTAGCTCCCAAGCATGGTCAATATTTTTACAGCTGCATCCATCAGCAAGTAAGCGGTAGTGATGATAAGCACGCTCACCTCAATTAACGGTTTACGTGCTTTAAGGTGCGTAACGAATGCAGCCATAGTGGCTAAGTCCCTGGTGTTGGACTAACGGTTGTGGTGGTTATTTTTCGGCAGCATCTTCTTCGTTATTGCGGATGATGTCTGCCACGGCATTCGCCCCATTGACCAGTGCGAGTACGATACCTGCGCCCGCGGCCACCGCGAGCCAGACCATTTTGGTTTGTGACATGGTTTACTCCTTGTCATTCTCTTCGGCGAGTTTCAGTAACCCAACAACGTTACTGACGTTAATCACCAACGCCACGGTGGCTAACCCGAGCAGGGTGTAGTGCATGGCGTTGGTTTCATACCACGGACGTTCGTTCTTTTTCATACTGCTTACTCCAGACAAAGACGAGCCGACACGGTGAGGGATTAGCTCAGGCTAGGCTCATCCGGGTTGTTTTTATTAACGGTATCGCTGACGTTGTTGGCAACGTCTTCGGCCGCTTGTTTGACATCGTCAACAACGTCAGACGCTTTGTCTGTCACCGTATCGACTGCCGCAGCCACGGTGCTTGGACGGGTGAAGAAATAGGTGGTACCCGCCGCAATCACACCGCCGGTCACCAGACCCAGAGAGAACGCCTGCACTTTTTCATCAGCAAAGAAAGTTTTGATAGAATCAAACATGGGAACATCCTTAAATTTTCAGAAGGGTTTAGGGTAACGAAATAAAACTGTTATTTTGACCACGCCCACCACTGTGCATAAGCACGGCAGCAGAGTTGGCCATCAGACATGACATGTTCGCCCACGGTCGGATGGCCCTGGGCGTTTTGGTCAACCATCACCGCATGGTCTGGGATGGTGACCTGTTTACCGCTGTAGCGGACTTTGGCCTTGACCTGGGGATTCTGGGCTTTGAACTGCCCAAAGTTATTTACGGCCATTGCGACGTCCTTTACTTTGGTTGCGTTTGGTTGCCGCCACAAAGAACGGCGGAGGAACGGACTGTACCGGTTCCGGGACAGACTCATCGAGCAAATGCAGCAGTGCCGCTGCAGAAGCGCCTGTGTGGGCTTCTGCGCCATCGACAACCGCTAAGGCTATGTCGGTGTGTGGTACGGGAATTACAGTCTCCAGGATGGGTTCTGGAGCGTATACAGGGGTCTGGGGTTCGGTGCGAGGGAACCAGCCTTCACACAGCCCCATTAATGGGATGGGAAGCTGCATGGTGACTCCTTACTCGTCAAAGGCGTTGTAGACACCCTGCACAATTTTGAAGGCGGTGTAACCACCCAGACCATAGTAAGTCACGGTACCCGCAACGTCGGCCGCGGTACCAGCGGTCTCATCTTCGGCACCACATGCACTGGCCACACAGCCCGTAGCAATACCGGTAACAGAACCGGCCAGACCACCCACGATGCTACCCACAACCAGGGCAGGAACAGTAGCAAGAGAAGCAGCAATAATAGCAGTAGCGTTTGACATTTTGAATACTCCGGTAAATTAAGAAAGGGATGAGTGCATTAACACTCTTTGTTCGCAACAGTGATATACGTGTATATCTTTTTTATTTCAACTTTTTAGTAATTTGGCCCAATAGTCAGGGAATACGTTACCCCGGTACGACCCGCGAGTACGACCGCACCATTCATGAAAGCTACGCGAGGTTCTTTGAAATCCAGGTTGTGGGTTTCACGCGCTTCGGCCAGTTCTTTTTTCATGACCTTACCAAACATGACAGCATCCGGTTGAGTGCGCCCTGTGCCGCTGTACGCCTTGACGTGCTGTGCCATATAGGCCACGGTAATCGTCTGCAATAAACGGTGTTCCTGGTCACGGGTCGGAGCTGTCGTTTTCTCGCCGACTACATTACTGACAATCACAGCGATGCCCACGAGGCTGATAGCCGCTACGCCCAGGCCGAGCAGGACTTTGGTGGTGTCTTCCATTGTTGAATCCTTCTTAATTAGAGGTAGCAAAGCCAACCAGTAATCCGGTGACGGCGCCAGAGATAGTACAGGCCATGCGCAACCGCGTGTCCAGACCAGCATCTTTATTTGCATCACCGGTATCGGGACGCATGATAGTGGTTAACGCAGCACCCACACCGAATCCGATGAAGGCACCAATGACGCTACCGACCGCCATGTCACTACCGGCTTCGGTTTTCAGGGGGATTGTTCCAATCATGATGGTTCTCCAGGATTAGATGATAAAGGTTTCGGTGTGGTTTGACGCAATGCCAGTGAGGGTCACATAGTGACGACCCCCAATATGTGCCACTGCGATACGGGGTTCGCTAACGGTTCTGTTCAAGACGCCGTAGAGGACATTCATCTCCAGACGAATCTGTTGCCGTATCTGGTCAGTCACGGCGACAACATCGACCAGTCGGGGGAATGGGTAGTCTTTAATTTTGTCCAGCAGATTGAGTTCATCAATGTACTGCTGACTCACGAAACAAACGGTAGACGATACAGGTGAAGACGACGTGCCAGCAGCCATGATACACTCCTTAAGATTTGTTATAACCCAGATAAACACTGATGCCCAGTACGGCACCGGCAATGATGCAGACGTTCTCAATGGTACCGTTACGTTTCTGCTGTTCGTCGGTGTCGTCATCAAGAAATGCGGTAATCACCCCACCGACGGCGGCACCGGCCAATACCCCTACTACAGCACTGCCAAAAATAGATGCGTTGGATACCTGACTCATGTAAGTTCCTCGATGGGCTAAAAGGTTATGTGGCAGAATTATTACTCCTGCTAGTCAAAACGGTGATATACGTTTATAAATTTTTTATTTCGTGTTTTTGAAAAAAAGAAAAGGACGGCATAAAAGGGAGCCCGAAGGCTCCCTGGGTTAACCTCGTTTTGACGAGAGCGCGCTGTCGATGGCCGACCCCATGCGTTCAAAGAACCCACGTTCTTCAATCACAATACCTTCTCCAGCAGTTACCGGTAAGGCAGGGGCCGGTTCTTCCACCGCGTAGGGATGGATGGTCTCGTGGATTTCCAGCCACGCCAACAGTTCGGCACGGTCCCACCACACCACAATCACCCCAAACGCAGTGTGTGCCACCACGCTGATGGTGGCTTTACCAAGACGCGTTACCACTAACTCCACACCCACGGCTTTGAGTTCTTTCGCGGCCTGTGGAATGACCACCGGTCCGTCTTGTGTTTGGCGAATAGCGAATTCGCATAACAAATGACGCAAGCCTTCATGGTCTTTGTCTACCACCCACTCTGGCGTGGCAATCACCGCGTCCGCTGAATTGGTGCGAACTTTGGTGTTGTGCTGTTTAATGCGGTTCGTCAAATCATCCAACATGGTTAACCCCTTATGGTATTAAAGGCCAGGTAGGATGGGTTGGACTATCCCGCCTGACGTGATTTCACCGACATAGTGAAATGCCCTTCCATTGAGTTGGCAAATCTTTTCATACATGCTGACCAACACCAATCGGTGACAAAAGACATATTTTTCTTGCGTACATGCTGCGCAGTAGCACATGATGCATACACTGGGTTGTTGGATAACCGCCAACCAGCGTTCAGTGGCCTGGCGGTATGACTGTCGCATCATCCCTTTGTATACGTCGGTATAACCCCGGTCGGTGAGTGCCCCACCTTTGTGACGCATGACAATGTCCCAGCTCGGAGCAAACGTAGAATCGCCGGATTTCACCGTGGTGTCCAATACTGGGATGCCCATCTTGGCGACACGAAAGCGTTGTGCTATCTGAGCAGTGAACAAATTAAACGTATCAGGGACGAGTATCGGGTGTTCCATGGTGCACCGCCAAAGACGTGTTCGTCTTGAAGTTGAGGTAACGAATCACCGCGTCCGCTGACAAGTTAAATCCACTCATGATGAAGCGAGCAATGTGTTCGGTGATTTCTGGTGCACGATTTACGGTGGCCTTGTCGTAGTCAATGACTGCACGCCCCAGTTCCCGCATCATGCCATGCTGTTCATCCCCTGGACGACACAACGTGTAAGTGGTGTCCTCCTCACACGGAATACACTTGACCTGGTTAGCTTCAGCAAGGAACAAAGCGGGCGCACGTAAATGAGGCTGCCACGCATTGTCCATGAGCATCGCCACATTGGCTTTGGTAAACAGCTCACCTATTTCCACCGCATTACCTGCTTCGACCTCTGCGTCCCAGGCTTGGATTGCGGTGTCAATCTGGTCTTTCGTCCCCATCAATAACGCCAGGCGTTTTTCATTGCTGACCGTCAACACTTCGACGGTTCCCTCAAACATGGTGTTGCCATACGGAGCAGACACCACCAACACCAAGTGCTCTTTAAACCCGACACCAAAGAACATAATTTTCTCTCCACAAACAAAAAGGAGGCCAACGCCTCCTTTGGGTAATTGGGGTTAGTGCTTGGCCTGACCCGCCAGGTCTTTCGCCTGCTGGATGGCCTGTACCTGGAAGAACTTATTGATGACCATGGCCAGCTCTGGGTCCCAGCGCACGTATTTCACGTGCAGTGCACGTACCGCCAACAGAGGCAGATAATCATCCGCAATCTGGAAGCGTGAAACAATGGCACCGTTGGTTTCGTGTTGGAAGCCCATGCCCGTCTGCCACAGACCATCGGCATTTTTCACTGGTTCAGGAATGCCTTCGTTACGCAGGATATCCAGCGCTTCGTCGTCGGTCTGAATGTTGACCAGGCGACGGTCACCCAGTACGTTCTGTGCGGCCAGGTTCCAACACATAACCAGCACAGAGAACTGCTTGGAGTTCACTTCAACCTGCACGTCTTCACCAAACGCCGAAGACAAATCAGGGGTGGCTGTGGGATCAGGTTGACCAACGCTTTCAGCCGTGGGCATTTCATCTTCAGGCCCAGTGTTCGTTTCAACCAGGTCTTGTTTGTTTTCTTCAGTCATGATGCGCTCGATTCAAAAAAGAAAGAAGGATAAATCAGGGGTGCAATACCCCGACTCAGGCCGGGGTATTGCGAACAACAGGATCGGGGTGACTTAGTCAGCCAGCGCTTTGTGCGCTTCTTCACCAATCAGTGCGCGGATCTTTTTCAGCTCACCAACAGTTGGGCCGCCAGAAACCAGATAGTTGACTTTGACAGAACCGTACTTGGTTGTGCGGTGCTCACCAACGCCAGCTTCGGATTTACGCGTAGAGCTCAGACGCAGTTTGTCGCCGCCCACTTTGACCTTCGCTTCGGTGGTTTCCAGCTCTTTGTCCGATTTGTACGCATCAATCGAACGACGGCCGAATGCCAGGGTAGCAGAATCAACGAAGTTGCCAATCAGGCCCTGGACCTGTTTCACGTCAGCCAGGGTTTTATCGGAGCCAGATTCTTTCAGGAAGGTTTCGAAAAGCTCATCACCTTTGAAAACGCCAGCGTCGCCCAGTTCGAACCCTGATTCCAGTTTACCGGACATCGCTTCGGTGTCGAATTTTTCTTTAGCCATGGTACTGCTCCTTTACAATCGATTGTGTTATGGAATTTAAAAGTCGTGTGTTACGTCGCATATTACACGTGTAGCAGGTAGTTTTTTACAACTACCTGTCTGCTTAGCATGATAGTAATATACCTTTGTGATTCGGTTAAATCACGTTTGAGACCAGCGGCGGCTGGCGCAGGCGGTCAGCACGTCCGTAATCCTGAAAGGCAATGCTTGTTGGCGTGACTGTGGCCTGTACCAGGCGACTGTCAATGTGGTCACCCGGATACGTCTGGCGTGCCAGCTTGGCTTCGGCATCACCTGCTACCGGTTTGCGTAACCAGAACTGCGCAACGCGAGCACTGGTGATAGACACCCCATAGGTAGGGGTATCATCCGCATTAAGGCGGGTGAGTTTTTTGGTGAAGATGTGCAGACGACGTGCCGCCAGATATCGAAACTGACGCAGCCACAAATCGGTATCCATGGACAGCTCCAGCGCACCTGCCACGTAAGCCGCAATCAAACGGTCAGCAATGGCGTATGCCGTCATCACACCCACGTACGGTAGCACAAACCGGTCGAGCTTGTCGGTCATGGGAGAGACCTCAACATGCACGCGGTGTGTTTCGTCCTGTAGAAACACGTAGCGATACAGGGCGTAGATATCGCTGGATGAATATTCGGCCATGGCCCGGACGATGATGGGGTCAGCATCGCGGTTCAGCAGCTGGTCGAGTTGTTCTTCGTCCAGGTCCGGTAGGGTTGCGGTGGCAGGGGCATGGTCAATCATCCCTGCTTCCGAAATGTCCCGGATTTCTTTGCGCAGTTGAGGAGACTTCCAGTACCATTTTAACTCATGGGTGACTAACTCACGTTTGGTGATAGGGCTGTTCATGGGATTTACTCCGGTGTTGATTCAGTGATTCAGGAAGGCGCACCCGGCGGGTTTTGAGCCCCGGCCCAGGCTGCCAGAATTTGGTCTTTATTTGTAATAGTGGTGTCGTCAGCGACGTGGTTGTTCAACCCCCAGTCAGCAACCAACAGTTCCGCACTGCCGCCGGCTTCAACCCACGGCGTATACAGCGATTGCGCAATATACAGCGTAGACTTCTTGGCGGTGATGGCTTCATCTTGCGTCAGGTTAGTGGAATACCCTTCGATGATAATTGCGCTGTCTGGAGCACTGGCGTTGAACTTGGTCAATATGCGGTCAATCGCAAATTGCACATGGTCTGCCAAATCGCTCAGTATTGTGCCCTGGGCTTTCAGGGTATTGGACGCTGTCGCAGTCAACTCAGCCGCAAACGCCTGAAGTAACCACATGGTTAAATACATGGGCGTCAACGCGTAGGGGTTGATAATCAAACTGTCACCGATGCGCAAGCGCAGTGCGTCGATAGTGAGTGGACGGTCATATGCCACGTTGTACAAACACTCACTGACAAAGTTATCAGGGAGGTCATTGACGTAGGGTGACACGTCACGCCCCAGGGTATTGCGAACGTACTGTATCAGGCGACCCCGATGCATGTCTTCAGGGGATACCAGATTGAACGGTACTTTGGGCAGGTAGTTCGCTGACTTGTCAATGCCCGACACGTCATTGGCGGTAGGCGCAGTGTCCCACACTTTGCGGTACGGTAAGAACACCAGACGCACGAAACGAGCAATCCCGGTGGTGGGTTCAAAAAACGTGTACCCGGTGACAGCGTTATCAGAATCAGTCATGATGGAATCCAGTTAAGAGACAGAATACGGGGGTTACATACAGTAACCCCAGGAATGTTATTTTCTAAACGGGGCCGTTGAAATATGGATGGTGCGGTCGGGGTCATCCATGGGTACTAAACCCATTTCATAAGCGTGGTTTTGTCCATGCAATCCCAAGATTTGATAGATATCAAACCCATCGACGTCAGGTCGATAGTCACCGATTAGCGGCCCCAAAGGAGCGTCAATCGGATGTTGAGAAAAACCCAGCGCGCCTTCCTGGGCCAAGGCATATAGCTCATCATCCTGGGTGTGGAGAATGATGCCGACGTGACGGTTTTCAGGCACCTTTACCGTCCGCAAGTCCCGGACCAGAGTGGTACCGTAGCGAAAGGCCTGGCGGTTCAGAACGTTGTCTTTGATGTTGCGGTATCTCAGGATGCACTTACGCACTTCCAGAACAACAGCATAGTCACCCACGAGATACACACCTGCCAGATTATTACGTATATCACTAGCGGCACGGCAATCCAGGTAAGCTTGACGCAGGCAGGCTTCGAGATGGATAGTGTTTTCATCTTTATTTTCCGATTCCTGACTCACGGTCGCAAGACCGGGCACCAGGATATTATCGTCATTGTACCCGGCGTAGAACTCAATGCGTGCTTTTTCAACGTACATGTTGACTCCTGTAAAGATTAGCGAGGTCCCACACTGGTGAATAACACCCGTGCATCCACGCGAACAATGAGGTTCTTGCCGTCTACTGACACGGTGAGTTCATTGGTTTGCTGAGCTAAGCTAAACCGAATAGTGTTCGCTCGTTTGTTATGGCTGATGGTCCCCACCTGGTCCATGCGTTGCATGGCAGATTTAAAGGACACTGCCTCGAAGCGTCGCACACGTACGATATCCCCGTTGGCATACGTAACATCGACCCGGTCAATCGCCATGGATTGAATATCATCGCACAATGGAAAATACCCATCAGGCAACCAGACCGTCTTTTCCTGCGTAGCGACATTGGCGAATTCCACAACCAATGACACCGTTTTGCGGGTAAGGCTGGTGCCCGGCAGTAGGGTCGGGTGTGTTGTGCGCCGGTAGTCTAACGGCGTCGTGCCAGTCTGACGGCAGAAGAAATCCACGAACGTTACCTCATCAACAAACAGCAACCGCAAGGCAATGTCACGTAACGATTTATTGGTTTCTCGCAACAATAACTTTGCGTAGGAGACGGTTTCACGTTGTTGAACAGGCATGGTTCAATTCCTTTTATAAATTGGTTTCGGTCACCATCAACGTAAAGGAAATGTGACGAGGGATGAGATACTCCGCAAACCGCAATTGCAGCCGGTGGTTTTGTAAGTCATATATCGCATTCACTTTGACGGACTCGCCACTAAGCAGTGAGCAGGGGACCATGAAGGTTTCGGATTGGGTATCAACATCAGGCGTAGCCATCGTGAACCCGGTTTTTATCAGCAGCGTTTCTTTGAGTTCCAGACGCTCATCAACAATCTTACCGTCAACAAACTCACTGACCGTGAAAGACAATCCCACCACCGCCACCGATAACACGGCTTTTCCAATGGTGTCTTCCAATCGTAAGGTAGCATAACTGATAGGGTCACGGTCACGGACTTGAATAGACATCCCGCCGTTGATCCACTTACGGGTACGTCGTACAGGCTGTGATAAATACACATTGGTGTTAGGGCGGTGTGCTCGACGGTAGGTCTTGCTGGTATGACCTTCCTGCTTGAGTGCCCGCGCCAGCTGTCCGGCATTGACACATGCCAGCTGACACAGGGTGTAGACGTGAAACTCGGTATTGATAAGAAGCTTCTTGGCTCGTGCTATCCCGGCGGCCAGGCGGCGTTCAGTGTTGAGTTTGACGTAATACGGGTTTGAGTGCCCGGTTTGTTTCTGACGCCACACGGCCATGCCGCAGTCATGTTTTTGGTGGAACGCTTTTTGAATGACTTTACGTAGATTGTACCGACCGTATTTCTCAGCCAGGTCGTCAGTGACCACCGCGTGTATAACGTCATGAATCGTGTCGTCAGTTTCTAACAACAGTTTCTCTGCGCGGTCTACCGCGTCCATTTTCTCTTGAAGGTTCATTTAAATACTCCGGTAAGTTAAGTAAATGTGTTCTGATATGCTATTTGCACCATAACAGTAATATACGTGCAAAATGTTTTTATTTCACGTGACGAAATAAATGGAGGGTTTTACCCCTCCACTTGACTACCACGCCGAGCTACCTGGACGGGCTGTTGGTTTCGCTGACACCGCATGGTGATGGCGTTGCAACAGTTGTTTCAGACTGCAATCTTCAGCTGATTCCAGTGCCACGTTATAGGGCGCAGCGTCCTGCTGTGCCACATACGCTTCCAGTGCCGTAACAGGCACCGCCAAATCGGTCAGGGTCTCTGCGCCAGCAAAACTGGTGTTGCCATCGATGGACTCGAGTGACGGACAACTGTATTTGTTTGCTGCAGCAATACCCGGTTCATTCACGTAATCCCAGGTAATGACTTCTTTGATGGCTTTCTCATAACGTCCACGAACCATGGTGTCATGTGTCACCGCACGGATAGAGAAACACACGTTTTCATGTGGGTTCTCCAGCTGTTTCTCCAGCGCCAAACCATACGGGGTGGCTGCTGGTTTGATTTTGCCCATGATTGCAATCACGGTACGGCCGTTTGCGTCTTTCACCTTTTGGGTTTCCAACCAAACGTCCTTGATGTGACAGCAGACCATGTGCTCCCAGATTTGGGTTAAGCGATTGGCGTACTCGGGCATGGACATTCCGCCCTCGCGCTTGGGATGGCCGTATTCGCAGCGCAAGGCTGCCCGACGGACCCGACGCACAAAGGAACTGGATTCCATGAACAGTTCTTTTACCCCACTGGATGGGTAGTATTGACCCGAGAAGTTGTACACATCCAACGCACCCAGTACCACCTCGTAGTAACCGTCTGCATCTCGCTTCAGGTTACCCACCTTATTCGTGCCTACCAACGCCGTACAGTTAAAACTGAGGCGGTCAGACTGAGCCATGGAAGGCCTCCTCTTGATTAAACACCCAATTACCAATACGCACTGCCGGGCCGGATGTGGTCATCAAAACCCAGCAATGACACTGAGTCCCGACGCACCGTTTTGTACTCGGCATTGGATATCGGTTCAAACACGAAGGCATCGCTGTCTTCGTAAGTCCGTAAATCTTGCTGCGTCCAGTGGAACGCATATTTGCCCATTGGCAGCACTTTGTTTTTTGCTACCACCAAGCCTTCGGGACTGTGTACGTCTACGTAACCGTTGTACCGTACCAGCATGTTACGCAGGCGTCGTGTTTTAGCAATGTCGGTGATAAAGAACTTGGCCACCGGACGGGGGATATACGCAATGGTTTCGGGACAGAACGTCACTAACCAGTGTTCATCTGACATCTCCACATCCGGTAACAGTTTCTTACTGGGTCGTACAGCATGTTCAAACGGCAGACCATACACATACCAGCCTTTGTAATCCGGGTCTTCAAAATCGTGCGTACAGGCCTGATATGCCAGAATACACCCGGCCAACGTTGTGGCAGTGGATATCCGGGGCACCGCCCGGTCTTCAGCAGCCAACGTTCGTTTTGTGACCGAGGGCATCATGGGGCCGAGTTCGTGGTTGCTCGAAATATGGTAGAGTTTCCCCACACCCATATCGCGATAATGCCGTACTTTTACTTCTCCCTGTTTTGAGGGTGGCAACAGGGACAACCAACGTTCGATATCGGCCGGTGTGGTCATGGTTAGCGCCTTAACAATGCTTCGACTTTTTCCAAACGGTTGGACGGGTTGGTGATGGCTGAAATGGTACCTTCTTCGAAGTACGCCCCGATGAGTTTCGCTGCGGTGTTGGTGGCCCCGTAGGCAATGTTCCTGAACGGAATAAAGGCCGGAGTATCCCGCATCGCTGCTTCAACCGACGGTACCGTCTGGCGGAAGTATTTGGTGCGGTCATCGAGGTCACGCGAAATCACCGCGGCAATCATCTGCAAGACCGCAGGTGAGGCACGCAGGTTCAACCCACCGTGATACAAGGCAGAATCAAACAGTTTACCCAAATCGATATAACTCATAAACCAGGGAACGTTTCCCTTGGCAATGATTTCGTTATAGATGGTGTACACCAAAATGTCATTCTTCACCAATTGCACGTTGGTGACCAGGGTTTGTCCTGGTTCAAAATGAAACTCGATGTATTCCACGTTATTGATGGTCACGACGTTCGACCAACTCGGGTCAATCCCCATCATGGCATTGGTAAGGTTTACCGAGTATTCCCCGGTTTCTAACACCAACCCCCAGATTCCCACCACGTAGGTTTCGTTCCCCACGTACGCCAGCCCTTTTTCCACATAGCGAGCAGGCGTGTACAGATTACACGCCTTTTTCACCACGATACGGCCATCTGGTGTTTCCACCAGATTGGCCTTGACTGCGTCGGGATTGCGTACCAGATTACGCGTATCCATAACACCCCTTAATGCGGTTAAGCAGCTGTACGGATTTGGTTCGCCACGAAAGTGGTAACGTAATCACGTACCGCGATGTACGCGGCTTCCTGCGGAGATAAGTCCACATTCGCAGCCATCAGTTGGTCAATGGTTTCCAGCCAGTACAGGGCAGTTGGTTTATGGAACACCCCGGTAGCCAGCAGTTCACGCGCAGTGCGGTAAATGTCCAGCTCAGGCCAGTTACGAATGGCTTGCAGACGTTCGCCCAGCGAACGGGCAATTGCACCCCGTTCCACACCCAGTGGCAGTTCATCATCAGTGGCTTCGTTCAGGGCCAACACCAGTGCCGTGGCAAACGCATTACCAATGACCTCACCGCTACGTGACGCGACCTCACGAGCCAGAATTTGCTCATAACGCTGGTACGCATTCGCATAGACTTCTTTCTTGGCATTGAGGTCAGTGGCAGTGGTTGGCAGAGTGTTGTCACCTGCAAACAGAGCACCAATCAACATTTCAGGTGAGCCACCGTCTTTGAGCCAGTCGTTGTACGCATTACCCAACACCACAATGCGTGCGTCGTCTGGGTTTTTCACCCAGGCCACGTTTGGTGCAGGCCAATGCAGTACCATGAGTTTCACCGCAATCTGGCGAGCAACGTAGCGCTGGAACACACCCATCGCACGACCCAACTGCTGAGTCCAGGTAGACATGATGCTACGCCATTCGCTGCCCGTGGCTTCGGTGGACTGAGGATTGCTGAACAGGGCCTGAGACAACAGGTAACCGGCTAACAGGAAATCTTCTGTACCCACTTTGATCTGGATTTGGTATTTGCCATCAAGGCCGGACTTCACCGCAATGGCATGGTCAGGAATCAGGTTAGTGCCTACGTTTACCCCGAACAGGCGACCGTAGACTTCACGTAACCAACCTTCGGGTTTGGTGGCCAACCAGTGCGACACCATACCGTCCCAGCTACCTTGGCCCGTGGCCAGCATGGTGACCAAATCACCTTCGGTCAGGTCAGGCAAGGCAATGCGTTGCAGGGCATCAATCGGCGAGTTTTCAAAACGTGCCACCATTGAGGTCAGACCATCACTGAACATGATGTCGTGAATGTGGTACGCATCCACGTAATAACGTGCAGGTGCAAAGTTCTGAATCGCTTCACGGACCGCACTGTCGACTTTGGCGGCGGCCGGTGCTAACACCTTGCGCGCAAAGTTAATGGAACTGTTTAACGTGGCCACAACATCAGAAGCGGTTTCTTCCATGACCATGTCATGTTCAGACCCCTCACCCATGTTAGCAACCATAGAGGTTTGCTGGGCATCATCCAGAACCTGTTCAATGGAAATGCCCTGACGACGTACCACGGAGGAGGCATCCATCAGCAAATCCAGTGGAGAGCCTTCAATGGCTTCCAGGGTAATGCTGGGCTTGCGTGCCAGCAGGGCCGCAGTAGCCAAGGTGGCTTGTTTTTTCGTGCGGTTCGTAATCATGGTTAGACACCTGCGCGGTTAGAAAGGTTGGAGACGATTTTGGCCGCGATGGCTTCGTCAGTCTGGTCACGTGACATGGATTTCGGTGGGCGAACATCGTTACTCACGACACGTTCCATGATGGTTTTGGTCAATTCCACAGCGTTCGCAATGACGCGGCCCGCTTCGGCTTCGTTACTCATGTGTGTTCCTCAATAGAGAATGGGCAGGCGGATACTCCCACCTGCCCTTTTGTGGTTATTTGCCACCGTAAGTTTTGTCACCGTACTGAACGGTTCCGCCACGGTATACACGGGCCATACGATCCCCAAGCACGGATAGCGTAGTGTTGGTTGTTCCCATTTTGTTGGCTGACACCACGATACGGTTATCGATACTGGAGTAACCAAAGATAGCATCAATCGGCAGTCCCGATTCCGTTTCGTTTTTGCCCGTCATCACACGACGAACAACGGTTTTCAGCTGGTGACCAAACACCGCCTTATCCCCAGCACCCATGCCGTTCTTACCCACGATGTAGATACGAATTGCCAAGGTGTTAGGTTCTAACGTGGTCCCGTCAATACGACCGTAACCGGTTACCTGTCCTGTGGGCGCCTCACCGTTTTTCAGCTTACGTGCCAGTGCTGCGCGGCGTTCATCGGATTCTTCCACCAATGCTCGCAGGGAGTCAGACATGTTGTCTGTGGTCCCGTTATAGATGACCTCAATGCGGTCCACCACACCGGCGTATTTTGCCCGTGGGGAGTTTGCAGCTAACAGCCTTAACGTGCTTGCTGATGTGTCATCAAACAAGTCGTAATCCGCCGTTAACGGGTCTTCTATGTTGCATAAAATAGAATCCGTGCTTACCGGGTCACCGACTTCCACCATGTTGCGCACCGCCTGCTCAAACGTCCCAATGATGGTACGTACTTTACAGGTGTTGGTTGACATGCGGATCGAGGCGTCTTTTGCAATCGCGCAGGAGTCATCGGTGGTGTCCACCGTCTCAGCCAATGCCACGTTCACTAAACACCCCTGCATCCAGCTTACGCGACCGGGGTTCATGGGGTCAGGTTTAAAGAAGCCCTGATTGTAGGCAATTGCATCACCGCGCTTCACCGCATCACCGGTTTTAAAATCCGATAGAATACGGTGCGGAATGGTGGCGCCTGCTGAGACCCCGTGGACAGTCCCAATGCGTACCGCTGTATCCGGGAGACTGGTTCCAGGATAACTCACGACCACATGGTCTTTGTCCCGCTTCACAATCACCCCATCGGCTTTCGCCGTATGGCAGAACGTGTCATCCACCCGGTGGGGGATAATCTGCTCATACCCAGTTAACAGTGGCGAGATTTGATACCCGTCAGCGGCAATGGTTGAGGAGTTCTGGATGTTGATGAAGTTTACGCGTTTTGGGTCATCGTTAGTCGCACCCGGTGCCACCAGTGCAGAGGTGGACAATTGACGGGTGACGCCATCGAAGTCAGGGTCAAACTTGCCCACGGTCCCGTAGAGACTTGTGAATTTCGGGTTCGCTGACAGATAGGTGTTGACCGCTACGTCCGAGTTATCCACGGTCGCTTCGGAAATTACCCCACGGTCATTCGGATGGAACACACGTGTGCGTTTCGCCATGGTGCGTCCACTACGTCCACCGGTGCCGTTAAACGTCACCGCCTCTTTTTCTTTCAAGTTATGAATCGGGTTAGAATCGTTGACCAGAATCTGTGCCGAGTCATTTTGAATCGCCTGGAAGACAGAGGTATGGGGAATAGCAATGGCCGCCCGACTACTGGACGGGTTAGCGTAATACGCTTTAAACCCGCGAACCAGTTCTGAGTAAACCGCACCCGCAAACCGTTCGTAACCCCGCTCCAACTGCCACTCATGGTCCGTTTCATCCGGGGAATCATCGGTCATCAACAGTTCACAGCTGCGCAGCAACAACCCGTCAAAGTTGGTGGGTTCTTTCTGCATAATCAGCAGGTCTTTGGTGATGTGGTCCACGAACAGTTGACGCACAGTGTCCAGTTCACGCATGTACTTGTGCCCCAGTCCCATACCAGCCAGGACCGACCCGTAGACTTCAGGGTTGTCAAAGCTGAGTACAGAGTAGTTCACCAGTTGTTTGAGGTACGGACGAAAGCCTGCCAGGACTTGGGTCGCCAGACGGTTGTCCCGGTTGAAAATCAAGGTCTCATCACTGAAACGTAATGGCCATTCATCTTTTTCCAGGTTCATCTGTGCACCACGTGGGACACGACGGGGTTCCACACCCAGCAACCGACACAGTTTCCCCAGGCCGTAGTAATACGCCAGAATGAAACCAACAGTAATTGGCTTACCGGTGACTTTCATCTCGCAGTATTCAATCGGGGCTTTCTCAAAGTCCAACCCCAACAGTTCTTCTACGGTACCCAACACAATCAACTGCTGACCCGGTTGGTTTAAGTACAGCGTGTCAGTCATGTCCATGGTGATAATTGCAGGGGGTGCGGCATCACCTGACGCGCGACCTACAACCACAACGCCATCAGATTCAAACTGGGTAATGATGTCTTGGGTAAAGTGATTTACTCGCGACTCATAATCCCACACGAAACTGAACCCGGTCAGACCGTCTGCCCGGTTGTCTTTAGCGGCGTTGTAGGTAAACCCCCCGTACTGTTGGGAGATGGCCGTGTACGCGCGCGGTAGGCGGTGCGCGGGGTAGAAATGTGACCCGTAGATGACCGACTCAATGGGGGAATCGTCCTGAACGATTGCCGCCTGTATTTGAGCCTTTAGCCATTTGCCGTAGTTTTGCACCACACGCTCACCACGGGTAATGAACAACTTCCCGTAATAAGACGTTAGGGCTACCTGGTTCGGTTTGACTTTGCGAATCGGTAGGTCACCACGCTGACGACGCAGACGGTATTTCACCCCGCCTGACACGTAGACCCCATTGGGTGAAATCACCGGCAGGGAGAACTTGAACGTCGAGGGTTGGCCGGCAACCGGCACCAGTTTGACGGTGTACTGGTCAGTGGACCCCATGACGTCGTGTACGCGCTGTACCTTGTAGTCCGTGATGGCAACGCCCATGCGCTGCAACTGCAGCACCATTTGGGCGACGTTACGGGGCATCAGGTTCTGGATGTATTTGGTGTCATACTCCACCAGGGTCGATTTTAACATCGACTTATCCAGAATCGTGTCGGAGTCAGGCAACTCAGTTTCTTGCAGGTCCGTAATCAACGTAGGGGCAATTTCTGCCATGTCTTTGAGGGTACCTGTACCAATCGGGTTCGGGATACGTTCAAACGCCGTAGAGAGGCGCTCAAAGCGTCTGAACTCCGGTCCTGTTAACAAGCCCACGTCTGCCAGTCGCCGTGCCCGGTTGACCACGCCTTCAGAGAACTCTTCGAAGTTGTTGCGGGTTGGAAGGTGACGGGGGTCTGGTACTTTGCCAATTGCGGCCCAGGCGTTTTCTGACAGCGAGTGTGTTTCTTCCGGGACTTCGCCGACCGTTGCCGCCAGGTCATCAATCAGCTCCGGCAGTTCATCGTCCGGGTCGTCCTCAGAAAACGTGACGGTGGTGTCATCAGTGGGGTCTATCATGGACCCATCATCAAGTGACGGACCAATCGGAGCATCTTCCCCCGCGTGCTGTTTCCCGACAACCTGCACAACTTGAGGTTGGCCCACCACGGTGTTGTTGGACTTCGCCTTAACCTTGATGACTTCATCGACCGGACCCGTGTCCGCAACTTCATCCTCAGGGTTGGCCACCGCCAGGATATCAGCTTCCTGTGGCGGTTGAGGGACATCCTCTACGACGGAACCCACCGCAGCAACCGAACGGGCCTTCAGCATGTTGTTCACAAACTGATGGAAGCGCAATTGCAGGACATGTCCGGTTTTGCCGCCCTGTTGGGCCTTCTCGACCTCTGCCCGTTCTTCTGGGGTCAGGGACGCCATCTCTTCTTTTCCAGCTTTACGCCATTTATCGATGACGCCAAGGTTCATGACACACCACATACCGGATTCCAGGAACACGATATTGGTTTTCTCCATGACACCTTCTGTGAGCACCGCCATGCGGGAGCGCTCGCGACCGTCACCTAACCATTGCCATAAATCAAAGAGACTCAAGGCATCTGGAGAGTTAAATGCTTCCAGGGACTGGCGGTTAATGGCCGAGTCCAGTTTGGCAAATTCAGCACGGGTCGGTACACGGGTCGGAAACTGCATGAACACATACTGCTGGCGGTCAGACTGTTGTCCGAACTGCTCAATGCCTTTCCAGAACGTGTCGCGCACGTTGTACCAGGCATGGTACCCTGACAGGGCATTAACCCGGTAACGCCACATGTGAGGAATCATGGCGTAGTTGCGAACAATGATGTTTTTTGCATCGCGTGACGCCGTGTCCAGATTAATCAGTGGGCGGAAGCGGCGGTGTGTTTTGCGGTACTCCATCACCATGTGAGCCGGATAGCGCTGTTGGGGCAACGGTGCCCCTTCTTTGCTGGTCATCTCAGTGACGTGGTCAATGAAAATCTGACCATCAGCTTTCAACACCCAAAAGTCATCCGTACCGGGACCGGTGCGGTAGTCATCCATGGGGTAGTAATGCAGAATCGATTCCCGGGGGAATTCAAACAGGTTCAGGGCGCTCAAGCGCGGGGCAACGAGGTGGTCGAAACGCACCACCCCACGTTGCCGATAAAACGCAGGATAGAGAATCATGGCAATCAGATACCTGTGATGTTGTGGAGCACAAGCTCAATGGCAGGCAAATCCAGATTAGGCAATAACAACCCGTTACCATCCACCCATGCTCGCTTCATGCCCAGATAGTTCTGGCACTCGGCGGTGGCTTCTGGCGAGTACACTGCGGTGACCGAGCCGGTGTCGCCGTCAAAGTCAGCACCCAGTCCCGCCAACATGATGAGATGTGGAATCATCGTGTCGTTCCAACCATCAACTGGGTTGCTCGACGGGAATTCCAGGGCAGCGTATTCTTCGCCCATGGGTTGCCAGCCATCGTCCAGTGGGATTTTGCGGGTTGCATTGTCCGTGGTCAGGCCGTACAGGTGCGATGGATAAATAGACCCCGCACCGGTAACCGGATAACGTGTAATAAACCCGTAGATTTTTTCCAGGCGTTTGTTGCAACTGATGTAGAGCAACTGTGCCAGGGTCAAGGGACTGACATTGTCACGACTGAAGTTTTCTGGAAGGTCGTTAATATCATTAAATATCTTAAATCGATATTTATCCACATACACTAACCCCAGGTAATGGCCTTCAATTTTGATGGGTTTGTTGCGGTTCCCGGGTTTCTCGAAACTGGTGATGACTTTCTCCAGTCCTTCGTTAGTGTCCCAACGGTCCAGGGTGTCAGTTGACACATCCACCTGTACAGCTTCCCACGTATCCGGGTCGGTCAACATCACCGATGACCCGCCCCCAAAGACCTGTGACAACCAACCGTTCTTGAGCTCAAACTGGGTGACCGGTAAAGCGGCTTTCATTAACTGGTAATACCCCAGTTGGGTCTGGGTGGGTTTCACCGCACGGGCATCACCCAACACTGCACAACTGGTGTCCATAGCAGACAACACGTTACGCGTACCGTTGAACACCGAACGACGCGCCCACTTCGCCTGAATCAATCCCTTCTTACCGGAAATCATGTTTTCCAGGTAATCGTAAATAGAGTTGAATGCAATCTGGGCCGACTTGCGGGACGTGTCGAAGATGGCATCTTCTTTGGTACCTGACAGACCTTTGAACACGTTGGAGATAGACAACAGTGTTCGGTAGTAGTCGTTGATTTCATCCTGAGCAACTCGACCATCGCGGACTTCAATATCCCGCAACCCAGCTGGAATGACCAGGACGTTTTCGGTCAGGGCTTCTTTGCGGAATTTGTTCAGCATCTGTACACGCAGCTGACGGGTCTCAGACCGGTTCTGGGGAAACTCCAACTCCAGGTAATGTTCCATAAAGAACGCATAGCCTGTACGCCCGTCAATCGGGTTACTGGACACGAAATCATGCGCCTCGGCATCCCAGGTGGCAAATTTTGTGCCAAGCATGATGTCCCGATACAGAGACTTCAATCGGCCGAGGGTACGAAACACTAATGGGTGAAGAATCGTAGCACCCAACGGAATATACGAAAATGTCGTGTCACGCGATTCATCTCCGACACGGCCGTAGATTTCTGTTGAGAACAAACCCTCGGGATGAGGGATTTGGGTACTCCCTTCAAAAATGTCTTGGGTGAGGGTAGGCTTCAGAAAGCGTAGGGTGTCTTTCGTTAAGGAAAGTAACCACACGTTAAACGGTTGCATTGCGGCCGCCATAGTGGTCTAGCCTCCTGTAGTTTATAGTTTAGTCATTACTTACAATGGGGTATTACCCACCATGGCCAAGAAGAAAGATACAAAGTTGGACGATTTTAATCTCGATGATTACGATCTCGATTTTCACTTCGCCGACGAACCACAGCCCAGTTCCAAAAACCGCAATCCCATTCTGGATACCAGCGTAAATGCCGTGAAGGGATTCAAGGGTACGGTTGCGAATAAAAGCTTCATCATGGGGGTGCTCCGCAAAGCCTTGCCGAAAGGGTTCGTGGATGCGTACGACCAAGCTGAACACGTCGTGACGAAGGGACGGGAGCTATACAATGGGGCGGCGTCTGACATCCGTCCGGCGTATAACGACCTGGAACGGGCGGCCCGAGAAATCTCCCCAATCGTGCGTGGCAAAGGCAAAGACTCGCTGGCGAATGCCATTGATAAAATCTTTGGTAAAGACACGGCCACCACGTCATCGGGTCGCTTCGACCCGGATGAAGCCACTATCTCGGACTCCATGGCCGAACTGTTTAAAATGCAGGCCGAGGACAACGACAAAAAAGAACAGAAAGACCGGGCGGTTGAGCAACTTAAAGACCGCACACAAACCCGTCGCCACAGTGACCTCATGGGCCAACAGTCGATTATGGCTGAAGGCATCAACACGTTGGTGGGGTATCAAAAACAAGTCACCAGTCGTTACCAGCAAAAGATGCTGGAACTCAACTTCCGTCAGTATTACGCGCAGCGTGATATGCTGGGGACATTGCAGGCATATGCCCGTGATAACCACACCCAGATGGAAACCATCATCCATAACACTGCGTTGCCCGACATCTTAAAGATGCAGGCTTCTGAGCAGTTTGCCAACCAGGCCCGTGCGCGGATGTTTGGTAAAGTGCAGGAACGTGTAGGGGATTATTTCCGCAACTACACCAACAAACTGTTTGACAACGTTGAGAAAGAAGTCCGGGGCTTTAGTCGCCAGATTTCTGAAGGCCTGTCCATGGGTTCGCAGTTGGTGGATGCTCAGCGCATGGGGATGGAGTACGATGATGGGTCCGGTGGGTCCGGCATCGGTAGCGTTGCCGGGATGGGCTTAGGCCATCTGGTCGGTGCCTGGGCGGGTAAGCACGGTCGTCGGATACTGGGTCGGAACCAAAAGGTTCAGGATTTGGCTGCACGTGCCGGATACACCGCTAACAACATTCCTGAGTTCCTGAACGGGTTGCGGGAGAACAACCGGTACTACGGTGACTGGCGTGACAAAGCGCTGGATATCGGTCGGCGCATTCTGCCAGGCCCTTTCCAACGTAACATCAACCTCGACCAACACGACGAGTTGTTTGGGGGCGGGGCAACCACGTTCGACAACCAGACCCATCGCACGATTAATGAAGTCATGCCGGGTTATCTGGCACGTATTCTGCAATCACTGGAATCTGCTCGACAGGGTAAACCCGTAGGGCGGTTGGTGTGGAACAATGAACGCAACGCATTCACTGAACAGAAACAGCGCACCGCAGATGTGGCTTCCAGTATTTTGGATGACCGCAAAATTGCTGGCGTGCGGATGTCCGCTGATGCCATGGTCGCCCGCATTGACCCCGACAACAAACTGTCCGCTGGTGCGCGCAAAGCGTTAGGCGATGCGCTCATTCGTGAAGCAGACAGTGGGGCCAGTTTCAGTCCGGGTAAGTTGGCCACAGGCGGTGTGGATTTTTCACAGGACCCCAAACTGCATCGGGAAATCACCAACCACTTCCGTGACCGTTACCAGGTTGACTCGTTTGGTAAACTGGGTAAGAACGCAGAGAACTACAACCGGGCGGCATTGGACAACTCGTCCTTTAAAATGCTGCGTGAAACCATGCCGGACGTCTATGCGACAATTAACCGCATGGTGAACACCGGGAGCACTGAAGACCTGCGGGCACTGGGGATTCTGGTTCCTGACCCGAATAACCCCCGTAAAGAAATCATTGATTACCAGTTCATCCAATCCCGGATGGAAGGCAATGGCTGGAACATCCATGACGTAACGGCATTGGCCGCGAACGGTAAACAACGGGGTCGGGGTGGTAAAGGACGACCAGCAGGACAAGGTCGTCAGACCGCACCGACAATGGCCCCCACTGCTCAGGCGACGGCAGACAACACCCAGATGGCAACGTTGTTCGACCGCATGACCACCGCGTTTCAGCAAACCTGGACCGGGGTGCGGGAAGACATTGAGAAGCTGGGTGGGCGTGTCGATGCATTGGGTGACAAACTGGATGCGTTGACCACCAAATCCGAAACCGCAGAAACCAACCTGTGGTTATCCCGCATTGCTAAATTAATCCGGGGGATTGCATCGCTGCCACGAGGGGGTGCCCGACGTCGTCAGGACTGGGATGCGGATGCCGATTTCGATGAAGACGATGATGACGCAGATGGGGATTTCTGGGACCGGACCCGTGGGCGTGTACGTCGAGGTAAACGACATGCACGGACGGGCTTTAACAAACTGAAGGACTTTACCGGCCGGTCGTACCGTAAAGGTAAATTGGGTTTGCGTAAAGCTGTTCGGTTCGGCACCAAACAACTGGGTGTCGCAAAAGACTGGGTACTGGGTGGGCGCAGCGTATTCGGTGCAGTAGGTCATGCAGCGGGAACACTGACCAACATGTTCCAGGAAGTCTTTGACATCTATACGTCCCCTGATGCAAAAGCCCCCGTGATGACGGCGGCGAAAATGCGGGCTGGGTTGTATTTTGACTTCTACACCCGTGAGCCGATTACCAAGTTCTCTGACATCAAAGGCCCTGTTGCTGATGAAGACGGGAACGTAGTCCTGACCGAAGAAGACATTCGTAATGGCCTGTATGGGAAAAACGGCAAACCCGTGGGCAGTTCACTGATGCGCGGCGTGCTTTCTGCCGCCACCGGTATGGTTGCTCGCGTGATGGGGGTGCCAGGACAAGCCGTGGATTTGGCTAAGCGGGTGGTGTCTAAATCGCTCTCAGTGGCCCGCAATTTGATTGACGGTCCAGAAGACGTCTACGTCAAGGGTGAAGAGTCACCACGTCTCCTGGCGATTATCATGCGGCGTAGGGGCTACCGTTCTAAGGTGACCGGGGCAATCATTGAACGTCCGTCAGACATTGATGGGCCGGTAATGGACCTTGATGGAAATGAAGTCTTGTCTTCAGAAGACATCACCAAAGGGTTAGTGGATTCCAAAGGCCGCAATGTCGTGGGTCTCGGTGGAAAACTGTTGCGCTTGGCCAAATCCGGTTTTGGGTTAGGCACCAAGGCAGCACAGTTGGCCATGCGTGCTACCCGGTTTGCCTGGAACAAAGCCAAAGGTGCAGCAAAAGCCGTGGGTCGCGGGATTGCCTCAGCTGGCCGCTTCGGGGGTCGTCTGTTGCGAGGTTTAGCCCGGGGAGTAAACTTCCAGGCCAACATCGGGTTTGGGGTGGGTATCGGCGGGGCGTCAGTTGACAATGTGGTTCATGGATTGGAAGCCATCTACAACTTGCTTGATGACCGCTTAGCCGGTAAATCTAATTTCCGTACCGGGTCCTGGCAGAAGAAATTCAGTCAGTCAGACAGTCCGAAAACCGTCAAAGAAAAACTGCAACGGGCCGCAGACGGCAATCCGATTCTCAAGTACCTCATGATGTTTGGGGGTGCGGTGATGTCGGGCTTTGCCTGGATGAAAGCCAAGTTCGGGAAGTTCTTTGAAGGGATGAAAGGTCTGTTGTCCCTGAAACGGGGTGCGGGTATCGCCGGTGATGTTGCAGATGTTGCAGATGCCATGGACGACTTACCCACCAAAGGTAAACGCAAAGGTGGGCTGTTACGGCGCGCGGGCGGTTTACTGAAACGGGGCGGTCGTTTGTTAGCAGGTGCGGGCCGTTGGGCGTTGGGTGCCCTGCCGTTTGCGGGTGAGGCGTTAGCCGGAGTTGGGTCAATGGCAGCGGGGTTAGTTACGGCACCAGTAGCAATTGCCGCAGGTGTGGCGGCCGCGGGGTACTTTGCTTACAAGTACTTCAAAGGTCGACCGGACCCATTCCAGCGGTTACGTTTGGCGGAATACGGGTTTGACCCCTCCGATAAAGATGCCCTGAAAAAGGTCATTGAAATCGAAGGATTCTTACTGCCAAACGTCAGTGTAATGAACGGGCGGGCAACGCTGAACAACGTCAACACGGAAGAACTGCTGAAGCGCGTAGGGATTCAACTGACTGACCAGCAAACCACCCGGGCATTTATCGACTGGTACTCCCGTCGATTTGGACCGGTGTTCCTGCGTAACGTGTCAGAACTCAAAGCCATCGCACCGGGTGTGAGTCTGATGGAAGTCGATGACAAGTTGGACAAGTCATTGAAAGCCGATTATGCCACCGCCACCAAAGACACCACGCGGGATGCGCCGTACAACATCGGGGGACAACCGTTTGCTGAACTGGACCCATTAATGACGGGCACCAAAGCCATTGATGAGGAAATCGCCAGCATTCGCAAGGACTATGCAGAATACCGCAAAGCCCCAGAAGCCAAAACCAACACCAGTGTCAGTGCTGTGGCGGCACGCATTGTTCCGACGACACCCAACATGTCCGGTAAGGCAACTGTCGACCAAACCACAGTGACGCCGTCAGCCAGTGAGTACATTACACCGTCAGCCCAAACCGGCGGGTACGAACCCGGCATTACCGTCAGACAGTGGTCACCGGGAGCTAACCGGTTGATTGATGACTTAACCGCGGTACGTATGCGGTTGTATGGCTTAACGGGCCTGGATATTTCCCAGGTCAATGCGTTAACCACACTCGAGTCCAATCTCACGGACATCATTACCATCAGCAATGACGGTAAGGTGAAAATGAGCTTGTCCCCGGAAGGCATCTATCAGCAGAACGCCGGGTTGTTTGGTCGTAACCCAACAGACCTGCAAGCACAGGGGGAATGGACAACGTGGTTCAACTACCGCTTCTTGCCGGTTTACACGCAGTTTTTGTCAGCGCTGTGGGGTATCAACCGCAACATCAAGCCGGGACTTGCCTGGAAATACCTGCGTCCTGAAGACATGCTGTCTGTGGCAGATTTGTTGAAAGGCGTCAGAGCACAGACCCCAGAAGGTCTGGTCTCGGTCTGGTCGGTGAAAGCAGCGGCCTTCCCAGGTACGGTGGCCAACACGGACATCAGTTCGATTGACAGCAACATGACGTCGCTTCAGCAGCAGGTGAAAAATAACCAGATGCAGGAGCGGACCCCGAATCAGAATGCCCAATCCCAGAAACAAGGGAAAGGCATGACGACGGCCAGTGTCACGGCCGCACAAACCGGGGCAGCGAACGAAACCAGTAAACCCGGTTTCTTCCAGCGTATCAAGAACTGGTTCACCGGTAACGGCAACGCGCCTTCAGCGGCATTGGGTGGGGCTGGGTTCAATGGACAGTCCGGTAGCTATGCCTTAGGTGGTGCGGGGGTTGGTGGTCCAGCGGCAGCAGCGATGGGGACACCAATTGCACAACCCGGCAACGGTACAGGCGGTGACATTAACCAAATCCCGCAACCGGATGGGGATGGTAGTTGGGATGCTTTGAAACGGACCATTGTGGCCGCCGCTAACATGGCTGGGGTTGACCCCGGACTGATGGCGTCAATGGCCTTTGTGGAATCGGGCTTTCGGGCTGCGGTGAAACCGGGGACGTCTCAGGCACAAGGTCTGTACCAGTTCATTCCTTCGACCTGGCGGGCAATGATGCAGAAGTATGCCACGAAATACGGCATCGCACCCAACACCCCGCCATCAGACCCACGAGCAAATGCATTGATGGGTGCGGAATACCTGAAAGAGAACCAAAAAATTCTCGAGCAGAAACTGGGTCGTCCTGTGACAGGCACGGATTTGTATCTATCACACTTCCTGGGTTCAGCCGGTGGTCCGCGCTTACTCAAAGCACCGAGTGGGGATTTGGCACAGAACCACGCCGATGCGTCGGCCGTGAGTGCTAACCGGAGTATCTTCTTTGCCGGGGGTCGTCCTAAGACAGTGGCGGAAGTCATTGCCTGGGCGAACAAACGCATTGAAGGGGACGGGGGCAAGTTCATGTCTGAAGCCAACGCCTTGGCTGGGAATCCGCAGTCACTCAAAGCCGCCAACCAACCGGTTGGGGATGCGGCGAATGACAGCAGTGCTCAGTCAGGTACCGGGGCGGTTTCACCGGTGGGTCGCGTCACATCGCCAGACGATGGACAGGCGGCTTTTGCGGAAGGACAAAAACAAGCCGCAGCGTTCAACAAGTCCAGCACTGGGTTACCTACTGCAAGCCCTGCCCCAATGGGGGGTGGTAGTAATACCGGCAGTGGTCCAACGGCTCCGTCTGGGTCCAGTGACAACTCCTCCGCGGCGGATTACGCCGTGGATGTACAGACCACGGCCCGTGCCAAGAAACAGGCACAGCAGGATGCTGGGGCTGATGCTATGTTGGATGTGCAGAATCAGCAACTCGAAGTGCAGAAAACCATGTCGGAACATTTGGCACGGTTGGTGGAGTTGTTTGAGGGCGGCGCAATGGCTCCGACGGACAGTGGAACATCGGGTGGGGATGCCTCACCTGGTAGCGATACCCCGCAGGCAAAACCGAACAGTCCGCTTCGCAATGGCGCAGACAATCGAGGAACCAAGCGGGTTAATGCACCGATTTCCATGAAACGCACGGGGTAGTTAATTGGGGCAGGTCACCCTGCCCCCTTTATTTCTTACAGAGGTTTCTATGGTCGCAGGCGTAACTGACACCACTATCAAGGATGCGACGTGGATGCGTCAAAGCTTCATGTTGCCTGTTCGGGCAATCAATGAAGAAGATGCCTCAAGGCGGGCATACAGTACAGCGAAATGGAAATTCAATGATACCACCCTCGGCGGGGATGTGGTTTTAAACCCCCTGCCTCAATTTACCCGCTATGCTGACCGTCCGACCAAAAACTATTTTGGTGTAGGTTATGGCATGGGGCGATTGTATTCAGAAGTTTTTCACGATAACCAACAACGTGTGCATTTGCGTTGGGGTGTCCCAGAATACAACTCCCTGACCGGGTTCTTCACCACGTTCTACGACCCGGCGATTTCGGCCCTGGTCCGTAAGGGACGTGGTAAGGGCCTTTTCTACAGTGCTGGGTATCTGATTGGTTCAGTACTGGCACTGCCCCTCACCGTGTATAACTCGGTCTCGGGGATTATGCGGTTTTGGTTAGGGCAACCGGCGTACAAATTCGCTTACCTCAAACCCACCATGCCGTTGTACTGGAACGTGTACCAGGACATGCTTAACACCATTGCGGCGAACATGGGTCTGGGTATGGCTGCCCCGATGGACCGTTATGCCAACTGGGGTAATGCGGGAAACACCGTCATGGACATCAAAGCCGTGCCGGATGAACAGGCTGAAATTGTCAGGAAAATGCTGCCGGCTAACTGGGGGTCACAGGGCGGTGTCAACATTTATGCAGTATCCCGTCGGGCACAGATGTATGCGGATGCCTACTACCGCAACATGCAGCAGACCTTGAACCAGGCCCGTAATGCCGAAGAAGCGGGGAAACTCTTGCGGGCGGTTGAAACCGGAGACCTGCGCTGGGACCTGACCGACTACAAAGCGTCAGCACGTACCTTGCAACAGTACATCACGGATTACGTGTCAACCCAGATGGGTCAAGAGGGGGCTGAGTCTGCCAACAACGGAACCCAGGTTATGGGGGCGGATGGCTCCACACCTGCGACACCCGCAAGCTCAGCAAAAACCGGGGAAGCAGCCACCCCACCCGAAGCCGCTGAACAAGCCGGGAGCTGGCGTCAGGCCAATTCCGTGGACGGTACCGACCCACAACCAACGGCACTCACTACCGGGGTGTGGAATCACCTGGTGGCGGAAGCCCGTGAAGGTTCCGCCTGGATTTCGTTGCGGGTCGACCACATCGGGTCTGTTTCTGAATCCATCAGTTCGTCTATGCAGGATTCGGGACTGGCTTCTACCATCAATGGCATGTCATCTTCGAAGAAAGCGCTCCAGTTTAACCTGGCAGGCGGTAACGTTGGAGACGGTGCGATTGCCGGTATCGTGGAGTCAATTACGGGGGCCGTGAGTGATGTGGTGTCCGGGGCAGCGGATGCCGTAGGCCTCGGTGGTCTGGGCGTGTTGTTGGGTGCAGGCTTGGTGGACTTGCCGCAGGACTGGGCGAACACTTCCGTATCACTGCCTCGCATGTCGTTCACCATGCAACTGCGTACACCGTACGGGAATAAAATCTCCCGCTTCCAGAACCTGGTGGTACCGCTCTGTGCAGTTCTGGCCGGGGGCTTACCGCGTTCAGTGGGGGCTGCGTCGTACGAACGTCCGTTTATGTGTGAGATGTTCATGCAGGGCCGTCACCAGATTCGCTACGGGATTATTGATTCCATCAGTATTGAACGTGGTGTGGGTAACGTGGGTTGGACACAAAACAATGAACCGTTAGGGATTGATGTCACGTTCTCGGTGGTGGATGCCTATCAGGTGATGCACATGCCGATTGCCAAAGGACTAATGGGGGTGGAATCCAAACTGCGTTACTTCTTTGGTGACGATACCCTTTATTCTGACTACCTGGCAACGTTGGGTTCGGTGTCTCTGGCTGACCGCACGTACGGGTTTGAAGTCTTAAAGCGTCGCTGGAAAAATGCCAAGTTGGATTTTGACAGTTACTTCTCAGTGGCGCACTTTGCTACTGCGGCGTTTAACAACCTACCCGGGCGAGTGATTCAGGCGCTGGCACACCAGTCAAACCGTGGTTGACGGCATAACGGGGAGGCGAAAGCCTCCCCTTATGTTGTTGGGTTAGATGGCGATACCGGGGTACATGGTTTTCACGACTGCCAGGGCGTCTTGTGTTTGGTAACTGTTGGCCATCAAACACAAATCCCAGTAATCGTCGTTGTAACTGAACAGTGTTTTGCTGTCGTTGGAGGCGGTGAGAAACGGTTCCAGTTTGGATACCGCGGTGTTGTTACGAATCACCGTATCCCAGTTGACATCAAGGCTACTGAGTACCCGCAGGAATTTCACCAGCAAGTCCGGGTAAGCGCCGGGGTTGACTCCCGACTGGAATTGAAACCCGGTTAACACCATGCTCACCGCATTGGGGTACTGGGCGATGATTTTCATCGGGCCGGTGTTATCAATGATGGTTTGCAGATTATCCAAATCTCCGGTGACACAGGCCGCAGAGAAATTCTGCGTGAGGACCAGTTCCATGTAGTCGCGCTCGGTGGAGCCGACTTCAAATTTGTTCATGATGGTTTGAACGGTGTCCACTAACCCCCACTGGGTGGCGTAGTCCATCATGCTGCCGAGAAACGCCATCTTCGCGGTATCATCAACCACGCTGGATAAACCAATGTCACCCAGTACGGCTTTGATGCCGGACAGTACCCCATTGACGTCTTTGCCGTTGGCGTTGTTGTACACCTTGATAACGTTGCCCGCGGCATCGGTAATGGTGGGCACACCAATCCCAGCCAGTTGCGTCAGGCGATTAACCGCGTTGAGTTGGGCGGCTGCCGACAAATCCTTGATGGAGGTAATGTTCACCCCCAACAGGGAGTTCAGTCGGGATTTGGCTGCGTTGGCATCCAGTGAGACCGCGCCGGAATTAATGTCCACCATGCCGGCCAGGGTGTTCAGGTCAAAGCCTTTGGAGCGGATAGAGGTAAACACATTGCCCAATACTTTCTTGACGCCGGTAACACTGGAACTGAGTAAATCGATGGCTGGGGCATTGTAGACGTCTGCTACAGGCAGTTTGTCGGTTGAGGCGCCCTGAAAAATGGATTGCGCAAAACTGTTGCTCATGTGACCCTCACGGAAACCAAAAAAATAAGTAAGCTATAAAATGCCTATCCCCAGACCAGAGTCCAGGGATAGGCACAACTTATCACACGTGTAATGCGTTGCTACAGAAGTCAGCGGGATTAGTGCTTCTCAGAAGTCTTTTCGGAGAGAGCAGGGAAGTCCGGTTTCTCTAAACCACGTTGGTCTTCTGGAATCACTGTGGGATTAACTTCACGTTTCTTAGGCGTGCGGTCCATCATGGTCACAGTGGCTTCAACCTTTTGTCCGTCTTGCATACGCAGACGAACCGTGAACTCCGCACGGACAGGGTTGAAGAAACGAATGGCTTTCATAAACACTTTCCAGGTCAGGCGGTCACGAAAGAGTTCCTTGTTCAGGTTTCCTCGCGCGGTGGCTTTGTCCTTGGGGGTGTTCTGAATCCCGTTCGCCGGGTTGTGTAAATATTGGTGCATGAGTTGAGACCAGCCAAATGCGCCGAGGTTCAACTCACGACACAGCGTGCGAAACAAAATCGCCAATGCACCCTTTGCGGGCGGTGCCTTAACAAAGTTGTTATTCACAGCTTCCAACATAGCACTCGACGCGTCGCCGACGTCGCGGTCTGTGTTGGCTTCTGAGCCTTTGTTTACCATTTTTATACTCCAGTGTAATGCCAGTTACTTGGTTAGCTTAAGAGACAAAATCGCCTCTAAAAACTCAACAGCATCCTCCATGTACGCAAGCGTATTTAACTGATAATATTCATACAGGTCTTCACGCGATAGCGCACAGTCGGCTATGGCTTTGGACACCGCAGGTACCAGTCGTTTGAGCTCCTTGGTGACCACGTAAGGTGAAATCTCCCGATTTTGGTGGTCTTGTAACCACCTATCCAGATTCACAGTACGAGGCTGCTCAACCACCTTATAGCGTGGCGGTATTTCCTCTGAACGGTTTTCGATAAGGTCCAGTACTTTTGCCAAATCCCGTACCAACTTCGCCGGGTCAGACAGACGTACCTTCAATATCAGTTCTCGGGCTTTTGCCACGCTGTAACTTTGTTTTACCCATTCAGGATTAATCAGTTCCGCCCATGCTGTCGCCTGCAATCGGGGTCGGATTTCATAACTGAGCTGGGCATACCGCTTTTGAGTTTTCTTGGCACGGTATTGCAATAGCAACTTACCCAACATAGTTTTTCCTTAGGAAACTATCGGTTATAGCACAGTGATAATATACGTTTATAAACGCGTTATTTGGAATCCCCCCGTCAACGGGCACTTATAATGTGGAACCCTTATTTTCACGGAGTACGTTTTTATGTCTGAAGAATTATCCGACAACAAGATTGAGCGCAAAGGCGTACCAGAGAGCCTGTATATCCAGGTGCCGGATTTGACGTCTGATAACGTGCTTGACTTAACCCAGCGTGTACGTATCCAGATGCTCAAGCAGTATTTGCATACGGGCCAATTGCCTGAAGACCCCAAAGATGCGGCATTGGTGGTCAAACTGCTCGCGGACATGGACAAACAAGATTTGTCCAAGAAGAAACTCGTCATCGACGAGAAGTCCGTTGGGGCGAACTCCGAACTGGCAGCGGCAGCCATTAATCTGGTGCGTCAACTGGGTGGCTCCAAAGGTGACCCCTATGCGGTTACCGGAACCACCCTCGGCAGTACGCCCATGCCCGCGTTTGACAACAGCAAAGCGGGGGACATCACCGTCAAACCCGGTGAGCTCGAAGCCGCACCTCGCGATTTTGCCGAAAACCCGCTCTGACACGCAGGAGGGGAAACCCTCCTGTTATGCCGCCCCCACCGGAAACTTAAACAATTCCACGCTGAAATGGCGGGTATCCACGTACCGCAACGACACCACATCCATCAACCACTGCGTTGTCCACTCAAACGGATTGATGTTGTCTTTGAACTCGTTTTGCAGTTCAGCGACCCGTTCCTGTTCCAGCACGTGCCCCCGTTTGAGACTGGGCGTGTAAATGGCCAGTGGGTGCATATAGGTCGTGGTGAGGCTGTGATGGTGCGCTTGTGACCAGTAGTTAAAGTCATACATCACCACGGCATTATAGCGCACTTTCATCTCATTGGGGCTGATGTCTACCGGGTTCTGGTTAATACTGCGGATATGCAGTTTCGCATCTAAGTAGATGGATACCGCATTCTCCAACACGTATACCGCTTCATCAGACAACACAAAAGGCCAGACATTGATGACCAGCTCAACTTCACGAAACGCATGTGGACTGTCACCCGCAATCATGAACTCACTGATGATTTTCCCAAGCAACCAATACACTCCGGTGGGCTTTGCCCCCATCAGGTATTCTGCATTGCGTTGCCGGTAGGCTTCATTAAAGGTCGCAGGGTCAATGCCACCGTGCGTCTGAAAAAATAAATCATCCCGGTCGCGGTCGATATACGCCTCGGTGAGCAATGTCGAAGCGAACGCATCATCCAGTCGACTGACCGTAGCCAGTCGAAAGTCCAGCAACGAATCCAGATCCACGTAAATACTTCGACGATGTTCACTCACGATACCGCTCCTGTGGTTTGCGCTGAGGCAGTAGTCCGCATGATAGCTTGTAACGTCGAAGGCATTGTAGTCAACGGCAAATAGCTCAGCAACACAACGGTTACCGCCCAGAGGTTGTCACGCAGGAGGTTGTCGATTTTTGCACCCCGTACGGTGCTGGTTGCGGTCTCATCCATTACCGTGTCTGGGCCCGCTTGCAGGATAGCCATCCCGTCACCCAGGTTTGTCAGCAGATCCTCCCAATCATTTCGACCATACATCCCGCGCAGTTTTACGGTGGTGTTCAACACAATGGACGACAAATCCCGGTGTTCACGTATTGTTTTCCAGACTTCCGTCAGGTTGGATTTGGTCATCATCTGGTACAGTTCGAACTGGGTGGCAAATGCCCAGGCCCCACTGATAAGGCCGTTCCTTTTTGCCTGGTCGTTCGGGTAGTAGATAATTCCCTGTCGGGCAATTTCTTCGATGTAAAGCTCACCTACAGTACGCACCGCATCGCGGACCAACTGGGTTTCCAGACGGTCGAAGCCGGTGGGTTCAGGCTGGGGTTTTTCAATCATAGCGTGTTACCCAAATGCATTCCTTTCAGGAACGTGGCCAGAGACTGAGTGGAACGCACCTTGGTAGGGGTTTGTGCCACAACATCCAGACGTCCTTCGCCGGTTTGCATAATCAGACGGTTATGTTCACGGTAAGCTTTGTCATCGCCCCCGCGCACCTTGAACAGTTCTTCAAGCGAACGGTCCATCCCTTTGGAATACAAAACCTGGAATTCTGGGAAAGAAATTGCCGAGCCTTTTGATGCACCAGTGGGCTGACCGGTCAAGTCATCAACTACCCGGTTGTGTTCCGGGATACTGATTTTCTTGTCCAGGGTTTGTTCCTGGCGACGCAGTGGGAGTTGCATTACCATGTAACGTTTGGGGGTCAGCATCAATTGGCCGGTTTTGGCGTCAGTCAACCATAACCGTTCAAAGAAACTGTGGCCCAGCTTTTCCGCAATAGCCACATTGCGTTCCACCGACACATCGTGTTTGGCTTTGTTCGGCACAAACAAATGCAAGGTTTGTTTCCCGGTTTCAATGTCCCGAACGAATGCCTCGAACTGGTCATCGTTCATGCCCCGGAACCGCTTTTCCCAGATGCCCCGATTGGGGCCCTGTTGGTCCATGTCCGCAATGACATCCAACACCAATGCCTCTGCAGCCTGACGATTCGTCGTCATTGTGTTACCTCCGCGGGAGTTTGATTACGTGATGTTTCACGCCGAGCTTAACGGCTTCACGAATAGCGCCACCGGTACCGGGTGAAACCCCGTCCCACATGGCCACATAGTGCGTGCATACCTTGAGCATCGTAACGTTACGTATCATTCCTGCCGGGTTTTTCTTGCCGGGCCGCTGGTATTTGTCCCACTCTGCGAAATACCGTTTATACGCATACCCGTTGGCTTTTGCCCATTCGTAGACGCGAGTGTCAATTCCCAACGCACCACCTTCAATGACCAAGACATCGTCTTTATTGAAACGGGACAGTACACGACGCATGTGGAAATCAAACCAGTCAGGGTGTGGGTCAGCATTGCGAGGACCCCCAAACATCACGCGTATCGCGTAATCCTCCGGGTTATCGACCCCGGCGTCTCTAGTGTCGACCGTCATAGTTAAACAGATTGCGGTTATTGCGCAGCAACGGCAAAGCTTTATTGACGAAGGTGTCCAGCCAGCGAGACTGGGACATGGTGGGTTTCAACAAACCTACCCCTTCCGGCACATTCGCGTTGTTGAACATCCCGTCCCAATAGCGGGTCAAATGTGGGATGCTTTCCAGTTCGTCTTTGTTGGGGGAAGACGCACCGTAGTCTTTGCTCCACTGATACATAAACGCGGGATTGAAGTTAAACAACACCAGGGTCAGGTGGTCAACTACCGTTTTGGTTTTGGTCGGCGCTGTTCGACTTTTCGACGTAAAGACCATCTGCGATTCCAAGTCCATACAGGTACACTCCTAAATAGGTAAGATCATTACTGCGTGCGAACTGATGTCGCACAATGGCCCATGAGGGGTCACTGGCCGCCAACGCTTCGTATTGCGTTTCCAGGGCATTCATGCGGCGTTGAAGCTCAGCCAGGGTTACCTCCCCAACCCAATCCCCTAACGCACAGCGGTGGGTATCGTGGGTGACGTACAGGGGGGTTTTACGCCCCATCTGGTCTTCGAGTTCTTTCAGGGCCGCATCCAGTGACGCGGTGGAAAAATAACGGGCTTGCGTTAAGTCGATTTGGGACCACTGGGATTCAGTGGTCACGTTGATGTAATCGAGTAACGTCTTATCGAAGAGACGATTAGACACCGACTTCCTCCGGTTTAGTGACAGTAGGGATCGTGCCGTCTGCAACAGGCCCATACCACCATGGGTGATATTCGCCGACACGCATTTTCAGCAAGTCCATGGTCGACAAGAACTCCCGGTCGTCTTTCTGTTCTTCGAAGACCCAGTTGTAACGGGTTTCCAGCAGACGGTCCCAATCGTAGCCTTTGGCTTTGAGTTGGTCGTAGAGTTCTTTCGGGGAGCAGCGGTATTTCACATCGAGCTTGTCGTGGAAATAGAAAATCTGAATCATTTCCCCGGTGATGTTAAATGCCCGGCGCAGCTTGTAGTCATTATCAATTTTGCTACGTACGGTGGTACGTGACAGATTGACGTCTGGCATCAGTTCCAGGCAGAAGTTCTGTGCGTTACCGCCCAGACCAAACCGTCCAGAAGATTTCATCAGTTCCAGTGCGGTGAGTTCTGGCAACACGCCTTCGCGTTGTGACACTACCACAGTGAACGGGATACCCGAAATCATGCCCTTGTTACGAATCGTCGTCACATGGATCATCTGAAGGTCAGTATCACCTTTGAACTTATCTTCGCTGTCTGCTGGGTATTCTGGCCCGCCTTCCTTGTGCTTCAGAATTTCCACGCCGTAGATAAGGTACACGGTGTTCATGAGGAACGTGAATTTCTCAGGAACATCTTTGAATTTGGTGCCGTTCTTTAAGAAGGTCAGGTTTTTGGCAGACGGAGCATAAGTATCAATTTTGATTTCTTTACCAACGTGCGCCGAGAACAACATCGGGATACTGCCGTGGGCGGTCAGCGTCGGAATTTCCATCAGCATCTGCGATTTCGCACCTGCTGAACGCATGGCCACCACGTTACGGCCCGATTCACCGACTTCTGCTTTGTCATTGATTTCCTGAACCGATTCGGTCACGAACATGGAAATGGAGTCCAGCTCGTGTGGGGTCGGAACCATGATGGTGATCGGTTTGCCATCTTTGTTTTTGTACGGCGTGGTAAGCATCAGGCCTTTCTTGTCTTTGACCTTGTCTGCCACCAGTTTCTTCAACTGCTCAAACCACTGGTTTCCGTACATCTCCGTACAGTCAGTCAGGAACAGTTTGCCTTCTTCCAGCAGGTCAAGCCCGCCGATGTTTTCAAAGCGCTGGGCCAGACCATGCCAACGGCTAGGTGAGGCTGAGGCTTCGGTGTCGTAACTGGAACCCTGTACTTGAGTGAGGTTGTTGAGTACCGCCAGCATGAAGTGATGCATCACGGTAGATTTGTTTACGTTGCCAGGTCCGGCAACACCGACGGTTGGCCAAAGACCCCCCAGAGAAATCGATTCGCCGTGGATACCTTCCACATAGGTGCCAGACATGCAGTCGAACGGGAAGCCCACGTTATAAATGGGTCGAACGTCGTTACTGGCTTTGTAATACTGCTTCATGTTAACGAGCATTGGGGTTTTATCCTGTGTAAAGAACGCGGTGCTTCATCAATAAATTACAGCCATCTGTTAAAAATAACTGGGCTGGGTTATCACTCATCTTATAGGTACTGTGCGCACACTACCTTCTCATTTTTTCTTTCTTTTCGAATTCGAGGAACACACAATGGCTCGACCCAATTCACGTCTGTCCGGGCACGTTGCGCCGACAGAACCCGAAGTTATTATTCAGCCCACTGAGAGCGTGGAACTGGCGGATATCGAAGCCGGTACCGACGGCAACGTCATTAACCTGGTTGAAGACATCAACGCTGACCGCCAGGCTTATTCGCAGTGTCGTGACGATGCCAGCAGCCTCACGGAAATTGCCACGTCCCTCGAAGAACTGTCCCTGCTGACCCTGGAGTCCCTGAATGAAGGCACCGGTCTGCACGCCCAAACCCTGATGGCCATTCAGTACGGCGCGAACCAACATCTGGCTCGCGTGGGTGACTCGGTATACTTCAAATCACTGGAGTCGACCGAACTCGATGAGTTCAGCAAAACCGCCCTGTCCGTAGAAGGTCTGGGCGAGGCCATTGGTAAAATCTGGGATGGTCTGATGAACGTGGCCAAGCGCGCAGTTGAAGCGGTCGGGTCATTCTTCAAAACCATGCTGAACTTCCACGGCGCCATGGTAGATAAACTCACCAAGCTGAAATCGCAGCTGATGGCACTGGATGAGAAAGCCACAGGCAACATCAAAACCTCAGCGGCCAAACGGCTGTACTACGGGGAAAACAGCTTCCGTCAACTGTTGCCTATCGTGAACAATTTCCTGGATACAACTGGCAAGTATTTTGATTACTACAAAGCCAATGGCGTAAAACAGGCCAGTACGGTGGTAACGGAACTGAGCAAGAACGACAACGGAATACCAAAAACCGACCCGGCAGTTGTGGTGAACTACATCAAATCCGAAGAAACCCAACGTGAAGCTTTACTGAACGTCGGCTACGGTGGTGTACCTCGCATCACTAAACAACACACCGACCATTACAACATGGAAGTGCGTCACTCCAAGGGTCTGCCAGGTGGATACCGTTTTGTTTCTAATCAGCCTCTGCTGGACGGCAGTGATGTTGCACCGGGCAACGCCTTGTTCGTGATGGCTGATGCGGAATTTGAGCTGGTTGCTGATAAGAACAGCAATGCGCCAGCAGAAATGCCAGTACTCAGCATCAAAGACTCCATTGCGGTGGTCGATAAAATGTTGGCGTTCTCTAAGCGCTACGAAGACATCGTGGATTTGACCCTGGGCGCCGGTGAGAAATGGTGGGAGTTAGAAACCCGCGATTTCAGCAAAATGGAAAAAGCGTTCGAAGGTATCCGGTCACTGTCTCGGGCAGATATTGACCGCCTGGAAAAAGAGGCCGGTAAAGAAGCGTTCAAAGCCGGGGCTGAAGCGGGTGCATGGCTTATTGGGGCACAGGCCGCAGGGGCGGTAGGGGCCGTAACTGGTATCAGTGGTTCGGTGTTGGTGGGACTGAGCTGGGGTGCGGGTGCATTTGCCGTGTATGTCCTACCGAGCATGGTTGTCGCAGGTGCGTTTGTCTGGATACTGAACAAAATGTTCGGTACCTTCGAAGACAAAACGTTCTTTAAGTCTGACGACCCGAATGCACCACTGCTTGCCCTGATGCGCGGTATCTCTACAGCGCGGAGCTGGGCGGGGATGTACGCATGCGATACCATCTATGCGGTGGGTGATTACTACCGTCATCTGGCACCCGCCATGCTGGACTACATCGGTGATTCTGCTAAAGCGCATTTGGCGGCCCAAAAGGCCGACGTGAGCGATGCAGCAGCAGAACCTGCCGTAGCGTAACCTGAGTGGGGCCATGCGCCCCACGTGCGTCTGAGGACCTTTCATGACCATCGTCGTAACCAATCCCCAACCCTCACACTTCCTGTTGGAAGCCCGGGTGATTTCTATCAATGCCCGCACGCAGTTTCAAACCCGTAAGCTCACCACCGAAGACAACGGGGTGACCACGGAAGCGTTGCAGGTAAACTTTATCCACCGCAACACCATTGAGAAACTCCAGGAACTGTGGGGTACGACATCCGCGTTTATCCAACGCCTGTTTGACAACACTCCCAATATCCTGGCACCGTCACTGAGCCTGAGCCGCACCATCCGCGTGGCCATGTCAAACGTGTACCTCAATGACAAAGACATCAAGGTAACCGTACCTGAAGGGTTGCAAGTCTCTTATCTCCAGTATCTCGATTTGTTGGAAGAGATGGTGGCAGTATCGGTCGACTTCTACGACAACACCTTGCTGCCGTTTAAAGGCTGGGTGGGTGAAGTGATTAACGACCCGTCCAAAATTGAATCGGTACGCGGTCACTCTGGTATCAAAGTCTTTGATCCGGACGACATCATTAAACAGCGCAGCAAAATGTTTAAAGGTAATGCCACCGAAGTCAAGTACGGTCAGGCATTCAAACGCAACAGCGACTGGAAAGACCTGGAAACGCGTGCGAACGGATTACTGACTAAGATGGCAGGCCCACATTCACCAACTGTAGTGAACGATGCGGTATTGCGTCTGGATGCATCAGTCGGTATCCTCATCAAAGCCATGAGTGACCCGCAGAAGACATACAACGCGTCACCGAAGAACGTTGAAGCATTGGCTCTGCTCTGCTACAACCTGGCGAAGATGATTGAGTTCTACGGGTTAACCTGTTACTCCATTCAGTCATTGATTGTGGCGGCTAACGCTGCTTCTGAAAACTACCTGAAAGCCCGCGGCTGACAGCATACACCCCCACCCCGGGCATTACGCTCAGGGTGGGGGTGTATTACCTTCAGGCATTTACAATTTTAACAGCTTCTTTGGCGGGATGTACAATAGCGACACTCACGCGACGGGATTCCACGAACTGTGCTACGGCTTTTACGTCCGCAACGATGTCCACTTGTTTCCCGTACGTCAGCCATCCCGGGAAACGTGACAGAATAGCTGTCTCCCGGTCTGTTACGTCTCGTATCTGCCGCAGCTGAGTCCCATGACCCCAAATTTCATTGGGCAAGCGTGCCGGTAACTGCAACCCTACAACACCACCAAACCGCATGGTATTATTCAGGGCTGTCAGTTGCGTCATGCTTGGGGCTTCATCTTTGAGCAGCGCGTACAACGACACCAATGCCAGCGCGCGTTTTGCCCGAGCAGGAAGGAAGACAGTGACTAGCCACTGTACCGCCCGCACCCTGCGAGGCACTCCAGGTTGAGACATTGGTTGCTCCTTATGCTTTCAGGAATACAACGTTAGTATGGAATGCAGCGTAGATACTGGTATCCTCGTTGGTATCGAGAATAAAAGCATGTCGGAAAGACAAGTCCGACTCACGCCACGTGACCACCGACACTTTCGCCCCGGCGTCAGCCATTGCTGCTAACACGTTGCGGTCCGGGGTATGTAGACCCAGGGACAAAGTCAGTTCCATCGTGTGTTCCGTACCGGTGGTATTGTACTTCACAGGGACTTTAATTGTTTTCAGGCCCGGACTGATGGCCTTCTTCAATTTCTGGATTTCTTTTGTCTTCTTCAGTTCTACATCATAGAGCTGTGCAGTCAAATCAGTCAAAACAACAGCGAACTCTGGGTTCTCTGTTGCCAAACAGGACTCTAATACGCGCTCTAAAAGCTGCACGTTGTCCATTGCAAACAATGCCAACCGTGGCGGGTTGGCTTCACCCGTCACCATCTCCCCTGGGTCACCCACAGTGTAGATGTCATTCGATACCGGTGCTACCTCGGTGTAGTACATTCCGTGGCGCATAAAGGTATCGTAGTTTTCTTGTTTGAAGGTCACGGCCAAATCACACACCACGGCCGTACAGTAACGGTGGCGGGTGATACTGTCTTGCTGGGCACGAATCGCTTCCAGAACCGGGTCCGCGTGTTTGGTGAACAGTACGGAATACTTGACCTCACCTGACGGTTTGCCCCAGAGTTCGTTCTTGCGCATGTCAGCCACCCGCTTCGGTGTGCCTTGTTTCACGCCCTGTTTGTCATGCACCCCACAGTGGTAGATAAACCGCCCATCTTTACTGGTGGGAATTTCCCCCAGCTGTGAGAAGAAATACCAACAAGAGTGACCAAAGAAACGCGATGGCCGCGCATCCGGTTTCCAGTAATCTTTGGAGTCATGGACTTCCAGGATTTCGTGGTTATCATTATTGCGTGAATGGGTCAGGCCACGTGTGGCATTGCGGTCTGCTCGAATGTTCCCGATGTTGTCCGCGTGACCTTTCGTCCATTCCCAGTCAAACTTCACCCCTTCTGCCTGGAGTTCCCGAACATCTTTAATCAGGGATTTCCACTCGGTCTGGTTTGCCACCGGTTGTCCGTCTGACTTAATCCAGTTATTCTTTTCCCAGGATTTATGCCATTGGGTCACGCCTTTTAGTACATACTCCGAGTCCAGAATGAATTTACCGGTTTTGGCTTTGGTGTCTTTCAGTAACTGCACCCCATGCATCGCCGCAGATAACTCAGCGATGTTGTTGGAGGTCTGGCGTTCTTCGTTACTGAACACAGGTGCCCACCCATCGTAGTGATTGAGGGGGGTGACTTGCAACATGCCTTTAGCCAATCCGTGACCATTGCGGTACCCTTCATTGGTTGGCAGGTCGATTTTTTTGGTGGCTTTGTCAGTCATCGACGATAACGTGTAGGTGTACCCGTGGATGCCCCAACCACAATGGCCGCCCGGGTTAGGACGACAACCGCCGTCGGTGTACACCACTAAACCTAACGGTTCGTCAGTAATTGTTTTTTCTTTAGTCATTGGGGTTAATTCCGTTGTCGCGTAGTCGTATCAACTAATTTGTAGCCTGTGTACTATTTGACACAAGGCGCGTAGCGTTGATTGACCTGGTAAACCTGGCGACGTAAATCACGAATGTACCCTGACAACAACTGGTTAACCAGAACCGGGTCACGAGTGATGGGTTCTGGAGTACTGGGTAGATTGATAGGTTCCCACGTGTACGGGAACGTACAGGGCAGGCCTGTTGAGGTTAACAGTCCTTCACTCAATCCAAGTTGATTAATGTATTCACTCAACCGATACTGATAGTTAATGAGTGACTGGCGATACCGCAGAATGCCAACGTGGTAATCACTTGACAAATCACGGGAAACAAAATCTGACCGTCGGGGTGCCGCCGGTTCAGTATAGGGTTCAATGTCTGCCAGGGTGTCGTCGGGTTTGTGTTGCGGGACATCCTGCGAACAGCCCACCAACATCCACGCCAGCAGGACGCTAACGGCGACCTTCATTCAGGGTATCCTCGCGGAGTTTTTTTAGTACATCCACGGCCTCGTTGTGTTTCACCAATGCGCGTGGGGTTTGCTTGCCTTGTGTTTTGAACGTGCTGAGGTTGTCGGCAGCGGTTTCTGCACTGCCGAGTTTCTTCATCAGGTTGCGGTTCTCAGTCAGCAACTCCCGATTCTCATCCTGTACTGAGGTGAGGGTTGCTTTGGTTGCGGCCAATTGACTGGTGATGGTTTCCTTTTCATCACGCAGTTCCCGCACACGACCGTAATACTTGTCGTTGTCTGCCCGTAACCGGTCTCGGTCATCGCGCAGGTCTTGGGTATTGCGGTCATGGGAACTGACTTGCTCTTTCAATACGGAGACTTGCGTCTCCGCAGAATGGAGTTGGGTCAGAATACTCCAGAAATGGTAGCTGCCGTAGCCCAGTAACGCCAACAAAAAAGCGATGGCGTAAAACAGTACTTTCAGACGTGAGGGGTTGTCTGCTTCCGGCCCCGGCTTCCCGCCAAGAACCATCTCCTTGAAGAACGGCCACAAAACTGGCAAGATTTTAAGTAATGTTGCAAGCATTGGCTTCTCCTATCAATATGACTGGCGCCTTGCACCACCAGGCCCTGCTTTATTGCCAACAAATCATTCACCAAGAGGTTGATTACAAAATGTACAGTGCTTATAGCTTTGTCAACATTCCGAGCATGATTGACAACGCCGTGGGGAAAGTGGCACCCCTTGGTGAGTTATCAAAGGCTTCCGCGTCATTCTCAAAAGAACACGGCTTCTACAGTGATGCCGTAGCAGCGCCTTATGTTCGTTTGGTGTGCTTACGCAGTACGGAAGCGGATGACTCCACCAACAATGTCACGTTAGTTCCCATGGCGACCGGTTACAGTGACCCCCTACTCCAGGTAGCCAACTGGTTTGCGAAGACAGCTATCAACAGCGGTTTTACAAATGACAGCGCGTTGGCTGCGCAGAATTTTAGCACGGAATTCCCCACTTTCACATTACTCGATATTGGTAAGATGTACACTAATACCGCAGGCCAATGGTTGCCTGGGTCAGTTGCCATGAAGCTCAATGGAGCCAGTGAAGACAACTACCTGAAGCTGTGGTTTGTGGATGCTGCTTTCCAGGCGGAGTACAGCTTTTATACCATCGAAGTCCTGCCGCCTCTGCCCAACGTGGACGATTTGACCAAGGACTACGAGACCACGATTCCGGCGTTGCAAGCGTTAACGATTGAAGGCCAAATTAAAAAGGCCAAAGATTTGTGGTACGGTGGCGACTACACCCTGTTGGATGCAGAAGCCTACGCCTGGTACGATTTCGAAGACCCCACCAAAACCACACCCGCCACTTTTGTACTGGCGATTTGGGGTGCAGCGGGGAACAACGACGATGCCAAACGTCAGGCCATCCGGGATTACGTTCTGGCGAACTCGCAGTACGGTGCAGACCGCTGGGAAGTCCATCTCCCGGATGCGTTTATTCCAACCGAGTTTTATCTCATCCCACTCTGGGATCGAATCGCGGTACCGGAACAAACAGTGTCATACGGGGTGTATCGTCCTGCGGTGAAACCCAATGAAGCCGTGTCCATCTCACAGGATACCATGGATGGCTACACTGCCGCTTGGGTTACTGGTGACAACGTGGAGGTGGTTTCTACCACCATGAAGTCAGTCCTGGTGTTGGCATTGGGTAATGAAAAGAACCGGTTGGCGAAATCAACGTTCTCGGCGCAGTGGCCGGGGTATGCGGCTATTCCAACCACCCACATCGATTTCGACAACATGTCCCCAACAACACAGCAGTTTGTGTATTTGCTGAATGCCATGTTGGTGACTGCCGAAACATTAAACGAGTTTTCGGACCTGCCTGCGGGCATGTCACGAGTGACTCGCGGTAATAAACTGTATCTGGCATCTACCCTGAATGATTGTCAGTATCTGATGTTGGCGAAGCAGTATTTCACTGATAAAGCTGCGGCTGCAAAAACCAGTTAAGGAATAAACCATGGCAAACAGTTTAGTCCCACCCCTGAATACCCGGGGGTTGTATACCCTGGGTGCGCCATGGGTCTCTGATTTAACCCGACTGTTTACGTGTGTGGCGGTAGAACGGTTCTCAGCACTGGCGGCCCGTAATGTCAATGTCTTTGAAACGTATTACAAACCCCATGGGTTGTCACAAGACATCTACAATGCAGATGCGGCAGCTGGGGTAGTCATCGTCACGTTAGCGAGTGACACGGCGGCACCGATTTCTGTTCCATCCAGTTACATCGTGAGTTACCCCAACCTTGCTACGGTGTCATACAACCACGTGGTGTTGTCAGTGTCGCTTGGGATGTTGTACGATGGGATTGCGCTGGATGGGGTACAGGAACAAATTGCTACTGCCGTAGCCGCGGTGATTGGGGTCACCCCAACGGTACTGGTACACGTGGCCCCCACTAAGAATGCTGTCACCCCGGACCAACATCAAACCATCGAAGCGGCCCGGAATGCAGCCATCACTAACCGCACCACCAACGCCTCGCAGATAGCGGCCCTGAAAGGACAGATTGCGACACTGCAAGCGCAAAATGCAACCCTGACCAAGATTGCCCTGGATAACGGGTGGATTGGTAACGGAAGCTAATCAAAAAAGCAACATAAATGGGGGGACGAAAGTCCCCCCAAATATTTCGCTACGCAATGGGCAACCAGGCCCGAGTGGTGTTGGACCACTCAATCAGAGTGGATAACGCAAAAGGTATCCATACCATACGCATCAGTTTATTTGCAAACACTGATTGTGGCCGTCCGAGACAGTGATGTTGTCCCCGTGCAGAATGTTTACGTCTGCTAATGTAAACATTGAATGCAGGGCAGGGTTGTGGGATATCAGGAATACCTGTGTCACCTTTCCGGCCTCAACCATGTATTTGATGTACTGCATTACCCGTACGGCATGGGTCTCATCAAAGTCACGACCAAGCTCATCCAGATACAGCGGATAGTTCTCCAGTCCCAAATAACGCATCACCACAAACCGGAAGGCTTGGTTAATGATGGTTTGTTGGGAGTCGGAACCCAGGCCGATGTCGTTGACCAGGTCATCTTCCTCACCCCGGATTTGCAGGGGGAACTTGTAATTCAAATCTCCCCCGTCAATCCCACAGGGCAGGATTTCCATTTCGTAGGTCCAGACGTGAGCAATCTCCTGATTCATGGCTTGTGTCAACGCATTCACTGAACTGCTCAAGTATTCCGCAACCAGTCCCTCTTTGGGTGAAAGCAGGGTGGCCAGTTCCTGTGCCGCTTTTGCCTGACGTTGTGCATCGTCCATGGTGTCACGTAACCGGTTCAGGGTGTTCTCCGCTTGTTCGGCGGCCCGTAACCGGTTTTCCAGATACGCCAGTCGGGATTGACCGTTGGCAATCAACTCTGACATGCGGTTATTAAACGTGACCTTTGCCTGAAAGACTTCCTGCTCCATGTGCTGGTCCAGGGTCTGTTTGACTTTGTGGTACGCGTCATCTAACAACAGAAAGGTTTTTTCAATCCGAATCAAATCCCGGTGTTTCTGTTTTGCGGTGTTCAGGCTGTCCAACAATGCAGCGACCTGTTGTTCCAGTTTCTCAAATTGGGTATTGAGTACTGACAGGTTTTGCTGACGCGCCTGGTTATGGGCAGTAACTGCAAGCTGATAGGTTTGCTCAACCCGACTGAGTTCGGTTTGCAGGTTGAACCGCTCTATCTGTGCATCCAACACCGGCATCCAGTAGCGCAGTTCTGCCAACAGCATCTTGGGACCCACGGAAAAATGGGGAGACTCGATAATGGCAGCACGGTAGGGTTGCAATACCTGCTCAGACAGCAGACGAGAAATGGTCTGGCGGATTTGACGCCATCCATCAACTTCTTCGACGTACTGCGTAAGGTCAAAATACTCGGTACGCAGCATCGCTTGTCGGGCATCTGTCATGGTGAGTTCGTGGGTGATTTGTTCACGGACATCACCCCCAATACCCGGCTTGAACGCCGTTGAACAGCTCGGACACACAACGTTATCCGTACTGTCAATCCGACGCAATTCCATTTGCAGGTGACTCATGCGATTGCGGTCCGTGTCTTGTTGTTTCTCAATCGCCACCCGACGCTCCAGGGCGTTGACGTACTGCTCCCGGGCATACTCGGGTTTGGTGGGTTTCAATGCGGTTAATGCATCGGCCAGTTCACTGATTCGGTCTCGCAGGATTTGGGCCACCATGGGTGCTAAGCTGTCAGCCACTAAAGCAGCAGCTGGTAACGTAAAGGTCGCCAGGTGGTTTTGCAATAACGTCACACGTTGCTGTTGTACCGCCAGTTCCTCGTCGCTGATACCACCCAAGGCTTTCAGTTGTTTATCGAGTTCGTAATACTCGCTGATGGCCTGGTCATAGCGTGACTGAAAATGTTCCAGTTGTTGCGTGGTCTGACTCAATGCCATCCGCACCGACTGCAATGTTCGGTAGCCTTCTAACTGACCGGGGTTGGTTTCCAGTATCTGGCGACTGTGGTTTTCTAACGCCTGGGGGGTTAAATACCCAGCGTTCATATCCCGTAGGGGGATTTTGGCTTCCATGTATTCGGTAAGTTCAGCTTTTACCAAATCAATGTCACGCACCAAATCGGCCCGTTCGCTGTCAGGCAGCAACAGTTTGCTCACTTCCGGGAATTGTTCCACGGCGTGTTTGTGTACCGCCGCCATCTGACGACTGCGTTGCATGAACTGCTGGTAGACCTCCATCCCCTCCCGGATATCCACGGGTGATAATACCTGGAACCACTCCTGGCGTTTTGCTGGACTCATGTTAGTGAACTTTGACCCAACGTGACGACCCAGCAACACATCGTGTAATTCGGTAGTGAGTTTGGTGTGTTGTTGCACCAGTTCCTTTTGTACCGCACCGGTCCCGCCGGGATTCAGTTCTTCGACTTCACCCTCGCTGCTGACGACCTTAAAGGAATGGCGAGCAGACCGCTTACCGATTTCAGAGGTCAGGATATAGCGTTTGCCGTTATGACTGCCTTCCCAGTGCTTACTCCCACCTTCGTGGTAATCACCCGGCACCGCAGGCAACATCGACAATTGCGATAAGAAAGAGGTTTTACCGCACCCGTTCGTCCCCAGTATCAACTGGAACGGCGATTGTGGCGTGTATTCGATTTCAGTAATTCCGGACAGACCCAATGGTTTATAGCCTACCAGTTTAACGTAATCCGCTTCCATCATGTGTATCCTAATCGTGTGTACTGTATAATCCGCCGTGCCTGTAATTTTCAATTTCGCGGTTTTTTAAACCCTAAAATCTACTGCCTATATATCTGTAGTATATATACCAACGGCATAGTAGCCGTTGGCTAGGTTCGGGGATTACTCAAACCTATATACCAAACCCAGTATTTTTTTACATATTTTTAAGGTGGTCCGCCCATGTCCGGTATGCGCCAGTCCGTGTTCAGGAAATATTCCATTGGTGTTGTTGCAGAGAACGCAGCCATTGGGGATAAACAAATCCTGGTTATCCCGATTGAAGACACTCCGTATTTAGACGGAGTGCTCAAATCCAATCCCCAAATTGTCACCACCAAAGGCACTGATGCGGAGGGTCAGGCGTATGAAGTCAATGCCATGACTGACACCACTGTCACCGCAACCTGGTTGCCTGACTCGGCCAACCGGATAAGTGCCCCTAACGTGCGTAGGAACACCCGTGTGCAACTTTATCGCATGGGAGATAGCGATACGTTCTATTGGCGTGACATGGGCTTAGACGGCAACCTGCTGCGTCAGGAGACCGTCATCTATGCCTGGAACAATAACCCCAATGCCGAAGGGGATGATGTTGTCGATGCGGCATCGGCCTATTTCCTGGAAATCTCTACTCACACGGGCCATGTCACCTTTGCTACGTCCAAATCGAACGGTGAACCCATGGCGTTTACATTCCAAATCAACGCCAAAGAAGGCAAGTTCATTTTTGGTGATGATGATGAGAATGGTGGCAATCAGATTTCCATGGATGCTGTAGCCAAACATTTTCAGGCAATACTGTCCACGGGTACCGAGTTCAACCTCAACCAGAACAACATCTACGGGTTTGCCCCTGACTCAATTACGTTCAAAGCCACGAACAACATCAACATGCAATGCAAGGCATTCAGTCTCGAAGCCACTGACTCATTTTACTGTCAGACTGAAACCTTTGATGTAAAGGCTCCTAAAGGCAGTTTCTCCGGGATTTGGACAGTGGGTGCACTAGCCACAACCTCAGCAAACGGGTACACGGGTAAAGCCACCATTGATGCTGAACTGGAAGTTTTGAAAGATTTTACAGCTAAGGCGAATGTTAATGTAACAGGAACTTTGCATGCACAGAAAGTCGTTTCAGACCAGGACATCAGTGCGCCAAACGTTTAGGAGGTTGGTGTGTTTCAAATCGTTGAAGGGTCGGTGTTTGATTTTCCGGCTCAGACCATAGTGAACACGGTGAACTGCGTAGGAATCATGGGTGGGGGTTTGGCCAAAGCGTGCAAAGACCGCTGGCCTGAGATGTTCCGGGAATACCGGGCCCGGTGCGACGATGGTCGACTGGCACCCGGAATATTGCACCTGTGGAAAGGGCCTGACCAGTGGGTATTGAACTTTCCCACGAAAGGACATTGGCGGTGGAACTCAGAGTATCAGTGGGTTGCTGCGGGTTTGGACAACCTGGGTCGCAATTACGCGGCCATGGGGATTACTGACCTGAACATTCCACTACTGGGGTGTAGTAAAGGAAAACTTGACCCGGACGAAGTCATCCAGATGATTAAGGATGCACTGGCCTGGCAACGGAATCTGAATGTCCGGTTGTGTGTCCTTCCGATATAACGGCATAATTGCTCAGGGTCAGAACCCTGAGCAATTTCCTTTTATTTTTTCGTCGCGTCACTACCAACCGTACCCTGGTTAATGTACTGGCGGTCAATGGCGGACTGAGATTGCAAGCCCCCAAGTTGAATCACCACGGAATCCGCCTCACCGGCAAACAACGTCAACCATTCGGCGTCCCGTGGAGAGAACCGAATTTCACCGTCCTTGTTGCGGATGAACTGTTGCATGCGGCTGTTGAAGTTGGTTTCCCGTACTTGGGACTGTTCCGCCGAAAGAGGTGCCAAAGACCGTTGGATAGCTACCGGCTTCTCCACAGTTACTGTCTTTGGCGTACACGCTGCGAGCAGGGTCACGCAAAGTACTGAGTAAATCCAGGGTAGCAGCTTGGTTCGCATTTTGTCGCTCCTGTATGAGTTGGTTGTTTTGACTGACTGCGACATCAAGTTTGTCACGCAGTGCTCGGTTATCATCGACCAGGGTTTGATACTCTTTTAAATACTGGTCTTTGTTCTGCAATTGGGTTTGTAATTGACCGTTGGTGGTTTTTGCAGTATTCAGTTCCACTCTGGTTGCGGACGCACTCCAAATAAACGCGGTCCAGGCTGCAAGGGCCAACAGTAATCCGCCCCACTTGATGGCAGTGAGGTATTTTTCGATAAAAGCCATGGGGAGTTCCTCATTAACAAAATAAGAATAGCCCAGGCGGAGCCGAAGCCCCACCCGGTGCTACTCATACGATTACAGAATCCCTTTCACAATCAGACCCGCCAACAAGGTGGCGTTGTCGTACCCGCGTTGCAGCCAACCATTCGTGAATTCCTCATTCGCCTGACGGGCTTTGGAGATGTCCACGTAATAGCTGTTCTGCATACTGGAGTGGGTGTTGATGAGGTAGCGCAGTCCGGCCTTGCCTCGCACGTTCACAAACGACTGTAACGCACCCAGTGTACCGGGACCCATTGCGCCGTCCACACCGATGTCTTTGTAGTCACGCTGTTGACGGTTGCAGACGTTCAGAAGGTCTTGCAGCGCAAACACCCCACGTTGACGACCGGCATTAATGCCCCAGTCAAACAGACGGTCACACAGCACCGGATGGATGTTGGCCACGTCATCTAAACGCAGTGGGTTCCACCACCCTGCAACGTACATGTCATACGCCAGGGCCGTTGGTAGGGTGCGCATGTCACCGTTCCAATTGTACTTCGCCCAGAGCGACTGCCATTGTAGCGCCGTGGCTTTGGTGATACCGTGGTTGGTTTCCCCACCCAGGTCGTTGCTGTTGTTGACGTAACCGCCTTCAACACCGGTACGGTACGCGATAATGTTGTCACGCGTGAACTGGTCAACGCTTGGGTTGTTAATATCAATCATTGTTTCAGGCTCCCCCAGTCAAAAGCAGGCCAGTTGATTTTACGCAAGTTAATGTCCACGGCTTTGAGGTCCGCGATGTATTTGACCAGTGCTACCGCACCGTCTTTGTCATCACGTTGCATGGCATGGGCCAAAGCAACGCCTGCATTGCCGAGTTTGTATTTTAGCGTGTAGGCGTTTTCATCTTCGAGTTTGCGCGAGTTCTTCCCGGCTAACCGAACAAAGCCGTCGGCCTCGGTCCATTCGTAGAACGATGTCTCCCAGTCATCGGGCAGGGCGTCAACTTCCACCACCCGGTGATTCTCTGGAAAGAACAGGGACAAGTCCTGGTACGCGTGCGTGGCCAGGTCTTCATCGTTCACCGTCAGGAACCAGTGTTGTTGTTCCTGGTAGTTGGCGGTTTCCATTTCTTTGATGAACACATACCAGTCTTGTCCGGTTTTGGCGTTCAGTAAGTAATGGGCGTTCGCTACCGGAGGATTCTCCGGCATGTAACGTTTCCAATAAGGCGTTCTTAACATGTTGGTTCCTTACAGACCCACGTTATACCAGGTCCCGTTTTTGTACATTTGCAGGTAGCGCCAGTCTACACCATCGATGTCGCGCAAAAACCAGTCAGAGTCAATCTGCGCATCGTACATCTGCACACACACGCCACCGTCCGGGATAGTGGTAATTACCCCATTTGGTGTCCGGGGACTTGCACCCCAGCGCAGGAAGCCCATTTTACCAATGGTGTTCAACCCACCCCAACGCAACGACGCCACTGCGGTGCTGTTGATCATGTTGTTGATGGTCCCGGCATCGTAAGTCCCGGTGTCACCCGCACTGATGTAGATGTCCTGGGTCAGAGCTTTGCCATTGATCGTACGTCCTTGTGGTACAGCACCTGATTGTGACCAGTTGACCTGGTGTGGGTTATCGGTGCGAGCCGCGTGAACGTTCAGGTTGTTCTGTACCGCACTGATGTTGGTTTGCAGTTGTGCATCCGCATTCTGCAGCGCGGTGGTGGTGGCATCGCTTTCGGCTTTGCTGTATGACCCAACATCACTTGGACTCAACACGATGTTTTGTGTGAGTGCCTTCCCGTTGATGGTACGTGAAGTCGGCACGGCCTGAATTTGGTCGACCGTTACATTGTGCGGGTTGTTTTTGTTGTTGATGTGCGCAGAGACCACCGAAGACAACGCATTGATGGCATTCGTCAGACGGGTGTCCATCGATTCCATGTCTGCCTGGATTTGGTCCATACGTGCAGTGTTAGCCTGCTGGTTCGCATCAATGTTGTCTTGCAGCTGTTTCTTGACGGTAGCAATACGCAGATAGATTTGGTCATGTGAGGCCACATCACCTAACAGTACTGCTTGCGTCAGTTCATTAATCGCATCCACTACCCACTCTAGTCCATAGAGGTCAGTGGCAGCATGCAGGTGCGGTGCCGGTGGAAACACCAGGGGTTTGTTCCCGATGTTCTCCCATGCCACTGCACGGTTATCAATGCCCAGTAACGCAATGAGTTCTTCCAGCGCGTAGGCGTTAGAGGAGTACGGGCCGCCAACAACCTGGTAGTCCAGTAACAAATCGCCGTTGATGGATTTATTCAGTACGTGAATCACTGCGGTTACCGGTTTACCGGAGGCTTGCACCGCATCGACGTAGAGATACAGACATTCGTAGTCCGTACCTTGTGTCAACACCACGCCTGTGTCTTTTACCGTAATCTTGACCGAGTCCGAGTAGAACGGACCGTAGTCCGTGGCAAACGCGTACTTGTTGTCAAGCGGTACGGTGTGGATTTCCCCACTGACCAGGTTGTCAGGGTTTTTACCCGTGACATCCAGACCGTATTTCCAAACTGCCATAACCATGGAGAATCCCCTTTATTAACTAATCTGATACCAGACATGGCCTTCCACATAACCGGTGGTATCGGTTGGTGGTGTACTGTTTGATACCGTAACTTTGGCCGTAGAGTCCGTGACTTTCACGACGTTGCCATCGGCATTGGTGCAGAAGAACCCTTTCATGGCGACCGTGTTGAAATACAATCCATTGGTTTTCAGGATGTCCGCAGGTTTGGACGAACTGATGGTCCAGGTCGCGGTGTCTTCCTGGTAGGTGTACACTTCTTTTGCCACGACATCAACCATGGCTTCACGCACCACCGTCTGTCCCAAATACGCGGCACGGTCAGCGGCGTTTTCACACACACCCAGTCGTGAACTGCCCACTGCACTTTGTAACAGGTTCGATACCAGTGCAGGCGTTGCCAGTTTGTCACCGCTCTGACTGTCACCCAGTGAGGCAATCGGGTAATTGTGGATGTCCGCCATGGCCGTGCTGATTTTGGTATCTGCTGCGCTGCTGGTCAGGAACTGAGACGTATTGATTTTACTCATTGCGTACTTCAGCATGGCCAGGTTAATGTACAACTGCTGCTGCTGTGACGTTGGGGCAGTGGCATCAACATCGGTCTGGGTTGCCTGACCCACGTTAATCAGGTTTTCGAGATTAATGTCTTTGGCGGTCAGACCGTGAACGTTACCGGTGGCATCGATGTGGTTCTGCAACGCCTGTCCGACACCTTTGGCCACGAACTGAGCAACCCGCAAAGGCGACATCCAGTGGGTGTTATTTACCCCGGTCTCGGCTTCAGACTGGGTGGCCAGTGCCTGGTTGTATGTTGCAGTGTAGGCGTTGATGGCCATCTGCGCGGCATAGAGGACCACTTCCAGGGTGACGTAGTTACCAAGGTTCGTCTTGCCGTCCACATCCGTGGTAGTGGCCAGTCCCAGGTTCTGCACCAGCGCCAGCCCCACTCCAGCTTTGTCTACGTCATGTGGGTTGTTTTTGTCCCCGATATGGGCATCAATCACCGTCAGGATGTTTGCTGCACAATACTGCGCCACGCGCAATGCTGTCATGTAGGCGGCATTGTCAACGCCATCAATCGCCTGCTGTTGCGACGCTTTTGGAATCGCCTGACCCCCGTCACCTGGAATCATTTCTAAAACATGGTGCGGGTCATTGAAATCATTCAAGTGCTCGTTCAATGACTGGAACCACTTCCCACCCCCGGATAACATCGCGGTCGTCAAGGCATTGATGGCCGTGACCACATCGGACATGCCGATGATGTCTGATGCATCGTGCAGGTGCTGTGAGACCGGGAACTGTGGTGGGATATCCGTGACGGAATCCCATTGGGTCGAACGTGGGTCAATGGCAGCGTTCGCCATGTACTCCAGTGCTTTATTGTGGTCAATGGCGTACTGACCCCCGATGGTCATGTAGTCCATTGTGAATGCACCCGTCAAACTGGTATCAATCAAAATGATAGCAGCATATACCGGACGCAAAGTCACCTGGGTGTTGAACTGGTGGTATTCCAGGCCCAGGTTGTAGTCGACCCCCCGTTGCAGCGTGCGGCCTGAGGCGACGTGTTTTAAAACAACACTAAAACCGAAAAACGGTGCCGCATCCGGGATGAACCAGTTGTAGCTTGCGCTAGTACCCGGCGTAATAGTGTGTGCTTCACCAGTAATCTTACATTCATCCAATACCCCGTTCGGGTTGTAGGGGTATGTGAATTCATTCGTTGCGGCCATGATCAAAATTCCTCAAAGTTAATACCCCCACCGATGTAATAAAGGGTAGTGACACATACTATTTTTAATTTTTACATAGAGGCAGGCTCTTATGTACACCTATGTCAGTGCGCTCGCCCGTGAGAAGGGAAGCAACAGCGCGTGGGGCGTGGTTGATATCTCCACCATGCCCTTGTATCAGGTCTACAGTACGTATTCTGATATCAAAGCCGTGGTCACCAACCCAGTGATTGCCGGTGACCTTACTGTAGACTTTGCAGACCTGCCCGACACCCTGCGGATACTCTCGATTACGTTCCCGGAATGGTTGGTCTCCATTGGCAATAAAACCCTACCTACCACGACCGGAACTATCGTCAACGCTACCTCTACGGTGAAGCACCGCGATGCCTGGTATTGGGGGTTTGACATCAAACCAGCGAATCATACTAAACACCCCGACGTCGAGCTTCTGCATGACGAACAAATCGATTTGTACCTGACAAAAACCGGGGTTGACCCATTACAGCTGCAACAGAACTGCATCGCCACGGTGAACGGGTTAACGCACCGCATGAGTTCTTCAGTGGATGGGACCTTTATTCTGGACGGGTGTCGTTCTGGGCGCATAGCCAAAGACAACCAGGTCGGGTTACTGGATTTCTCAGCCCTGGGAACCATTGAAACTGTGAGCCTGAGTTCCAGCATGCGTATCAATCCGGTAGACCAACTTCCGGGTAGCGACTCCCTGTATCTGAACGTGGGCCAACCACTGATGGGTAAGACGGTATTCTTGAGCTTCGCGGGGTATTTCTTTGCACTCAGTGATGTTTATCAAATCGTCGGCGAACAAACTCTGAAATTGAACACCCGGTTAATGAACCTGCCTGCTCGCTATTATGAAAGCAAGGAATACGTGGATTGGTCAAAGGTCTATGTGCCCGATAGCAATGTCCCGGAATCCTTAGGGGTGGCTGAGTTCTTCAGCGATACCACCCTAAATGCCATGCTGGACATGCCCCAGTCATTCCTGGTGTTACTGGATGCCACTGACGTACAGGTGACTTATCAGACACTGGACAATGCCCAACTCCCGGGTGTGTATTACGCCTATGGGGAAACGCCGGTGGCACCGGTAGTGGTGGATTTAGGTCGGTTACCGGAGTACATGCCCGTAAAAGAAATGGACGTGTATGTGATTAAATTCAACGGGTATTTCAAACGCTATCCACAACGTGAACTGGTGACCATGACCGATTTAACGGTGATGGAGAACCAATTTAAAACCCCGCATGAAAACCAATACAGTAATGCGCGCATGATGCTCATTCAAAAATAAACAGCAGAAAAAAGTAAGGGCGGCCACCGGGCTACCCTTACTTTTATTTTGTCGTTACGTACGTGGTCGCCTTGCTGCTGCCATGGCTTGCACGATGGATGCCAACACCCCACCTGGTACCGAGCCCAGTCCAGCGGCAATCGCATCCCGGTTTTCACGCGTCAGTAATCCGTTGTAGTTCCATACCACAGCACCGAGCGTCACGAACGGAATGAAAATATCAGACCAGTCGGGAATCGTCAGTTTGTGCCACGATACATAAATCACCATGGAAATATACGTCACCGCCATTGCCACGATAGCAATTGACATCATCACCGCAATGAATGCCCGGTAATCACGAGCAGGTCCACCGGCCACCGGCGGGGTTAAGTTTAAAGGTAGGGTACCAAAGTTCGTGACGATGTAATCTTCTGCCACGGATTCAATACGCGATTGGTCCACTGGGAGCAAAGTGTCAAACGCTGCCAAGACTTCTGTTCCGGTGGACGCCGTTGTCAGTGTTGGGGTGGACAATGCTGCGTTAATGGCATCAATCAACTGCGCACCATTCCCGTTGACATCGACCAGCGTCCGGTCACCAACTTGTTCTAAAATACGACGTACATACATGGTTGTTTCCTCAAATACACCCAAGTGAATAGGACATCCTTGTCCTCGACATTAACTGCCGTTGTACAGGTCAGAGGCTTTGTAGCCTGCGACCAGTTTAACGCCTTTGCGGTAACGGTAACGTTCGTAAACCGGGAAGGTGTTGTTGGCCCCAAGCGCATTGCCGTACAGCGCAATCTGCCAACTACCCCCTTGCGTACTCCACCCCGACGCTGACATAATCAACACCCCGTCACGATACCATTTCCAGTTGCCAGACCCGTCGTAGGTCATTGCCACGTGATGCCAACCGGTAGTGGCGTACGGTGCAATCGAGGTTGGGATTAACCGCGCACCAGCTTGGTTGTTCCAAACCGCCATGCCGGTGAGGGTGGCGTCGTGTGGACCAACCTGCAAGCGAGCATTCGCGTTGAACGCGGTGATGCTTGGTGCAGCGTACAGCATGGACCACGGAGACTGACTACTCACTGCTGGCTGCCCGCCGTCCAGATACATCCAGAAGTCAATCGTGAATGCATCGGTGAACGCCGTTGATGGCAGTAAGTCAGTAGTACCCACCATCGATGGCCCTTTGAGTTGCAGACCACCCCCGTAAGCAAACCCCTTGTTGGCTTGGGTCGGCACGCTGTTACCCGTAGTACCGGCCACGTTGTTGAAGCCTTGTGTGTTGACCCCCAGTTTGTCTTTGAACCCGCTGGCCACGTAGATAGACGAGTCCCACGCCACCACGCCATTGGTACCTACCCAGTTACTGTCTGCTGGGTTGACTGCAATCGGCGTAGGTGCGGTAAACACCCACCGACTAAGTGGGGCCGCCGTAATCGTTGTCGCAGGCAGGTCACCCGCAGCAATAGTGAGTACAGTCTGGTTGAACTGTGCAAACGACCGGTTGGGGAAGTTCGCACTCAACACACTCGGGAAGTACTTCGACAGGTACTGGAATTCCGTTCCGGTGAACGCACTGTCGTCAGCAAACCGATACAACTTGGTAGGTAACGTACCCGTAGCAAACGGAGAGCGAGTAAAGTACAGCTGGATTGAACCCGTGTACGGACCGTTGGCCTTTGCCGTCACGGTGACCTGGCTGTTGCCTTTGGCATCCGTTGAATCGCTGATTGCTGATACCGTGACCCATTGCGGGTCCAGCTTCACCGGATTGGTGTTAACCGGAATACGGTTGACAAAGTTACTGTCTACGGTATCCCCCGGCAGGGTACCCAACATGACGGTGGTTACTAAACTGCTCAGGTCATTGACGACACCATTGTACGCCGGTGCGGTTTGCGCAATGTCGATGCTAGGCTGATTGGTGTACAGATACGGACTTACCCCATCCAACACCAAGGTACTCGGTGGATTGGCGCCCGGCATGACTACCAGTCGGGACAGGTAGTTGCTTGCGGGTACATCACCAAAATACGTCGGCAGTACAGATGGTGCATACTTCATCAGGTACTGGTAAACCGTACCGGTAAAGGCCACTGTATCTGGCAGGATTTGCTGTCGAGGTACGTTGCGACTGGCAAAGGCTGTGCGGTTAAAGAACACGTCCACACTGCCCGTGTATTGGCCCCCTGTCACCGCTGTGATGGTGACTTTGGTGTTGCCCTCAGGTCCCGTGTAGGCAACCGGTTGAGAGAACATCACATCCCGTGCAGACAAACTCACCCCGTTGAAAGCTGCCACATTACTGATGAACGTCTGGTCCGTCGTGTTGGCGGGCATTTTCCCCATGCTGGTTTTCGTCACCAAACTGGTGAGGGCTGTCTGTGCACCTGCCCAGAAGATGAACTCCGTTGGTACTGACCCCGTATACGGGTTACACTGCATCATCTTGCCGCGGTACGGGTCAAAGTACACAAACTGCGTCATAGCCAGTGAGTACGCTGAGTTGTTTGCAACGGTCCCGTTCGAAGACACCAACAGGTTACGCGTCAGTCCGGTGGTAGCGGACGGTGCGTTGGATTTCAGGAACACCAAGCCCATCGGCGCGTTGGTGCGCAGCCAATCCCACGTGTTGTAGTTTGGCAGAGCATGGTCAAACAACACCCCCCACGATGACGTGTCGGAGAACAACGCCATGTAAGATGACCCGTAAGTGGTGCCCTGCGCAGGAGTCATGTTCACCGCAATCAATTTATCCCAGATAGACGGGTTACCGGCTCCCATCTGTGCTGAGTTTGCGGCATTGGGTGATGCTCCCATGGCACTGCCCGTACTCAACTGAGCACTCAATGTACTGGGGTTGGTACCCAACCAGGCGACAAACCGGTTGTACTCGGTGAGGTCAACTTTGCGCAGGAACTCAAACACCGGACGCCAACCTGTAGTGGTGTCGTTCTGAGCGACGGGTAAAGCCCCCAGACGACGCACTCCCGTACCCAATGGGTCGTTGCTTGCGGTCCCACCTCCACGTACTGCGCGACGCGGTGTACCATCGAAGTTGTGGGTTTCTTTGGTCCACGTGTAGCTGCCTGCGGCGGTGGCATTGAGGCCCCATGTGGCTTCGTTCCAACCGGTCCATTTGGCAAACGGTTGGGTAGGCGTGGTGACACCTGATACCAGCAGATACATCAACCGGTCCCATTCAGAGTTTACTGTGGTGGTCATGTCGACGCCCACTGTGTTACTGCCACCTGGAATCGGGTCAACGTTCGCACCCTGGAACAGTCGTACAGACATGACGTCTGAGGCCAAGCGTGAGAGTCTGAACTGCGTAACCCCGGTGGTTGACGGTGGTGTAGCCCCCACGGTTCCGTCCCCGTACACCAGACCCGCATTATACAAATCACTGAATGCAATGCCGTTGATTTTGGTGTTAGTCGGAATCAACACAAAGCGACCGTCGATGTAAGCCACCACCAACGTCAGGTTTGACGCAGGAAGTGTACCGGCGGTTAACCCCACTTCGTTCTGTAACCGATTAGGAGTAACTTCAATAGGCTGAATGTAACCGTAATACGCCACACCCATCGCGCTGTTTGCCGGGTCCAGGTACACTGAGAACGGTGCGCCTGTATAGGTACTGCCCGCCACTGGCGTGCCAGGTAACACCACATCGGCCAACGTAGGTAAGGCCACGCCACGGTTTTTCCAAGTGACGCCGGTCAGAATTCCATTGAGGGCTTTACCGGCGGCTCCGCCTTTACCGGTAACCTGTGTTGCCCCGTTGGAAACAACGGTTTGAATGTTGTCGCCCCCAACGGTTGCGACCGTGCCGCCTTTGCCACCGTCGTTCTGAATTGGGTAGGAGTACCCGGTTGCACCACCAGTAGGTGTGGTCAGGGTTGCTGTTCCAGTAGCACCGTCCCCACTGACACCAAAAGGCGCACCGCCGCCGCCACGTCCAGAATACCCCGAACCCAGTGACCCTCCTTGACCCCCACCGCCACCGCCGCCAGCGATACGGCCTTGGTTATCAATCACCACCACCAGGTTATTTTTCAGGACATTAATCGCATCACCCCCCGGTTGACCCGGGTTGGCACTGGCCTGGTTTACTCCCGCCCCGTTACCCCCACGGCCCAGAATAGTACCCTGGTTATTGATGTACCAGTTGGTTTGCTGGATGGTACCGTAGTTATCAAGTACCAACGCCGCTACAGTAGATGCTGCTGCGACAATGGTGACGTTCTTGGCAATGTTAATGGTAACATCCGCGAACGGTGAGCCATTATCCACAGCGGTAATCGCATTCTGCAATTTTGCCTGGGTATACGCCAGGTCATCGCTGACCAGGTTGATGGTGATTTTCTGTGCCGTGTCGCTACGACGCAGTACCGTAATCGAACTGTCGCCCGCGTAGGTCCAACTACTGGGGTCTGCACTGATGGTACTGGCGGATGGTGGGGTAGTGTACGTAACAGGGTTATTCACTAAATCACTGGCGGTGATGACGTTGCCTTTCAGCGCCACGAAATATTTCACGAGGTCCTGGGCATTCACCACGTCTTCCAGTACGTTAATGGTCGTACCGAATACACTGGCTACAGTCCGACGAGTATAGCGAAACGTCACCGTCCCCGAATACCCACTGCCCGCCACGGCGGTGGCAACCACCGAGGTGTTATAACCACTACCATTAACCGCGCTCGGCGTACCGAACGTGAGGGCGGATAACGGCACATACACGTTGTTGGCTTTGTTCTCAGCGGCCAGTAAGGCGGCAGGAGTAACCACCCCAACAGCAGACACATCCACAGTGGAGGCGGTGAACAAAGTGTTCAGGTTTTGCGGCACCAGGGTTAAAGCCAAGCGGGTCGCCCCGGTCCAGGCCCGTGAGGTGGAGGAGGCGGTTAACGTAACCGCAGCCGTGTTGTCGTTTGCCCACGTAAAGGAAGCATCAACAACATCAGCAGTTTGAATGTCCAGTCCCGTGTAACGACGGATACTCGACAGAATCCCATAGACACTGGTTCCCGACTGCACTGTGACCTGGCGACCAATCACACTGAATACGGTGTCCAGATTTAACTGGTTGTAGCTCACTACGGCCTGTCCCGCATTGGGGACTGTGCCCGCTGCCAGGGCGACTGCCAGGCTTTTCACCCGGCCGTTGCTCGGGGCGTACGGCACCCCAAAGCCCACGTCATTGACGGTCAGGGTTTGGGTGTTGCGTGTGTTAAGTTCCCTTAACAACACACCTTTGATGTTAAACGCAGGCATATGTCTGCTCCTGTATAACGGACCATTACTGCTGAAGGCTGAACAAAAATAAAAATGCCCCAAGGGAGCATTTTTATCAGGTTATTGCGATGGGGCTTGCAGTCCACCCATTTCTGTCACGGTAACTACGTCCGCTGTTTTGGTTTTCACAAACAGCGGAACGCGGTTGTAGTGTAGGTAAATCGGTGCGTACTGGTTACCGTAAGCCACAGGCGGCGTTAATACTGCCACGTTGCGAAACAGGGGACTGGAGTCCTGAATCACATCGGCCGTGGTGAATGATAACGTGTACCCAGCCAGGTCATACGGGTCAGTCCCGGGGGTTGTGGTGGCACTCAAGGTCAGTGGCAATCCCACCTTCGTTTTTAAGGCCCCTACAATCGCCTGTGCGGTGCTTGAAGCACTGGAGAAGGCAACGGTAGTGTTGTGGGCCTGTAACGTCGTCAGGGTATCACTGAAGTCCAATTGATAGGCCTTGAGCATGACGTCCGGTGTGGTAACAGAGTTCAGGGTCCGGTTTGGATAGTAATCCGTTAACTGGAGATTTCCCTTAGTCCACGCACAGGTCGCTGCCCCGTAGTACACAAACGACCCCGGAGAACTGCTTACTGAGATAGACACGTTCGCTGACGTGGCTCCGTTGGCGATGGCAAAACTCACCATCTCCGCGGCATTGAGGTTCAAGCCATAACGGTCATTAATCGCCGGAATCAAATCCAGTGAGGTCGTGGCGTTATAGACCTGGGCACGCAAGGTCACGTTGGTGAACAAGGTCCCTAAGTGAAGGCGGTTATAGGTAACTGCTTTTACCCCAGTAAAACCCGACCCCCGCTTACCGCGAAGTTTTGCCTGAGTCGATGCCCCGCTCAGCACAACCGGTACCCCAACGAATTCCACATTGTTCAGGGTTGCTCCGACTAACCCGGGGTTCTCACTGATAATGAGGTCAAGCACCATTTGTTTCTGTAGCTTGTTAAACAAGGCCATGATTGAGTACCTCGCTTAACTCATGTAGTGATAGTAGGCCACACCCGTCACCACGCCATTGTCAATCCCGGTTTGGACCACAACCCGGTCGAACGCTTTGTTGGCATTCCCCACCGCAGACGTTGGGTTGTCCGTCACATAGTTGCTGTTCAGTGGTGCGGACCATTGTGGCAGTCCGTACTGGGTGGTCAGAACCTGAGACAGTGCCGAGAAATTTGGCATGCCGGTCCCGTCAACCAACAACATGTTTTTGACTTCTGTGAAGTCCAGACCAATGGTCAACATCTGCGCTGACAGTTTAGTGGCGGTACCATCTGCTGTGGGGTGTTTGTAAGCAGTCAGATTTTTACTCAACACAAACGCATCGAGCTTCGGCAACCCACGGGCGTAGACCAGGGTCACGCCTTGGTTCGTCAGAAACGGCGAACCAACTTTACCACTGACTACCACCGTACCGGTGTAGTTAGCCACCCCAGGGCTGGCTAACGTGGCATCGTTGACATCACCCTGCGTCAGGTTTAATCCGTAGCGCGCATTCAACACCGGCAGTGCTTCGTACACACTCTTCGCCCCGAAGGAGTCCAGACGGAACGTCGCATTCAAGAACAATGAACTGATGTTCAGGCGGTTGTAATACAGTGTCTTGCTGCCGGTGTACCCACTGTGTTGTAACCCGCGCAGGCGCACTGACGTGTTGTACGATTGACCGTCAACCGTAAAGTTCCCCGCAGTAATCGCCTCGATGGTTGAGTTACTGTCACTGTAGGGAACCGCTGAGGGGTTGGCCGCATTGATGAGGTCAAACACCTGCTGCCTACCCAGTTTAGAGTATAAAGCCATAGGTTACCTCATTAGCTCGTGGCATTGGCATCAGACGGGTCATTGTAGTGAACATACAGCACACCCATAAAGCCAGTGTTGTATTTGGTGTTCCCATCAGACCCATCAGCCAGCTGAATCATCAACACGTATTTGTACGCCTGGTTGGTGCTGAACTCTGGTTTGTTCAGGCCCTGGTAGACGACCTTACTCATGTAGATGTTGCGGGCAGTCGCAGAACTCAGTGACCCCCAACCAAACGCAGTATCCAGTGCCGTGAACGCATTTGCCAGGTTGACCGTAGGGCTGTTCGCTGCGGTACTGTTCAACACGGTACCGGTTGTGAATGTATCCAGTAGTGCTTTGTACGCGGTGAAGTCATAACCGTACAGCGCCAGGGGAGCTTGGCCCACCGCACTTTGGTTGGTGGGGTAATTCAGCCCACTCAGTGAAACGTCAGTGACAGCGTAGTCAATGATGTCATCACCTTTGCTGAGTGTTAAGGCATAGCTGCCAATCCACCCATAACTGCCCGACTGTGCCCGGACAGTAACCGTACCGGCCCCGTTGCTGTCAAGCGTAATCGGGTCAGACCCAATCACGTCGTTAGCCGTGAGCACCATACCGTAGTAGTAGTTCAGATATTTAATCAGGTCAGCCACAGTTTGAACATTGGACGCCACCTTCAACGTGCTGCCCACCAGGGTGGTCAAATCGTTCAGGTCACGTCGGGTATAGTTCACCACCACTGTACCGGACCAGGTTGTTCCGTTACCCGTTAAGCGCACTGACGTGTTTTTACCCGATGCGGCCTGCACATCACTGGATGCAGCCGCAGGCACGCCAAAGGTCACGTCCGTAACGAGCAGACTGGTGGCGTTGGCAGCGTTGGTTGCATCAATGATGGCCTGCTTGGGATCGACATAAAGGCTCATAGCCTATCCTCATAACAAATTGTATTGTAAATAAATCGGCCCCTGGATATTCGGGTCCACGATGCCGCTTATGACCGCCACTTTGTCGTACTTCGGATTGAGTATCCCAATCACGCCTTTGTTGTAAGTCGCAATACTGGCTTTGGAATAATCAAACGACGGGAAGCCCATGGACACCAGGGTTTGCACCAGTGACTGAGTATTGCCACTGTTGAAGTTCGGGCCATTCCCGAGCGGTCCGTCTGCCATGACCGAGACGATGTTAAACTCACCGGTCATGTCCAACCCGTAGGACAACATCTGCCCGGACTTAATGCCGGTACTGACAACATCCTGGGTAAGCGGGTGGTTGTACGCATCGAGGTTACGGTCATACACCACGTCGTTTAACCGGTAACCACCGTTACGGTAGCGGGCGTTGAACGACCCAAAATACTGGTACGACCCGGGCAGTGCCCCGATAGTGAAATTCAGTCCGTCGTAGAATGCTCCGTCACCCACATCATCCTGGGTGAGGTTGAGACCATAACGGGCGTTGAGGTTAGCGAGTCCGGTGTACACGCTGCGCGCCGTCGGCGCATCAATGGTGACCACCAGGTTCTTAAACAGTAACGCAAAATCCAGACGGCGGTAGCGAAACGTCACCGAGTTGATGTACCCACGAAACTGGATGCCTGTCACCACCACTTCGGTGTTGTAGCCCTCGGGCGTCACCGGGATGCTTTGAGGAACCCCCACAATGCAGTTGTTTTCATTGAGCTTCGTGGGTGCCAGGTTCAGGCGGTTCATCTCGTCTAACAGCAACGCCTTGGGTGACTTGCTATAAATAGCCATGGTAACTCCAAAAACGTTAATACAATGGGAGGCGAAAGCCTCCCACTATGTTGTTAAACGACATTAGGTCACGTTGTAACCCAGGCAGAACGTACCGGACACGTTAGTGTTCAGCGTAGTATCGATTTTGAACGTCACGATACGGTTGAACTTCGCGTTCCATGGGCCGCCCGGCGGGTAATTGCCGCTGCTGTTTGGTGTCTGGTCGTTGGTCCCGGTGTAGGTGACTTCCCAGTTCGCGGTGTTGTAGTCCGTTGGGTTGGTGCCATCGTACACCCAGATTTCGGCCACCACTTTGTTGAGTTCGGTTGCCAGCGAATTGTCGGTGATTTTGTCACCCACCGCACGCAGTTCCAACCAACTGGAAATTGAGTTCGCATCCACATTCCAGCAGTACTCACGCGCCTGAATACGGTTGTTACCATCGGTGCTACCGTCTGGGTACATCAGGCCGCTCAGGTTCTTGGTCAGAATCACGGTATCGAGACGCTCACCGACTTCTGGGTCAGGTCCGATAGTGACACTCAGACTGCCGGTGTACGCCACAGATGCGTCAGCAATCTGAATAGTGGCATTCCACGGCTGTGCACCCGAGGTATTGATGGTGCCGTCTTTGACTTCGGTGGTGGCGATGTTCAGGCCGTATTTGGCATTCAACACCCCCAACAGGTCAGCGGGTTTAGACGGGACGGTATTGCCCAAATCCAGGTTGACGGAGATTTTCTCAAACAGCTTGCCGATATCAAGACGCGCATACTCGATATCCACCTGCCCGATATACCCGCCACCTTTGACGGAAGTCACGGTGGCTTTGGTGTTGGCATTCGGAACAGAAGCATCTGTTACCGTAGTCGGGTTGGTGATAAGAATGTTCACACCCGTTAACGTGGTGTTGTTTGCCGAGTTAATCAGGTCAATAACCAAATCCTGGGAGGCTTTCGTCAGGATAGACACATTAGAGGTTGCCATGTTAGGGCTCCAGGTTAAGCATTGTAATGCAGGTAGAGGTACCCACCCAGTTTTAAACTGTAGAAGGACATGTTCAATACAAGAATACGGCTGTAGTTCTTGTTCCCAGGATAGGCCGGGTTGGTGTTCAGTCCGTTATACACAAACTCCGCATCCCGCAGATTGTAATCCGTAGGGTTGCGATACACGGTCCAGTCGTCCAGCGTCACTGCTTTCAGCATTGTTGCCAGTTGTGTCACGTCGAGGTTATCGGCGGTCACACCCAATAACGTGGAGCCAAAATCAGAGAAGTCAAACCGGTAGGAATAAATCAATGCCTGGCCCAGTTTGGTGTTGGCGTACGGATAAAGAAAACTGTCTTGCAAATCCCGGTTGGTAAACGCATCCCCAATGACGGTATCGCCCGGACCCACTTTTGCCGTAATCTGGCCCAACCACCCAAGGGAGGTCGACGCAGCCTGAATCAGCAATCGTTTATTGGTCCAGTCAATCCCCGTGTCAACCAGGTCTTCCTGCGCCAAATCCATGCCGGTGAACTGGCGGATGTTACTGATGACATCGTAGGCGCTTTTGGCGGTCGTGCCCGCAAACACCTGCATGGGGTTGACCCCATCAATATCAGTGAACACCTTGGTAAACGGCACCCGATGATAGGTTATCCACATCGCACCCCGAGCAGGCGCTTTTTGCGCCATCGTGATACGAACGCGGGTGTTGCTTCCGTTTGCCGTTGGTGTGTCCAGTGCCTGCGGCACACCAAAAATAACATCGTCCACCTGCAGGGCCAATGACGCATCAGCATTTATCTTATCGATAAGATACTGACGGGGTGATTTAATCAACATGTCATGTCCCCGTTGGTGTGTTAAAGTGAAAAATCAACCTACCGGCATAGTTGCTGGCAGCGTCCAGAATCAACGTGTTCACGTACGTGTAATCCGTACTGTTGAATGCTGGGTCACTGTCGGCACGTACCACGCCGCCCCAAACCGCATTGGCCAATGAAACCTGGTCGATGGCTGTTGACCCTGCTGATGCCATCGTGTAACGCGTTGTTGTTACCGTCGTGATTTGGTCGAACTGGGCTTGCGTCAAGGGCTTGGTTGCCCCTGCACCGGCATCCGTTAAGGTTGCGGCAATGCCCGTCCAGTCATAACCGTACGCCAGGTAGTCCGCCAGAGGTTTAGTCTGATATGACATGCCTGGGTTAATCGCATCGATTTCACTGTTGGTCAACTCGTCACTGATGTAGGGCAAGGTTTTAGCAAACCGCACCGTTAAACTTCCAATCCAGGCCCAGTTCGTTGGCTTCATTGTGATGGTCACAATGGCCGACTCTGTTCCGGCTGGAATGGCCTGGTCAACAATATCCGAGGCCTCCCACCCCAACCCATACAGGTCGTTCAGGAGGGGGAGGAGGTCAGAGTGTTTCGTGGGTGAGGGGTTTGCAATCACCAGTGGAGTCAACCCCCGGAACATGCGCGACAGCAGATACCGTTGGTAACTGATTTGCACACTCCCGAAGTAGCCTTTCCCGTACAGACCGTAGAGAATCAAATACGTGTTGTAAAAAGCCGTGTCAAGTCCGGTTGATGTTGGTAACCCCATCCCGATTTCATTGAGCGTTAAAGGGTTTGCAGTCAGGCCATTATCGCGATTGATGGCATCCAGCAACATCTGCTGGGACGCCTGTCGAATACTCGTCATGGTGAACCCTTATGAATGAAGTCCCGCATAACATACCCTCTAAAAAATTACATGAGGGTAGGGACTGGAGTTTTATAAATGGCGCCTACTGTCGCATAATCACTGAGTTGGGTGTTGCCCGCCACACAGCCTTGGGTTGTTGGTGCATCTGTCCATTTCACCTGGCTGTTCGCAAGGTTGGCTTGCAAGTCAACGACAAATCCACCCACCATCCCCGCACACCCCTGATACAACCCCGCGATGTTCTGGACCTGAGCCACACTGCCCATATTGGCAAAGAGGGCACCCACATTAATGGCCAGGCCTGAGTAGGCAAAGGTTCCCCGCATACTGCGCAACGACACATTACTACTGAACAACGGGGCAGCGACCTGTGCGAGTTGCGTGCACTTATAGAACAACTGGTTAATCACCGCCAACTGGGTGAGTTGTTTAAAGATAGTTGGGTCACTGATCGAGGACATCGGAGTATAGGCAAAGGCCCCGGTCAGGTCGGTGAGTTTGGTGGTCTGAGCAAACAGTGCCGATGGAATCGCCGTGACCCCGGTACTGGCAAACAGCCACTGGGCGCTGAGCACATTGGTGTTGAACGCCAGTAAGGCTTCGGGGATAGTGGTGATATTGGTGCAGCCTCGCCAGACCCCGTTAATTGACTGCACCCGCAGTAGCGGTTTCAGTAAATCCACCGGAATGGCATTCAACCCCAGACACTGCGTAAAAATAGAATCAATGCTGAGCAGACGACGGGTGTAGGTAAACATCACGGCGGGGGTCGTAAGAATCCCTGAGCGCGCAAACGCCGAATCGAGATACTCCAGATTGGTGAGGCCCTGGAACAGCCCGGGCGGGATACCAGTCAACTGTTTACAATCGGCGAACACCGAGGACAGACGTTGCAGTTGGATATTGGTGGCAAACAACCCAGTGGGAATGCTAGTGATGGGTAAACCACTGAACGCCCCAGAAGCATCGACGAGCGCCGTTTGGTTCGCTAACAGATTCACTGGTAACGCGGTGATAGCCGGACACCCACCAAACAAATAACTGATGTTCTGCAAGTTGGTCAGTGGGGCAAGCAACGCCGGTACAGCAAAGTTACTGGTCGCCCCAGTACATCCCAGGAAACACCGACGCAATGATACCAGTGCCAGGTTACTGCGAAACAGTGTCGCAGGGATAGTCGTGAGTCGAGTACATTGTTCAAACGCCGACTCCAACGTTGTGAGTTGGGTGCAGGATTCAAACACGGTAGCCGGTACGGTCACAATGCCAGTCTTACGGAACACGGCCACTGCGGATTTCAGGGCCTGACACGGCGAGAACAAATGCTCCGGCACATTGACCAACGCACTACAGCCGTCGAACATGTAATCCGCGCTGCGCAGGTCTTTCCGGTACTGGAACACATTGGGGTCCACGGTAGTTAATGTACGAATCCCGGCACAAAACCCCGTGGCATCAATCGCACCCCGGTAGGTCGTCAGTCGGGTAATGGGGACATACACCCCGGTGTTACCCATCAAAGTAACGGCCCCGCCGCGGATACGTACGTCATTCTGGGCTTGCGTCAACGGGGCATTGAATCGGTACTCATACTGCTGAGTGCGTGGATTACGTGTGGTAGCCAATACGGTCCAATTGCTGCTGTTCAGTGAACCTTGCAAGTTGAGTTTGGTGTCGCTGTAGGCCACAATCGGCGTATCACCCACCGCCCCTCCCATGCTGTAGGCCACACCATCTTGTTCGGATAAGCCCGCATCTTTGGTGAACGCGACATCGACCTCTCCGATATACAGCGGGGAAACGGAATCATCAATCATGATTTTTACCGTGCCACTGGAGGGCAATACATCGTCACTGTTCAGCACTTCGGTGTCCAGGACATCTAACCCGTACCGGTTGCGTAAAATGGCCACCAGGTCTTTTACCGTGCTGGCCGATGGGTTCTCAATCAACGCGGGACGTTCCCAATAACGGTCAATTTCGATACGGTCATACACCACATCCGTGTTACCGACATAGCGTACGATTTCACCAGTGTCCAGGGCGTACATCGTGGCTCGGGTATTGCGTTTGGCGTTGGGGGTGCTGGTGATGTCATCCAAGTCAATGTTGTCCAGAGACAACGGAATCGGTAGGTCGGGGTTAGCAGCCATTGCCAACGCCAACACTTTTGTAATGCGTTCGGTGTTCATGGACATCCTCTTTATGGCATAAATGGGAGGGTCTCCCCTCCCATGATTCGCGTTATGCAGAAAGCTCTTTGACAATCGCCATGTCGGTTTCGGGTAATGGTGCATCCAACAGGTGCTCCACTTCCATCATCACCGCCACCATGACTTCATCAAACGGTTTATTGGCGTTGATGACCGCTACGTTGTCACGGCCACTTTGCGCCCACTCGTCATAGGCATCACCGACCCGTTTAAAGAACTCAGGTCCCCGACAATCAATGTTGTCGGCTTGCGGTCGTGCGACCCGCATACGCAGATTGGCCACTGACGGGTCAATGTCCAGATACAGATACAGGTCAGGATTGGGTACCCCGTCCAGGAACTCATCAATAAGTGCCTGGACTTTCTCTGCCCGATGACTGCCATGACCCTGATACATCAGTGACGAAATCCAGTTGCGGTCAGAGACCACCACTGCGCCGCGTGCCAGTGCGGGAAGAATCACAACACGGTACAACTGCACGCGTGCCGCAAAGAACATCAGGATTTCTGTATCGATGTGGGTATCTTCTCCTTCCACACCGTATACCACCAGGTTCCGTAACTGTTCGGCAATTGGTGTACCGCCGGCTTCACGACAATAAACAACCTCACGGTCTGGGTACAACGCTTCAATGCGTTCACCCATCCCAGTGCGCACCGAGGTCTTACCTGACCCGTCACGCCCTTCAACCACAATCCACTTCCCTTTATGCAACGACATATTCACCTCGGATACTCAACGCTTTTGACATCCCAATGGCCACTGAGTCCGAACTGTGTTCGTCAAGTTCCGCCGGGTCCACATGCCATACGAGTCCTGGGTAATTTACTACACACGCTTTCACACCGTCTTTGTCACCACCTTTGCCGCCTTTGTGACCCACCGCTTTTTTGGCTTCAGACGGCCCAATGAGTTCCAGCACCATGAAGCGATTGTAATCACGAATGGCGCTTTTAATCATCTCGAGGCCTACGGTCAACGACGCAAAGGCGTTAGCAAATTTCTTTTTCAGAAATGCCGATTCAGCAATGATGGAGTGAGGTTGGAACTCGTGCATCATGTTAACCAACATGTGGCGATGACAATGCATGCGGGTAAACATGGTACCGTGCATCTCCTCATACCCGTCAGGCAAATACCGTAATTGGCGACTGGCGGTATGGGTACTGGAGTAATGTACGGCAATGGTCCCGTCACGTAAATCAACCGTGAGCAAAGATAACCCCAGCGTATCAGAGCCGGGGTCAATTGCCATGATACGGTACAATGCGCCCGTGTCGCTAGATACCAGTCTGGCGAACTGCGCTAAAGGGGGTGGAGGTAGTTGCACTGACGTTACCCTCTGCTGCCAGTGGTTCGGTAAAGCCGATATCCACCGTAAATTCAAAGCCTTGGTTAGCAAACCCAATGGCGTAATACGCGGTGATATGGGTGTACGCCTGGCACATGATGACTTCGTTGAAATTCTGATTGCCTGTCCCAGTGGTGATGCCAATGGGCTTATCAATCCCGGTACACAGCATGATTTCAGAAATCACGGCCTGGTTCTCATCCCCATAGAGGATTTTCGCCACGTTCATGAGTTCGGCAGCATCAAACTGCGTGTACTCGATGTTCACCGGAGCTGAGGCCATCACGTATTCCCCGTCAGCCAAATTAATGGCGGTAGGCGATACGGTCGGCTGCGTTGGGTTCAGGTTACCTTCGTTTGGCGTAAACGCGGTTACGGTGGTGGTACCATCCTGAATCACAACGTGCTGCATGGTGACTACCGAATCGGTCAAATCCAGACGTTTAGCGTAGTACGCAACGTAGGTGGTGCCGTTATGAACTTCGGTGCGACGCAAGCCGTAGTTAGCACGCAGCGTCGGTGACAAGTCATCCGTGGGTAAACGCAACACAAACGGAATCTGACCGAAAGCTGCAAAGTCAGTGGGGCGGTGTTGAACCGGGGTGGTGTACGGTCGACCACCGGCACCCGGTGTGAATTTGTGCCCCATGTCCCCGATAGCCCAGTATTTCATGGTCGGCGTAACCGTTGCATCGCCCGTCACACCGGACTGAATACCCAATTTTTCATTCAGAGTCGTATAAGGCACGAGGTCGTGCGGTAACCCCAAAAGTTTTGCCGTGAGTAAGCTTGATGCCAACACGGTACGTTGAATCGATTTCATGAAATTTTATCCTTGAAACATATCCGAGAGAAAGGGTCACGGTGCCTATACGATAACCATATATTTACTTAACCATTATAAGAAAAACCCCTGATGCAGAAACAGGGGTGCAGAACAACACCCCTCAACCATTACTTCACAATATTAAAGGTTGCGGCACCTGTGAGTAACAGGTTCGCCCCGGAAGCGGTGAGCAACACCGTCCTGATAGGGATAAGTCCCAACAGTCCGGTAGACACGGCAGAATCCGTAATGTCTGCAACCACCAGTTGGGTCTTTAACCACTGGTTGATGCGAGGCAATAACGCCGACGTTGACGCGGGGACGGTTGACAAATCCGCACCCCAACTCACCTGCCCGGTGGGCATCCGCAACTTCAGAAATTCACTGACTGTCCGTCGATTATAGTAAACGTTAATGGTGCCTTTCCCGTAACCGTTCAAAGGCGTTAACAGTACGACGGTATTTTTGTTATTTAGGATAGTGGTGCTCGGTGTGCCTATGCTGTACTGTGCCCGGTAATTCGAGAACTTTGGGTTACCCACAACAATGAGGTCTTTGATGACATCAGAGGTCGGCTGATTCCAGTTTTGCGCCACGTATGCATCTCCATAAAGAACAGCAGGTAATAGTCCTGCACACAATAAGTCAGCATAAAGGGAGGCTTTCGCCTCCCTGTTTTTTATGCCTTGGTAAAACGCAAGGTGAAACTGCCGATAACATACAGGCTGGCAGGGTCTGCGGTTATGACCACATTGGCTTTGTTAGCATTCGGGGGCAAGGATGCACTCAATACATCAGACGGGTCTAACGTCGTCCCGTACTGCGCATTGAGCAACGGTACCAAATCCCGGGTAGTGAGTGCGGTTGGGTCATGCAACACCACTGGAATAGCCATGAACAACAACCCAAGGTCCAACCGGCGCCAACCGATAGTGACCGACTGGGTGAAGCCACCATTGTCCAACGGACGCAATGTTGCCTGGGTGTTCACTGAGGGTCCATTCAACGGCCCTAACGATTCGATGGTCACGTTGTCCGTGGTCAGCGGTTGGCGCAGGGTAGTGGGGTTCAACGCAGTGAACCGGTCCAGGATAATGCTGGCAGAACTCATAACGGCACCTCACCAATGTCTTTGTTCACAAGACTGCTGTCCAAATCCAGGGTTGGGTCAGAGAAATGCATCACCAGATACCCAAACACATCAGCACACAACGTATCGTTTAACGTAATCACCAGAATGCGCCCCACATTTAAACGGTGGGTGTACTCCGGTAACGGACGCCCAACGTACAACACGCTAAGTTGACCGGGCTGGGTGGCCAGGTTACGCGCCACCACGGTGTTACTCAGCACCCACTGGTTCGCTGGCGGCAGTTGACTGTTCAGGATAGTGAGCAATGCCTGACTGTCGGTGGTGTTGAGTAATCCTCGACCAATCCCCTTTAGGAAAGTCCAGTACACATCGTAACTGTAAGGACGCAGATACAACGGTCCCTGGGCTTTCGTGCTTTGTCCGGTTGGGTAATCAAACACCGGGTCAACCACGGTTTGTAAACCATCCGCCAGCGACTGACTGAACGCCACCACATGAACCTGCACCGAACCCACCCAGGCCAGTGACGTATCACGCATCTGCACATTAACGGTCAACGGTAATGTGTTGGGATTGAAATACGTGATGTCCACATCGTCTTCATTAAAGCGGGTTCCGTACAGGGCATTCACCGCTTTCATGACGGCCAGGGTATCAGACTGCCCGTCCCACCGAATACGCAAATCGACATTGGCAAATACATCACCGATATCTAAACGCTGATAGTGTACCGTCACAGTACCGGACATCCCTTCCTCTTCAACCCCCACTACGTCAAGTGCAGTATTACGAAAATCCCCGCTTTTGGAATACGGGCGCAGGTTCTGTAACTCAACGTCAGTGGGGTTAAAGTTGGTGTTGTTGTCACGGTTAATGAGGTTAAAGACCAATGCCCGTGACGGGTAAATATACGGGTGTGGCATTGGTTAGCCTCCTGTACGGTTCGCGGTGGTTTGGGGGAACGGGTCTGGGTAGTACAAGCCATTCAGACCCCGCACCAAAATGACTTGTCCCAGTGGGATGAGTTGTGGGTCATCGCCCGGGAGTGGGTCAATCAGGTAGAACTCCAGTCCGTTGAGTTCAGTGACGGTTAAGCGTTCAGTCAGGTTGTTTTGTCGGAACATTACCCCAGGGGTAGGGTTACGGATTGGTGTGTAGGCGTATCCCGCATGCGTGACCCGCATGTCCGGCACCACATCTACCTGTACATGGTTTTTGAACGTCAGCCAGGCACTGAGGTTGGTAACGTCTGCCACCAGGTCCACCGCTTCTGACGCTTTCAATAACATGTCTGCTTGCAAGACTTCCGGCCCCGGCAGGGGAATTTCTTCGGACATGCGTAACCGGGTACGGTCGTCGCCCATACGGATGTATTCAGCATTGATGGCTTTGACTTGCGTGGCATTGATGGTCTGTATCCACTGCGTGGAATACGATGACATCTGCGACATGAATTTAATCATGGCTCCCTGGATTTGTCCCAGAGATTTCACGTTAGTCAAATCCTGACCCGTGGCGTATTTCAGGATATCCGCTGACAATGTTGCACTGTCAATGTCGTCGAGTTCCACCACGTACCACCCACGGGCTTTGAAATAATCTTCAAAACTGCTGTGGTTCGGGTCCAACACACACCCCACCGTTCCGTAACACCGCATTACCGCTGCTTCACATTGTCCACGCGCAATAAAGTTCTCATGCATGGTGTACATGAAATATTGGTTAGTGGCGGCAGTGTGAATAGCCGTGATGGTGTCCAGGAAAGCTTCAGTGGACAACATGGTTCCCACATCGGCATTGCTCTCCAGAATCCACTGAAGCTCATTGTCACTGACGTATTCGGGCAGCACCAATTCCTGCAAGTCATAAATCGACGGCAGAGGGGTAAGTCGGAACCGGTTAGCAGTCACATCCGGGATAGTGTCCAGCGTTAGCCCAAACGTACGGTTGGTGGCGTACAACCACACCACGAATGCTTCCACCGCGGTCATCGACATCAACGCCCCAGTGAAGGGGTTAGTGACCTGGATTTTGGCCTGGTAGTATCCGTGGGTCGCTTTGTGCAACCATTCGTTCAATGCAATCTCAGTCAGTGGGAACACGTCCGATGCACTGGAGTCAATCACGGACGATTCCAGAATTTTGGTTGGTAGGGTGTTGTTCCCTGAAACCTGCATCTGGTCAGTGATGGTTACCGTATCCAAATCGATATCTGCCAGGTTATCCCGAGCCAGTTTCGATTCCCGTGTCAGCATGTTCATTACGGTATGGGTGGTTTTGCCCCCGGTGAGTTTGTCACGGGCGTTACGGGACACACGTGCCAGCGCGATGTCCGGGTACAGGGACTCCCCGGTTTCAAAGTTGGTGATGTCGTGAATCATCTTGTAGGCAGCCACCGGCAACCCACGGTCAGACATGACATTATCAATTAACAGGTTCTGGTTAGACACCCGCCCAGCATTCATTTGCAGGTACTTGACGTTACGGTACAGCCACAGTGCCTGTTTGGTACTAAAGAACTCCCGGTATTCGCCCAGGTGACCATTCGACTCCAGGTATTCCCAGATGTGGTAGGAGTGCGCAAATTCCGTTTTGCAGTTCTCTAAACGCAGGGTTTCAATGATACCCGGTAACTGGGCATTATAGTTGCCGAAGATAGCCGCCCGGTACAGGTCGTCGACTTCATCGTACGCGGGTGTTGCCCAGCGAGAGAAATACGCATTCGTCCAGGCTTGCAGCATGGGAATCAAATTGACTTCCGTGGGTTCCACCAAATCCGGTTCATAGTTGAGGATGGTGTTATCCGGTGCAGCAATGGCCGTTTGGATATTCACGGGATTCAAAATCCCCCGAATCAACAACTCCTGGGTTGGGTATCGTTTGACTAACTCTACAAAATTGTCCGTGCCGTAGGCATACGCTTTGCGCGTCGCGCGGTTATCTTGCAGCGTCGCCTGCGTAAAATTAATGGTGGTCTGGCTGTCCAGTGACGTCACGGTCATCATAGTGTCCGTAGAATGATACGAACCAGATATATTTTTATAGTAGCGCCATGTGGTGGGGTCATCCCCAACAGCAACGTTTCTCTCCATGAGATCTTTGTTGATTGCATCTGCCGTAGCAACGCTTTTCACCACCAGTGTTTTGGCCAGTTTAATTACGTCTGATACGTAGAGCCCATAAAGTGTATTGGACACGTAAATCCCTCCGCTCGACCTAAGGAGCTTTCCTAACATGCAGCAAAAAAGAACTGAAGAACCACTGGTAAGTCAATTTCAGCGGATGGACTTCTTCAAAGACAATGCTGTTGCGCAATCCCTGGTGACCAAGTTCGTCCCAGCAATCGCCAACCGCCAGACGCGCGGGAATGGTAAAGACGATGTCATTCCCGACCAATCAACTTTAGAACGTATCAGTAAAATGGTGGCGTCCGACATTGACGACGCCTCCAACATGATGCAGATTCATACTGACCTCGGTCTGGCCCGCGAAATCATGGTTTCCCTGATTATCGCACCGAAAGATTTGCTGACCCACAAACTGATTTGGGGTACTGGTAAGTGTGACTTACCCACAGGATTGGTCGGCGCTATCACGGAATGCCTGTCAACCTATTTCGAACAGGGCTATAAAATTAATGACCTGTTGATTCCGGCCTGTGAAGATGCCTTGTTTAATACGGGTTCTTACCCACTGGTGATTATCCCTGAGTCGTCACTGGATGACATTATCAACCAGAATGGTCGCATCTCAGTTGAATCCTTGCAGACCAACACCGCCGTCTTTGAGTCGGGTCATGTGAAGAACCGGGGTATTCTCGGTCCAGGCACTGCCGTTGAAAGTACGAATGGCGTCACCCGGGTTGTGGACAGTTACACCCGCAAAGGGTATGGTATCGAATCCTTGACCGGATTGTCTCATTTAGATGTGCGCAGCAATCCGTGGTTTGATGGGAATATCCGTATTCTGGATTCCACCGACAACCTGAAGCTTCCTCACCTCCAAGAGCGTCTCACGCAAGAGATGTTACGTGACCGTATGAACTACGGTAACATATCGATGGAATCGTTGGACCGGGATGAAGAACTGGAACGTTTACAGGATGCGCTGTTTGTAAGGCGCCCTACCCGTAACATTCCTGTGATTACGGTCGACCGTTCAGGTAACGGGTCCCGGTTGCCAAAAGGTCACCCGCTGGTCATGAAGCTCCCCAGTGAGTCTATCATTCCGGTTCACACTCCGGGCGCACCCACTGACCACCTGGGTTATTTCGTGATGATTGATGAGTTTGGTAACCCGGTCACCCGTGCCCAGTCGCAAGACTACTACAAACAACTCACCAACAACATGAACACCAAAATGGACAACTACAACAGCCAGGCTAAAACCTTGCTGTCTAACGTCCAGAGCTTCATGGGCCCGAACTGTGAAACCTCGAAGTTCGATGGTATGCAGTTACTCAACGCCTACACGGGGATGTTGAAATATGAAGTGCTGACCCGTTTAAAACGCGGACTGTACGGTGAGAACGTGGAACTCTCCGATGTGGCTGAACAGGTCTATACCGTGATGTTGGCCCGTACTCTGGCGAACCTGCATACATCACTGCTGTATGTTCCAGTTGAACAGTGTACCTACATCGCGTTTGACTACAACAACGCAGGCTGCGGTAAGTCATTGCTCAGTGATGTGAAAGTACTGGCTGCGTTACGCTCAACCTTGTTGTTTACCGACACCATGATTGCGCTGAAGAACGCGGTACCGCATCGCAAAGTGACACTGGGTTTGGATGAAACTGACCCAGACCCGGATAAAACCATCGCTCTGATCCAAAACGAATTCGCCAAGACGTTGAACTACTCGTTCCCGCTCGGGGTAACCGACCCGAAAGAACAGATTGACATGTTACAGAAGTCAGGCGTGTCGTGGGAAATCAGCGGACACCCACAGTACCCAACAACCTCGCTACAGGTAGACATCACCAACTCTACCTTCCAGCGTATTGAACCGGAGTTTGCGGAAAACATCCGTAACATGATTTTCATGGGTATTGGTATCCCACCGGAAATTGTGGACTCCAGTTTGAACATTGAGTTTGCTGCATCGGTGTATTCGAGCAACTTGCTGTTAGCAAAACGCTCGGCACAGAAACAGCAAATCCTCACAGGGTTCATGGAAGACTTTGTGCGGAAATACGTTCTGTCTTCAGGAACCTTGTTCCAGGAGCTCCAGGACATTATCAACAACCACCGTGATGAGTTGCGGAAGATGCAACGTGAAGGCGATGAGCCTCTGCGTTATTCTGCCGTTATCAAGATGTACCTCGACGCGTTGAAACTGAAACTGCCTGCTGCAGACCAGGCACGCGTGAAGACACAACTTGAAGCTGTAAATGACCAACTCGCGCTTTACGATGCATTGATTCCTGCTGTCCTCAATGACACTGTACTGCGTGAAATGATGGGTGACGAGTTCTCACAATACAGTGATAGCGTTATTCAGGCAGTGCGCAGTAACCTTATCATTGACTGGATGGTGCAGGAAAACATTGCGCCAGAAATCCAGAAACTGGTTCGTAAAGCTGATGATGACAATCCGGGCTATGACTTCCTTACGGCCCGACTCGAACATGTCAATGCCTTGGCTGCGACGGTCGCGAATTACGTTAAACGTATCTCCGAGCGTAACGGCGGAAGCCTTGACAACGGGGGCAGTGATGACACATCAGGCGGTACTGATACTGACGGTGATACTGGTGATGGTGGTCTGTTTGGTGGGGACTTTGATGATTTCGGTGCAACACCGGATGACACAGAGAACCCGCCTGACGGCGGCGCAGCACAAAGCGATACGCCGACACCGGAAGAAAATACGGAAGATGACAACTTGAATCCCCTGGGGAATACAGGTATTTAAGCCAAAAAAATAAAAGGACGTGCATGTGGAGAGAGTGTCCCCGAAGGGACACTCTCTCTTTTATGCCGTTGATTAACGTTTCAGGATGTAAACCGAATCATCGCCCATCCAGCCTTGGTGCAGGGTGAAGCGCATACCGTCTTCAAGCAACAGAACGCGTTTGTGGTAACCCGCTTGGCCGTCTTCACGTGCAGACTGTTTCAGGATAACCCCAATCAGTTTGTGGATGTTGGGCGCAGAGCTGGCAGTGATAACGAATTCTGCTTTATCCGCGTACACACCCAGTTCCTGACTGGTGTGGTCCAGTTTGGCCAATACTGACTCACGACGTAACAGTACCGTACGGTCATTCAGTTCTTCAGACCCTGCCGGGATAGACAGGCAAATCATCGGACTGACGAATTCCGCAACATGACGACCCAGGGCTTCCATGAACTTCGGTGCCTTTTTGTCGGTCAGGTACTGTGGTAGTGCCGGGGCATCTTCAGCAAAGCTCTCGATGCTAACGCCAGTCAGACCCAGTTCCGTGTGGAGGATGCTGTTGACGTAATCGGTCAACTGTGCATCAATGGCGTTCCACAACAACGTTGGGATATCATCCACAATGTTTTTCAGGTGCTCAGCAAGCTCCTTCATGTTTTTGGATTTGCCTTCCTTGGTAAACAATTTCAGTTTATCCAACGCGTGAGCCGCTTCATCCACGTTCAACAGGAATGGCGTGGTTTCAACATACTTCGCAATCAACAGCGGAACATCGGTGCTGTCGAAATGCTCCAGCGCCAGTTTGGCTTGGGCTGCATACAGCGCCTGCGCTTCGTTGTTCACCGATTCCGTTCCCAGGTCCACTGTGACAATTTGCTGTTCGGTGAGGCGACCCACCATCACTAACGCATCGTCTTCTGTTTCATTTGGGGTTGGGGTGTCGATGGCTTCTTCACGTGACGGTGACAGTTCCGGCGCCACATACCCGCTGTTGGTTTCCTTACTTTTCTGACGGGCAGCTTCTTCCTGATGTTCCCAGGTTTCTTTCACCGCATCCAGGCGTTTGTCAATAACACTCTGACGATGAGCCGTCAGTTCACCCAAGGTGATGACTTTGCTTTCGTCAACGTTTACTGCATCGCGAGGGGGACGCGCACGAGTTGCGGCAGTCGATTTCACCGCGGCTGATTTATCCACAATCTCGTGGTCTTCGTATTTCACGGCATTCTCCTCAATGCGTTGAACGTAGCAGTTGCGCTTCACATCGAATGCAATGCGACGGGTCCGTGTAGACGGGGTGTAGCCAATTTCCCATGGGAAGTCCGGGTCGGGATTGGTGCGCCAGTCTTCAATGGTGAATTCAAAGTACCCGTCGTCCGTGTCACGACCGAACAAAAGATTGGGTACGTCTGGGTTGCTCGATAAACGTTCCATGAACTGGGGTTCCTTGGAGTGGTTGGGTTTTACCGTCAACGTCGAGGGGCGAGTGGATTGTGGTGGGGCTTCCATGTCATCATTGAATCCGATGGTGTTCTGGTTATCCCAGTCATGGTCACTCACATCCCAACTTGCACGGGCGTTGGCAGCATGCTCATGTGCTTCAGCAACCTGACGACCCACCGGTGCATGGCGAGGGTCATCCGGGTTGAAGCGGGTTTCGTTACTTTGGTTATTGCGTGAACGCCACGTGCCGCTACGCGGTTGCGTGAAGTTCGGTGGTTGGTTGTTGCCGCTGCTGGAGACTTGCGTGACAGGGCGACTGACGGGTTGTCGCTGTACCGGTTGTTGTTCATCGCGATTACCGTAGCGCCCCCGCATTCCAGCGGTACCGCCACTGCGCGGCTTGTACGACGGGGCCGGTGTTGCGCCGCGTGATGCGCGAGCTGCTGGAACCTGACTGGCCGTTGCAAAGTGCGCAGTGGGGTTTGCTGGTCCACGTCCGTACGAGGGAGCTGATGGATATCCCCACCCGCCCTGTTGTTGCTGTTGTGCAGCATCCCAGGCGTTATGTACCGGGGCTTGTGGGCGACCACGACCACCGACCCCATAAGCAGGGTTGGGTACGTTGTACTGCGGGCGTTGGAACTGAGCCATGAAATGGGAAATCTCCGCACTCAGCTGCTGTGCCTGATTTGCCCACTGCATCCAACCATCGTATTCCGGTTGGTTCATCTGTTGTGACAGCTGTGGCGTGCGTGCCACTGTTGTTCCACAAACACAGTAATACACGGTAGTGAGTGCCTGGTTAATATCAATCTGACCGCCGCCCGACGACCACATCTGAACCAATTCCAGCAAGGTATTTAATCGCTGTTGAAAGAACTCGTTCTGATAATTGTTCTGTGAAGCCATCTGCCAGACATAGTTCTGGACAGGTCCGGCCTGCGCCTGTTGTTCAATGTAGTTAACCAAATATTGCCCAAGCTCTTGTGCCTGGTTGTTTTGTGCGTACATGTCAGTTCCTATTCTTGGATAAACCGGTTATCGCTGAATCTTGCGTTGAATGTCATCAAGCAGTTCGATGCGTTCAGGGTCACGTTCAATAGAGCCATCTTTCAGGATATTGACGTAAGGGTTAGCGCGAGACCGGCCAGTGGGTTCAGACTTAGGCAGATTTCGGATACTCCCGACCTCGAAGATTGAGCTGTGCATAAGCTTCGCGGGGTCGGATACAGACGACTTCGGATTTTGTTTGCCTTTATTGGAGGCATCCGTTTGTAACACCAGGTTCGACGTCATTCTAAAGAAATAGTTGTCACCTGGCGTGGTGATGTTGGAAGACTCACCGTGTTCGCCTTTGCGTATATCCAAAACCGCGCCCATGCGGAGTTGCTTGTTCAGGAATGCATCAATGTCTTTTTCTGCCACTTCCTTTTTGTTGTAATTGTTGAATTTCCAGGAGAAGTTGAATATCGAACTCACGATATCAAACAGCGCATAACGCAACACGGTCAGGCGTTTGCCGTACATGTCTGCGGTATCCGTATTACGGATGCGTTCTCCCATCGTTTCGATGATGTGCTGGCAGAACTCATAGATGTCATCCACGATGATGTTGTCATCGCGCAGCATCTGTTGTGATTTCAAATCCAGGTACGTGTCCAGTGACCGTAGATGGACATCAATCAACTCAACGAGCTTGCCTTCGTTGTTGTTGCCTTTCCAGATGATTTTGCCCAGCAGAATCTGCCACAGACGCGGCTCCTCTGCGTATTCCTTGGTAATGCGGTCTGGGAAATGGTCAACCACATAGAAGAAACTCGCAATGTAACTGCGGGTAACCGCATTGTAGTCTTCACGTCGGATAGCCAAATGGATATCTGACGGCACATAGTTCCGTGGGTTGATTTTCACCCCTTTGGGACGGATGTGCGTTGAACGACAAATCACCCATTCCCGTGGGTCAAACTCCTGCGGGTCGAACGGCCCGTCATTGAGTACGGGGAGGGTATTAGTGAAACGTGCAAAAGCTTCTGTGAACCCATACTTGGCAAAGAAGTAATGCACAATGGAGGTTTTAGCATCAATGATAACCGACTGGTCTTGCAGTTGGTTGCGCGACAGTTTTTTGCCAAACTGGTTGTGCAGCGCAGACCACACGACGTAATCTGTTTCATCCTCTTCGTTGGCTTTGAAGCTGTGCATAATGCGCTGATAAATCAGGCGTGCACAACTCACCGGCATGAACACGGTGTCTTTCACCACAGAGATAGACACATCTGACAACACCGGACTGATGTAGTACACGGAATCATAGATGCGCATGGAACCGGCCTGACCCACAAACGGCAGATAGATGTATCGTGGCTTGAGGGGTTTGCCATTGAACGACAGGAGGTATTTCACCATGTAGACATCGGACTGTGTCAGCTCGAACATCTGCTTGGTGCGTTTACGGATAATCTCCGCATACTCCTCGTTAGGGGTACAACGCTGATACCCTTTGTATTCCAGACCCTGTGGAAATCGCTTGGATGCAGCACGCCAGATGTCATCGATATATTGCTCGACATACGACATCTGCGACACGGCGAAACCATCCACTACGAGGCGATTGAATTTCGGCATCCGCTCACGGATTTTCACGGCTATTCTTGGGTCCACCGTAGGCTCCTTAATCTTTCTTCAGTTTTTCATAGGCGACGAGAATCACCCCAATACCACCAATGACAGTGGCTATCGATTTGAACATACTGGCGAGGTTGTCTGTGGCTTGGTTTTCGTTATCCTTGTTCATTTTTTGCATGGCGGTTTCATGCTTGAGTTCTTCAAGACGGCGTTTGCTCTCAAGCTCCTGCATTTTGATTTGGTGTTCCAAATCTTTCTTTTGCTGTTCAAGTTCATCATTGCGGCGTTGCCACCGGCGGTTGTCCTCCTCATGACGTCGGTCCGATTCCTCAACTACCCGTTTGAGTCGTGCGTTTTCACGGTCATCAGTAAGTTTCTGTTGTCGGAATTCTTCCTCTTGTTTCTTGCGTTCAAATTGCACCCGTTCCAGTTCTTCTTTCCGTGCGGTTTGCATATCCCCAAGATTTCTGGCCAAATCAATGGAAGTAAACAAACGCAACAACGTTAAGTCGTCCTTACACGCGGTGTCGTATGCGTCAATCGTGTAATGTTCCAGAGTCGCCGGTGGTGGTAGTCCGACGTCTCCTAACGCACGATTGTTGCATTTTACATGGACCCCATCAGGCAAGTCAGGTCGCCGGGAAGCCGGTACCCGATACACTCGCCCGTTGATGTTGACATACCGTGGACCAATCCGTCCATTGTTGTCAACGATACGCAACCCCAATACAAACTCATCTGCGACCTCCAGGTTAGGGGTCTGCATCAGTTCGTTATGCAGTGCACCTGCCCGTTCATACGGGTGGTGCACCGGGTCACTCAGAAATGTCACCACGATATCCAGATTCCGATAATACAACGCCTGATTTTGACGGATAGTATCACCGGGGATTTCGTACAGCACGGTACTGCTGCGTGTCTGTGAACGGTACGCCATCGGGGACGCATTGCGGGATTCGAATGCGGACACGAAAGCAACACGGTTCGGGTCACTATCTGATATGTCGGGTCTGTCAAGAATTACATCAGTGCCGCCGTCAATGTCGTCATACGTGATAGCGATATACAAACTTCTATTCAACCCCGCACGTCTGCCCGAGTTGGTTTGAAGTCTGCACGCCACACCACGACGGTCGACGATGGTCACCGACTGTCCGGTGTGGTTGTAGTACGCCACCCGATGAGACAAGCCAGGTTTGTCACGATGGTCAAACAGTGCGCCTGGGATTGGCACACCGTCATCTATCACAACACCCCGGGAGTTAATAGAAGCCATAGTCGCCACCCGACCAAACGAAACACAGTAATCCGTGCACAGATTACTACCATTACTACATTAAGGTAATATAGGTTTATGTTATTTTTATTTGGTTTTATCGGGGATGTTTTTTACGTACGAAAAAAATAAGATAAGATGACGGCATAAAAGGAATCCTTCCCGGTTAAAGGAAGGATTCCAGTGTATGCTTATCCACTTTCGCCGTTTACCGTTGGCTACGTACCGTCACGGCTACTCGAACGGGAGCGCGTGCAATCCGTCTAGTACGCGGTTACGGATTACGGTGCCCAGTCAAGCCGCTACTTCTTTGGTGTTGTACAGCGCAGCAGAGCGAGACGCTTTCACCAGGTTGGTAACGTTCAGCTTGATCAGGATTGGCAAGTTGATGATGTGGCGGAAACGCGGCTGCACCTGACGCTCCATGATGGTAGCACCGTTACGGTTCACCTGTGCCGAGATAGCCAGCTCAGGGATGTACAGCATGTTACCGAAGGTCAGTGGGTCATGTTTACCAGTCCCTTTACGGCCGAAGCTCAGGAAGATGGTATCACGCATACGCAAGTCGTTCACGCTGGTGACAGACATGGAAGCGTTAGCGCCCAGGTAACGGTCATCACCGTTGATTACCAGGTACTTCGGCAGCACAGGGTCGGTTACTGCGATAACGCGCAGCTGCTCAACAGAGCCGCCGTTGTTAGCACGCAGAGACACTTCGTAACCTGTTTCACGGCATGCGCGCGCAACAACTTCGCGGATGACAGAAACCAGCACACCCTGAATGTCATCAACTTTCATTGCTGAAGAAGTTGAGTTCAGTTCCGCCTGGATGTCAACATCGATGCTCTCGTAGAACGGAGCAACCAGCAGTTCGCCTGGGGTTTCGAAAGACGGGTACAGGTTGATGGTCTCAGAAGAAACGAACCAATCTGCCAGCGTACGGTCGAAGTCCAGCAGCGTGGTAACCGCGGCGTTTTCGATTTGCATGTGAACACCCTGAACCAGTGCGTTCAGGTCCAGACCCAGGTTTTCCTGACCGATCGGCGTCTGCGAAACCAGTGGTGCGTTCAGAGGAACGTAGTACGCACGAGTTTCCAGGTCCGGGTTCAGGATAAGGCCCTTGGTACGTAAGTTGCTGTTGGTACGACGTGCATCGATGTCGTAAGCAACCACTTCGAAGGTCAGGCCATCCAGTGCAGTCTGCACAGCAGTGCTGTCCATATCAACTGGTTTGCCATCTTCGTCCAGGACGCTAACAATTTCAACGCCAGCAGCGGTAACGCTGTTGTTGGAAGTTTCCAGGTTGATGTTACCGAACAGACCGGTAGACAGAACCAGGGTGTATTTGCCCGCAGTCACTGCTGACAGTGCCTGACCTGCTGCACCTGTAACGTCGAATGCACCGGACTTGATGGTCAGTGAGCTCGGGGTGAAGTTCAGGTTCATCTGACGCAGGTTGCCTTCCATTGGACGGAAGTAGCCAGCGCCTGGCAGGTTCAGCGTACGCAGACGGTACACAGATTCAGTTGCTGCTGCACCACCAGTGCCCGCTTTAGAAGCGACCAGGTAGATGTTTTTGATAGAAACTTTTGGTTCAACGGCATCAGTTTCACCGATAGCGCCAGCCAGTTTCAGGGCTTCGTTAGAACTCAGTGCGATCAGGGAGTGCTTAACGCCAACCTTCAGAGGCTGGGTGGTCACTTCAACTGGGCCCACTTTCGCTTTGACCGGAGTCAGCGCAGCTTTGTCCAGGAACTTGTCGTTGTTCACGCCATCACGGAAGATTGGTACCAGGTCGGTACTGTTGTTCATCAGGATGGTGTAATCCAGCGCAGCGCGGATCAGGTTGTGCTTTTTGAAGTCAGCCGGGTCGCCAGACTGGTCAGGAGAAACGTATTCGTTCTGCACCAGAATGCGCGGAATGTTGATACGGAACACGACTTCGTCAGGCGTACCAACAACAACCGGGAACCAGTCATCGTTGAACGGAGACTGACCGATGGCCAGGGCGTTGAACACCACAGACACGTCGATGCCTTTCTGCAGTTCCATGTTGTCGAACGCTTCGAGTGATACGAAACGGTCAGACGGCTGACGGTAACCAAAGGTACCTACAGAAGAAGAACTCGCTGGCAGGCTCAGACCTTCCAGAGACAGTTTGGTACCTGCGGTGTAATACGCAGTTGGATCGCCGTATGCAGACGCGGTGATGGTCGCAGATTCCAGCTGTTCCTGGCTCAGCGTGAAACCATTACCGTTGTTGATGCCGGCAAAGATGTCTTTCAGGTTTTTGCTCAGGTGGTTCGCAGCCGTGGAATGGTTAGCGAACTGCTGCTCATCCAGCGACTCCATCGACACCATGTTTTTGGTCAGAGTTTGAGGCACCAGTGAAGCACCCAGGTCTTTCAGCTGGACACCGATTTCATTGGCGGCCAGTTTCGCTGGGGCGATGGCGTCTTTACCATTAAGTCTTGACATAATCGTTAATTCCTTGAGGGATTCAATACGTATTGAAAAAAGCTACATGACGTCGATGCTGTAGCGCATACTATCTAAGCCATGGCCGTTACTGGGGTTATGCCACCATTGGTGCGCCCACGTACTTGTCAAAAACAGTGAACTGCGTTAAATCAGTTACGCGCACTGCCTTCGCGAGTTCCGCGAGCACTGCGTCATAATAATGACTCTTCCGTCCACTGTAGGGGTCTTCTGCACTGCCTGTCATGAATAACACACCAGACGAGCACGTGGGGGTGTAGAAACACCCTGACCCATAGTCAACAGCCAGTGCTCTGCGCGAGCCACCACCTGCTATACTATATTTAGCATCACACTCTGCCACTACTTTGTCATACAGAGCCTGATGGTTTGCAATCCAAGCCTGGAACGTAGGCTCATCAAATAATGATGTCAAATCATCTGCTACCTCAGGCACCCACTCTTTTGCTTTGGAGTTGTACCATAAGTAATAACTGACATCAGCATCCGATAGTATACCTGAGAGTTGGTCCAGATTTGTGAAACCGTCGAGCGGAAAATCGCTTTCGGCAGCGATGGCATATAGGGCGGGTGGAATCACCACCAGACCGATACGTGGCTCGCTTGACGTGGAAATAAACATGTAATCGCTCCCGCTATAAAGACAAGACAGAATACGGAGTCAAATAATGGATTCGAAATTGTTGTTGGTCCGTGGTATCACACTTTTGTACCTCGAATCAAAACGCCTGACCCAGAACGAGAACTCGGCTATCCTCATCCGTGAACTGGTGGGTGCGATGAAAGCGCCCGAGCGCACTTATGAAACCGATGAATCGTCGGTAACGCATACAGAATTACGCAACACATTATTGTGGATGGCAAATCAGCCACTCGGCCATAAGTACGACCATACGGCGTTATTACAAAGAATACGTGTTAACATCAAGAACGATGATGGTTTGTGGGATGCCTTTGCCCGCGGTATGGACGAGCCGGATGACTATGAACTGCTAATGGCCAAGATTACGGAGATGCGTAACGAGCTGAAAAGCCACCGTCAACGTACCCGTTTAGCCGAAGTGATTCGTAAAGCCAATTTCCAGGTGCAGTTCAAACCGGACGACGTGGATTGGTTAACCCTAATTCCACAACTGCAACAGGAACTCGAAGACAACAAACCAGGTGCCAAGCAATCGTTCGAAGCGGTGACCCGGTTTGGTAGCAATACTCGCACGGCTGTTGCCGAAGCGATTCAGAAAGCCATTGAGCAATCATCACCAGAAGGCGTGTTGCGCTGGGGTTGGCAGGGCGTCAACCAGATGATGGGTGAACTCAGTGGTTTGCGTCGCGGTGATATGGTGGTGGTTGGGGCGCTGACCAACAACTTTAAAACCGGCTTTACCTTAAATGGTTTCCGTCAGTTCTGTATGCATAACAAACCGTTTATGCTGGACCCGACCAAGAAACCGTTGATGTTACACGTCTCGACTGAAAACGCCCAAGAAGATAACATGATTATCCTCTATGCGCAGATGTTCGAAGACGAGTTCCAGGTCAAGATGAATGTGGCTGAACTCAAAACCGAAGCCCAGGCCAATCCGGCACGTTACCAAGAAATTGCTAACTATGTCATGGACAAGCTCACCGCCACCGGTTACGAAGTTGAATTCATTCGCCTGAATGGCCCAACCACCACGTACGACAAAATTCTGGAACTCATCGCCTATTATGAAGCCATGGGCTATGAAATCCACTGTATCGTGTTTGACTACCTCAACATGTGTTCGAAGCTGGGCTGTCATGCCTCGACCATTGGGGGTGATGTTCGTGAACTGTTCCGATTGATTCGCTCGTTCACCAACCCCAAAGGCATTACGTTCCTTACCCCGCACCAGATTTCATCTGACGCGTATGCTCTCCTGCGTAACAACACCGATGACTTCGTGAAACAAATTGCGAAGAAAGGGTATTGGGATAGCTGCCGTGTTCTTCAACAGGAAGTTGATTTGGAAATCTTGTTGCACATCGAACACCTGTACGGTAAATCGTATCTGACCATTGCCCGTGGTAAGCACCGTAAGCCACTGGCTACTCCACTGGAAGACTTGTACTGCGTGTATGCGTTTGAGGAGTTTGGTTGTATTCCTGATGACGTAGGCAAACCGAACAAGGCATTGAAGAAGTTTGGCAGTGATGCACCAGACCATGCAACCGAATGGATGTAAGAAACAAAAAAAATAAGGCAGCATAACGGGGGAGGCGAAAGCCTCCCCCTATGCCGTCAGAACCGCAAGTACACGTCTGCTGCGGTTTGGGGGTCAGTCAAATCGACCTGCCCGCTGGTCACTTCCCGCACCACACTTTCCATCAGGTTGGTTGAAGACTCAATCCAGACGCGCGTAGGTTCGCCGCGCCCGTTAGTTTCTGGCCAGTGTGCCAGAATCTCTTTGAGTTCTTTGACCGTAATCCCTTGCGGGAATTCCCGTGCTGTTTGTGACATTACGTTGTTCCTTATTTTGGTCCATGGGTGAGTATCACGAATGTCGCACCAATATCCAGATGCTTGAGCATGTAATTCGGTGTGACGTTGAGTACACACATAAATTCGTGCGCCAGGTTTACCGCACGCTCAACAATCACAGGGTGCAACTGGATGGTATCGCCTCGCGTATACGCCCGGGCCAACATAACACGAGCCATATGTGAATGAATCATCAATCGACCAGTCTGTTTAGTGTGACTGAGCTTTTGCACGTAGTAATCAAAGACCTCAATCAAAAACAAATTGGTCTGGATACGCTCTCCTAAGTAATCTTCCGGGACATAGATAACCGAGATACTGTCCTGCGGACCGATGTTGGCGTTCTCACCGGTTAACCGACCGTTAGTGATATTAACCCCTTCCATGAACGCCGCAACGTGTTCACGAGCACAGGGGGTAGCTGTTTTGCTGATATCAGTCAAATAGTGGATAGTGTATTCACGCATGATTGTGCTCCAACGGGCATAAAGGGAGGCCGAAGCCTCCCGATTATAAGGTTACCACTTTACGTAGGGAAAGCTTTCCAGCAACGTCAGCGTGTGGGATTCAATCTGGTCTTTGTCCACCAATAACGACACGCTGTCTTCGATAATGGCTGAACTCAAACGCAATTCAAATCGATACTGGGTACGACATCGCCACAACCCGGCTACGTCCACCACCATATCGGGGTCAACGCTTTTCAGTTCTGGCGCCACGTTAAACAAGGCAGTCTTACCCAAGTCATTCAAAACCAACACGTGCTCGGCTGGCACCATCACTCGGGTGAGTTGCTCAGTCACGTTAATGTGCTCCGTAGAGTTCTCGATTGATAATGGTTGCCAAATTCTCATTGACGATATTGGCAAGTGTGGGCGGTACGGTCCCGTTGGTTGCCGGATAGATGATCTGCGACGGTTGGGTAGTGGTGGTGGGTTTGGTACCCATGTAGTGTGCTTCTGCTACAATCACATCCCCAATCAACAGTTTGGTGATGGCCAGCGCCATGCCTTTGTCATAGTACCAGGTATACCCCACCGGTCCCACAATCACGGTTGGAGTAGCCACATCGGTACCACCGCCTAAATACAAATCGACCAGTGCCTGAATGTTCGACGTCAACTTGCGTTTCACGGCTTCGGTCACCGGACTGTCGGCCGTTGAAAAACGAATGTTAATGGCATCACGTACCACCGCAGTCGTTGTTGTCTTGACGCCATTGGTGTACTGACTCGTCGTTTTGGTGACCGTGTATACCACCATGGCCCCAATTTCACCGAGTTTCAAGACATCGGTTGCGTACACCGCCGGGAGGTCACTGGTACCCGGGGTGGTGAGTTTCAGTTTCTTTTCTTTTGCCACGATATCCTACCCTCTCAATGAAATGACGGGTGTCCATCATTTTTGCGTATATGCGTACACAGGATTAGTGTCATTTTGCATACTGTACGATATCACTGATGGGTACCGGCACATTCACACCATCGGGTGAGTGCTCTGCCCGAACAAACGCTTTGGCTTGTGCTCGGGACATTCCCCATTTTTGACGCAGGTATTTAGTCTGTAGCCAGGGAGTGCCAATTAAACGCTTCTTACGGTCCGGTAACGCCGTTTTGTGGAATAAGTCACCGTAGACACCCACATATCGCGATAACGACAGAGAGAGCGATTGACAGTGTCTGACGTGCTGTACGTATTTGCGCACTTCCAGGGAGCCGTTTAACACCATCACCGTGGTGAGTTGTCCATCAACCACACCAAACATGTATTGTTGGTCTGCCGACATGGCCCAGACGGTCCCCGTGTAATTTGCCCATTCGGGATGGTTAGGTATCAATGGGCCGGTTTCACCCACCCGGTAGGTCAAGACACCATCCACCGTAATGCGTGCCAGTGCGGGTTGGGTAGGGTCATCGGGTTGCAGATTGTTAATCACAAACTTTTCACGTTGTTCGTGGGACAGGCCTGGAATGGCCAGTCGAATACTGAGCTTAATCATGCGAGTCCTTCGGGTATCAGGGTTTCTAATAAATTACCGCGTGGTGTAATTTTTGCCCGCAGACAAAAAAAAATAGGGACCCGAAGGTCCCCGTGATTACATGTAGAATGCAGTGACTGCTTTAGGGGCAGCAACCGCATACACTGCCTGGAACAGGCGATACACTTCTTTTGGTGTCAGGTGGGCAAACAGTCCCATGATGCGTGTTTCTTTTGCATGTGCGACAAACTTGGCCCAGGCTTTGTCCATGTTCGGATGCACCATCATAGACAGTGTGTCCATTAACCAGTTATACACCAGACCAATTTCATCGGTTTTGGTAGAGCGACCGTTATGCAGTGCCAGGGCACGTTCTACGTCGACTTTAGAGATGGATACGTTGTGTTCTGGTTGCACCAGCAGTTCACCGCTGAAGTGATGCTGTTCGTTAAAAGCATACTGCAAGTCGATGGCAACATGGTCAAGGGTGGTATGACGAGACCGGGTCACACATTCGGCGATGAACTTAGAAGATAACACGTGTTCGATAGTGGCAATGTTGTACTTACGCATGGTAATGCTCCTTAAAGGGGTTTCAGTAACCCCTCAAGGAGTTACCAATTAATGTTTGAGTTGTTTGAGTGCGTCAGCCAATGCCTCGACCCCGTAATGCTCAGCATGCGCAATCAACGTTGCACGACGGGAGGGTTTGGCGCGCCAATTCATAATTTCCATAACCAAGCCTTTCAAGCCCTGGCGGTATTTTGACAATACTAATTGGGACACTTTTGCGGATGCAATCATTGTGCCCTCCTCATTAAAGAAATGAACAAGGGTCTCATCCCCTTCCCGTTCAACGAGTTGGTATGAGTGTACTGGGGATTTACGTAGGTGATGCTTAACACCGGTGCCGGTAATATACATCCCAGACACATCGATGGTCATGGGTGTTTGTGTGGGGCTTGTCTTAGATTCACTGTTCGGTGCGGCTTGGGTACTGTGTCCCTTAATGACACCCAACAGTACGTTCTGTTCCAGAGTAGTGGGGCCATTTACTATCCAGGCTGTCATTTCTTTACGCCACTCTGTGACACTTTTGGTTTTGATCTCCGACTTCCTCGGGGTAATCAGCAGTATCGAAACCTGTGCCTGCGACCTCAGTTCGTAACCCAGAATCATAAGCTCATGGCCATAGGTTCCCTGAACGCAACCGGACAACAGGAGCGGAGTAGCAAACCGATGCGCCACCCCTTGGTTGGTCAGTGGCTGTTGGTTGGGTTCAGGATGGTACATGCCTGGCTTAGGGCCCGCTACCTTGGTCAGTGTCTGACGTAATGGTCCAACCAACTTGCCGGTCATGATGGAGGTTGCGAGTAGCATGACGCGGTTTTCCAAAGATGCGTGGGCATTCAACATGGCAGGAAGGGATGCAATTCCCTGAGCACCGTCCATGGGTAACTGGTAATACAGTACCAGGTCGCTGTCTTCGACATACACGTGCAGGCCGCGCAAAAGGTCAAAGAGGCGGAGTTCAACATCGTTACCGTTTTCCAGACGGAACAGTGCGGAGTCGTCACTGATTTCGATGTCATTAACAACCAGGTCCATGCGGGAAGACGCCCCGTTTGACGGTTGATTAAGGGACGATTGGTACATAGGCTGACCGTGGTAGAGAACGTTTGTTACTGCAATGATAACGCGTTTAATTGGGTTGTTCATTAGGTTATTCCGGTAGTTAAGGGATTGGGGTAAGTTGGCGCTTAGCGCGCCTTCTCGATTAACATTTCAGTATAAGACTGCAGACGTTGTAAGTCAGCAGTCATTAAAGGAGCCTGGATGCTCAGGGCATCCACCACCGGGTTGAAAATCCAGCGGCGGTCGGCACAGCCCAACACCAGTTCATCACCTATCAGGACATAGAACTCAACGGGATGGGCTTCACCTGCGCGCAACAGGCGCACACGACCGGACTTGGTGGTGTGCCAGGCTACGGGGTTGGCTAAGTCGGCCAGCAGTTGCTCACGGACGTTCTCGGGTTCGGCTACCGGTAAAAACACCGGGGTCATTATTGCAGCGTGGCGAGCAGCGTCTTGCGCCAGGGATTCGCGGCTGTACACTAAGTCATTGCTTGACATGGTTGGTGCCTCATTCAGGTTTGTTAGGTTTGTCTGAGTCATCAGACTTCTTGTTTTCTGGGATACTTGATACCACACAGTACAAACACACGCCGACATAGAGCATGCCAGCAACCGCAGTTGCCGCGACGCCTAGTGCGATTTTCTCAGTGGTGGTCATACGCCATACCCGGCCAGGATATCATGGATAGATGCGGTATCAACCTGCTGAGTCAGGGCTTCGCGTACCAGTGCATCAAAATCCCCATCGCGGATATCCATGTAGGTACCGTCAGCCATGACTGCGATACCTGCTAATTCGATGTCGTCAATTACAACAGTTTGGTTTGTCATTTTCAGTACTCCGGTTAGTCAAAGGACAGGATTATTACTCCTGTTAGTCAAAACGGTTATATACGTTTATAAATTTTTTATTTCGACTTTTCACAAAAAAAGAAGAAGGCAAAGATAAAGGGGAGCCGAAGCTCCCCTGTTATGGTGTTACTGCTGCTTGGGCTGACGTTGGGCGTGTTCCAACATCTGCACAGTGAACACATCAATCAGCGACAGATACTCGTCACGACGTCGATCGTATTCGTTTAACATCATCACGGAACGTAGGGGTACGCCATCAACGCTGGCATGTGGCGTGGTTTGCAACAGCCAGGTTTCTTTCTGACCAGGAACCAGGTATTTGGACACCTCCACCATACTGGCACTGACACTCACTGCCTGATGACGGGTATAGAACGTGTAGTCTTCTCTACCAGCCGGTACAATGCGAATCAATTCTTCCGGTTGTCCGTTATAGGCGAACAGCACATTGGGGATGGCTGGTAGGTTATCCCGCTCGTAATCGGTGAGGGACACCAGTTCACTTTTGGGCACGTCATCCTTAACCTGTGCCCATGGGTCCAGTTTAGCCACGGCGTTATACAACGTTGGGATGTTGACCTCTTTCAAGTTGTTGAGGAGGTTGCTTACTGTGGCTGGCGTAGCAACGGCCCCAAAATCATCCACCGCCATGAACATAATCACCGGTTGGCCTGGCTGATTCGGCCCGCGGTATGCCGCATTGCGATTGTAGGAATGGTGCACCAACTGACGAATATTCAGTACCACTTCCTCACCGTTAATCAGTAAGAAAACCAACCGGGCTTCGGGTTGATTTTGAGAAGCAGGTTGAATACCAAAGGCCAATGTACGATGTACTTGGTCCCCTTTGGCCACCATGACATCGTGTTCAATCAATGAATACCCGCCAGTGCGAAGAAAGTCATCGCGGATATCCCGGGGGGTTTTCTGAAACACCTGACGACCCTGGGTCTCAAACCCCCCGTCTTTCCCAATACCCCCGTTATCAAAGGTGTTCTGAATACGCTGCAATAAACCCTGGGCAACATCACGACCGTGATACTGCTGAATAAGGTTCAGTACCGCAATAAAGCCGTCGTGGATAGGATTGAAATTAGTGTCATGTTGATTCATTGATTACTCCGGTTTGGGTTGAGGTCATAAATGCGTAGCGCTGAGGCGAACCCCAACACTACGCATCGATGAAACTACAGCTTAACGTACCTAAACGGTGGTCCACAGCAATACGCCACTCGTCCAGGCTAACTTTGTTGATGCGTAAATGATAACCAGATTCCTTTAATATCTGAAAATCAGCCAAAGCCTGCTCCGAGCGAACGGGAGCGGTTAGCTGTGCAATCTCTTGGGTGATTTTGCTTTTCAGAGCATACCCATCCTGGTTTACGGGTATCAATTCCACACTGGTAATACGCTTGTCTTTCCCGTACAGGGTGACCGGTCGAAAATTCCCCTCGATGAAAAACGCATCAAGGAGACTTACCAACGCGTATTGTGCCTGAGATGGTCCAGGCAGTGCGTCGAAAGAAACAGGCTCACCGAGCCCGGAAGTCAATTGCATCTTTAAGTCCTACTCGAAAGTCACCTTTGGGTGTGACCCATTTCAGAGAAACAAGTCGGTTGTTATGGGGGTCGTGTTCTCTCGCCAGGCCGTAACCGGCAGATAACACGGGTTCTAAGTTTACTGGCTCGCCTTTAGCCAGGTGATTGGCCAGTACCGCTGAGTTGACTTGGATTTCCTCAATCCAGTGCCAATGTTTGGGTTGAGAGATAACTTGCGATGCGTGGCGATTCCAAATAACCGAAGGGTCGGAACATAACGCGTCAAGCGCGACCACTAATGCATAACAGAACACATCAGACTCGATGCCTTCTCGCAAGTCGACCAAACAATGTGGATTAGGTTGCATGCCGCCTCCTAAGGGCGGGGTGGGTAGCGACCCCACCCCATTTTCGTGCAGTTGTTAATGCAAGGTACCGATGGCCTTTTTATCGAGGCTGTCGGCGATAACGAAATACGTAATGGCGAGGACTTGCACCGGCACCCCAACACGATCGAGGTTTGGGTGGGTCATCAGCGCATTACCGGCACTGCGCATTATCTTGCTGATATCGAGTTCTGCTAACTCGTTGATGATTGGCAGTATCGCTTCGATACTATCGTCGGCTACACTGGATAACGCGCTCACAAAATCGTAAGCGTCGTTGACATCGACTTTCCCTTGCGTTTGATAAGATTCAATAAGACGAGACAGCGTGTGGCTGGCCGTGCCATTTACGGAATCCAATTTAATTGCAGTTACTGTCATTATTGCTCTACCTTCTTTTGGTGAATATCATCTTTGCCTATGTCAATCTTTTCCCCTGAGCAAAGAGTCTGCTTGATGCAGCATTAGGTCACCTAAAAATTCCTTGTAATATTTTTATTCATCCTATTACATACCACATCGATGTAATAATATACTTTTATATTTTTTTAGAATGCAGTGAATCGCTGTTGTTTTGTTACGGACTACGAAGAAAAGCCTGGTGATGGGAACTTCCAATGCGGAAGAAATGGGACGTACAGACGCACGTCCCATAAATACGTGTGTGTTTATTTTTTAAGCAATCATCAAAGGAAAGCTCAACACACCGCGAGGCGTGCTGACAATAACGCGGGTATCAAAGGGGTTGGGTTGTTTGTCAAAACCGAACTGATACCCGTGGTCTTTCAGGACACTGACAAGCTCATCAGTATCAACGTCAGGACAGGTAGCAATTTTAATCAGTGTTGATTTTATTTTGCCCACAATAAGTGATGCAGACTCGTTAGGCTCCAGCGTGGCTACGCCATGACCGATGCGTCTTTCCCGGTAATTTGCACCGCTTAAGAAGTCATCGAGTGAGCGCACCAGGGTAAACACCAGGGCCCGATTTTTATCTGCTTTGGTTAAGGGTAGTTCAAAGTCCAGCATACGGCGATGCTCCCAGTTGATATTGCAGTTACGCGGCAACGGGTTGTGGATGTGTGCGCCAGCTTGCTGCGCGCATTTCCAACGGGGAGAACTCTTTAATAACACCGAGCGTGAACAAGCAGGTTTCAACCAGGCACAGTTTGTTGTCGATGACGCCATAACGAAACTGACGACGGCTCAGTTCATCGGGTACTGACAACCACACTGATTCATTGGTCGAATTGTCGATGGCTTCTTTCAAAGTGTCCAACATCACGGACTTGGTCACGGTTTGATAATCCGCCCCATTTTGTCCGCCTGCCAGGCCTGATTTGAAACATACCGCAACAATATAACCCCGTTCAGCTACGACATTAGATAATGCTTTCTCGTCCATTACAACCTCAGTTCATTTTTTGGTTCAAAGATGTTTGGGTCTTACCCAGATGATTGGTCTCCCTCACATAAGTTGACGGAAAAAAATAATAAAATACGCAGGGAGAGACCGAAGTCTCTCCCGTTGTGCCGTTTATGCCATGGGGTTGGTTTCGTACTGGTAGTTAATCACCATTGGTTTTAACCGGTCAGTACCACTAAGAAGGTCTGAATAAGCAATTGCTGACTCACCATAGAGTTTTTGGAGTTTGGCTGTATGTTGCCGGAGTCGTTTGCGGAACTCGTAGACAGTAACAGGTTTACTCACGCCGTTCACCGTGCTGTAAAACAAGGCACGATTACCGGAGACTGCGTCTGGCCTCACGTTAATTGCTAAGGCAGTACTTCTCGCCTTAATGATAGATAATGCGCCACCGGCCCCAAGCAGGTGCGCCATGTACATCTCTGTCGGTTGGATTTTCCGATGCAGGATGGATTCGAGGTACGCCTTGTTCTCTTTGGCGTATTCAGCACCCATGAGTGCGTTGGCTCGCGGGTCCGTTTTGGGTGTCTTCAGGGTGATGCCGTATTGGGCCCCGTAACGTTTGACCATGGTGTTCCACGTAGAGTCAATAAACTGATAGACTCCCGTGGCACTGCTCACGGCACGCTTGTTGCTGATGGGTTGGGCGGTTGCCACAAAGTTGGATTCTCGTCCGGCTGTGGCCGCCATGTAGGCTGGGTCCACGTCGGCGTATTTGGCTGCCATTACAATCATAAGTTTGTACCCATTCCAGTCGCCCTCATTGGTCGGCATGGGTAGTGTGCTGTAGTGTGGTGCCGGAAAGCGTTGTTCTACAGGGTAAAGGGTTTCCGAATGCAACACGCTATGGGCAATGGACTGCTGCGCCGGTGTCAGGGGCTTTACGGGGGTATCCGAAAGCGTGGGCATCGTTACGGAGGTTACTGCCGCGATACTTTGGTGAGGTGTTTGCGTGGGTGCACTGTCTGGTCGTGTGAGAATACCGATAACGAATGCAAGTAGCGCAAAAAACGCGACTTCAAGTAAGTTGGTAGTGCTTTTAGTCATTTCCCGAATCTCCTGAATGTATTAAGAGTGACCGACTCCCAATACAAGGTGCGTTAGTTTTTTATTTTTGCTGTGATGTCAAATACCATGCCTTTGGGGTTCAACCCCAGACACGAAGAAACGCATTAGTCATAACCCGACGATATTGCTCGGGCGCCTTGTCGAGCACTGCCGTGGTTGTGGGGTTCCCGTCAGAATACAACTCAACGCTCCCCACCCCCAGAAAGCGACCTTTCATGGTGTAGCATTCTACATCACGATTGGACACTGTCAGGCAATAGCCGACCATATCGGTTCTGTCGCTCACCAGGTCATGGTTGAGCGTGAACATGACGGGCAGCTGCACCACCGCGTCGTTCTGATACAAACCATGTGCTTCGGGTGTATTTTTCTTCTTGGTGATGTCTGCTGACGCAAAGCCTGTTATGATACCTGTAAACAGGACCACAACGGCGACCAATACCCAAAACAAGTGGTCATGATTTTTTTCTTTACTCATTATCAATACTCCGGTAGGTCAAAAAAATAAAAGAGGGCCGAGGCCCTCGTTTTATGTCCACGACGAGGTCAGAACATTTCGTCCATCCCGCTTGTGGTAGATTTTGTACAGGTACGGTAAAGCTGGAGACGGTAGTCCAGATGGGCGTACTGCAAGACAATACCCCGCTCGCGTTAGCTCCCGACAATCAATGTCAACGTACCGTTCCGCTTGTAACAAATGACGATAACAGTTCCGGGAGACAACCACACGAATGCAGGGGTCGATGTTCTCGCCGAGCTTCATCATCTCTCCGATATCGTGACTAACGGCGTATTGGTCCACTAACGCCACCAGTTTAAACTCGAATGCGAGGGCAGGGTTGGTTCTTACCAATTTCCCCCAGTTCATCTGTGGCGTCATTGTGGTCATCCTTACGCGACCCAGCTACTGGTAATAACCGCAGCAACAATCAAGGTCAGCATTACTAACAGGTGTTTACGCTCTGCACGCAGTGCAGTATTGGTTTTGGCCATTGCTTTCATTTTAAAGACTCCGGTAACAAATCTAAGGAACCATCGTAACTGTAACGCCCCAAGATATCCTCGATGGCAGCGTTCAGCGTGTGGCGCAGGTATGGGTTATTAAACAAGTTCAGGAATCCGGCGGACGCTGAATCCTCGCGTGGCCAGAAACTGTCAGTAATTTTGGGTTGGGTGGTAAAGCCTTGGGTGGATATGGATATCCCGGAATAGTGAACGCGTGCACCGGTGGTGGTGTCCATGGAATAAAACACATGCATGCGTCGTGCCGGGTGGTTGTATGTAACGATTAAATTAATCAGGATATCGGCATCAGACTTATTGTGCTTATAAATGACCGATTGATACACTTCGCCATAAGCGATGTCTTTAGAACAGTACGTTGCGTTCAGTTTGTCTGCAAGTTCCGGTGTAAAGGTAATGCCGTGGGTAATGTGCATTTCGTACCTCACATTGTGGCGGCGACTTGCGCAAGTGGCTCTCCTTCAATGTCGAGGATGTGTGCACTCATGCGGTCCGCTTCCACCATGAAAATGATTTTATACCCTACTGAACTGATGTAGTCATCCTCCATCAACACGTAGACCTTTTGGGATTCCAACATCCGCGACCATCCAGCGGTAGACGGTGCACGTAGACCAACCCAGAATAATGCAGCGTGTAACATGAGTCTGCTGCGGGATTGGTATACGCCGATGTTGCGTAGTCGATTAGCTGCGGCAAAAGCACTGTCCTTTGCCAGATGTCGGTAGGTGGGGTCAACCCAATCCTCCATCATGTTGCGATAAGCAACCAACACGTCATCCACCGCCACGATTACCGCGCTGGAGGAGTTCTCCAGGGGAGAAAGTGTTGCGATGTCGACAGGAAAATTCAGCATACAAAACGACTCCGATAAAAAAGAAAACAACGAGACCATGGGGGCGGTGACCCACCCCCGGTAACTTATGCCGCGTCTGCTACTTTCTCTGCCACGTCCGCTGTGGCGTTCGCAGCTTGTTGGATCAGGTCTGAGCCGGTTTCTACCATGGACTCGCCTGCGGCTTGCAGGACGTCCGCGGTAGCCGGTACAGCGTCACTCCGGGTTGCCCAATAAACCAGGCCACCGACAGCCGCAACAGCAGCAGTGCCAATTAATACATTGCGAACAGTCAGGTGTTTTGAGATTGCATCAAACATAGATTTACTCCGGTCAGGTGATTTTTAACATACAAAAGAATAATATTTTCTTTTGTTCTCCCAACAGTAATATGGGTTTATAGTTTTTTTATTTCACGTTTCCGGCATAACGGGCGGAATAACCCGCCCGGGTAATTATGCTTTCATGGTTTTGGTGACCGTCAGAAACAACGTCATGGCCACATCCTGGTAATAGCGACTGGCTGTCATCCCGGGTTGGTCGGGATGGACATTGCCCTGACAGTTCAACACCGTGCCCGTGAACTCATACAGCAATCCACCGGACTCATACAGCAACCGCACCGGCATGTAGGGCAGTATCAGTGAGATGTCTGCCCGTTGCCAGTTTAACTGCACCCGTTGCCCGGCACGCTGTGCAAGTTTCGAAAGTTCATGTGGGGCATTATCGGTAATCCGGTTTTGTGAAAACGGCACGTAGTTCTTACCGTCATCCCGCGCATTGGCCACAAACCCCGCCATAACCTTCTGTGAGTTCGCCTCACCTTTGGACGTCCCGTCAGTGAACCCATCCAACAATGACTGTGCTTTTGCAAAGCGCGCACCACCACCTTGGTTAACCGCCGTGTGGTCAACCCCATCCAGATGTTTGAAACTCCCGTTTGCCACAATCGTTACCGCATCACCATCCACCCGATACGTACAATCCATCCCCGGCATCTCAGCAGACTTGACAATCAAAATCGTCATGGTTCGCTTGACTTTCTGGAAACGGGTCACGTCATAGGGCGGACAAACATACATGTTGTTCTTGCGGTAATAGCACCCGATACCGGTGTCATAAATGCCACCTTCCTTTTCCTGAATATGGTCGGCCAAACACACCAGTCGGGTACCGTGTGGAATGATGATGTGCTCCCGGACTTTGGGGGCAGATTGCCCTTGCGGCACAGGAACGGGGTACATGTCCACACCCACGATTTGTGATGACGTATCCAGACCTTGCAGGTTATGGCAAAACTGGGTCAACGCTGATTTCAATACCGCGGCCGGAGTAGTCTTGCGATAAATCCCCCCAACGGTCATCATCATGAGTTGTTCAACCGGAAGTTCCAGCAACTGAAAGTCCAGTTCCATTAAGGTCAAGTTGGTGTACTTGTCATTGCCTGAATACCCACCGTCACCAATGGCAATCGTCTGGTTAACCGGGTTCACTAAGGTGGCTTTGAAGACTTGGGCCTGGGGGGATTTCCCCGTATCCACGCTGTCGGTCACCACCCCAATCGGAGTACGCACCACGGTAATTTGCAACACGTCTCGGTTAGGGTAGATATACTGCTCGTAATCACTGCGCACGAACATTGCTGACAGCACCAGTTCATCCGCGAACCCCTTTTCAAAATCCGCTATCGTGTCAATGGAAATCATTTTCAACGGGCGGATATTGCGGGAGGTACCACAATGCACTTCCACGGTGTAGGTGAAATTGCACAGTGGGGTTGAACTGGCAACCCACTGAATGTCCTGTTGTAGTACCGTATCGCTAATGGCCATGGATTATTCTCTCCAGCGTTTGCTGCCTTTAAGGATAGACGGGGAAATGCCGACCTCGAACGATTTGTACTCCGGTACCGCTGCCTCCTGTGGTGCCTCGGTTTCCCGGGTGTCCTGATTGGGAATAACCGGACGCAACAGCATCTGCAAGCGATGCTCCACACTGTTGGCATTGAGGTGTCGAGGTAGCAAACTGTGGGCCTGGGGGTGCAGTTTGGCCGCCAGGGCGTCAAACCGGCGCAGGTCCTCAATGATGCGCTCCCGTTTTGTGGGGTTCATCAGAGGGTTGTCCTGAATATACTCCGCCATCTTTTTGAAGTGGTCCATCAAAATGTTGTACACTTTGGTGACTTCTGATTCATAGCGGAACGTACAGGGGACCTGTTCTTCAAACAGCTCCAGGATGTTGAGTCCTGGCGCATTGTCGTCTGGGGCAATCGGCAGGTAGGCAATTTCAATTTCATTGGCTGCCTGGATATCCCGCTGTTTGTCCCCACTGACAATCACACCCCGGGCAAAGTCCTCATCATTGTACAAATAGGCAGCAGGGATGTAGACCTGGTATTTGTGGCGAAACAGTTTATCCGCCAACGGAGCCTCATCTGCCAACCGCTGCATGTCTTTCTTTGTGAGTTTTTGCGCAAAGCGACTTTTTGGTATGTTACGTAAAGTCATGTTACATCTCCGCAAGCGACGTTCTTACCAATACCCATAATACCGGCAAGTAGTAAAATCTGTCGAGATACGTCCACTTGTAAGAATCTTTAATAAGGTCCATGAGATGTGAGCGCGACAACGTAATACCATCCAGGGCCTTGTTAACTTCAAACTCCAGTACGGACTGCCCCACGCCCCGCTCGTAAAACGCCTGAGTAAACACGTAGTAGATGTCTGCTGATACGTGGTGAATCAACGGCGGCGGTGAGGGAATCACTGGTACGGACGGGTCTTCTGCACTGGTGTCCAGTTGCAGAGACGTCACCAGGGCTTGCGGCAATCCCGGTTGGCGCAGGGGGGTTAGGGTGGATTGCAGTACGGGTTGACCAATCCCAAATTCCGTCAGGTAGAAATCGGTGGGCAAGGTTCCGATATAATCCGCATTCGCCAACGCATGGTAGACCTGCTCGATACCCGACCAACGAATCGACGCATAGCGCGGTGCGTGGTTAAAGTACGTGGACTCAATACACCCCAGGGCGATAGCCCATCCACTGCGGTTATCCCCGTTCAAATCCAATAAACCATCCCACACCGTTTGAATGTCATACGGGTAACCCGTGTCGACGTTCAACAGTTTGGTTTGGTCTTTCTTGGGGAACTGGGTACCGTCAATCAACTTCAATGCGGCAGTGGCGATGTAGGGGTCGTAGGTGGAGAGTTCCTGACCCGGGACCAGAAAAGTCTGAAAGCGACGATGGACAAAATCTTTCAGGTACCGTTCCTGGGAGTCCAACACAAACTGAGCCCCTTTCAGGTAGAACTCGTAATCAGCGTCTATCAGGAAAGGTTGTTGGTTGGTGTAAATGAAGTCCCGCACAAACACAGTGTCTTTGATAATCTTCGACACCAAATCCCCGTACCGCACGGCGTCATCGTAACTGACCACTTTAAAGTCAAAGCGGTAGCACGCGTCTTTCATGATACTCAGGCGCTCGACGTTGGACACGGTGTAAATCAAACGGCGGCCATCAAATGCACTGGCAACAAACATGTCCCCACTATTGGGGATAATGCCCGGGTACGTTACTGCCGAACCCTGCACTGACATCTCACCCGACTGTTGGTCCTGGGTAGCCGATACGCCAGAGGTCACCATGATTTCCATGCGTTTGATGCGCATATAGCCCTGATACGCACCGGCACGGTTAACGTTCTGCGCCGCAGGGGCATTGTCATCATTCAGGTACTGGGAGTAGTATTCTTCAATCTCCCAAGGTGAACCGGCAATGTTCACCAATAAGGACCGAACCGGGGTTTGTCGCAGGTCGGTGGTTACCCCCCGGTATTCCGGGGCCTGAATGTTCGGGTTCTGTGGTAACGGAGCCGGGTTCTGTGGGTTCACATTAACGAGTGGCATGTTGGGTTTCCTTGTTCTGGAAATTCAGAAAATACGTGCCGACGGTGTAGCGTCCCATGGTGGGGGCTGCTTTGTAAATCGGGTTGCTGGTTCGAACGTGCTCCAGGGCTTTCAACCAACCATGGCGGGATACCAGACGACCACCAATGACTTTCGGCAGTTGGTTACTGGCCCGGAGACGAGGGTCCAGGGCATCCAGCAGCATCATACACACATCCGGGTATTTCAACAGTTCCTTGGTACGGTCCATGGATAACTGCGTCAGGTCAATCAGGCTGTGCAGGACGAAGTGGTATTGCAATCGTTCTGACATGGGGTTAACAGTACGCACGTTACCCTCGGCATCCACGGTAATCAGGGTCTCGTCAAGGTTATCCCCGTTGACATACACCGACACCAGAATTGGGGTGAAATGGTGCAGGGTTAACCAACGGTGGTTGTCCAGCATGTACGATAACAGCACGGGGTTGATGTGCCAGTGGGTCAGGTCTTTCAGGTTCAACACCAAAGTCGGGTCTGCTGGGTCGACCTGGGTCATTAACGTCATCAACCGCAGGGTATTGGGTGGAACCCGTTTGGGTGCCCATTCATCATAGTCGGGATAGACAATCCCCTCCATGGTTTCCACATACCCGCCTTTGTATCCCCGTAACGATTCATAAACCTGTTTCGCCATAGACGCATAACGGGGGCGTCGTTCAAGTTCATACGGTGTATTACGTCCCCGCCATTTTTCATCCAGTAACTGATTGTGAACCATGATGGGGTATTCCAACACGGTGCCAGTGACTTGCTCGTACTGGTATTTGTAATCGAACTGGGCGGTCCAGGTTGCACCTGGGTCCGAGACCTTCTCTTCCTTCGGCGGAATTTCCCAGTCGAACCAACCAATCACCCCTTCCTGGATTTCATCAATCACCATCAGCGGTTCACGTCCAGCCATGTTGGTGATGATGGTCAAGCGGTCAGTGAAACACCCACGTAACCACTGACCCAATGTATCACCGTAACCTGCGTTGTTTTCCCGCAACCGATACAGTTCCCGCAAAATCGCAATGAACTCTTTGGGTAGCGGGTACTGGTAATGGACTTCGTGGTACATTTCGTTTCGCCCCTGGGAGATATGGCGAATCATGCGTTTCTTCCACTGTTCAGCAGAGACCTGGTCAGCGAAGCGTGCCACAAACGACAACGTACCTTCGACCAGATGGTACGTGGGTTTGATGCTGATACTCAGCGGACGGTCTAAAAACACCACAGCATTGTTCTTTTGCGTGATGGGGGTTGCCAAAACTTCCCGGTCAATGAAGTCCTCTGACAACATGGCTTCCACTTTCTGGTCGCTGTCAAACACCACCGGAGAATCATTGTTGTTTTGGTTGGACAGACGTGACCCCGGTTGCGGTGCGGTCAGTTGTTCGCCATTGAATTGGATGCGGGTTCGGCCTTCCAGCCCAAGGTGGCGAATAATGGCTTTAATCATGTCCGTCGCCACCGGACGGGATACGGCTTCATACCCCTCGGGAAGCGTACGCGTCACCTTCGGCATATTTCGGCACTCCTGAAAAAAGAAAAAAGAAAAGGGCTGACCCGAAAGTCAGCCCAGGCATACCATTTACAACGCGCCTGTGTGGCGGAGTAGCATTTCGCAATTATCCCAGTCAACGTAATTACGTTCACCGTTTTCACCGACAATGAGTGGTGTACCTAATGCCGCATCATCGATGTAGATGTGGGCATAGACTTTGGGAGATTTCGTCCAGCTGTCCTGGTCCGGGTTACGGTTCACGCCATAGAGCGGAATGTCATTTTCGACAAACCACTGTTCGGCTTCGCCCAAGGTCACACCAGAACGCATGGTGTTCAGAATCAAACGGTGGCCTTTGGCAACCAGTGCCTTGAGTACCGGTTGTGCGCCAATGTCACGACCCACACGTGGATAGTCGTGTACCACACAGGTCCCGTCAAAATCCACGGCAATGTAAAGAGAGTGTGTCATTAGCGTGCCGCTTTCCCATCCAATAATTCACCCAGCGGTGAGTCAATGGCCTCCATTGGACCGTCTGAAGCATCCCCGTCTTTTTTCAACAGGTCCTGAATGTTGACTTCTTCCAGGTCATCGGGACCCATGCCTTTCACCTGAAATTCACCGTCACGGATTTCAATCGCGTCTGCCAGATACTGGCCCGGTTGCAACACCACGTGCACGCAACCTTCCTGTGCCTGACAGTCTTTAATCCAGTCGTCCCAGTTACGTTCCAGCAAATCGATGAACTTGAGTTCGCTGCCCCGTTTGGCGTAGCGTTTCAGGTATTCATCTTTGCATTCCAGTGCAGGGTACACCAGAATGTAATCAATTTTGGATTTGGCAAGGGCCTGGCGCACGATGTCGTGTGACGACACCAGCGTCAGCTTATCCGCGACCATGCGGTTGCGGACGTGTGCCATGTAATTGCCAGGGAAATACTCTTTATCAAACTGGCTACTGTCACTATCACCAATCGACGGGTCTTCTTTGGTCAGGGTGCTTTTACCCACACCCGGAAAACCAGAAACGACTTGTACCATGTTATTAATCCTTTTCAGTAGGTTGTTCGGCATGTAATAATGCCAAGGCTTGTTCAATGTGTTTGACTGCTAACCGGGTGTCTTCGTCAGCGTCAGGTTGGTCTAAATGATGCATGACCGTAACCAACAATGCTTCGGGTGTTACCCCTACGGTCGCATTGTTAGATTGATACGGACGTACAACAAACTGAATCTGGGTTGGAGTGCCGGCATCCGGGTAAGCAGGATACAAGTCGTACAAACCGGTTGCACGTTTTATAACGCCGGTACGCTGATGCCATTCATCGGGTTTGACTCCCATTGACAAGGCAATTGCTACCACGCGTCCAGTAAATCCACTCATTCATCATGCTCCTGATGTTTAACAAACCATTTCTGCCAGTCCGCTACTTCCCCGTTATGCACTTCCTTGCGAGGCTCTTGAATCAGTTCCCGATGTTCTTGTCTCTGTTCACGCAGTCGCCCTAACGCTTTTTCGAGATACACCTCGGCAAAGTCTGGCGACAGGCTCTTGGCGTACGCTTCCACTACCGTAGAGAGTTCGTGGTACATCAAGTCCACGATGAGTTCCGGGGCAATGGACGTCCGCAAATCACTACCCGGACGCAGGACTTTGATGGGTGGAATCGGGTGTTGGTCAAATCGGTACTCACCAGGCTTCTCCACCACAGTTTCCAGGAACTGTGTCAAGCCATTACATACGGTCGTGGTAATCCAATTTACATGGTTACCGTCTTCAGCTAAAGCCATGTCAAATCTCCAGGTGGTGGCCTATCTAATCTCCCTGTCATGTTATTTCTGATTGACAGCATAGAGAGAGGGTGTTACCCCTCTCTCCCTTATATTACTTATTAAAAGAAATAGATCGCCATGGATTGGTCAGGGGTCTTCTAGCTTAGGGCTAGAAGGGACAGGCTCGATACCTCGCTGTACTATAAGACTTAGCGAGTATTTTTTTACCTTAACTGTACGCCTTGACCACTTGTTGCAATGCCCGTACGAAATTAGGCATCACGTCACGCACGTATTTATCCACCGGACGGTCTAACGCCATGGGCATGGTAGACATCTTCGCCAGCACCATCAACAGTTGTTTTGACTGCGCATCCAATCCGTCATCGGTCATGGGTTTCATTGCCGCAACGTTCATTGCACCGATTTTCTTCTTGCGTTGTTCGGTGTCTGCCTTACGCGCTTCCTGACGAGACAATAACAGTTGCAACAGTTTCACCCCACCGGTTACGGCGTCTTTCAACACTGCTTTATCCACGGCAGGCAAAGCTGAAATCTCAGGCTTAGCCGCATTCTGCGGATAGGGTTCACGTATCACGGTGCCCGGCGATGACAGGCAGTGTTCAAATGCCATCATGAACGGGACAGCATCTAAACCGTCCACGGGCACAGAAAACTGAATACGACGTTCGCCCGGCAACAACCCACTGCGGTGTACCAGGGTATCTTTCGCACCCGGTTCTGATTTCCCTGATGGTGTTGTGGCCACACCCGCCAGTTTCTGTTTCAGGGCTTTAAACAATCCCTGACACCGTGCCGCTTGTTCATCCCAGTTGGAAGCAATGGCATTCTTACGCATCGCCGCATCAAAGTCACTGACGTACTCATCCGCTACGGTTTGTGCCAGCTTGTAGACCTCTTCATCCACATCCACACAACGTTCCAAATCCCGTAACACGTCTTGTGGCCAAGTCGGACTCAGGCGGTTACTGATGGACAAGTCCCGCGCATAGTGACTCTTGACCGGGGCAGCATCTGACCAGTTCAAACCCGGTAAGTCTTTCTCCAGTTCCTGCAATAATCGCAGGGCCGATTCCAGCACCCCAATGAAACTCATCACCGCTTTCAGCAAGGCCTCGTAAACGCGTTCTGCGGCCGCGAGGATAGCTTCCCATACCTTCTTCAGGGTTTCGGTAATGGATTCAATAGAGAGCGTCAGGCGCTCTCTGGAGGTCATTGATGATTCGGTGGTCGGCAGTTCTGCTAACCGTTGGTTGGTGCGACGTAAAGACTGGTTGGCCACTTCCCGTATCAGGTCGGTGGTGGACGTCGCCACGTCATCATCGGCTGCCACATTGGTGACGATACGATTGAGTTCTTCCATGACTTCACCGGCATCACGGAGTTGACGTTCATCGGATTCCCGAACCGTGACTTCCACCGTCGCCGCTTCTGCCGCTTCAACTTGGGATTGAAAATCAGCATCCAGGGTGGTACGGGTAGTGTCTGTTACCGTCGTGGGTGTCTCATAGGACATCACGTCAGCCATTCTCACAGGAGGACGTCTCATGTGTTCTGCTCCATTAACAAATAAAATAGCGGACCGAAGTCCGCTATGTTTAGGGTTACGCTGCTGCTGGAGCAGGTAAGGCTGCGGCGTCCTTGGTGGCAGTGGTTTGACCCTCTACAACCTTGGTACCAAAGCTTGGATACAGTCTCGCAGACGCAGTCACGTATTTCACTACGTTGTTGGCGATGCTCACACACAGACTGATAAGTGTGGAGTTCTGCTTAACCAGTGACGGCGCGATGTTTGCCAGCGCACGGATGTACGATGACGCACCCTGCCATTCTTTCATGAAGTCGACGTCAGCACCTTTCAGTGCTTGTTCCGCTTCACGACGGAATCGTGCAATGTCATCTTCGAACTTGCCCACGCTTTCCTTACTGGCAATGACCGCATCAATCAGCGTCTCAACGGTATCCAGAATGGCCAACATGTCGTCTTCTTTCGCAGCAGGACCTTCTTTCGCATCGTACCCTTCGTGGTCAATGCGGATGTAACGGCCCGAGCCCAGGTTGTAAAGATGTTCGCTGGTAAGGAATCCGTCTTTGGCCGCAAAGTCGGTAGCTTTAAGACGGTATCCGCCTGGCAGCTCACCCGACACGGTTTCCACGACACCTTTGATGTTCCAGTTGGAGTCCTGTTCCTGCTTGGCGCCTTCCGCAACGGCTTTGGCCAGCTGCACGCCCAGTTTAGAGTAACCCATAACGAGTTCCCCAAACAGAACACTCAACTGCTCATCACGGACCTTGTCAGTTTCTTTGGAATGGCAGACTTCCACCATGCGGTTACCTGCACCAACGATAACGTCGTGGATAGCGGCTTTGGAGTTATCCAGGAACGGAGCCATCGCACCCACCAGTTTATTGAGGCGGGTTTTCAGACCGTTGACATCGCTCCAACCATTGAAACCAACACCGTTCGCAGCACCGCCTTCGACTTTGTCACCGGTTGGGGCATCTTTGCCGTTAAGGGCTTTCAGACCTTCACGCAGTTTCTCAATCGCTGCTTTGACGCGATACGCCGAGTCGAACAGGGTTTTGAAGAACTTAACAACCGCATCCCATGCAATGGTCAGTGCACGTTTCACCGCTTCCCAGATTTCACCCAGTTTACCATCGATGGCTTCCAGGGTAATCATCAGGCGTTCGCGAGGGGTTGCTGCAGATTCCATCGACACAGGCAGGTTCATGACCTCACCGATGCGCTCCAGGGATTTTTCTGCCACGATACGGGTCAGGTTCACCGTGGTTTCAGAAACCACTGGGTTTTCATCCGCCAGGTTCTCACTGATTTTCGCAGAGAGTTCTTCCAGGGCAACGGCCGCGTCTTCCAGTTCTTCGGTGACGTTGTCTGCATCGGCAATGCCGTTAGCAGCGTCCTCGATTTTCTGCTTGACGTCTTCAGCGTCAACTGACACACCATCAACCCAGGCTGAGGTCATTTCTTCTGGTGCCACTTCGGCAACAGGGTCCACGGGTTCAACCGGCTCTACGGGTGCATCCGCTACAGTGTCAACCGGTGCAGCGGTGCCGTCGACGGGTGCTTCTGTTGCGGTGTCAGGAATGGTCGAACCGGACAAGTCGTCAGCCACGCCTTCACCAGAAGGTGCACCGCCCAGGTCAGCGTCAGACGACGGAGGCGGAACAGGGGCTTCACCGGTAACCGGTGGAACATCTGAACTGTCCGTAATGTCATCTGGCAGTGACGGGTCTGTCACGGGGTCAGCCGCAGGGATATCACTGCCGTCAACAGCTGGCAAAGTATCCGTTTGCGTGTCTGCTGGCGCAACGGGGTCGAGACCCGCATCCACCGGAGAATCAGTGGCCGCTGCGGCTTCTGCCGCACCATCAACCACCGCAGCCGTTTGTTCTTCACCCGCCGGCGCTGCCGCCACTTCAGGAGCCGGGTCAACGGCCGGGGCATCAGTAACAGACGGTTCAGCCGCTGGAGTGTTCACCGATTCAACCGGTGCGACAGGGTCAACGTCTGGAACAGGAGTAACATCACCGGTGGCGGAAGCCGCAGGTTCTTCACCTGGTTCACCGCCAGTTACCGCTGGTTCATCAACCGTTGGTTCTGTGGCCGCAGGTGTCTCAGTTCCGGTTTCTGCCGGTGTGTCGATGGTGGGTTCTGCAGCCGGTTCAACCGGAGGCAGGTCATCGGCAGCAGGAGCATCAGTGCTGCCTACTGCTGGCTCAGCCACATCGGGGTCAGTGCCATCTGGAGTATCAACAGCAGCAGGAGGAGGAGTGCCATCAACTGCATCCGGGGCAGGCACAGGGTCTGTCACCGAAGAAGCAGCTGCGCTGTCTGCCGCAGGGTCCGCTCCTGCTGCTGCCGGAGCTTCTGGACTGGTCGATGCCGCAATCGCATCCACGTTTTCAGGTTCTGCCGCTTCCGCACCGGTACCGGTACCTGCGTCTACCACAGGGGCAGCAACAGGGGCGTCATCCATTGGGATAACATCCGGGTCCGTTGGATCGCGACGTTCTTCCATTGACACCATAGGGCTACGGGTCGGAATCGTAAGTAAACGGGTCATTCGTATTCCCTCTTTTCGCAATGGGGGCCCGAAAGCCCCCATCACTTATTTCAACTCACAGGATTGGAACAATCCCAAATTACGCAGCTTCTGGCGCTGGCAGTTGGCCCTGCGCTTTGGCTGGAGCAGGCAGCTGGTTTTCAGTGCCCTGGTAAGAGTTTTTGTACGCCGCCAGAGAAGCCTGGCAGACTTTCATGGCTGCGCCACCCACACCCACGTACCAGCCAACCATTGGTTTAGACCAACCGGTTGCACCTTCAACGATACGCGGCAGAGCCTGTACTGCACTGCGGGCTTGCGCCTGTGCTTCTTCAGACTCATTGGCCATACGCTGCAGCAGACGATCACCCGCCTGAATCAGGGTATCACCCGCGGTGGTGGTTTTCTCGATAGTGGCTTTTGCACTGTCCAGAGCCTGACACATGGTCAGTACGCTATCAGCCAGGGCAGCCATATCCGCACCGCTCAGGGTTTTGAAGCTGTCAGAAACTTCGTTCTTCACTGGCAGCTGATAGAAGCCTGCGTGTGCCAGGCCTGCGGCTTCTTGCAGGTTGGTAACGTCAGCTTTCTTCGGCACGGCCACGTAGAACACGGCATTGCCAGGCAGCATAGGTGACAGAGACAGATCAACTTTGGTGTTGTCCACGCCTGGGATTTTCAGACCAGGGGCCGCGGCTTTACCACCAAACTTACGCATGCCTTCTGCACCACGGGCAACACTGGTCATGTAACCTTCAACCGCATCAGCTGCGGTTTTAGAGCCACTGGCAATATCGCCACTGTCGATGGCTTTTGAGATGTCCTGATAAATCTCACCGGTGAGTTCCATCATGGTCAGTGAACTGTTGATGTTGCTCAGACCACCGTTCACGCTGGTAACCCAGTCCGCAGGAATCGCACCCTGGACATTGAGTTTTGCACCAGCACCTTTGGCATCTACCTGCGCTTCAGAAGGTGTGCCGGTTGCAGAACCTGCCGCCGCTTTCACTTTCTCCGCAGTTTGACGCAGACGCTCAACAGAGTTAAACACCGCCACCACGAATTTCTTCACGGCTTCCCATGCCTGACGCAGGGCTTGTTTGATCGCTTCCCAGATTTCTTTGATTTTATCAGAAATCGCTTCGATGGTCAGGCGGGTCGCCTGGATACGGTTAGACGCAGTGCCGTACGCTTCCATCGCAGGAGTAGAGATGCGGGTACCGATGCGGCTCAGGGTAGAATCCAGACCGACCTGCACGGCAGCTGCGCCAGCACGGTCCATACCGTTTTCTTCCAGAGACTGTTCGAGCACCGCACGATACGTTTCCAGATTGTCCGCCGCATCACTCAGTTCGGCAACAGCAGTTTCGCGTTCCACCACTTCGTCCGCAGCGTCATTCAGTTCGCTCTGCGCTTCAACCACGGCCACATCAGGGCGCGTGGCGATTTCGATTACATCTTCTTCAGCAACAGCCGGTTCATCACGCAGCGATTCCATGGATACGCGTGGACGGCCCATCATGCGGTTTGTCATCGTAGTACTTCCTATTAATAGGGTATTAAAAAAGTGATATGCTCGAGCTAAGCATACTATCTCACTAGGCTTGTGGAGCCAGTGCTTTGCCGAAGAGGACGTTGAGCGTAAGAACCAAATCTACGATACCGTCTTCCTGACGCATCCATTGGGTCAGTGGGTTTGCCATCAAATCCGTTACCGGTTGAATTGCAATTGACCCGGGGTCTACGTGAGTAAACCCTTGTTCACGCACCAGAATACGCATACGGGCTCCAATGGAAACCGGACGTACCCCAGTGTTGATAAAGGTCACGGTGTCATTTAAGAAACCGCGGGCATTATCCGACAGTTTGGTGTTGGCGTCTTGTTCTTTGAGCCACACCCGAAAGTTGTTATCAAACACCCGACGGGCACACGCAATAACACGACGCACAAAAGGCCAATTGGTGGTACCCACCACGCTGCTGTACATTTCGTTGTACAGGGCCACCACTTCTGGGTCTGGCGCCAAATCAAGCACCCCTTGCGGGGAGCTCACGAAATGGGTGAAACCCGATGGGTAGGTTTTACGTAACGGTGTGAACACAGCGCGCTCCTTAAGCGTAATCCGCTTCCATCTTCTCGAGTTTGAAATAGCACTCAGAGATACGGGCTTCGAGGTCCTGGATATCCGCTTCGGTCGCCGGGTCGGCTTTGCCGTTCAGCGCATATTTCAAAGCAACCAGACGCAGTTCCAGGCATTCGAGTTCAGCCTGTTGTGCGCGGTACTTCTCCACTTGGTAGTTGGCAATCTGCAACCGGATACGGTAAATCGGGTTGTACTTCAACGGAATGAAGCCCAGCGCGTTCGGGTCCAGTGCAACCTGACCTCCCACGATGTCTTCCAGTTGGTCGTAGCCTTCTGGCGGTACAACCATGTCCGGCACCGATTCAATTTTGGCTTTGAGGTCAGTGGGTTTAATATCAAAGACTTTCAGGGTTTCAAAGAAAGCTTCCCGGTATTTGTCCAGCCATTGCAATTCTGCTTTGGTCAGACCCGGTTCAGCACCCCCGCGTTTCGCCAGCAGTTCAGCGGTTTCAAAGGCCGCAGAAGCCAGAACCAGACGTCGCGCGTAGTCTACCACGAAACCAGCTGCATTGATGGTCTGCAGTACGTTACCTGATACAAATGACATCCCATCAGCTGCAACCTGTTTATCAAAGTACTTCTCAACGAGTTCTTTGAAATACTTGGTATCCATAGACACCAGTTCCAGGACCCGGGCAGTGTACTCCAGGTAGTTCACTGGGCGCGATGGGTTAATCACCCGTTCAAACTTCAGTTGGTTAACTTTACCGAAGTCTGACTTCAGGGCTTTCTTACCGACCAGTAACGCGGTGATATCCGCGTAACGTTGTTTGAGTTTTCCGTTGAGTTGCTCACGCATGTTCTCAACGTCCTGGAAGATACGCGAGCGCTCAAAGTTAGGCAGCAGGCTTTTGATAAATGCAATCAGTTTCATGGGAGTCGATATCCTTTAAATCAGAGGGGGCCTTTGCCTGCTAACATTTTCTGCAGCGATTCCAGAATGCCATCGCCACCGTCTTTGTTCATCATTTTGATGTTACGCATGGACACGGTACTGGAGTTGGCCAGTGACTTGGTGTACATGGTGACGTTTTCCCACTTGGTGTTCACCACAAACAGCAACATGGTACCGGTGGTCGCAAAGACTTCTTCGCGCACCTGAACACGTTCCAGCTTCCCACCTAAGCGGGCTTCCAGACGGGCCGCAGTGACGTCACTGATGATGACGATGTTTGATGCCGCCGCCACAGACATTTCGCCTGAGCTCAACGCAGCCAAACGGTTGGATGCGCGACGGGCTAACGTCTGGGCGTAGAAACCTGATTTTTCTTTCATCAGGGTACGGGTGTGTAGCTTAATCAGGTCGTCACAGAAAATCATGTCACGTACCGCTTTCAGCTGTCCCGAGTTGAAACGTACTTTACGTTCCGCTTCACTGTTGTTCTGTGAGGCCAAACCGAGAATGTCAACGATTTCAGTGCTGCTGGCGCCCAACACAGACAAGCGCACGTTTACTGGCAGGGTGGCTGAGTTGTCACCTTCCTGAATCACGACTTCGATGTTTTTACCCACCAACATGGAGTCATAGCTGCGCACCGCTTCAGCATAGCGACTGCCAGGACCAGCACCCACGACTTTGGGTTTGAAGGTGGTTTTCTTACCGGCAATTTCCAATGGTTGGGAATTGTCTTCCAGCGACAGGTAGTTCGGTAATCCGTCATGCAGCGATTCTTTGCTGATCAACGCAATCCCGGATTTCAGTACACCGCCCATGGAACCGCCCCGATTCGGGTTGATTTTGTTCAGACGGTCTTTGACTTTGACCCCGCCTACGGTGGTGTCAACCGAGGCAGCACGCAGATAGTACGCGGTGGCAATGCTCAACGCATTCTGTAACACGTCGCCCAAATACGGTTGGTGCACCAACTCGTCATCGAGTAAGGTCACGAATTCCGCAGTCAAATCTTTGGAATACTCCACCAGGCTTGAATTCGCACTGGATTTTGCATCCCAAACACCCGCGCTGAGCGAGCCACCCTTGTCCTTCATTGAGGTCACCAGGGCAGGCAATAGTGTGAGTAAAGACGACATGGTTCAATTCCTTTAAGAATATAGGTTCAAAAAATATGGCTACCCCAGCTCTCAGTAATAACCAATATACGTTTGGCGCAGATGCGGCGGGTGCGGAACGACTGCTGTCAGTCAACAGCGATACTATCGCGCAAGACTGGTTAACCGAGGTGGAAAAGATTACTCGCTTGTCGGGGATGGGTGACCTGAAACGAGCCCATTACAACATGTTGCGAGGCATCAACTTTCGCGGTACAGGAAACCCCGTAGTGGGGAACCAGGATAACACCGGCATTACGTTCTTTAGCAGACCCCGGATGTGTTTGACTGCAGACAACCTGGGGCAAGACCGTAAACTCAACCAACTTGCAACCGTTGATAACCTGACCCTACAGCGGGCTATTCGCTGTACACTGGACCACGTCGGCGAGGTCACCAGAGGTGTGATTACGCCTCTGGTTGATCCCCGTTTGCCGTTTATTCCGTTACTGACCAACAACCTGCTCAGTCTGTCCGGCTGGCCTGACCCCGTGGTACAATACTGGACCAGCAAGGCCGGGAACTGGAAAGAATCCATGGCGTTGATTGACGACATTTACGCTGTCAACGACGTATTTCCATTAACTGCCAACTTCAGCAACACGGCCGGTGACCCTATATCATTGTTGATTGACACCTGGTGTACTTATGCCTCGTATGTTTACAATAACATCATGGACCCGTATCCTGATATGATTGCGTTAAATGAAATCGATTATCAGACGCGCATCTATCAGTTCGTGATGGACCCGTCACGTCGCTTCATCCAGAAATGGGCCATCACCGGAGCAAGTTTCCCTACCGCCACACCAATGGGGGCCGCCTTCAACTTCGATTCAACCCGACCGTATAACTTCAGCAACCAACAACTGTCGATTCCGTTTACTTGTGTTTGTGCACAATACAACGACCCGATTGCGCTGATTGAATTCAACGACCTCGGCACGGATTGGTGTGGTCCGTTAGGACAAATCGTAGACAGTCGGTCTACGGGAGTATCCACCGGACCCAGTGGCTGGCGACAAATCACCATTGATGAAGCCTTGAACTACAACTACATGGCGCTGCCGCGGATTAACGTCTACACCAACGAATTACAGTGGTGGATTACTGACGCAGAATACCGCATGTTCTCACAAGGGTAATCCTGGAGCTTAACAATGTACAAAACTCAAGACCTCATTGACAACATCGTCAATGTGCGTAACAACCCGGCTCTGATTCAGCGCTACCAACTGGAGGCGTTAGAAGCCGCCATGAATGGGACGCTGGATGTCGTGGATGCCAGTAACCCCTTTGTGTTTTTGATTGAGGCCAACGCCGCAACCGCGGCTGCTACCGTGGCTCGCGCAGAAGCTGTCACCCGTCGGCTGTATCCTTCACTGGCGGTCACGGAAGATGACTTGTATCGCCACATGTCTGATGTTGATTACCTGGGGCGATTCAGCTTACCCGACAACGCCCAAATGGTGTTGGCACTGAGTTGGGCGGAGTTACTGGTAAGGGTTGTGCAGGTTCCGGGCAGTGACGTGAAGAAACTGGTCATCCCCCGCAACACCAAGTTTAAAATCAACGGGGTGGAATTCGGGATGCAATACCCGATTGAAATCCGTTTAATGCCGCACGGTGGGTTCCAGGTAGTGTACCTGAACGACATCCCGTCACCACTGTGGACCCTCACCACGAACCTGGTCCCATGGTCACGCACCAAAATCAAAGTGGACGACACCTACGATTGGTGGATGTTGATTCCGATTGATACCAAACAGTTCACCTTAACCACGAGTATTCAACAACTATCTTCGCTGTCAGGGTACAACAAAAACTTTACGTTGACTGACAACTATTACTTTACTCGGGTGTACGGACTGGCGTCCGATGGCGTGACCTGGATTGAGTATTTAACCACTCACAGTGACCAGGTGTACGATGCGAAATCCCCGACTGCCAAACTCAAAGTGGCAGACGGTAAGCTGAACGTGTACATCCCGCAGATTTATTTTACCAGTGGGATGTTGGGTGCTGCATTGCGTGTGGACATCTACACCACCAAAGGCCCGCTCAACATGAACCTGTCAGAGTACAGTGCCGACCAGTTTGAGATGGAATGTATCGACCTGGACACCGAAGCCCAGACGGCACCGTACGTCGCACCGGTCTCATCTATTACTGGTGCCGTGTACTCCAGCAGTAAAACCAGCGGGGGTAGCCTACCCATTGATTTTGCTACCTTGCGGGAAAAGGTGATTAAGAACTCGACGTATGTCAACACACCGATTACCGGGCAGCAGTTGGAAACGTCACAGGAAATCAATGGCTTTAAAATCCTCAAAGCCAAAGACAACATCACCAGTCGTTTGTATGCTGCATCCAAGGCCTTACCAATACCGAGTTCCGGTCGCCTTAAAGCGGGTGCCGGTGCCCTGATGGGAACGCTCGAAACCAGCCTGGAGGATTTGGCTACCCGCTCGACAGTCATTGACAACACCACCTCTGTCACGCTGACTCCCAAGACGTTATTTGAACTGCGGTCTAACGTGTTGACGGTTATGTCACAAGCCGACTACAACCGCATCAGCGGGTATGCCAGCGGCCAGAACTGGGATGACTTGTTGGTGGAAATCGAACAGAAAGGGCGGGAGATTGTTTATACCCCGTTCCACTATGTGCTCGATACCGTCGACAACCAGTTCGACATGCGCGCGTATCACCTGGAGTCACCGGCTATCAGTAGCCGTAACTTCGATGCAGAAAACCCCGCAACACTGTTGCTGGCGGGTACCGGTAACGTGACCCTGACGCGCACTGAGACCGGGTATCTGTTAACGGTCATTGCGGACACCGGACCCACGTACAAAAGTCTGGCAGACTCGCAAGTGCATTTGCAGTTGGCCTACAAACCCGTTGGAGAGGATGACTACGCGTTTGTGACAGCCACGTTGGTTGGGAAAATGCCGGACTCGGCCCCGCTGTATGCTGGGGAGCGGGTGTTCCAGTTTGTGTTGGATACCACGTATTTCATCAACCGCTCAGACCAAATCCAGTTCAAAGGGTTCAGTTTGTTTGAAGGCAATTTGGTGAACACCTTATCAGAACTCAACCAACAGTTCTATCTGGTGTGGTCTGTGTCTGACTATACCGGGGCAAACGACATCCCTACCACGGATATCGACAGTCTGGTGTACAAACGCCAGGTGCCGAGCAATGCAATTGGGGTGACGCAAGAATCCCTGACGTTGAGTTTTGGTACGCCACTGACGTATCTGTGGCGCCGTGCCCGTACCGTGAAAGATTCAGTTCAGTATAAGCGCTACGACACGGATATCCCTGACGTGTACCAGCAGGTTGTGTACGAAACCGATGACTTGGGACAACTGGTGTTGCGCCTCAATAACACGACACAAAAGTACGAGTCGATTGTGTTGCACAATGCGGGTGACCCGAAACTGGACGCCAACGGTAACCCCACCGTCCTGCACCGCAAAGGCGAACCGATTCTCGACAGCAGTGGCAATCCGATTGAGATGGGTCCCCGCTCAGTGGTACGTCATGTTGATTTGATGTTGATTGACGGACGGTTCTATTTTGCAACCGACCCGGATGACGTTGCGTACCGGGTGGAGTTGGCCAACAGCGTGGTCGGGTATCTTGACAGCATTGCTGATATCAATGACCAGTTGTTGGAAAACACCGAGCTCTATTATGTTCCGGTCACCACCTTAGGTGATATCACGGTACTGATTGGGGCTGGGTTGGAAACCACCATCAGTTCCACGCAGTCGTTTGTGATTCGTTTGTATTTGTCGCAAGCGAACTACAACAACACCCCATTGAAAGAGTCGATGGAAGACAAGTGTAACCAGTTGGTACACGACACCTTACAGCAATCTACATTCAGTGTGGATGGGTTAGGTTCGGTGATTAAGGACACGTTGGGCGATGACATCATGGCCGCTGACGTGGACCCCTTAGGACCAAACAAAACCCTGAACGTCTTTACCTCCACGGATGACATCACCCGGTGTTCTGTGAAGCGTAAGAACGTGGTGTTGCCACAGGGGACGTTGCAAGTTCAGGACGATATCCTGGTGGACACCGTACGTCACCAACGTGTTGATAATACCGTATCCAGCGATTTATCGTAAAACGGCATAGCAGCCTCTCTCCCGGTGTGAGTCGGGAGAGAGGGCTGTATTATGCTTTTTTCAATGAACTTTTCAGACGTGCTTCAATGCCCGACACCAAATCTTTTACTTCATTGGTTTTCTTCGCTGTGGTGGCAACTGACCCCATCAGGGTTTTGATGGCTTCCCACATGACTTCAACCAGTGAAATCAGTTCTTCGTACACATACACAAACACCGAGATGGTGTCTTGCAGAACTTCGAACCCTTTGGTAATCACCGCCGAAGCATCCATCAGAGGCTGGGCAATCGGTTGTGGAGCGTTCTTCGCTTTCTCAGAGAAGTCCACCACATCTGGGATTTCAGTCCCAATCGCGGGGTCATCCACCGCATCCAGCAAGTCCACCACCCGTTCAGTCAGTTGCAGGAAACCTTGCAGGGTATCCCGGGTTTTGACATCCCAGCTGGAGCGTTTCTTGCGTTGGCGGTCACAGAGTTCACGTAGAGACTTGGCCTGCTCATCACCCGGCAGTTTCACCGTACGTTTGGTAATGTCCACAACAGTAGCCATCGCACTGAGGTCAACCAGAGTAGCCGGTTTAAATGCCGCCAGGTCAGCCAACAGTGAGGCCGCTTCGGTGTAGGTGCCTTCGTTTTTACACAGGTCCAGCGCAATGGCGAACTTGCTACTCAACGTGTCGACTTTCCCATACGCGGTATGGATGTTACTGCGCAGGGTATTGATGCCAATCACTGTACCCGGGGTATTGATGACATCGCGCAATAAATGGTTGAAGTGGTCAGACACTTTGAGTTTGGCTTTCTCAAGTGCCTGAGTAAACTGTTCCACATCTTTGGCATCAATTGCGGGGGACGTCTGGTTAACGATGTCGTCAACGGCCACGACCGCCAGACGAATGTTTTCCACCACGCGCTTCCCGTCTTGCGGGTTACCACCTTTGGAGAACACCGCTTTGATTTTGTCCCGCACCCAGCGCAGACAGTTCATGATAAACCGCCACACCGCTTTCAGGATATTGCTGATGCTCATGTTGCGCCAATCACTGATGGCTTCCAGCGCCACTTTGAGATTGGTCGGGGTAGGTTGCAAGGTAAACGCTTGTACCGGAGCAGTGGTTGGCAGGATGCCTGGAGCAATCGATTCCATGGCCACTGCATCCTGACGGGACACAGCACGGTTTTGGGTAATGGTGGTGCTGATGTCTTCCATGGCGTTTGCGGCCAGTACCAGGTCATTCAGGGTACTGGCGTCTTCCGCACGACCGATGTCAACACCGGTCATGTCAAACGCTTCCAGAGACAGCTTATCACCAAACCCGTAGGGGTCAGGTTTATGCATCGGCGTTATCCTTCGCTACGGCCAGACTGAAATCGGCCACCAGTTTACCCAGTTGCTCCAGTGCCATCAGGGGCAGGGCGGCATTCACTAAATCAGCACCCTTACAGTAACAGGCCAGACTGTCAATCCCGGCAACCCCGCCGGTCGCCAGTTGACCAAACTGCAATAAGCCCGTCAGGGAATGCATCTGGCAGTAGCGATACAGCCAGGCACCTTGTGCAGTCAGTGCAATCTGTTCTGGGTTCAGGACGCGTTGTTCACCAATCAGTGAACACAGGGTACCGACCATTTGACCGTATTGTTCACCAAACCACATTTTTGGATTGGCAACCGGCTCAGAAGGCAGAGGCAAGGCATAACCAATTCCGGCTGCCAGGAAACGTTCCAGGCCCTCGTTAGCAGCCCGGACGCTGTCTGCTGGGGAGCCGTTATCAAAACCCGCGTACGGGATGGTTGAAGCCAGGGACAGGATTTGCCCTGCAATGGCATTCAGGTGTTGAATAGACATGGTGTTTCCTTAGAGTTCAGCAAATTGAGCCAGCTGTGCCTGACGCACATACATCGGGTTATTAAACAGCGTTTCCAGCGTGGCAACCAGGTTTTGTTCACGACGCAGATTGCGCAAGCTGGGTGAGAAAAACGCCAGGGCTTTACCCAGAATCGGTTCGTGTTCTTTAATCACGGGCAGCAGTTTATCGAAAGCATTGATATCCACAACCAGTTGGTTACGGACTTCTGCACTCTCTGCGGTTTTCAAGGCCGCCACTAAATCATTGCGCACGCGCACGGCACGGTCATAGGGTTTGTCGTAACCAATCCCGGCTTCGGCATTGCCCAACACCATCATGGTGGCCACCAGTGCCACACCGACCGCTGCCGCGGCTAACACCGGTCCCAGAATAAGCGCACCCAATGCCGTGGCGGTTGCGCCGGCTACCAGACCCATGGTGTTATCCGGGCGGTCTTGCCGTGCAAAATATTCAATGCATTTGGCGTATTCTACCGCATCACCGTGACGGACCACAAACTGGTCGGCCAGGGCTTCTGCGCTGGAGCGGTCAGCAAACGTGGTGCCCAGTTCTGCACGGGTCTTGGCGCGCACTTTGTCCAGGATGATTAACGTAACACGATCTTTCTTGGAACGGTCATCCAGTTTACCCAAACGTTCAACGTCAGCTTGTGCCGTAACGCCGTACGCCTTCTCCACAGAGACCAGGAATTCTTCATCCCCATTGCTGCCGTCAAGTTGCTCGATGGCGTAGCGGATGGCCCATGCCGTTGAGGTCTGGTAACGCAGTGACAGGAAATAGGTAATGACGTGACCCATTTCATGAATCACCATGTTGGCTAACCATTCGGGAGTCAGCATCCCATCACGCAACATGGATTCCCCGACGTAGAACGGGATTTCGAGTTGGGCAGCAAAACCCGTGAGTTTGCCCGTTTCGTAATCCACACCAAAGCCCAGGATTTTGTCCGGGTTGCTCAGCAGTTCTTTAAGGACACCCGCGTTGGCTTTGCCGCTGGACATGTTGGTGCCCACCCGTGTTACCAGTGGATGTTTCTCAGTAAACATCGGCGGCACTACCGCCATGGTGTATTCGTTTGGTTTGTCATGCACCAGGCGAATGTTGACACTGGCGTTGTAGTGGTCACGTAGACACTTAACAACACAAGGCAGTACCACGCTCACGAATGTATCTACCGGGTCACCCGCGCTGTTGCGCAACATACCAAAATAGCCAACGAGCTCTTTGTAGGCTCGCTTGTCAGTCTGAAACCGGAGGGCTTCCATACTGATTGATGTTCGTTGTCTGTAAGTCATCGATAACTCCGTAACGGATAGGTAAACAGGTGGAAGCACCGGTTTTCAGGGTTTAACACATTATTGACGAAATTACTGGCCTGTAAAAAGTTAGAGGGGTTCTTAATCCTGTAGAAGACCGAACTTGGATTGCTAACTGGAAGACTTAACACATGAGCCCACCAAGACCCAGATTTGATGTACCCGGGGTAATCGGGTATGAGTGTAAGCACGCCGTCTATAGCGAAGCGCGCGACGGCAGCATGAATGACATGCTGACCATTAAAGAGAAATTGCATTATGAAGACGGCCGCATTGAAAACCGCCTCAGCATTTGGGGTAACTACGAACGCCGTTTCTGGGTAACCAAAGAAGTTTATCGTAACCACACTGACAAGAAAGAGTGGGAAGACATCAAGAAATGTGACGTCTACACTACCACCCAAATTGGCATGCCCAAGCGGGTAGTGCAAGCATTGGGTTTTGGTGACCCGTCACGCGGTATGAAGATGCTATCCGCCTCACAGTACCTGTACGGGTCAGACGTGTCTACTCCGTGCCTGCTCAAAGCCAACTACATGACACAGTGGCCTGATGCTCGTAGTCCGAATGACGTGGCGGTACTGGACTTAGAAACCAACGTTAACACCGAAGAACAACTGCCGATTACCGGACAGCTAACTTTCAAAAACAAAGCGCTGCTGGCGGTTGACAAACACTGGTACGGTCACCATGCTCACGCAGTAGAAGAAATCCGGACAGCGATTAATTTCAAACTGTTCCAGGACGAAACCATCGGACCCCGTATCAGAGAACGCATGCGGTTAGAAGACATTGAAATCGTGATGTGTGACGGACCTGCAGAAATCATCAAATGCATCTTCGAACGGGCGCACCAATGGGAACCAGACGTTATTGCAATCTGGAACCAAAACTTTGATATTCCCAAAATTCTGAATACCTTGCTGTTCCACGGTATTGACCCGATTGATGTTCTGTGCGACCCCCGTATTCCGCGTAAGTTTCGCCGGTGTGAATACGAGGAAGGGGCATCCCGTAAGAAGGCAGCATCTGGTCGTGAAATTGGGATTAACCCCGCCGAACAGTGGCACACCTTACGCCTTACAGCTAGTTTCTATGTGCTGTGTGCGATGTGTACTTATAAGCGGGTGCGGTTGGCTGGCGGTAACGATTTCAGTTATGGTCTTGATGACGTACTGAAACGTGAAGTCGGAGAGGGGTTGGGGAAAGTTCGCCACGAATCCGAGATGTTAGCCGGGGTAGTGGAGGGGGGATTCAAGTGGCACGATGTGATGCAAACTTGCCATCGGGACATTTACTGTGCCTATGCGATATGGGACTGCGTATCCACTGAAATCCTGGATGAGAAAACCAATGACATCTCCACCATGGTATCGACGTTATGTGGTTGGTCTGAGTATTCCAACTATAACCGTCAACCTACCATGTTGGTGAACGACCTGCATTTCTTTGTGTTACCCAAAGGTCGGGTGATTGGTACAGGCGGTAAGACAGTTAAAACAGAGTTGGATGAAGATACCCTGGACCTCACGGGCTGGATTGTGAGTCTGGCATCGTATCTGATTGTGGACAACGGGTTACCTGTCTATGCTGGGGTGGAACACATCCGGTCAATGTTGCGTGCCCACGTTGCTGACCTTGATGTGAAATCTGCCTACCCGTACGGGGTAATCATCATGAATATCTCCAGGGAAACCACACTCGGTGAACTCTGTGGGATTGAAGGGGTGACCGAAACAGTACAGCGTCGCAGTGGCATTAACCTCATGTCCGCGACCACCAATGGCGTAGAAATCTGTACGGATATCTACAAACTCCCACAATTGCATGATTTGCTGGCCTCGTTTAAAGCAGACAAAAACATACAGTAATGGCATAACGCCCACTCCCGACCGTGATGGCTGGGAGTGGGCAATTATGTCACCGAACCAGATTAACTGTGGGTAACTTTCTTCACGTACGCCAGCAGACGTTCACGCACGGTGTCGTCTTTGGTGTACTGGAGTGCGGCGCCGAGGTCAGTGTGTTTCAGTGACTCTTTGCGGCTCTCTTTTGGCCCCATGTTCACAAACAGGCGCATCAGGTTTTCGAATTCCAGACGCTCAGATTGTGGCAGGGAAATGTGTGGCCAGAAGCGGAAAGCATTACGCTCTGAGAACACACCCGTAGAATGCTCATGGATGGTATCCATCAGCAGGTTCATACCGTTAACGAAATCGCCGGTGTCTTTGGTATAGATCACGTTTTGAATCGCACGGTACAGCTGACGTTGAATGTTACCGCCTTCGGCTTCGGTATTGCTTTTGTTCGAAGCCATTTCGGTGGTGTACATGTCAAGAGTATCACTTAAACGTTGCACGGGAACAGAACCTTGTTCTTGGGTCTGTGGAGGTGCGCCACCAGTGGAAGCCTTTTCACCTAACACGTCGCCCGGAGTGGGAATGGATGAACGCTCAGCCGGATTCGGACCCGGGTTGTTGCGAACATCATCTTCATCTGACTGCACAAAGTCATTAGCCTGCTTACTGGTATCCAGTACAACATGCGCTGACGGATGGTCAGACTTACGGGTTTTGCTGGTCACCAAATCAGTGGCTTCTGGTGCCGTTACGGAGTTAACGCCGTCACTGGTTCCGGTGGCGTTGTCGCCTGGAGTTTGTGGCAGTGCACCGGCTTCTTTGTCTTTCGCCTGGGGTTTCTGGTCAACTTCATCCGGCGTACGACCATCAGTCGGCGTGGGTTGGTTGGCCTGAGACTCACCAGCACCTTCGATCGGGGCATCCACTTTGGAGGTTGACGGGTCAACGGCTTCTTGCGGGTTGGCTGGAACGAAAGTATCCGGTTGTTCCGGTTGAGCATCAATATCTGACGCATCCGTTTTGATAACGTCCTGGCCCGGTACAGGCGCTTGAGGGCGACCATCCAGGCTGTACGCGGAGCTTTCTGCCACAGGGTCAGTGCCTACGGTCTCAGCGGGATTCTGAGGGGCCGTTGGGTCAACCGCACGTGGGTCAGTGGTGGGTGTTTCTTCCGGGTTGCCCACAGGCTCGTCTTTCGCAGGCTGAGTCGCCGGGTCATCCTGGTATTCCAGGTGGTCCGTGGTTTCTTTCTGTGGTTCCGCGTTCTGAATGTCTTTCTTTTCATCCGCGGGTTCGTCGAGAGTGGAGGTTGCGGTTTTATCCGCTTCCGGTTGAGAAACAGACGTGTCGGCTTCTACGAAGCCCTGGTCAGTTTGTGCGCCATCCGCCGGGGCTTTCTGGTCGGCATTTTCCACACCGGCTTGTTCTTGCGCCGTGCGGTTCTGCTCATCCAGGTCCGCCTGGTCATGGACCGGGGTGTCGGTTGCGCCGTAATCAGGCTCAGGTTGAGACGTGCCCGCGTCTACCTGGTCTGCTGGGTTGGTGGCTGGCGCATCTTCGATGTCACCGGCCTGTGGGACATGCGCATCGTCCAGCATGATAACGATTTCCGCATGGGAAAGGTCAGCATTGCCAGAAATCTCATTATAGAGATCTTCGTTGTGCTCTTTAGTCCAGGCTAAACGTTTTTGCAGGTCGTGGTCTTGCTGAAGCTGCTCAGCCTCGGCCTGGTCGTTCAGTTTTACGTCTTCTTGTACTTGCGCTTGATCGTTATTTTGTTCTGCCATTAGATGGCCTCCGTTTTATGTCATTGACTTTGTAAAGTCATATTTAGCTAACACCAATGCGTTACCGTGCATACGCTTCATAAAGGTGTTCATAAACACTGAACCCACTTCAGATGCACTTGATGCTAACGAGTTTGGGGATATTGACAACTTATCACCCATACACTTTTTACAGAAGTCCGTTTCTGGCGCCCGACAGAATTGCGGCGAACGGACCAGCACGGTTTTTCCGATGAACTGTTTTATGCCTGCGGTATCAAAAGACTTCCACTCTGTACCCGACTGGATATAGAGTCCCACGTAGAGTTCCGCATTTTGCTGTGTAATGGCGGTGGGCATGCCTAACGACGTACCACAATCATCAATCGTGATTGAGGCGTTTTGTAACACGCGTTGGAAGAACTTAACCGCTTCTCCCCCGAGTGCAGTTTCAGCACCACGCGAGAATGACCCATCACGCATGGAGTTGGCCATGGCCGGTAATTTATCCAGGTCCCAACCTTCGGTCAGGGAGTTTTTCACCACGTCAATAGAACCGTCAGTGGAGAACCCAGATTCCGCCCCATGGAACGTAAACATTTTCTTACGTGATACGTTGAAGGACTTGTCTTTATAGTAGAAGCCTTTCTCTGGGTCGTTTTCAATCCAGGCTTTGTCCGCATCTACCAAGGTTTTGTCAATCACCGCAATGACAGCAGGGTCATGCAGACGCTCTTTGTTTTCTTCGAGCAGCTGGTCGCGCAGTTTCAGAATGTTGGGGTCGGTCATGATGGTGCGCGGTGTGGCTGACGGTACTGCCAGTTGCACCAGGCCCATCAATGTCATGACTGCTTCGATGTAATCAAGCAGATGCTTCACATAGATTTTACCTGGCTCGTAATTTCCATCCACGGGATTATCCAACAACGTGGGTAGGATTTTATCCACAATGGTTTTGGTCTTAACCTTACCAGGCACAAACTCAATCATGGTGCCGAACGGGTAGACTCGAATCAGGTAGTTAACGTAACACTCCCCGTACGTGGTGTCGACCGGTACGGGTTGATTGGGCATCTCTTTGGCGGTGAGAGAGACCTGCTGTTTCCACGCGTATAACGCACCCTCAGCAGGCGCATCGTCCAGGACATGCAAATCACTGTCTTCACCAACAAACATCGTCTGACCGTCTTTGCGGAACAATTGATAGGGGTACCGGACATCGGCGGACATTACGTCCGCTTCACTGGACACCACCCCGGCTGCATTAAAGCAGTTGATGACCCATTCCCGGTATTTGTACGCACCGGCGTTGCAGGCCACAAAGAAAAATTGACGCAGTAACATTAATCAGTCTCCAGACTGGGCGCCTCCCGGTATGTTTCCGGCAGGGTCGCTAAATGGCGTACCATAAGACCGCGGTAGCGCTGAGCCTGGTCTGGGGTTTCGGCATAGTTAGCCACCGCAGCCAGCGAGAGTTTCCCGACGGTTGCCACCGGGGCATTGGAACACACCGCAAAGTCAACTAACGCCTGCACTAACTCATCAGGTTCTAAGTCCCAGAGGTAGTTCTCATAGAACTTGAGATAGAACGGGTAGTCCAGTCCGAAGGTTAACGTGTTGTCACGGATAATCCCACTTACAAAGGATTGGTCTCGGCCTTGGAAATGGGCTTTAATCTGGGTGTGGTCTACCGTAAAAGCCCGCATGATTTCCACTGCATCGGCTTCGGCATTAGACTGCACGACATCAATCAGGTTGTCGTAAAAATCTTTCGACACCACCTTCAATAATTCGGCGTATTGCGATTCTTCATCGCCGTTGATTTCCGCAGCCAGTTCAGCAATCGCGGCTTCCCGGTCATCGTTGTCAACCAGAATAGCCAGCAGTCGGTCAGCGTCCTGCCACAGGGCTACCCGTTCCAGCGCAAACAACAACCGTTCGATGGTTGGGAAATGTCCGCTGTTGAAAATCTCGCCATCCAACGTAATACCGAGTTCACCGAGTGACGCCAGAATAATGTTTTCCAACGCGTCATCAAAACGAGCAATTTCCTCCATGTTGTCCACGTCATCCGGGACACCCAGGGAATATTGACTGAATGCAACAGGGGCATCGGGCCCGGTCAGGGTGGAGATTTTATTCAGAATACTCAGTGCGGTGGTGACGCGCACGTCACCCACAATGGTACCGAGGTAGTGTTCTAAGTCTTCAAACATGGCAGGTATGCCTCTGAGTGTCCGTGAGTAATTACACAGTATGTCGATACTTTGTATAAAATTTACAACGGGACGCGTCCGTAGATTCCAACATCTTGCAAGTATCTATTGATACCATACTCTCTTTCTCAGGAAACCACCGTCATGCCTACCAGTGTCAAACCACGCAAACCTCGGTTGCGTTCTGGGGAAACCCAACATAAGCCCGGTCGTGTCTGGGCCGATTTAGCGACGATTTATCAAACCTGTTTGTCGCAGTTGCATTCCGCCACGACCACCGCCCCTATTCTTAAAGACCCCACGTTCGCTGCACATGCGGTGGAACGTGGCCGTATGGTTGAACTCGCCAACCAAATCGTCACGGCCTTACCCGAATACCTGGATGTCCTGAAAACCATCAAAGTGAATGCGGATGCCTATCGCCAACAATGGGACGCACTGGACGTACAGCGCAAACAAGCCTGGGCGAATGATGACCGTGAGGGTGCCATTGCCGTCCGTGAACAACAAGACACCATTGAGTTTGCCACCCTGCAAGTGGGCGAGCAATATCATCAATGGAATACCAACTGGAACAGTACCGTCAATCCCCTGTTACTGGAACTGTTGGGTTTGATTGAAGCCACCCGTGCCAAAATGGAGAAGCAAGTTAATGCAGCAGAATGATGATACTCCAAACACGCAGCAAGAAGTGTCGCTGAACCGTTCGGCAGACGCACCGGAGACACCAGAAACCGATACGCCCACGACTCCCTCTTCTGACACTGAAACAAAGCCAGCGCCCGAAGAAAAAGAACCCATCGTGGATGACACGGAATACCTACCCAATGCCAAGGAAGACCCAACGCTGTTGATTCGCACCGAGCGCAAAGCCAATAAGCCGGAGCCGGATATTGCGGATACCATCTCCCTGTTTTACAGCACAGTAAAGGGCACGGCATCAGTATTGTCCCAACTGGAAGCAGGCAGCCTGTCTAACCCAGCGGGTGCACAAACGTGGTTGCAGACCATCAACAACGCCGAAAACTACATGCCGGAAGTCAAGGGTAGCAACGGCAGTGGATTGGCTGCCTGGCGCGAAGGGGCGCAGTGGCGTCAGTTTGTGGAACACGAAGGGCAACGTCTGCGTGTACGTGTACCCAAACTGGACACGTCATTAACTGGCGGGATGTTATCGGGTGATGCAGCAGTCCACCGCCTGCAACAACGCATGTCGCTGGGAACCCATTTGCAGTGGCCTTTGTGGAACTCGGGGATTTGGGTGACATTTGTGCCACCAACAGAAGCTGCGATTCTGGAATTGCAGGAACGTATCAACCGGGAAAAAATCCTGTTGGGACGTGAAACCAACGGAGCAGTGTTTGACAACTACCAGGTTTACATCGTTGACCATGTGATGCGTTTTGCAATGTCTCACATTTCTGGTATGACACTCAAGACCGGACCAGAAGGGATGGAAGCCACCCTGGAATCCCACATGTTGGTGTCCGACATTCCCAACCTGATGTTGGGGGTGTTGTGCAGTATCTACCCGAACGGCTACGACCTCAGCCAACCGTGCGTGGCAGACATCACCAAGTGTATTGCGGTCCACACCGCCACCGTGTCTCTGTCCAAAATGTACTGGGTGGACATTACCCGTCTGAATGACACCCAGCGCAAGCTGATGGTGCGGGGTAAAGTGGATTCTGTGACCTCGGAAGAAGTCATGAAATACCAGGGCGAATTTGCAGAATACAAAGGGTCAGTTTTGGAAGTGCGCGATGGCATCAACATCGTGTTACAAGTTCCAACACTTGCAACCTACCGTGATTCGGGGCGTCGTTGGGTTGACGGGATTGAACGCGATACGGTTCAGGTATTTGGAACTGACTTGACAGGACGTGAACGTGAAGACTACATGTTCCGTCAGGCAGTGTTATCGACCTTGCAGGCTTACTCACACTGGTTTAAACACATTGTGATTGTGGGGCTGGAAGACAACGACGACCAAATCATCGAAGACCGTGAGAGTCTGGAGCGGGTATCAAAAACGCTGAGTGCAGACCCAGAAGTGGTTAAGAAAATTGAAGACGGGGTACGGGCATACAACGACCAGGCAACCTGCACAATTATCGGCATTGTAAACTACAACTGTCCGAAGTGTGGGAAAACCCAGTTGCGTCCGGATGCACCGAATCAGATCATTGTTCCTATTGATGTGGTCGGCACTTTTTTTACCCTCCTGTCCAGACGTCTGGCTCGGATACTTCAGGCATAGGGCACGTTACCGATTGGCGTTTTGGCAGACCCCCAAAAGGGTTTGGCGACGAAATCAAAGAACTGCACGACAGTGGGCTGCGACTGAGCCACAACGGCTTTGCATTGGTTGCAATGCTCAGTCAGGCTTACGACATGAAATACGGGCTGTACAACTACAACCGTAAAGATGCACACCCATTGGCCGCAGTGATGGTTCATCCCGCTGAAGACTTAAGTCATCAGACGCCTAAACGTCGGTTGTTAAAGCGCTATCGCGCAGCATCGGTGTTAAAGCATACCGGTATTCCATTTGACCGGTTTCAATTATTAACCCGTAGCGAAGTCGAGGATATTCTGGCAGAGTGCGTTGAAGCTGACCAGAAAGAATTGTCCACGAACGAGCGCATGCAGCGCGAAATGGAAGAACTCTCTGGGCAGGTAAGTATCGGGAAAAAGAAGTAACCAAAAAAGAAAAGTCGTGGCATACACTCCCCTCCTCCGACATCAGTCAGGGGAGGGGAGTTATTATGTCAATGCGCACCAGGTCGAAGTTCCTCGATGAGGTTTTTGGTGGTCTCATCGTAAACAATGCACTCAGCAGGGATGTGGCAATACAGTGGGTCATCGGGGTTGAGTATCGCCAGGGCAGTCCACAACCGTTTCAGGTCATTTAAGCTCAGTTGATACTCACTATCGCCACCACGGAATTCTTTCCACAGGCGATAAATCCCACCGATAGCGATGGGACGTTGTTTGCGCACATACGGGTCAATGAAGGCTTTGAAGTGTTCGAATTCTTCAGGGGTGCCTTCATTCATCCATCCGTGTGTGTGGAGGAAATCCGTCTCCTCCACCTTTCTCCAGGACTCCTCATTGATTATCGTCATGGGTTAGTCTCGATTCGCGTCGAGGTTAAAACTCGACACCAGGTTGATATGACTTTTGACAATCCCGTCTAAGTCACGCAGTTTCTTCTGGTGATATTCTACTTGCTTGGGAATATCACGACAGTAGAGATAGAAGAAGCGCAAAGGAATATGCGCCCACTCTGGTTTGAGAATCTTACGCAAACGACCAACAGCCTGGTGGTTTGCTGCTATCGCTGAAATGTTGGTGGTCATCAACACCACCACTAAATCCGGGATATCCACAGCGGTACCTGAACTGCCTAAGGTTGACACGGTGATGTCAGAGTCTAACAGGACTGAGTACTCATCCTCGGCCACATACTTCGACACCGTCAAGTCACCTTGTCCCACTTTCAACAACCGTTTCTTCAGGTACCCCACCACGTCATTGCAGGTCTCTACCTTCGCACAGAAAATCAACATTTTCATACCGGGTTGTCGGATTTGCAGGTAATCTGCAAACACCGAAGACCAGATAAGTTCCATGTACTGTTTGTAGAGTTTCCGGTTTCGTCTAAGGGAATCCTCAAACGCCGCATGTGAGTATTCACGTCGTCGGTATGACGTTCGGATTTTACGGGCATCCGCAATACCGTATTCAATGGCAGCCACATCAATGTAGCGGTCCCATTCGGGGGTTTTGTAACGACCCGCCACCGGGAACGCCACATTGTACATCCGCATGATAAAGGCATCGTCTGATTTCAAGGTGGCCGACAGATAAATCTGTTTTGGCACATGGAAATGGATAATGCAGTTAAACACCTGATGAGCCGACTGATGGACTTCATCAAACACCAGATTCCGAATCCCCAACATCTGCATGATTTCTTGCGGTGCAAAGGGATATGGGTAGGAATCAGCATCCATAGACTCATAGAGCTTTATCCAGTTATCCAGTGTGGTCAGGGAGAACAGGGCAATTTTGAAATCGCCCAGTGTTCCCTGCTGGGCATGAATCATGACCTGACCCAAGGCTTTGGTGGTGTTGATAAGGAGGATGTCATCGGGCTTTACCTTGAGGTATTTGCCAATGTCGGCCATCCACTTGTCAATGTAGCGCGGAAGCACCACAAATCCACCCCGACCGCCGTCGTCCACAATCCCCCGACAGGCCAGCGCCGATTTCCCTTTACCGGTCTGGACTTCGAGCGTGCGATGGTCAACCGGTTCTTTCAAATACTCGAGAATAGGAACCTGGTCTTCACGCGGAATAAACCAGTCTTCCATTTCGAGGTCAATGTCAGGACCGGGTTCAATCACGTACTCACGGATTTCGAAGTTGTCTTCGTTATAGCCGTGACGTTGGATACGCTCCCACAAGTCATCCCACATGTTGCGGTGGAATAACACAGACCGATTGAGTTTGTTAATCACACCGTAGATTTTAAACAGTGTGTTCACCCAACTGCCTTGCGGGTTGCGTTCCAGTCGATAGTGCGCCATCTGCTTACAGAACTCGTTTACACAAGGGGTAAGCAGTGGGGATACTCTCGAGAGTCTCACACCGTGTGAGAATTTCTCAATTACCGCAAGCTTTTCCATAGGGGTCACACACCTCTGTAGGGCAACATAGTCTCTATACGTACAATTCGTTGATTGTGTAAAGATTGACCTACGTTACCCTCAGTTGACAACTATTGGATTTGGTGATACGTCATTCAACAATCTCCCTTAATCCACGTTCAGTCTGGTCTTTTTCTGTGCCAGCATCACTGTCCGGGTACTGTCTTCCAGATCAGGGACAACAGCAGAAATGGGTTTTGCCAACAGGGCCTCGAGCATACGAGCACGCGCGGGCGTTAAGTTCGTGAAAGTCGCTGTGACATCCACTGTAGGACCGTGGCGCAATACAACAACCTGTACACGAGGCTTGTCTTTTCCACTCATGGTGTTTCCTTCTTGTCACGACCAATAACCGCTTTAATGGGAGTTTGTCGAATTATGGCAATAGCGATACGGTGCCAGCCATCACCCACGGTGATTCTGTTATCTGACGACATATGCACCAGTACCGGGTGGTCAGGGCCATGTGCCAACATGGTTAAATAATCGGAAACGTCACGGCCATCACCCAACGCCATTCGAATTTCTTCAGTCAACCACGCCAGCGCATCTTGCTTGGTGAAGCACTGCTCCAGTAGGGTTAGGGTCAAGTAATCTCCCGTCCACTCGAGCACGGTATGGTCAATGTCGCTGTTGTCCCAATTCGCAGCAGCGTAAGCCCGCAACATGTGGTAGTGATATTCCCGTTCCTGTTTGTGTCGCTCTAACATTTCTTCGGGTGTTGGGATACGCAGTGTCAACGTAATGTCGCTGTTGGGAAGGTAAATCTTTTTATCAGACATCGGGTATACTCCAGGCAAAAAAAATAAGGGGACATCACGTCCCCTTTTATTACGACAGGTTGAAATAGCGACGGACCACGTCGTTGTGCAAATCCGAGACTTGTCCCGTGTTCGGAAAATCCGGGATGGGCGGTACAGGTGGGAAATAACACCACTGGTCATTCGGGGAATCAAACTCCATGTAGCCCCCATCAGACAACCAGAGTATCCCAGCACACATACTGGTCTGTAGCGTCTCGTCACCGGCCATGCGTACACGGAAAGCCTGTGCCTGCGCTTCACTGTAGTTTTCAGGCAGCGAGTAGGCGATTTCTTTCCAGTTTTTGCCGTCTCGACCATCGTAGTCGGTGACCTGGATAGCACCCGCAATGACATCCACCTGGCTGACGTTGTCCTGCTCGAGAATATCGTTAAAGATATCCGACATGACTACAGCTCCTTCTTCCTATACCCAAACATGCGATTGCCCGCACCCGCGATACCCGAATCAGACTCACTGTCTGGTTTGTCCACACCCTCCATCGCCGCCGCAATGATTTTGCTTGACGTGGTAACGATGTCGTTGAGGCGTTCTTCCAGCGTCGTGGTCATGGCCGATGAATAGTCACGCGTCAACACCAGGTCATTGCGCACGTGACGGGCAGTGGATAACTGAAAGCGGGCAGTGATACGGAACCAGGCCCCATCACAGACACAGGTCAACACAACCGGGATGGTGCGGTTACGAAACGTGGCTTCCGCTTCCAGTTCGTATTCGTAGTTACGGGCTTCCATCCAATCGCCTAAACTGACGTCCACCAAATCGCGGTACAGCGAGGCCAGAGTGAGATACGCATCGTACCCCGGACGCCCGTTGTTCATTGTTTTGCCCGGGTGTTCCCAGTAGTATTGCAGGGCTGCCGTTTCCATGGCGTGTTTCAGTTTCTTGCTACTGCTGCTGGGTGGCAGTTGCCAGGAACGCAATACAGTACCGCCCTTGGCAATTTTGAGTTCCAGACCGCTGCTGGAAAACTCCGGGCCGCGCAGTGCCACTTCGTACGCCTTGCTGCTGAGCATGTCTTCTGTTCGGAAGGCTGCGTAAGTTTTCATTCGGTTGCTCCGGTGGTATCGGATGGGGTTGAGAAAAATGCTTGCTGAATGACAGGCTGGTATTTTTCATACAGTGTCTGGTAGGTCGGTTGGACACGGAGGCCTTCCATTGGGAGGGTTTCATTGAACGTGATAGCCCAGAGCTGTCCAACACGACATATGGTAATTTCGTGATAGAACGCCATAGGCCAAGGCTCACTGAGGTCTGTTCGGGTATCCGCCGTCCGAATCATTTTACGGGTGTAGGCGATATCAAGTCCGTTGTCATTTTCAATGTTAATGGTGAACTGGTGCTGTTCTTCTTCGAGTTCAGCTTCCAGACTGACCCACCCGGTCAACATCTGGTACAGCGTATTCAGGCTGGTCTGCAGCTCAAACAGGTCGCTTTTGGTTTCCGGGTCAGCAAAGATGTACTCATAGAACGCGCGTAGCCGGTTTGTTTTAACCATGTCGGCGGCTTTCCGGTACAGGACTTTGACGTCATTCAGGTCATGTAGTTCGCGGTCAACGCTTACTTTGGATATAATGCTGTTATCGGGTCGAGTTAGAAAAGCGATACTTTCAATACCGGCCTGTACCAGATTTACCCGGTATTTGTACCCGCTAACCAGGGTTGCTACGGGGCGGTAAACTTCGGGACGAAACAGTTCAGTTTGTTCAGTGGTCATTGATGTTGCTCCGACGAAATAAAAGGGAGGCCAACGCCTCCCTGGGATAGAATCAATCAGTTGGCTCTGTCAGTCCACCCTGAGGTACGGTGAATATGGGTGGTACTGGCGTTCGGTCACCAGATACGATGCTGGGTTATTCAAGGCATCAACCTGCTTCTCGTACGCGAGTGCGGCTGACAAATCACGGAACTTCATGATGTCAGTGAAGCGACCGAACTCTGCACGTTCGCTGGCAAGCGGAATGCGGTAGTCACGGTTCTCTTCGGAGACAATCATGGTGGCCTGCAAAATGATTTCCACATGCGCGAAGTTCGAACTGATGCGTTTATTCAACAGGTCAAACATGGCACACACTTCGTCTGACACCACTTGCGGGTCACTGAGGTCCGGTGAGTTCTTACCGGCTGGATACACTTTGGAGCGCTTGACCATCGCTTCAACTTCCTGTTTGAAGTCCATCATGTTCATTTGCTTCATGGGCAGGGCAAAGATAGGCCGTTTCACATCCCAGCCGTCTAACGTGATTTCGTAGTTACCATCTTGGGTCAATCCCCAGCCGACGTTCTTGATGTGTTTCAGGAACGGTCCGGTGAAATAACCAATACGGGAACTGACCGCAACGTTAACAGTTGCTGACTCCATCACGCCACCTTTACGCAGGACGTTAAAGGTCACCTTGTTGATTTGTGAATAACGGGCTAAGGCATGGTCTGGGATTTCATCCACTGCTTTGATGTCAGCCAGATACGGCGTACACTCGCGCGAGAACGTAATGGTCACGGGTGTTGTGGCCAGCTCATTCGCCAGACCCAACTTAGACCCCCCACCCATCACCTGCATGAACCGACTCTCATACGCATCCAACACAATCTGTTCAATCATGGAGGACTGGTCTAAGTGTTTGTTCGACAGGACGCGCTGGGTAATCATGCGGCAGATTTCGGTTGCTGCAACGTGACCGATGTTGGTGCCGACCGGTACACTCCAGCTCAAATCCCCGAAACACTTCGCGCACACTGCCCCACGCTGGGTGGTTTCACAGAACCGTACCGCATACACTTGCAGTTTCTGACCAATCAGGTCAGTGCGGTTGCCACGGATGGTTTGTGTTTCCCCGTTCGGTCCCACGAAATACTTACCGTCCATGCCCTTGAGTTGGGCCCGGTCACGAATGTGTACCGGCATGGTTCGCGTAGTACCACAGTCACCGTCTACTAACGTTACCATCGACTGGCACAACAACTGCATTTCGCGGTTGAAATACTCAGTGTCTTTGATAAGTTCCTTGTTAAAGATAAGTGACTTCGCACCGGAGCGAGACTCGACCCCAACCCCATACGCATCGTAGATACCCGCTGCATACGACTGCAGCACAGGAATGTTAAACCGGTGTGAGTCGAGGTCGGTCAGGAACCCACGGGGGCCTACACACTGTAACGCCTGCCCGATTTTCACCAGGTTTGACTTCACGGCTTTGGCCAACCAATTGCGCTGGAGTTCATGCTCATCTTTCAGCACGGCTTTGATGCCGCTGTACGCTGCAGAGATGGACATCTCATTGGGCATGACGTTTTCGTTCAGGTCACGAATTCCTGGGTGCGTCAGGATTTCAACGAAGTCCTCCGCCATCAGGGTGGTTATCCATTCTTCAATGCGGTCCGTGTCATTAAAGATGGTGTTAGTGACCTGGTACGTCAGCTTACAAAGTTCCTCCACGAACACACGGGTCTTTGCCGCAGCAGGGGCCGATTCAAAGGTTGACCAGAAACATTCCGACATGACTTCAATCGACGTGTCTCGGGTCAAACGTTTGTTCCCCATGTGATGTCGCAACAACAACGGGGTGTCGGGATACTGACGATGGAACTCCCACATGTACCAACAGAAGATGGTGCCTCGCCAACCTGTGACAAGTTCCCCGTCGTCAAACGACAACCGCACCAATTGATGCGGTATGGCAACGAGTTCGTCATAGGACATGGTCAACACTTTACGGGCTTCGATGTTAAACATGAATCAGCGCTCCTTGGACAGGGTAATGCCACCACACAGCAGCAAATGTTTGATGATTTGCAACGCGCGGTTGCTACCTGGCGGAACCAACGATTTATCTAACACCTCAGGGATAGCCGACGGGTTGTCCACTGAAAGGATTTTCTTCACAATCAGTTTCTGGCCTGCTGGCATGTTCGGCATGTCAACAATGTCTGCTGTTGCCTCACCGCCCATCACCGCATTCAACAAGCGCGTTTCGGACTCACCGGTAAACTTAACCGGTTGTTCACGACCCGGTGTCGAGTACTTGTTATCCCCGTTCACCATAGCGGGAATCCCATAGTGTTGCAGTTTTGGACTGGACACTGCTGACCAATCGTCCCCGTTTTTCTCCAGCACGATAATGTACATCGACCCAATCATCATCGGCGCTTTGGTACGGATAGTGCGACCAACCCGGTTGACATAGGTCACCGGTGTCTTTTCGAAATGACTGAACTCACGCATCAGACGGTGGTATGCGGGTGCGCCCGCATCAATGCGGTCAGACGGCATCCAGATATGGATTCCATCCTGTGATTTCAGAATGTATTCGAGATGTTGTCGCCGGTCCATTTCGGTGACAAAGTCATCGAACAACTCGAAGTGTCGCACCGAGGCTGCCTGATAATACCGCATCAGTAAATCCCACGCCTGCTGAACATACCCTTTGGGGTCGGCTTCCCGCATCAAACGAATCTCACGCAGTACCATCGCCGAATACCAGTTGGTACCCTGTTCGTACATACGGCCGATATTCATACGGTTAATGGTGGAGTCGGGGTCCATGATGATTTCAGCACGACGGCCGTAATCGTCAATTGGCATGTCGGCCTCATCACGGATTTCAACCACCACCCCTTTACCGCCATGACAGTCAGTGACTTTTGACCCGACGTCAGGCACAACATCGTAGGTGTAGGTCAGATTCACATGCCAGTCATCCAGTGGGATTTTGTTCAGTGTCTTGATAATGAAGCCCGGTTGGTTTTCCTCTTCCGCCAAGGCCCGCACAATCAGGTTATGAAAGTTAGGGGCTAAGCGTAGGCGGTCACCGTATTTCTTTTTCAGGTCGTAATACGTGCGACGAATGCGCTCGTAAAACGTCTGTTGGTGATGCAGATACATCCGGGTTTGTTCGTCCATGCCCACCGGAGTAGGTTCATTCTTCGACACCGCATGGTGAATGGTCACGTCCACGACTTCGCCACCGGCTTTACCGTACACACACTTGTCCCAGATATAGTCCACTTCCATCAAGGCTTCTGGCGTCATCTCCGTCACTGCGGTAGCATCGTCATAGGTACGCAATGCAAACAGCAACCCATCTGGTCGGATTTTCTGCCCTACATTTGGAAACGGTTGGTAATGGTCTTTGGTCCCGTAGAGGTTGAGGGGATACACTTTACGTCCCCAACTGCCCTCGGTACTGATGATTCCGGTTGAGGTCAGTTTAGGAATGGCGGCCGTAGACAACACCACTCCGTCGTTATCAACCGCATTGAGACTCGCAAACATGGCATTGAGATTGGTTCCGTAGGCCAGTGCACCATTTGGGCGAACGGAAGGGGATTGCATAAACACATCCCCTTTCATAAACCCATGCCCTGCGCGGAAGTTATCCATGCATTTACGGTTTTCGCTGTACATGAATCCAAAGGTCTGGTGACTGGTGTGCAATCTTTCGATTTTCACCATCCCCACTAACCCTGGGTCATCCTCAGATTCGATTACCCCAATCTTTAATGGATTATACCGGAACTGATACCCGCCGGCCACCGGTGAGAGCTTGGGTATAACCTGATTTACCGTGCCGGTAAAAGGCATACTCACGTTAAACGTCGTGGTGGCATACTCGTACTCGGTTCCCGCTTGCAGATAACGTTCTTCAGCGCCCCTTATCACCATGCATTGGCCTTGGTGAGATGCAAACATTTGTTCACGTGGTCCAGAGTTATTACCCGGGAATGGCTGCAAGTCATTGCTGCTTCCCAGGTTCTTTGGACTCAGTTGATTGATAACCAACTCAGCAATTGGTCGTAGTGTGAGTTCTTGTAACATGCGTTCGCCTTATCACATCTGGTTTACCTAAACACCACATTGATAATATAGGTCTGTAATAGTTTTATCTATGAGGTGATTATGACGATGTTAATTCTCGGCACCATGCGGGGTGCAGGAGATGGCGTGTACTACACCGACAGCTTTCGGGCAGTATTCGAAGACCACATCCAATACCTGCGTGACAATGCAGTCCCTGTGGGTGAGGGTAACCAAAGTACCACCAACAGCACCGCAGTGATTCAGCCGGTATCCGCGCAAGATGCTTACTGGTTTCGCTATCGTCCCAACCAGTATTTCAGAGAGAAGCTGGGTGTGGAACCCCAGTTCTATTGGTACGTGTTGCGCTGTTCGCGTTTGACTTCACCGGAAGCATTCGATGAGTCGATACGTGAACTCTACGTGCCCAGCTGGACCTTTGTGCGCCAACTGGCCAGTACGCATCAGACCGATTTTGCCACAGTTTAAGGCAAAGAAAAAGAGGGCCCCGAAAGGGCCCTCTTATGCCGTCCAGCTATTTCCAGCTAGAAGGCATGCGAACCCCAGAGGTAGGATTCGGCGAAACGGTACGCAGTGGTGCCTGCGGTGCCGTAGGTTGGTAATGAACCGGTTGGACCGGCGTTTGCATCACTTGCTGATACACGTTCGGGTCGTAGTACGCCGTTGGCATCTGCTGGTAACGCTGATACTGCTGCTGACGGATGATGTCGCGCGCATTCAGGTTACCAATTACCGGTGGTGGTGAACCCCAACCGTTGTTTACTGGCGGGACGTACTGCGGTGCCTGTGGAGCACTGCCGCCGTTCAGGCTGCTCCAGCTTATCAGCTTGGGTGCGCTTGACGGTGCGGTCGGTGCTTGTGGCGCCTGTTGTGTTGGGGTATGTGGACTGACAACACGGGCTGTTGGTGCCGGGACCTTTGGTGCGTCTTCGTTACCCGCAGAACCCACAGGTTCAAAAGCCAGGTCTGGTTTCTTCAACTGCACGGTAGGTGCCGCCGCCGCTTCCTGACGTTTGCCGGGGTGGTTGGTGGTTGCTCCCTCATTGCCGCGCAGAGGCGGAATCAGGTCACGGTACTTGCTGAGGTCGGCCAGTTCTTCCGCCCAGGTCGTATCGATGTGCAGTGCATTAACCAGTTCACCGTGGGTTTTCTTGAACAGCTTAAGCTTGTTGTTCAACTGGTTCGCCACTTTCACGAAACTGTTCATGAGGGTGGTGAAATACGGGACATTGAGACTGGTGGTCCCTGAACCGTATTTGTCAAACAAGTCTTGCGTATCGACATCAGCAACGTCGTCAATGTCGAACAGCCATTCGAAAATGCCTTTTGCCACTTCCTTATCAGCAATGCGCATCTTCACCCCAAACACCAGAGACTCCTTGTGTTTGAATTCATCAAACACCGGGAAGTCTACCCGGCAGCTACGCGTGTAGCTGGATTTCTTCTGCTCACCAGGACGGTTGAAGTAGAAGGCCAGCAGACGGTGGTCGCCAGTGATGCTGACTTTGTCCATTACCGCTTTGAGTTTGTCCATGGTTTTTGCATCCGCTTTGGTTGCGTGGTCCAGGAACTTGCTCGCTGACGGTGACAGTTTTGCATGCAGCTTGGTGTCTGCTGCGATTTCGCACAGCATCTGTACCGCAGTTTGTGTCACGCCAGTCAACCGTGCGGCGGCTAACACTCGCAGTTTCTTTAACACCACCGATTCACCGCGCAGGGCATTTTCGCTCAGCGGGTGGAACGGTTGAGTCCCTGTCCAGTCACCGGAACGCAGACGTTCTTCGGTAGGCATTACCAGGATTTCGTCGTTGGAGACCACGACCGGGCGCAGGGTATCGCCGACGGTTTCCATGACTGCCGTACCGTCCTCAGTAAACTGGACGTCCATAGCACCCATGCACGCAGTGTAGAAGTTGCGTAACCCCGTTTTTAAATCAGACATGTTTGTTTATCCTTTCTTTTAGAAGTGGCCTGGATTGCCTTGACCCATACCAAACTGGGGATTGGGGGTATCAATGAAGCTCACCAGCGTGCCGATGTCTTCGCCCATGTCGCTCACGTACTGTGGGTTCAGGGTCATGACCGGTGCGAACAACGCATCGCAGAACGTAGGTGCGGTGAACTGTACTGCCGGTGCGCCGCCTACGCCAACCGAAATGAAGGTCTCGCCTAACAAGTCGATGAACATGTTAACTTCAATGTCAATCAACGAGTTCTGGGTCAACGTGTTCAAGACTTCCAGAATCACGGTCATCTCAAAGCGTTGCAAGAACATGGTCAGGTCGATACCGTCAGTAAAGCTCCCCACGGAGTTCTCATGATAGTCAATAGTGAACTTACCGTCCACCGTACGGTTTGTTGCAAAGAACCCGATTTTGGTCATCATGTTTTCAATCATGATGCCGGGGATAGCCGAGGTCAGACGCGCAGCGTACAGCGTTTCGGTGCCAGTGCCTGCCCAATGCTCATGACGACCACGTTGATACGACTCTGTGGTTTGACGCATGCTTCCTGGACGCAGATACTGCGCCTGGTCATCCAGGCCCGGCAGTAGACCACACAGCTCGTAATAGGTCACATACCCCTGTTGCGAATACTGCGTACGGTTGGACAGTATCCCGAAGAACAAGTCCGTGGTCATCTGTTGTTCGCGCACGGTGGCAAACGCCGAGTTCCACACGGCGGTAGGTGGGGTGTTCTCCATGTCCGTGTGAGAATACGCCTGACCCAATGCCGTGATACATTTCGCCAGATACCGTGAAGGCACGGTATTGTCACGGGTGGACTTACGCGCTCCCATGGCAAAGGACGAACGGGTATCCAGGATTTGACCGCCGCCGCGTGCCATGACCGACACACTGGCAGCCTGACCCGCGAACAGGTCTTCAGGACGCAGTGCATGGACATTACCTGACGAATACCCCTGACCTTGCAGGTTAGAGTACGTATCACCTCCCGCTCGCAGGATTTGGGAATCATCCGCCATGGTAGTGCGATACGACGTTGACCCGTCTACCGCCCGCATGAAGCTGTCACGCAGCGTTACGGTGTTGTTAAAATACACCCGCATCTGAGGGTCAAAGTTAACCGTTGACCCCATCAGACTACTCACGTCACCGTGGTCGGTATACCCTGTCAGGATTTGACGCTGACGGGTCAGGTTAGTGGCGTTGTATTCGATTTCAATAAAGAAACGCAGACGCGGGGTGTTCCAGTTATTGGGGATATGACACATGCCTTCTGGCATGGCCTGTTGGGTCAGCAGAGTCCCTGCCACATCAGACAACGCCCCTGGGTTAACAATTTGTCCATTGCGAGTGGACTCTTTCAGCATGTCAATGGCCGTAGGGTTACTGTTGAGTCCCAGGGTATACGGACGCACCATGGCATCTTCGTACGTCCCGGTTTGAATCAACAGGAATTTCAACACGCGAGCATTTGGCATTGCAGCATGGCGGCCATTGTGTTGATAATCGTGCATTGCGTCAGTCATGTTTATTGTACTCCGGTAGGAACTTTATTGTATTTACGTTTGTAGTTTTTGATAACAAAATCGACCAGTTGAAACTCCAGGTCTCGCGGTGAAGCGTATCCCGTTTCGTATTCTTCCATGGTGATTTTTGCTAACAATTCCTTGGGCGCCTTTAAAACCCAATCCGTGTTATCGATGTCCTGAAAAACTTTACGGATAGCTTGCAGTGCAAAGTTCGACTCAGGGGTGCGCTCTCCTTTGCGGGAAACCCGTTTCCAGTACGGGTAGATTTCATCCAGCTCTTTGAGCATGTCTTTCGTCGGGGGACGATAGCCACGTGACATTAAGCCTTCTGATTCGCCGATGCCCCTTGGTGCCGGTGACGCGGTCATCAAAGCCGCCAGGTCAGGATAACCCCAATGCCATAACAAGGCTTGAGAAATACTGATGGCTCGCATCAATGCGTCCTGTTCCAGATACATCACACTGCGGGCACTGATGACCGGTGCCATCACCCAACCTGTCATGGTCATCTGAAATTCAGACGGACTGAAGGTGGTCATGACGCGTTGATGGTTCCACATTGCCTGAATGTAATCCATGCTGACCGTAGGGTCAATCTGGCGAGCCGGGTCAATGTATTCCATCAGGAACAGGGAATCAGGAATGGTGGTAGCCTCAGCAACCTCCTGTTTCATTTTGTACGTTTCGGCAACCGACTGTTTATCGTCTTCGCCACCGGAATCGTTGCCGTCTTTGAACTTGGTCGTACCGCCAAAGCGCTTATCAATGTCACGTGCTGTCGAGGACACGTAGTGCCACACGTTCGACACGATGTTCACCGGTTCGCCTTGGGTTTTCAGTTCCGCAATTGCCACCCGACGAATCACTGCCAACGCCAGCAGGTATCGTGGGATTTGTGCGGTACCTAACCCACCCAGTAATACTGACAGGCTGGATTTAATCTGGTCGTTCTGCGACAGATAAGTCACATACTCCGCCAGACGCTGCATTGGGGGATATTCATCCAGTGCAGACCCATCAATCAGTTTCATGGTCACGTGTTCTTTGAATGCATTGCCCGCAGCTTGTTCGGCTGCGCTGATGTATGTTGAGAACACCGGTAAGACAACGCGCAGCGCCAACACAATGGTCAATAACCCCGTATAGTCAGTGCGCAGATACGTCATCTCTTTTGGCAGTTCGGGGTCGTAGGTGTCCTTCAGCGTCTCGGGATATTTCACCCGCGACTTTAATCGCATCCAGTAGTTCAGTCGTTCCATGGGATGCAGTTCGTACATCTGGGTGACCAACTGCCGTAACCCGTTGTGGAGCTCCTGTACGTTTTTTGTGTTCGTAATCATGAAATGCATTTTCTTATACACATTCCAGATTTCGGTCTGTTGCCCGAACGGTAACTCCTCCCAATACGCATTAATGTCATTGAAGAAATTATCAGGGTCAATTCTGAGCCTGTTGTACGTATTCCCCCTCCAGACGAGTTGTTCCCCGCCGTGAGAAGTAATGATTTCAGACAAACCACTTGTCGCAAGCCCAATGGACAATTGCATTGTCAGTCTCCAGTTATGTTTCTCGCCTACTACTCAGAATAGTAATATAGGTCTGTAGATATTTCATTTCGCCTTAAAGAGATTGACGTATTCGCCGCATCTCTACACGATTGGTGGTGTATGTTAATAATAACATTTTTGTAAAAAAGGGCATAAATGGGAGGGTTTTACCCTCCCATATTTACGTTACTGCGTTACACCCAGAGGTCATCACCACCGGCGTCGTTGTTGTTCGACCAGCCGCCTTGTTGACCACCCGACTGGTTATTACCGCCGCCCGAGTACTGGTTGTTGTTACCATTCCCGTTCTGGTTGTTACCCTGTTGGTTGTCGTTCGGTGTCCAGCCAATGAATTCAGATTGAGTCAGGTTATCGTACACCCCGAAAATCATGTTCATGTAGCCACGCGCGTATTGCGAGTAGTATTCGGGGGTATTCATTTCCTGGCCGTCTTTGGTGACTTCACGGAAGAAATCGTCCGGCGCAATGTGGAACTTGATGCTCGGACGGTTACGTGAAACCAGTGCCAGATACAGACGACCATCATCTTCTTTACCGACGATGAGGGAGGCGTATTTTACCGGCTGGTCCATTTTCTTACCGGCCAGAAAATCGGTGTACAAACCACGGATACGTTCCTGCGCACCCGGCAGGGTCAGGAGGTCCATGGCCGTTTCACGAATAGAGTACATCAATGCCATTGGAATTTCGGCTTTGATGTTGCCGTTGTTGGCATCGTTAGGCACCTGGGTTTTCACCGTAATGGACGCCATGTTTGCCACGAACTTACGGGTGACATAACCGAACGTCAGCACAGGGCGTTTGGTAGCACCACTCACGACAGCGCCGTACAGCTTCATGCGTTGGTCGTCTAATGGAAGTTGTTTGCGCTGCGGTGCGCCGTTGTTTGGGAAGGCCATGCTCAGTCCTTATTGGATTAATCGGTGTATACAAAAGATTGGATTAGTAGGTTGTTTTTGACAGCATGTTTAATAACGATTGCTTGCCAAACTCGTCCCCTCTGATGGCACTGATGCCGTATCGGATTTTGTCCCGTGTCGTCATAGGTGTCCAGTCGTACTTCGTGGCGATTTCAAGAATCGCTCGTCTAATTTTCCCTGGTGCCTGGTACAGTAATACGTTGTTGTCGCCAAAGATAGAGAGTGTAAACCCATTAAATGGGATATTGCTCAACTCTTTACCGTTGGAGAGTTTGGTGTTGAACTGGGCGTATTGCTTGATGGTGCCGGTTTGAGACTCCAGCAACATCAGTTCTTCAAACTTTCGATGACTCAGTAAATCTGATGGCACGTGGGTCAAGCACAATGTCCGTCCGGGACCTTCTAACAGCGGTCGGAAGAACATCACGTTGTGACGACCTATCGTGTTCACCACGATATCCAGCGCTTTGTCGCATAACATAGCCACGTGCTTTTGCAAATCGGTTTTAGGTGCCCGGATAATAGCATCTGGCAATACCTTAACCAGCGTCTCCGGTGCACTCAAATACCACTGTGGTTTTACCCGACCGCCGGTGATGGTGAGTACGGCATCGTGAATGTGTTCCAGCTCATCCAGTAAAACCTCCGCAACCGTTTGGGGGTCAGTGACATCGCGCACCCACGTCTCTGCCGACTGCAACAGATTGCGGTACAAAGTGCGCAGGTTTACCCACAAATAATCGTAAGCCGGTATTTTGGGGACACGCAAACCTTCAATGGCGAGACTGGTGCCTACCGATATTGGTAGGGCACCGGTTTCACGTTGTTGAAACCCCACTAAAGCGTTGGGCATAAAACCTCCCGCGCCATGCGTAGCGCAATCTCACATGTTTCGGCATCCAGTCCCCGTGTAGGTAAACGAGCAACAATTTCATCAAACATAACGGGTTTGGTTAACTGGGCACGTTGGACAACGGGGGTATCGTCCCGCACATCAATTGGGTCAATATTGCGGTTATGTAAGTCAGCAGCTGATTTGCCTTCCGTCACAATCGACCAACGGTATTGCGGATGGAGTTTCTCCAGGAGTTTACAGATTGCTTTCAGTCCCTGTGAGCGTAACCCTGACATACGAAGGAAACTCCCAAGCGGAAACTGCTGGGCAAAATCCACCATGTGTTCAAAGATGTGTTCAATAGGGACGTCTTTAACGTTCTCCGTGAGGTAGACTTTGGCCCGTTTGTTCTCAACGAACGTCACGGTATCTTCTCCGTGTTCCCTGACGGTTACCCGCAAATGGCCTTTGGGGTGTTCTTCATTGTGGCGCAGGCGGTCAAATGACCCCGCCACCAGAATCTTCCCGTGGATGCTGGGTTTATGGATGTGTCCTGCAAACAGGTAGTGTTTCACCAGTTTTTGCCAGTCATCGGAATTATGGCACGGCAGGCTCAGTTCCGGGAACTGGTATTCAAACTGCCCGTGGAACAAACAGTAATCGACCTGCTCCAGACCAAACGCCTGAATGGCGGCCTGAGCTTCCAGGTACGTTTCGTGATGGTTGGCTTTCCATTCATCTGGGACAAACAACAAGGTATCGCCTTTGCGGGTACGTTCCACACACAGGCGGTCGACATACCGCAGCTCCCCTTTAAAGCCCATTTCAACGGCCACCGACTCAATCATCTTGGATTGTTTCCAGTCGTGTGACGGCGTCCCTTCCAGCACAAAAATCCCAAACCCGTAAAACTCTGCCAGTGTCAGCCACCGGCGCAGTTCCATGCGGATGAGGGGTACCCCGTGGTTGGGCAGGTGCAACAACCGATCAAACAAGTCCCCAGGAATAAAGAAGTAATCCAGGGTTTTCAAAAAGGCATCGTCGTCGGGCATTGCGGTACGCCAGGCATCGATGATTTCTGCTGACGTTGTGTTGTCATGGCCCAGATGTGCATCGTGCAGGGAGAGGATGTTTGTCTCTCCCGGAGTCCGACAAGCAATCCCAACGGCTTTAGAGATTGGAGTCTTCGTACTCATCCAGGTATCCCGTAGTGGTAGACTGGTTGGATTGGGTGGTGCTTTTGCCGCTGACGCCTGTGATGTCAGTACCCGGTAACATCAATGGCTGATAGCCTTCTGCCACCAGAATCTGATTTAACCGAATGCGGTTAGTCAGGACATTTTCTTCGTGACGGATTTTTGGGGTCAGTGTGCGTTGGTGTTCCAGTGTAGCACTGCGCGGTGAACGTTCAATGCGACGGCGCATGTTTTCCATGGAGCTATCCAAGGATGGCGTATTGAACGCAGCCATGGTGGAACTGATGGATGCACTCAATGGGGGAACCACATACTGCACTGCCCCGTTGTCATCAATAACGTACAATGGTACCGACGGGTGTTTCACGTAGTTCAACCAGTAACTGACATCTTTATTATCGGGGTTCGCCAGGTGAGGCAGAATCTCAGCACGAAACTGGTGGATACTAATTCGTACCGTGGTCTCTGCTGCGAATTCGCTCAGGATGGTGTTTGTCGCCCGCGCCCCTTTGGCGGCCAGCGAATGGTCGTAGGGATTATTGGTCATGGTGAGGGTCATCCGTTGTTGTCGTTCTCAAGAATAGTAATTTGGGAGTTGACCACCGACACTACTTTGGCAACAGAGTAATTCACGCGGTCTACTACTACAATTACTGACGTCTGTATTTCGTAACGAGCGATATCTGAACCGTCTATCCGTTTGTCGATAATGGTCACGTCTACTGTGGCACCCTCTGGAAAATACGCCAGAAAGTATCGATACAAATCGGACTGTACCAAATCTTTAATCTGGTTAGGCTGATTGCCTTTGACGGCAACCTGATAAGGTAGAGACACGATTTCATGCCAGTCGGATTGGCCGACTTCAGAGAGGAAATAGTAACACAGTAACTTATCAATGGTTTCAGGGATGGTGGTAATCCAGCCTTTGGTGGACAGTGATGCGACTTTACGTTGGGCCTGCGTTGACGCCATGGGGTGTTCCCTCCTTACGGTAACAAAAAATAAAGCTCCCCCGTAATAAAAGGTGATGGAGCCGAAGCCCCATCACCTGATGATTGTTTTTACAAAGACGCATTCCAGCGACTGGTTGGGTCATCCAGACCCCGCATTGCCCCACGCAGGAAATCATGCGTTTGGCGGATTTCATCCGTTTGTTCTGGTGTCAGGTTCAGTTCGTCGACTTCATCGTCGAAGTACGTCACACAACCCCAGTTGGGTTCGGCTGCAATATCCTCGTCTTCTTCCGCTAATGGGTCTTCGGAGGTTTGTACATAGCCGTTCATCACCGCTCGATACAATCCATCACGCACACCCACTGCCCCTTCACTGACGTCAACGTATTCGTCACCGTAACCCTCACAGCGTCCCGCCAGGAACTTGCGTTTTACGGTAGGCTCACACATCACGTACGGTATCATCCGATTGGGTGCGTTTTGCGTTGCACCAATCGTTAGCAGGGGTTGGATTTCATCCGGTAAGAACCCGTCATCCATTTTGCGCAGTGCCGCTTTCGCCATGCGGTACGCCGAATGATTGACTGTGGATTCATACAGCTTTTTCGCCGAAGCCATTGCCGCCAGACCTACCTCGTTCATCCGTGAGGTTGCACGGTGGTAGGCATCTTGCATGTAGTTCATTACACTTGGATGCGGTTGGCTATAGATAAGCGCATTCATCACGGATGGACCGCCCTCTATTACTTGCGCCATGTTCGCTCCTTAGCTGTCAGCCAGTAGTTGTTGAAATAGTTCTGCGTCCTCGTTGTCGGGGACTTCATGTACCCAGTTAGCATAAGTTGCTACTGTGGGACCCGGGAGTGCAAGCTTCCCAGAGATGGTACGCGCCTTTTGTAAATCGAGTACACCGGTGTGTGCAGCCAGTCTATCAGCTCCACGCAACGTTTTCTCATCCAGGATTAACATACCGCCCAAGGCATCGCCATCGAAATCGGCGTTCATGTGCGAGATGACCAGGAGACTCAGAGAAACGGTTTTCACACTGACGTCAGTCTTCACTTTAGTGATATAAAAGCGTTGCCCAGACAAACGGTCAAGTGTTGGGTTACGGAGCAGGAAGGTTGGGAACCCACGGCCACGCGGATGTTCTCGGATGATTTCTTGAAAGAGCTCATCGAGTAACGGGTCATAGCGGCTAGTGTGTTCGTACAGGTGCTTTGCAATTTCGTTCGATGTCCAACCACGACGCAACAGTTTGTTGGTCAGGTGTACACGGAACACGCCCACTGACAAGCCCCATGGAGTGTGGAGTTCGTCATACAGGTGTCGCTCAGACAGACTACTGATTACCCCACGGAAACTGTACGCCTGACGGGTACCGAACAGGTGCTTACGCGCCCAGCCGAACTTACCGCCAATGATGTCCTTATACTGCAACGTGTAATACTCAGCGAGTTGTGTGACACAACGTGCTGCAGCCAGTTCGCATTTTCGCTTACTGGGGGTATCACCGCCCGCATACAACGCCTCAATCGTGTGGACCGCATCCAGAGCTGACGCCATGCGTTTATCCGCATAGGTCGTTGTCACTGCTTTTTCCGTAATGAACATCAGTTTATTCGGAATCGGCAGATACTGGGTGAAGACCCGGTCACGGTTCATGTCAATGAACATGCGCATCTCGATACGTCGCTTGGCCGACCCATTGAAAATGGAGCGGTCTAACAGTGCCGTGATGACATCGTCGAAGTTTTCATACAGCGAGTTGATACCGTGTTTGAAACGGTAACTCTTGAAAATCTCCAGTTTGGCATTGTTCTGGGTGTTGTTGGCACCGGTGGGGTTGATTAACCACTCTAGCAAATTACATCCGTTCAGTGTAAACGCATTGCTCATGACAATCCACATCTGTGGGTTGATAAGTGCGTGTACACCTTGCGGAGCACGAATCCAGAGGTTTGACTCGATAGGACGTTCCGTACTGGGTACCACCACCGTGTTACAGTTCGGACAGATTTGTCCTTGTTTGGCACGGGTTGTCGTCTCACCACATTCGCAAGACGGCATGATACTCAGGCCACTGCCCTCATACTTGGTATAGATGAGAGAATCGAGGTACTCGCGACCTTCAATGGTCGACGTATCCACATCGTTAACGAAAGTCGGGCGAACCTGTAAGGTAGCCAACACACGTTCGTGGTCAACGATTTCAGGATAAACCCCATTGGTGATTTCGTCACCGATACTCAATATCTGCATATGGACGCCTCTAAAAGAAAAGTGAGCAGGTAATAAAGCGGGGACCGAAGTCCCCGCGTTTAATCACACAACGTCACTTCAATTAGAAGTGGGCAGACATGCGCGGAGTGAACATGCTCGCACCGAAGTTGGCGTTACCGCCACGTGGCTGTGCGGCCTGGAACAGTGGGCTGTTACCAGACTGTACGGCGAAATCGGCCAAGCCATTGTTACCACGTGCTGTGCGAGTGAACTCGCCGTACACGGTTTCCGGCACGATAACCATACCGGCATCACGGATACCCGCAGCCAGCGCATCCAGGAACGCACCGTTCAGGTCGTAGCGGTTCGCCCAGCCTTTGAAGTGGATGTTGTTCTGGAACAGACCACGCAGGATACGAGTACGGTCAGCCAGACGTTTAGTCGGGTCGCCCATGTTCGGATCGAAGGTGTCAGAGAACGCAATCACATCAGCCAGGTGGTCTTGACCCAGCATGTTCAGCAGTGCCAGATAATCCAGTTTACGGATATCTTCTTTGCCTTCAGGCGTGGTGAAGTAACCCAGGTGAATCAGGTTGCCGCTGTGGCGAGCAATCTCGCCGCCCTGCCAGTAACGTCCGAAGTGACCCAGGGTCAGGTTCTCAGCCGTGTCAAGAATGTCACGGTAAGCATCTTGGTCGCCCTGCGCTGCGTATTGCAGGCTCAGCCATACCCATGAATCGTCACCGCCTTCCTCAACATCCAGGGAGTAGAGCAGGTTCGGCAGGAATGCCCGACGAATCAGTTGGAACAGGTCGAAGTCCTGCGCACCAGTGTCGATTTTGCCCAGCTGGTTAGAGCCGTCGTTCGACAGGTTCACTTCGTAACCAATTGCACCGATGTCGCGAGTATCATCTTTGATACCGTGACGTTTACGGAAGCCCGAAACCCACGCATGGTTCTGAGACAGCATGCGGGTTGAAGCCAGGCCAAACAGCGCCAGCTCAGGGGTCATCGCGTTAGTTTCGATGTTGGTGTTGGTCATGACGTAACGTGCCTGGTAGCAGTTGGTCGACTTGATAGACTGTCCGAACTGGTTTACCGTGACTTCCGGCTCAACGTACGACAGGTCCAGGTAGCCCGCCACCTGAGACAGGATTGGCGCGTTGCTGGTTGCGATTTGAGTGCGGTCCTGGTTCGGCATTACCAGTTTAGTGGTAACACTGATGTCATTACGGATTGGCAGACCGGTCACTGTTTCCAGTGTAGCCGGTGCGAAGTCCATACGACCAGAAACGGTGATGCCCGTAGGTTCGTCAGGAGAACCCACAATCATAGCCGTGTTGAAGCGTGGTTCTTCATTACCCGGCAGCTCTTTCGCAATACCGTCGATGGTGTTGATGGCCATGGTCATCAGGGCACCCAGACGACGAACGTCTTTTGGATCAAGGTCGTTCGGAATGGTGTTGTAGCTGACTTCGGTTACTTCAGTGTCCAGCGACCAATGGTTCTGCACTACGTTAATGACGGCTTGTTTAGTGCGGTCATCGTACGCATCACACGCTGCGGTTGGAACTTCCAGCTCACCCTGCGGTGACTGCCAAACACGAGATGGCAGTGAGTCCAGCGGCTCCAGCAGGATTGGGTACGCCAGCAGCGCAGTCCCCTGCTTGCCACGGTAAGCCGCAGCAACGACAATCACGCTCAACGGCAGGTCGTACGCATTGCGCTCGATTGGCAGCACGGCGTATTTCTTTTCCTGACCTGGCAGCTCTTTTGCAATGAACTCGCGGAACACTTCCACGTAAGACATGGTGTGCTCGCCAATTCCGTTGCGGCTAAGCGGACGGTTCAGGAAGCTGTTGAGAGACGCAAAACCCGCCAGCGGTGCACCGGTACGACGAGTATCGGCACCGGCCGCACGATTATCAAACTGTGGCTGCTGCTGTTGAGTATCGCGACGGTTGTTCTGTGCGCTTCTCATGGCATCACCAACAGATGAAGTCGATGGGTTGTTGTCTTTTTCGTCTTTGATCATTTGTACAAGTTCCTTATAAGGATTAAAGGTTCAGTCTTTTGTGGTCGGGCCAGGACCAGACTGATTCTGCAATTAATGTACGAGAGTACCACCACTCATACACTTCAATGATATAGGTCTGTCTTTATTTAGAATCAACTTTTTCTATTAGCCGAATAGCGTAAAGTCGATGAAACCTGTGAAGTTCGATAGAATATCCCTTAGCAGACTTGCGTCTGCGAGAAAGACGAATCTTCTCTACAATATAGGTCTCATCAAGTATTTTTTTACTCTCACTCCTGGAGTCACGCTCAGCATGTTTACCGCAATCCTTACAAAACACACTGCAAACCGTGGTGGGTTAGCCCTACCCCAACTCCGGTACGTGACTGACCGTTTAGACGCCAATTACCGCAAGCTTCGAGACTATTATCAGAACTCTGGGGGTGCGGCGGACTCTAGACATATTCTAATACGTGCCCTGTTAAATCTTACTGGAAATTACCGGACCGAGCCAGAACTGTATTACGATTACGTGCTGAACAACTATGCTAATGCCTGTCGGGCAGAGCAAATCACCACGTACACTAACACCGGTGCTGTACACCGTAACGGTCATTTCTACGGGCGGGGCAGTGATGAGATTTACATCGCTGTCGAGTCCATTGGCAAACCACGGGACATTTTTCAGAACTGGCGAAACCAGTGCCCTATTAAAGTTGTGCGCCATCCTTATATGGACTTCAATCAGAACTTGCCTGACGGTCGGGGGTTTATTGGAGGTATCGCGGTATTCACTATCGATTTCCCCATGCTCGGGGTAATGTACCAAGCCTGGCGGTTAGAGGAAGATGCCAAGCCCCGTGGGACACAGGAAACGGTGAATCAGTTTATCTACCAATACGTGTTACCGGGTATCTTACCGTCTCAGGCGAACGTGGCGATGCTCAATCGGGTGTTTGCACTGGCCAATGGGTTTGATACCGGGTTGCAGGTTAAAAGCCGCCATTCGATTGCGGTGGCGACCCCTGAGACTTACGTTAACACTATCGCCGGGGTGTATGATGATTGGGCACTTAACGGAGGCCGTTCCTTTGAACAACTCCTGCAAGCGTTTCCAATAGCGGTACCGGATAAAACCATTACGACCGCCGCAGACATTGTGGTGGTGGATGGGATACCCCGTAACCGTCACACGCTGTGGGCAACCACGGTAGCCCAAATCCCACTGGTAGGGTGGCTGTTATTGATTGACCAAACCACCAACGCTCAGGCAAACACTGATGAGAAAGTGGATATCCGCCGGGACCTGCGCATCATGGCAGGCGAGCGAATGTTCCAGGGGGTGCGCGGCGGTGCATTGGACGATATTCAAAACGAAATCACGGAACAAATCCAAAAGCGATTAACGGCATAGTAACCAGGAATCCAGGACCCGGTGTGGGATTCCTGGATTCCTGGAGCATTTGTCGTCAGTACGTATCTGACACCAAATGCGTTATGCGGTCGTTACGGAAATATAACCCGGTTGATTCAAGGATTAGGTAATGCGCATCCATGATGTTGTTGAGCATCTTACGTATGTTCGTGCCTGGAATGATTTCGGCTGGTAACCCATGAACAGTGACGGCTTGCGTGGGGAGGAGAACTTGCGATAAACCCTTCTTGCCGTATTTGTCTAGCCAGTTTCTGAAGCGTAATGCCAATTGGTGATCTTCGATTGAGTCCAACCAAGTTGTGAGGTCGCTGACGCGCCCCGCATCCACGTTTACCTTGATGCAGTCATAGGGGGGTTGAGGTGCATGCCCATATTTCGGTGCAAAGACTTCTTCCCACAGCAGGTAGTTTTGGTACGTGGAATTGGATTCCCCATTCTTGTAGGCCTCAGCCGGTTTAATCTTGGCTACGGACAGGTATTTGGCTTCACCACGGAAGACGGAGTTGGTTATCTCACGTTCTTCGTTTGCCACATTGGTCAGTGTATCAATGATGTCGAGTCGTTGCCCCTTCATTACAGTGTCTAATACGTTTCGAATCAAGTTATCGCTCGATTCACGGATGTTTGGAGGAATCTTCGAGTTACGCAAACCGACCCCTTTGACATCAAGCTTCGGTTTTGCATACACGTTGCCTTCACGGGCACCCACATAGCTGTAGTAATGTTTCCCACGGCTGGTCAGGGCCAATAACGGCATCGCAAACTCTGATTTCATTGCGAGAGTGTACAGGTGCTCACGGGCGACGCCCATGTTAGCGGAATGTGCAGCAAGGATATGAATCGTTACGGAACTGGTAAAATACACCATGACCGCAGCAACCCAGTTTGATTCTGGTTCGAAGTCTAACTGACCCCGATACCACACTGTCCAGTCTTGCACAGTGAAGATAGTGGAATCGGTATCGGACAGAACCGCACCACGACGCATTGACGACGGAAAGTACGCCAGTGACGGTGGCATGTTTTTGGTGGCCCAGAATGCCTGAATCAAATCCGAATACGCGTGGACTGTTTCAATAACATTACGAACCGTTGCAACAAACAACTGGTATTTCTCAGGGTCAGACTCAGCAAGCTTACGCGGTTCAGTGCCTGCCAGGATATCAGCACGCAGAATTGAACACAGCATCAGAATGTCGTCATCACACAACCCCATCCACTTCTCAGTGTCTTGCTCACCCACTTGCGGTTGCCAAATCATCCGTTTCATGAAAGCCCGGAACATATCTGAGTTCAATCGCATCAGGTGGTACGCGTCCTGGGTATATAAATACGCTGCGCGTTCAATCGGCGACAGTGTCGATACCAGGGACACCACTTTTTGCCATTCTTCAGCCGACTTCCAGTAATAGCTTGCGGAACCCGAAATGGCAGACAGCACTTGCTCCACGCTGGGGTGGACAATCCCGTGACGCTCAAGTACCTGCTCAATGAGCGGGTAGTTTGAATTGTTAATCACATTCACGATATTGTTCAGGGCAATCTCCACCGACCAGTAGTGACGGTTACCCGCCAAAAAACGCTCGTTATTGGAGTTGGCATTCCCTGATGCACAGCGACAGTTAGAGGTCAACGCACTGTGTGCTGTTTTGTTAAACAAAATGGTACCGGCGAACCCATAGGCACCCGAAAGACTGTTCACCCCAATTTTCGCTGAGGTCTGCAAACAGTTCTGGTACTGGTATTCTTGGTCATTCCCTTCACGTTCGGCCTTGAACATTGCCTTCTTCGCTTTGGAGCGGATTTTCAGCTTGTCCTCGGTGTACTCCGCCTGGACCGATTTGATTCGGTTTGGGTGGGCATACGTGGTCATACTGGGCGCTACAATGCGTTCTTCCCGTACCGCCGTCATCAAGTATTGAGAATAGGGCAGTACCCGCTTCTTGCGGTTACCGTTCTCTTCTGAATCCAGGATGTACGCTTTAGGTGACCGCAGCTCGTGCTTTCCACCTTTGGAGATGGATTGTCGGACCCAGGCTTCGCACTCGTCCAGAGGCCTGCCTGTTTCCAGGTGCAAGTATTTCGCACCGTCTTCGATGTAAGTCCTAACGATACCAAAGTCACGTTTGTAATCATCGTCACTTGGAAAAAGAAAAGGGGAGCGCATCAGGATTCCTCTAATCTGGGGTAATAATTTTTTGTGGTTCTGTACATGATGGTATCACCGTGTAAAAAACATACATGCTCATATCCCCCAGAAACAAAAAAAAATAAGGAAGAAAAAAAAGACCTCTACCCCGTGAGGAGTAGAGGCTCGCTGGGTCGCTAGGCGATAGCGGCGAATGTTGGGCGTCAACACTCACAAGCGATGCTGAAAATTAAAAGGCTACTGACAATGTTTACACGTACAATAAGGCTCGCCGTGTTATTTTTGACACGGCTACTTGATATCGATGCTAAACGTGTTGTATCCGTTGTTGGCATTCATGATGCGAATCTTCGCCACATCGTCCGGGGACACGTTAGTATAGACTACCGTAATCGTTGACGTCGTGACCACCTGAATCGTGTCGGCTTTAATCCAGGGTACCCCAATAGCGGTGGTTTCCCCTGAAATCAGTTTGATTTTGAGCCAGGTGTATTTCGTGGGGTCGTTGGGCGTGCCTGCGGGCAAGGTATCAAATACCTTAACGTGCATGGCGGCCGGGTCGAACCCCATTGCACGCGTCGTTTCAAAATCCCAAATCGCCAACACGGTACACTGGCGGAACTGTGTACCGAGCAGGGCGCTGGGGTAGACGTCAAAGGTTGCGACGTCATTGATGTTCATTTTGTCTAAAATTTGAGCCATTGCAGAATATCCTCGGGAACGGTTAGCTAAATCATTAGCAAGACCGTGCCGATATCATCTGCAATAAACGTGTGCTTCACCTCGGTGATGTCGTAATAGATGTGTTTGGTTGCGTTATCGAGCAAAGCGCCCACCTGCTCCATCAGGTCTTCGAAACTGACTCCCAGTCTTACGATTTGGTCTTCCAGCAATTCCTCTAAATACGGTGGGTCAGTGATGTACGTGGCAATGATTTCGTTAGCAAACACGATAACGTCACCCACATCGCGCGGGGTGATGAACTCATCCGGGTCGAACATCATCCGGGTGAGTATCACTACCAATTCACGTGCCGCCTCTGAATCCACCACCACTGCCTTTAAACGTTCAGTCAATCGGGTTGCCTCCAACAATAATGTCGTCCCCTTCGTAAGTGAATTCCACCACGGTGATTGTGTCAGGGACCAACATCGCTAAACGGCGGTGAATCTCCATCGCTGAAACTTCGATTGCATCCGCCAGTACTGTGGGACACGCCACCGCCCCATCAGAATATAACCCAAGCAGCGGGTCGACCGAGAGCGGGCGTTCCCGGTCATTCAAATGAAACACCGCCAGTTCAATCACATCTTCAATGTCCGCATAATAGTTATCGTGGACATTGGTCAGAACGTCGTTCAGAAACGGCAGGAGGTCATTGGTTTGGGTGACTATCCAACACGTCGACGTCGGCGTGGTATTTGACATCATCAATCCTTACGGCCATATCGCCGCCCACCATCGCCACTGCCCCCACCCGGGTGTCTTCATCCCCGTCTTTTAATACCGGCAGGATGTGACTTGCGAGTTGGTCTTTCAGCGACTCAATCACCAGAACCAATTTGTCTGTGATTTTGCGACAAATGTTACTGGCTTCATTGCGGGCCATTTCCACCGTGTATTCCGGGAAATCCAGATAAATGATTTCCACGAAGGTTCCCACCAGGTCATACACGTCATAGTACAGGTGTTCAGCAATGCTGTCCTGTTGGTGGTAGTTCGCCCACCCTGTGACCGCAAGTTCCAGTTGGTCACTCAGGCAAATCAGTTTGGAGTCCAGTAAATCTGAGATGGACTCCATTTCTGATTCGGTGGACAGTACTATCCAGCGATGCTCCAGGGTGGTTCGTTTGGTGCCGGTGGTAGCGGAGCTAAGTCCACGTAGAGTCCATCGGTCGCCAGTTTGTGGACCTCGACTTCGCAACCGTTGGGATACATTGTGTCGAACATCGTGAGGATCGGTTTGATGTTCGGGTACAGCGTTCGTGCTAGTTCTACTGCGCATTGTGCTACCTCGCCTTGGACTAATTCGGACCAGTTCAACCATTCTTCTTCAGTGAGGCCACGAAGCATGGCCTCGTCGTATTCATAATCCCCCATGATGCTACTGACGTATTCATACACCAAATATTCCTTTAGGGGGATCTCATTTACGTGGACAGTATTGCCCACCAATAACAACACGCAATCCAGCATGTAGTTGACTGGGATTTGTGGAGGTGTTCGAACCTGGATATACGAGGTCAGGTCAGCAACCGACATGACGCACATCACAGGGTTAGGCACGACGTTGTTCATGATTGACCTCAACCAGGATACCGGATTCTGAAATATCGACGACCGTCCAATGGTCCCATATGTCATTCGGATACTGTTGTAAAAAAGGACGCAACGTAGGGTACTCAATACCTGCTGCCCGCACGACTTCGTTGGCTAAATCGGTGACCAAATCAGCTGCGTTGAGTACCGTCCCCCGAATGGTGGTGATGCGTTCATTAAGGGGTGAGTGACTGGACTGTGTCCCGGTCTCAATGTGAGCAAACCGGGTCATGATACAATCCCAAATATCAAACCAGTAACTGTGCAGTCGGTATTCGGTGTCACACTGGGAGATGGCGTTCAGTACGACCTGCGCAAAGATGTTCGGCGGGAGATTCGGGTGCAGGTTGTACTCTGTTACCGGGAGTTTTAACCCAGGGAGGCAAACGTACTGTGTCATTTATACCTCCTCGATTTTAAACAGAATCCCGGTGGGTTCCAGGTCAGCAACAGGGATATCCACGCCCAATCCTTCCGGAGTCTCAAACTGCTTTAGAATGGGCTTGATGCTGTCAAACAACTGTTGGGCATCAATCAGGGCTTGTTCACCCAAACACCAGGCATATTCCTCATCGTCTTCGGTAGTGTCATCCGACCCCACACATTGAAGAAACGAGTGGGATACGGATTCCAGGATATCGGGGATTTGATAGGCCTGGTCAGCCAGATTCACCACCATCAGGACTTCCACCAGGTAACGGTCAGCGTCAAAGTCTGGGGGACATCCCAGTTTGAAATTCTCGGGGATGTGGGCCGCTACCCAGCGGTCAATGGTCGAAGGGTATGTCATCATTATACCACGCCTCCAGTATTAACCCAGTGCGATTGTATTCCACTAAATTAAATGATTGTGCTGTAGGAAATGCCGATACCGTGGGTTCCAGGTACGGGTACATGACCGTCAGTGAGCGACTGATGCCCTCGACCAGGGTTGTGGGGGTTATTTCCAGTCGCCAGAGTTTCTCCATGGGGTAATCCGCAGAATACAGGTAACTTTCCAACCAATCCAGGAACAACCCATTGAGGTAATGGAATTGCTCGATGGGCGTTTTGTAACAGAACGTAAAGTCATGAGTCAATCGCACGAGCATCAGTACATAAATGTCTTCTTCTATTACGTACGGTCGGTACTGCATCGCGCGGTCAAACGCGTCAGCCGATAAGGCCACATAACGCTGATGGGGGTCATTTTGATACGCCGGTAATACCATAGATGTTACTCCAGAGTGAGTATCAAATACAGTCCTGTTATGTCAAGTCGCAGGAAACGTATCCGATACCCTTCTTGTATTTGTGGGTAGACCGTTGTCAGTACGTTGTAGAGTACCGGACACAGTTGTTGGTAAGCCTGACCAATGTCAAATAACGCACTGGTTGACACCGCGACTTCATCGACATTGATAATCCGCTTTCGTCGCAATGCCGTCCGGGTGGCTTCAAATGCCCGGTCAATTAATCGATACCAGGCTGTTTCAGGATGTTCGTCACGTTGGGTCACCAGTATCAACCACACCAACAGATTCACCCAATCACCGATGTCCATCCACCCGGGTTTTCGTGGCAACATCCGCTCAATGGGCCAAGGCTCTAACACCATCAACAGTTGTTTACGGGGCAGTTGGGATATCACCAACCCTGTGCTTGCGGCCATTGTAATAGCTCCGTGTATGGCATGAAAAATATCAGTAAGGTATTGTCTTCCACGGCAACGCGGCATATGTGGGAAATTACCTCTGCCTGCGTACCCAAACAAAGAGTGAGCAAGGGACAGAGGTCTTCCGCCACTTCCGCGATGAGGTGGGCCAGTTCATCCGTTTCATCCGCCAGTGCCTGCATGACAGACACCCGTCGGATATGCGCAAGTGTTTGTTGCTGGAAATCGCTCAAGCCCATAACGGCTTCGTGAACGGCTTCCCAGATTTGGTCTTCGTCCATGTCCCCACCGAATATGCCGTTACGCCAATAGTTGAAGGCTTGGGCCAGGAGTTCTTCGGCAGAAATCAGACGCCCCTCAAAACGCCCTAACACTTCCCTGTGCTGGGTTTCGAGAGGTAACACTGCGACATGGTAATCACAGGGTTTAATCATGCAGAGGATACCTCGGAAGTTCGTGGAGCGGGATTTGGTGGATAACGATGTCCGTGTCGTTTAAGAAATCAAAGCTGTATTCCGTGTAGTTCACCCCACCCCGCACCCATTGTTCAATGTGGGTCTTAATCCATCGGTACATGTGGTCGTATAACCCGACCGCCACATCGGATGGTACGCCCAAATGTTCCAGTTGGGTTTTGACCTGCCAGTAACTGTTGCCTCGGTGCATGGTTCCGTAGAACACATGTTTCAAGGCCGCTTTCGCCATGTCTCGAACATCAAAGCCGATTTGTACGGCAACCCCGTATTGGCCAAGTTGCTGGTACACCGACTCGATAATAGGGTCCAGGGTCATGGCGTAGTTCTGGCGAGTCAGTACGTCACTTTGCCTTGTTCGCGGAGTTGTTCGAAACGCCATATGCGATAATCCCCTAAGTTCTGTAATACCGTGTCGCCCGAATCCAGTTGCACAATTGTCAACAGGTCAAAGGACACCTCAGGGTAGTGAGGGTTTAACAGGTGCTTTTCAATTTCGTGAATCAGGTTATCCAGCAGATAACACATAAACGCATCATGCACGGACAATTGCTCATCCGTCCCCGTAAGTTCCGGCAACACAATCTGCGCATTCGACACCACCCAAGACGTATTCGACTGGTCCAGGATGGCGCTGTAGTTAATGACACCGCGCTTTACCCAGGCACGACGTTGGTTTACTACCTCAACCAAGGCGGTTTGGGTCATGCGGGAAGCCGCATCCCAGCTTAATGGTTCAGCATTTAAGAGGCTTGAAATCAGATTCGAACGGTGCTGTAGTACTTCAGCTATCCACCGTGTCGGTAGCACGATGTTGGGTATTGCTGACATTGTCAATCCTCAGTATTGTAACCGAAATACAGGGTTCCTTCTTCAACCCAGATTTCATCTATCTCCACACTCGGTGCCCAGCGTAAGATTGCTGCTAACCGATGGAGGTTAAAGTTTTTGGCACGTTGTACAAAATGCTGAACGCGTTGGACGGTACATAACGGCACATCGATAATGGGTGTAGGGCGTTTGTAATACGCATAGCCCCATTGGTCCATTACGGTGCGGATGGCCATGATTAACAATTCAGCATGTGTCTCGTCGTCCCGGACGCCACAGTCTTGAATCAAGTTATCCAACGCACGCAAGTCATACGACAAGTCCACGACAAACACCGCTCTGAAGCGACGCATGGGAAGAGGAAAATGGTTGTTCATTCAAATGTCCCGGTTACCTAATCACATCAGTAATATAGGTCTATAATGATTTTATTTTCCATCATGGCTTCTCCACGTATGATTGGTTGGTGATGTTTTATTTGACGGCATAAGCGGGGCCCGAAGGCCCCGTATGCGCCGCCTAATCCATTCTAAGCGATTTATTGGTCGGTGTTGATACCGTAGGGGTTATCGTTGACAACGTCGTGTTGGAGCGAGTCATAGACGCTTTTGGGAAACTGACCGTGCCATTGACCTTTAAACTCCTTCCCGTCGATAATACGCGGGCGACACTGACTGCATAACCACTGACCTTTCTCTAAGGGCATGGCGTCTTTATGGGCATATTCCAACACGTCCACACACCCGCACTTATCACATTTGAACATAGTCACTATAAGGCCCTCAGTCGTTATTGGGTTGACAGGTCAAATACAGCCATTGTGCTACTGCCTGCAATAACATTCCCCACTCGTAGTAATGCCGCCAGATAAAATCGTGGTATTCGCCAGGACGTCCATCCATCCCCACCAAGCCATCGAGCTTGCTGCGTGTCACATCGTCCAGACTGTCCCAGGGACCTGCTCCGAACATGTCGACCCCCACCCATGGGATTTGGGTGGGTGCAGCAATAATGGTGTCCAGTTGCCTGACCATTAATTGTGCTGCTTTATGTACGGCATCCAGAGTGATAGCAGGCATAGCCCGGTCAGATGGCATTCCTTTCTCACGGCTGTCCTGAACCCCGTTTTCTGTAAACACCGCACGCCACGTACCAAAGAACATGGGACCGAGTGTGCCGTCAGCAATGGGGGTGGGGACCTTTGCTACTTCTGCGGTGATGGTGTCCAGGAAAGCTTTGCTTGCATCCGCATCCATACTCGGGCGAATCAACCCCGGTAGCCGGGCGGTGACCGCACCGATTCCCCGTTGGTATTGTTGCAACCGGGTGGCGTAGGTGTGATGTAACCCCGTCACCAACTGCTCAGCTTTTTGCAAGACATCCACGGGAGTCAGTAGTTTACTGCCACCGTATTGCAAGGCATACGCTACACGAGTGTCCGTAACCTGAGCCGTACTGAAATTGGCCGCCAACCATTCCCGGTTACCAAAGGTGTTGAGGAGTTGTTCTTTTACTGCCTCAACCCAATAGCCATCGAATTTACCCATGGCTTCAAAGGGATTGGGTGCGCCGTTTTCCTTCGCCTTCTTTACGCTGTCCGGTTTGGCGTGACCGGTGAAGATTTTTTTATGGCGTCAAAAAGTCCCTCCTGCGACAAAACCGGGTTGGTGTTATCGGTTGCAGTGTCATTGTGGGAAATTGCCTGTACCTCGCCGTTAACGGCCTTAGCAAGTTCTTCCAATGTGGGATAGATGGTCATGCCACAGCTTTTGGTCAAATACGATTTGATGGCTTCAATGGACGCAGCCTGGGCTTTGTCCCAGGTATGACCCGCATCATTGTCCAGGAAACACAGGTAGAGTCGTTTTGGGTCTTTGATGGCCAAATCGGTGATTTCCACAAAACTGTAGAAACCTTTCTGCATCGGCGTAATGGTAAACACCATGGCGCTGGCGGTGCGTTTCACCAGTTCTTCCTGAGCCTGGGCTTCTGCGTTCCAGTCAGCAACCACCGGATTGAAATACGCGCAGGTCAACAGGGGAATCAGGCGCTCCCGCCAACCACTGCCCGCACAGGTCCCAAACAGGGCAGCCCGCGAGTCACTGTCAGCAGCATGGGGGTCGGAGTTATCAAAATACTGTGCCAGATTCAACGACTCAGTACTGATTTCTTTCTCGGTGGGCGGTGTAACATACCCAGTCAGACGACGACGTTTATTCATGGTTAGGAACACCTTTTGGTTCAAGCAGTGCAAGACGTGCACGCAATTGGTTGATTTCATTCTGCGCCTCTTCCATGAGTGCACAGGCAACGTCAGCTTCAAACCATTTCCCTGTGGTGTTCTGTGTGCGCTTCACACCTCCATTAGCTAACCAAAAAGACCAACGGGGTAATTGGTTGATGCGGTCCCAGTATTCCCTGCCCGGTCGGGGGAATTCGCCTTCAGTTTGGCCTTCTGTCAAGGTGGGGAAATGACCACAGCGCTGACAGAACAGTGCGCCGTCTTCGCGTTTGGTGAACACCCATTCGAAACAGTTCGGTTGGGTACAGACCGCTGCCTGCCCGGTGGGTTGGAGGATGACTTTTTTTACGTTCATTATACTGCCCTCAACAAAATAAAAGGAGGACCGAAGTCCTCCGTCAGTATCACAGAATCAGGCCAGAATCGGTGACGTTGTCTTTCTTGTCGTCCACCAGTTTCTGCTGTGTAGGACGTGCGGCTTTGGCTTCGTCGAAGCCGCTGGACAACCCGGCCACAAACGCGTAAAGCTCAGGCACGGCATTGATGGCAATCACGTAGTGGATTTCAGGGGTTTCAGTTGACACTGCCGAACCCTTGTACCCCACACAGCCGTAGTCCGGTGAGAACTCAATCACTGGGTCAGTGCCCACATCCAGAATGGAGGCAACAGAGACCGGGTCAATGATTTCTTTTGCGGTTTCTTCGTCGGTCACCACATCCATCATAGCCAGTTGCGCCGGGACATCGCTGACGTTATGGTAGCGCAGCCAGTTGGTGACGTCTGCGGTATCCAGTTCGGCGTTCTCACGGCTGGTTAACAATGACAGTGCGGTGATGATCTGGAAGATGGTTTCATCGACTTTACGACGTGGGTTCTTTTTAGTGTTCTGGTGGTAGTTCACTACCGCAGGCACACCGAGTGTACGGGCAAAGTGGTCCAGTGTTTTCAGGGTCTTCATGGTGTTTTCTGCTTCGATCGCGGTACTGGTGTTGCCAATAACAATCGACAGCACGGCAACGCCGGACGCCATGAGTTCTTTTACAATCAGCGGGCCGTACACCGAACCCGAACCGCCTGCCCCTGAATAAATCACAATGTTGAATTCCGCAGGTTTCTGCTTAATCAACACATCTTTCACCGTGTTGGCGATTTCCACATGGTTTTCGGCACGTTTCTTACCGGACCCATCCACGTTCGGCAGGATATAGATGTGTTCTGCCGATACCGTATCGTCGATATTACTGCGCGACGTATCGACAAACGCAACGTCTACCTGCGCATAGCCTTCGGTGGGTTTCTGACCCAGGAATGGCTTGGTCTGGTTTATCCCTGCACCGCCACATCCGTAAACACGAATCTTAGCTTTACTCATTGTCAGTGTTTCCTTTTGAAATTATGTGTTCAACAAACGCTGAGCACGCCTCAGCACATACACTGGGTAACCCGTGTAAACAATTACTGCTCCTAGGAGTTTGCCATGTCCAGTGCCATTAATTTTGCGTTGCAGGAGATTCGAGCACGTATTCGTCCTCAACTCCTGACCGAGGCATTCCAGCCTCAACTTCGCATGCATTCCATTGTCCCCACCGATTTGTCAACACTCATTCGCAAGAACGTCATTGACTCTCGCGTGATGACCAGCTGTAACCTTATCGGGGGTGAGGAGATTCTGCTTGATTTGTCCGGGCTGCCGCGAGATGTTCCAGACGAGCGCAGTTCACTGTATTACATCCCGATGGAACTCACCCAGGGCCGTCAAATCATGGCGGTAAACTCGGTGTCCTATGGATACGGTCAGTCGATTGCCTATTCGTCCTATAACCCATGGTTCGATTCCATGCAGCAGCAAGGTTGCGGGAACGCCGGGATATTGACTGCGGCTAACCCTCTGTATGCCGCCATGGCGAATATGCCTATCGTGGAAACCGCGCGCGTGTCACTGGTGAACGTGAACGTCATCATGATTCAGGACCAAATCCGTATTCCAGACCGGGTATTCTTGCGGTGTCGTATTGCCCATGACTCGGAGATGGCCAACATCCAGTCAGCAAGTTGGGGTGCGTTTGCTGCGTTGTGCGTATTGGCCACCCAGGCGTATATTTACAACAACCTCATCATTGCGGTTAACCAAGGCCAGATTCTGGGCGGGTATGAAATTGGGGAGTTCAAGAACCAGTTGGACAACCTGGCGGATGCTGATGAACTGTTCCTGACCTACCTCAATGAGAAATGGTACAAAACCTCAAAAATGAACTCTGCAGAAACGCACCTGCGTCACGTGCGTAATCTGATGGGCGGTCCGTGGTAACGAAATAACAGGGAGGCTTGCGCCTCCCTTTATGCCGTCATTGCTCACCGAGGCGATAGATGTTGTCTGAAGCCCGACAACCGCCGTCCATCAGGTCATCCATGGTTGCCACGGCTTTCTCAAACGCCGCCACCTGATTGATGTGCATCTCAGGAGCATTTTCATACTTCATGGTTTCCGTGAGATACGGCACCAACACCTGGAAGAGGTCATCAGTGAACTTGTGCACATCGGCGTGGTAACGCTTCAGTACCGCATGGCAAAAGTAGGTGTGTGTCCGCCCTCGCGTAATCTTGCAAAACGGTAAACTGTTCAGGTAGACATACATCACATCGCCTGACTGGAGTTCGTAGTCCGGGTACTTTTTCGCCAGGAACATCGATGTGACAAACACCCGGTATTCCAGGTCTTCCAGTCGGGTACCGGGGTGCAGCCGCAAATGCAGCGCCAGCGCCCAAGCCCCGTACTGGGGATGGGTCGTCACACTCGGGTTCGTGTCTTCACTGAACCCGTACAGGGTCGGTATCTGGTACTCGCCACGACGTACCACGCTTACAAACGTACCTGCATCCAGGTAACCATCCCGCACAATGGACCCCACCATGGTACCGTTGACTTCGATACCGTAAGGCACCAGTTCTTCGGTTTCATCCAGTTCAGTAAAGAACCCCGTGTTGGCCACGAGTTGGTTGAACAAACCGGCATCCAGGGATTTATAGTTCATGGTTATTCCTCCTTAGTGAGGGGCTGGTGTGTCAACGCCATACCCAATCGCAAGGTGTTGTCTGTACCGTATTCAATGTCCATCTGTGTTTCTTCAATCGCACCCAGGCGAAACGGTTTGTACCGTCGCAGAATGCACTGGTAGTCCCCTAAGTCTTCCACGGTATAGAGAACCTTACCAAACATCAGTTTCGTGCGCAGGCCTGGGGGTTGATGGCCTTGCTTGAAATACACCACGTCAAGGGTAGTCAATACCCCATCCTTTGAAATAATGGCTTTCATTTCCATGCTCCGATTTTGCGGTTTTTTAAAACCCCTCTATCTCTCTTATTACTATTATAATAATACCAACGGCATAGTGGCCGTTGGCTAGGTGTCAAGTATCTCAAAGATATAAACCATGTTGGGTATTTTTTTACATCCTTGATTTAACAAACGACACAGGAAGCATCCAGAAAGGACAAAAATAAAAGGGATAGACAGATTGGTCTGACGCCAGAAAACCTCTTAGCGAGGCTCTCAGGCAGTCAGAATGAGGTATTGATACACAACGGCATAATTCAGAGACTGGGCGCTAAAGCTCACCCAATCTCCGTGGTAACTACTGTGGGGCGGTGGCTTTCGAGAAGACCACATCCCCTACCATATAATGAATTTCGTTACCGACACGCTTACCCTGGATATCACCAATGGCCATTATCATCAGGGTATCGACGTCACCTTTGTAACCCGACAGATTGGCCACCGCTTGCACTAACAGTTGACCGGCTGTGTCGTTGTCCAATACCACGGCATCGGTGCGGGAAACCAGATTCAACTGGTACACGCAGTTTACCGCAAAGGTGGTGTCGTTAACAATCCGGGTAGTGGTGCCTTCCAGTAACGACTCCATACCCGCTGGGAGAGCCTGACCCACCACAAATGTTGGCGAAGGATTGCTGGGCATTAACCGCAGGGCAAACACCCCCAGCACGGCATCCGCAGTAGAGATAATGAAATCCGTGGAGTTGTCCGGGTAGCGTACAACATCTAACCGGTAATCAACGGCATTAATGGTAACTGGCAGCATACATATCCTTAAAAGGTTTACTAATGAATCACAGTCCCGTAATCGGGAATCTGCACGGTGAAATAATCGAGCACGTATTGACCCAGTTCTAACATCGAGTCTTGTACGTCATCGGTCAGGAGGGTATCAAACGGACTGTAGTAGTCACAGTGTCGGATACTCGGCAGGTCAATCAAGCGACGGTCTTCTTGCGTGGCCTGGAATAACGCCAGGTCAACACCCCCCACTGACAGCACGCAGGCATTAAGGTTCTCGCCGAGGTCGACTCTTGCCTCGCCGTATACCAACACGCCAGTGTGTTTGTCTTCAGGAAATGCCTGTAGGTAGATTTTGCTGAGTCGGGATAGCGCCACGCTGAGGTCACGGTCAGTGGCATCCGGTTCCGGTTCCCATTGAGCGTACATCAATCCGTCAAATGCTGACGGGTAGCGCATGATGATTTGGTTGGGGGCATCCAGCAACACCATAGGTTGCCACTGAATACTGCCTTTCAATCGTCCTTCACGAAACACCCACAAACTTTCATGCTCGTCATAACGGGTCCATTTAATGACGTAGTCACGAAAACGTTCTTCACTCAATACCAGGCCCGGTGTAGGCGCCGTGTAACGCTCAAGCTCAAAGAAACTGTCCATTCCTACCTCCAGACAATTGAGGGGTGGTGCCCACGAAACTACACAGCATTACTCCTCTATACCGTACGGTTGCTCCGTAACGAAATACATGGAGGGTTTTACCCCTCCAGAGAAATTACCAGTTGAAGGTCCCGCTGTCATACGGTGACCCGGTAGATACCGGAATGGCCGAGCCAATTTTACTGGCAGACAAACGAAAGTTCCCGACCCGGGTGACCTTGTTGATGCTGACGGTCAGGGTTTTTGAGGCGTCAGTCGTGACGGTACCAACCAGCATATTGGTGGGTGATTCAGCATGGGCCGTGTCGTTGTAGGCGAACGTGGTCGCAAAGCCCAAATTGCCACTGTTGTCAATTTGCAGGAACACCCACATCCGTGAACTGGCGGCCATGGTCGTCAGGTCGATGGTGGTTGCGGCCAGGTGATAGCTTTTGCCGTTCATGAAAATCGGCGTAGGTCCGACCGTCACCACTGAACCTGCGATGGTCACCGGAATCGGGTTCGCTGTTAAATCACCAAACTGCGAGACCGGGATGTTCGCGAACATGGCGTCTGTTTCACTGGGGGTGTAGGAAATAGGGATAAAAGTCCCTTGGTGTTGGATGTAGTTCATAGAACCCTCGGTCACGTAGAGAACCAAAAAAATAAGAGGGCCCGATTACGGGGCCCTTTTAGGGAATGCATTACGGGGTCGATTATGACCCGGTACCAAACGATACGTCAAAGATGTGGGCCAAATCGTCAATCAGATTCGGCACGCCTTTGAGTTTGTTGTGGTGAACCATGTAATGTAGCTGCAACACAGCAATCACCGCAATCAGTACAGAATCCCCGAAGCGGTCTTCGTGTTCAGGCAGAGGTATAGTCAGGCCCATCACGGCCCCGCTACCCAGTGCTGTACTAACATGCACTTTGGTCACGCCATTGTGTTCCAGAAACTCACGCTGGACGCCCAAGTCTTCACAGGCTTTGTCCAGGCCATTGGGTGTGCCTTCATAGCCATCGTAACCCGGGATATCGCAGACAAAATCCCCACCCACACACCAGGTACGTTCAGCGCCGTTGATAACGGCAACGCGGGCATTGGCAACCAGTAATGCTTTTTGTAACGTGGATAAAATAGTGACAGTCATCGTTGTATTACTCCGGTTGGTTTCTTAAGGCACGCAATGCAAAGAGTTTATCGAAGCGTGCAGGTTCAATGAGGGTGAGTTGTTCCCCGTGATACCAGGCACTGACACTTCCATCCATCAGTCGCAACGTATAGTCGTTGACGTTACCGTGTCCGCGATAATCATGATAGCTACCCTCCACTATCGCCTCACAGCCACTTTCGAAATGACGCATGCCGGGACCCAAGTCATCAGCGATACGCACCCAGTCACCCGCCTGGAATTTTTGTTCGCCCCGCGCATCGACATTACTGCCAAACACCAGTGGCTGTAATGGTACTTCTATTACTGCGGCTTGCAATCGGGCACTCAGGGCTTCAACTTCCTGCGGTGTCCCAATAAACCGGACGGCCAGGGTTGATTCGTTTGTATCGGTGACTTCAGTAATAAAGGTTACACGTGGGTTCATTTCAAATACTCCAGTTGGTTCAGGGTGTAGAGGGCCATGTAACGATTGGCACTGGGGTCCGACACAGCAAACATGGCTTCCCAATCTGAGAAGTGTTCTTTGTTGGGAATGATAGTCGGTTCTTCGTTGGTCGGGTCAACGGTCCACAGATGGTCTTCACCTACCCACAGTTCGACCCATTCGTCTGCGGTCTTGCGCAGTTCCAGAATACCAAAGGAACTGAACTGTCCACCGCCACGAGTACGTCGTGCCATGTCCCGGCGAATTTTGAGTCCCGCCTCGGCTTGATGACTGCGGGCATCCAGACCCAGTCGATGGTGGTTAAACACAATCCCCCCTTCCGACTTCACAAACTCCAGCCCCACCGGTTGGCCAACATCTGCACTGGGTTGGTTGGTGACAATCGATGTCCTATGGTGGGCGTCCATGACCAATACTTCAGCGGGGTTCGCAATGTTCGCCCAGATGTTGTAATGTGAATTTGCATCAAACGTATCGCCGACTAACGCTGCCCATTCCGTCACCGGGAGATGGCTGTAGTTCGCCATGCGGTAGAGAATGGTTTTCTTGTACTGAACCCAGTCGTGCAACTGCCCGTCACGAATGAAGTATTTCAATCCACGCTGTAAGTGCGCCCGGATTTCTGAGCGCCGTTCAACAGCCGGTCCCTGAATGGTCACGTGAACCGGCAGTTCACGGATGGTCAGGGTAAATTCCACAGGTGCGTGTAGGTCGTCTGACAACCCCCAGACAACTGCTGGGGTTGACAAATCGACGGTCACTTCCGTTTGTGTCGTCATGATGTTAGCCTCGAGCTTTGAGCTCTGGTAAGATAAGGATAGATTTACGGGTCATTTGTCGACGTACCATGGCGAGGCTGCTGTGGGCCTGACTCAAGGTTTTGTTTTGTCCGTCATTGAAAATCCAGTAACGCGGAAGGTCAATGCGGTGGTAGAACCCTTTGTTGTCGACCGTGTAGAACACATCACGTTCATCGCGACGTTGGCCGTTCAGGTAATACTGACGCTTGCATTTGGGGCAGACGTTATAATCACCTGACTCGTGGCGCTCCATGCGTGGACGGGCGGCCACGTCATTTTCCATGTCACCGGTGTCACGCTGGTAATTGATTTTTGTTGGGCCACAGTACCCACACTCCGGACGGTACTCAGGGTCAGCCAAAAGCAGTAATAAATCTAAAGACATAGTGCCTCCACGGCATAAAGGGCAGGGTAACCTGCCCAGAGGATTATGGAATAGTGAAACCATTGACAACGGTTTTGAGTGTCGTCATTGTTGAGTCTCCGACCTCGTAGGCAGCGAACCGCTCAAGGTAAGGACTGGTGTCGACCTTCAGGGGATGCGAACCCACTAACCGGAATAACCGGTATTGCTGATTGGCAATCCACAGGGTCGGTGTTTTACCTGACTTTGACCACTCAACTTTCAGAAAGGTCTCATGCAGCGCATCGCAGATAAACTGTACGCCGCCACGAACATGGTATTGGTCGGTGCGGAGCTGGGCCAGGATTTGATGTTTGTTGGCGAACGAGGCATCCCGTGCAAACTCATAAGCACGGGCAACATTGTCCATCACAAACAACACTGACCCACTGGGTTTCTCTGTCAGCACTTCAGAAAACTTGGCTGAACCTTTGCTGCGAATAACGATATCCGTACCGTTACCTTTCACTACCAGTAACTGTTGCACGTACTCACCCCGCTTGTTGACGATTCAAAGCATTCAGTCGAAACTGGTCTTTGTATCGTGCAATCGCTTCGAGGTTTGTGGTTTGGCGCTGCTTTTTGTCCTGTACAAAGTTAGACTCAGATTCCTTCTGAAAGAACTTTGGGATGGATTGGTTGTGCATGGAAAGGTTCTCAAATGAAACGGTGGGACGACCCCACCATAGGATGATGGCTAAACGAGTGCGTCCGCAACCCACTTACCCAGAATACCAAACACCACGATGAACGCAAAGACACGAAAGACAAACATTCCCATAGCGTCACCGTAGATGTTTTATGACGTACGTCTCTGGGGCACGTTCGAACTGTTTCTGTTCGAAGTACGTATCGGTCCAGACGCCCAGCGCTATACCGACTACCAGTAATGCACCTACCACGGCAAACAGCATGCGAGTACCCCCATTGCCCCTCAGCGCGATACCAACATTTAACAAGGCGGGAGCAAGCGGCGAGGTAGAGTCGCCGTGGTCACGTTGACTACGGTCGAGGTAACCCCAGACAAAAAGAGCCAGGCACGCAACCAACAAACAGAACACCGTGATGCCCTGGACATGGAACTGGTGTTCAAACAACACCGCACGTTCAGCGATTAATGTCGCAACCGTGGCTTTATCAACAACGATAGTCATTATTTCTTATTCCCGATAGCTGCATCGCAGTGCTTGGTAGAATAAATGATGGCATGCAGGTGTTCGGGTTGCTCAGAACCATCACCGTTCAAATGCACGCTCACGTCGCCTGCGAAATCATCCACGTCTTCGGCTTCGCGGCGTTTGAGTTCACCCAGGCTTATCATGGTTGCTTTCGTACCCTGGCGATAAACCACCAACATAGATGCGTCGGTAGGTTGTTCACCACGTGCACGAATTGCTGCTTCCGCCTTTTGGGTCAGAGATAAAACCTGTTTGCGCGGCAGTGGTTGAATGGTTGTCAGGTACGCATGCTTGACATCTTCATCAATCACACGCTGAGATTTACCTTTGCGGGACTTGGCCTGGACGACATGGACCTCACCCCGATGGAACCCCCCTTCGCGCTGGATACCGATTTCGAAATCAGCAGGATGGTGTGGTGATTGACGTACGGCTTGCACTAACCCATCGTGGAAATCAGACGAAATGGGTTTCCGTCCCATCGTCATCGCCTTGCGGTCCCAGAACAGCTCGTCACCTTCACGCTTCACGGGCTGTGCAATTTTGCCTTTACTCACGCGTACACGCAGGGTCTTAACAGAGATACCTAACGCAGTCGCCAGTTCTTTGATGCCGATATATTCGCTCATTCTCATACTCCAGTTATGTCATGGGTTCGATATAGATACACGCTGTATCCACCTCGGTAATATGGGTTTATAGTTTTTTTATTTCGACTTTGCAGCATAGCGGAGGGGTTGACCCCCTCCACCGGAATTACCACTTACTGTACAACCAGTCTGTGACCAGCGGGGTGGTGTAATGCAACACCAGGCCTAATACGGCAACCCCTGTAACGCAGTAAAGGGCTTTCTCTGCAAGCTTACGGTTTTCGTGAGCATTGTTCATCGTCAGCGTCCTTATCATTATGTGTCAGTTGTACGGGGTACGGTGTACCCAATAGATAATCCAACCCGGTATTAATTTACCTTTTTTCAAGGAGCGGCTATGTTAGGCGGCGCTTTAAATCGACTCCTCGGTAGCGTAGATGTCACCGAAGCAGGCAATACCATCACGATACTGGGGATGCCTGGTGAAGGGTTCGGCAAACAAGTCACCCACGAATGGGGTACGTCCAAAGTGTTGAACAACATGTTCAACCAGGTCACACCTTACAAAGTCAGCTTCAACAAGTTCTTCGCTATTGACGTCCTCTACATGTTAGAGGAACTGGCCAAGAAGAAAACAGCCCACGTAAACAAACGCGGCTTAGAAAAAGCCATTGATGAATTGCGGGCCAATACCTGGCTCAAAGACATCACGGAGATGCAGCCGGACATCCTGAATTTCAACAAAACCGGACTGTTCATCAAAACCCCCAAAGACCACCAACAGCGGTTTTTAGAGCACTACAACAAAATGGTACCGGCGTATAACCTGAACGGGTACATGTTGGCGGCCAAACCGGGTGCGGGGAAAACCCTCACTGGGTTGATGTTGGGGGAGTGTTTGTCAGTTGATGTGTTTGTGATTATTTCGCCAATGAACGCCGTGAACAAAGTGTGGCGTAAAACCATCAAGGAAGACTACAAGAAACCGTTCACTGATAAAGACATTTGGGTGTCGTCAGATGACCAGCCCCTGGTACGCGGTAAGCGCTTCTATGTCTTCCATTATGAGTCCATGGACAAACTCAAAGATTTGGTGTCCATGGTTGCGGGTCGTCGCATGATTACTATCGTCGATGAATCCCATAACTTCAATGAAGTCAAATCGCAACGTACCCAGTATTTGATTGATTTTGTTCTGCGCAGTCGTTGCCAGCACACCATCTGGAGTTCGGGTACCCCGGTCAAAGCGTTGGGTTACGAAATGATTCCGTGCCTGTCAACCATTGACCCGTATTTCGATTCCAACACCGAAGACCGTTTCCGTAAGATTTTTGGTAAGTCGGTTTCTAAAGCGGTAGACATTCTCAGGAACCGGATTGGCTTGGTGTCGTTCAAAGTGCCGAAGGAAGAATTCACCGAGAACGAACCGATTGAACACACCGTGAGTGTGAAAATCCCTGACCCAACACGCTTTACGTTGACGCAGGTACGTAAAGACATGGCCGAGTTCATCGCGGCACAGATGAAGCACTACGACCAGAACTTCTCGACCTATGAGAAACAGTACAATGCTGGGGTCAAGTATTATGACAGCCTGCGGCTCACGGGTGAGCAACGTAAGGAACTGGATACCTACCGTCGCTACATTGCGATGATTCGGGAGAACTACGACCCGGTGGCCATGAAGAACGAGGTGATGTTCTGCAACAACGTCGAACGCCGGTACATCATCCCATCGTTACCGCAACCGCTGCGCAACGAGTTCAAGAATGCCCGCAGTGTGGTGAAGTATTTAGCGTTGAAGGTACAGGGCGAGGCACTGGGTCGGATACTGGGCAAGCGGCGAGCAGAGTGTAACGCCGCGTTGGTGGAACATGCACGACTGCCAGGGATTATTGATGGGGCTGAGAAGAAAACAATTATCTTCACGTCGTTTGTGGATGTGGCGGAGACGGTCTTTGCCTATGTCACCAAACAGGGCTATCAACCGGTCATTGTGCACCAAGGCACCAACAAAAACCTGACAGCTATCATCAACAAGTTTGAACAGGATGAAAACTGTAACCCCTGCGTTGCCACGTTCCAGTCATTGTCCACGGCAGTACCCATGGTGATGGCAAATGTGGCCGTACTCATGAACCAACCATTCCGTGAGTTCGAGCGTGAGCAGGCCATTGGTCGCATCGACCGTTTGGGTCAGGATACTCAGACGTACGTGTTCAATGTGTTACTGGATACCGGCAGTGAAGCCAACATCTCCACCCGTGCGGCAGATATTGTGCAGTGGTCACGTGAACAGGTTGCGGCTATCATGGGAACCAAAGTCGTGGATGAAACCGCGGTCAGTATGGAATCCTATGCAGATGCAGCGGCCGATGACTGGGTATCGAATTCGTTCCTGTCAGACCACGGCATTTACGTCACAGTGGAGGCAATCGATACTTTGGCAGAACTCACGGCTGACGAGTTTGACCTCGCTGAGCAATGGATTCCGCTGAATACGGTTGAACGTCCACGGTCTTCAATGTGGTGATTCTCTGTAAAGGTGTATCATGGCCGAATCAAGTGTAACGCAGTATGAAATGATTAAGTTATTCATGATTATGATTTTCATGCTGATGTTGGGTCTTTTTGTGATGGTGAACTTTGGACTGTCACGGGATGACATTATCGGTCGTATCCTGAACAAAATAAATATCGGGCGCTTTGCGACCCGACATCATGAAGGGGTTCTGACCTATACAGGTGAGCAACCCCTCACCGTTGATACACCACCGACTGAGCTTGCGGCATTACTCACGGGAAAACTCGGAGTGATGCTTACACCCGGTGACTTTAAATACGTGAAAATCGAGATTAAAGAGACCCAGGTGTGGCTGACGGTGGTGATGTCACGACATTGCAGTGTCTTCTATGGCAAGGCCAGTTTCCTGGTCAATGTTCCGACGGTGAAAATCCCGACGAACAGCATAATTCAAGTTACCGAAATGGGCGGATTGTTGGCTCCGTAAAATTCAACATACGTATAATTTGCAGGACTCCTGTAGTTATATTTCGCATGCCCTTCTTTAGGAGTAATACCATGGTAGCTTCTGTTTGGACTCGTACTCCGGCAGTCATTGTGATGGACCTGGTTGCCGCAGCCAACTCCGGCTTCGACTCAATCCGTTCTAACTTTGAATTCACGACCACCCCGTCTGGCAGTAACTTGCCTAGCGGCTCTACCAAAAACACCCAGGTGAGTCTGAGTCCCACGTCTGCCGGTTCGGCTACTTACGACGGTACGGTGAAAATTGCCTACAACCGTCTGACAGTCAGTGCTTACCTGGCGGGTGTGACCAGCAATAACACCTTCAGCTACACCGCGGATGCCGGTAACGGCAAACCTGTGCTGAGCGCGTCTATGTCGGCATCAGACACCCTGGCGGTGATTAACTCACTGTTGGGTCTGGGCCTGCCAGCTGGTCAGACTGAATTTGACAGCGCGCAGTATGCTGTCACTGAAGTCAACAGCAACCAGTACACCATCGCACTGGTGGCACAGTCTGGCGCGTTCCTGTTCACCGGGAACCAGACGATCACCATCAACATTCCGGTTCAGAAAACGCAGACTAGCTCTGTCGTGACCAACACCGAAATGGATGGTCTGGACGCACCGAGCAACAGCGGTAGCTAATCCCTACCCGTAGTCAGGAGACCTTCGGGTCTCCTTTTATGCCGTGTTTCCGATGTCGTAAAATTTAACTGCTACATTTTGTGGGGGCTATTCCCCACCAATCGACAAAGGAGCAGGCATGGCAACTAACTGGAACCAGACACCCACGGCAATCATGACAGACCTTCTCTCGGCGAAGAACACCAAGTTCCCACCCGTGATGGGGTCGTTCTCATTGAAAAACGTTGGCGTTAACCAGCAGTCGAACTCGGCGTCAAAGAACACACAGGTCACCGTGTACCCTACTGACACCACCAAGTATTCGGGTGAGGTTATTGCGACTTATCAGCGTGTCGATTTCACAGCAATGTTAGCCAAGAAACTGGGTGCGTCAGCACCTACCGTAAGTTGGGGACAAACCACCGGACAAACCCTGGTGACGTCCAGCACAACCCAAAGCCAACTGGTGAGTATCATCAACACGTTGGTAGGGTTGCAGTTGTCGACAGCGGATTTCTCTACGTTGACTGCCACCATTAATGGTGGGTCAGCGGTGGTGAATATCACGTTTGCCAACAATAACATGTTATTTTTACCGTCAGTCTCCGCGGTATTGACGTTGGACCAAACCACCCCAACCAGCAGTATCATCACACAGCCGGTATTGGATGGGTTGGATTTACCTGCGTAATTACGTTGTATCTCTGGGCAGGGGGTAACCTTGCCCGTTTATGCCGACGAAAAAATAAAAGGGAAATTGAGGGCTCCTGAGAACCCTCAATCAGTATTTACAACACGTCTGTAAAATCGAGTGATGTTGCGTCGGTATTCTCCCGTAAAAAGACCATACACAGTGTTGCGGCTGCCACGACCACGGCCAGTACCACGAACCACAGTAACGATGCACCCCATAGCTTTATGGCACCATATTGCCAATTGAGCTCTGGGTTCCCACCGCTCCAGTACGTGACCAATACACCGATACCGTAACAGACTACCAGGGCAAACTGGGCCGCTGCCTCATTTACGTGAATGTATACCCAACCGCATGCAGTCAAAGCAAGTAACGTAATGATGGCGTAAAGCCAAAGTTTAGCGACTTCACGAAGATTAACTCCCATGGATAACCCCATTTATAGTAAACAGACAGTTACGTGTTCTGTCGTACTATTCATCACCGTTTTGTGCGGCGTTCATAGGCTATCCAAAACAACATCCCCAGGTAGTAGGGGTAATAGGCAGGCCAAGCCAACAGCATGAAAAGCTGGTTGTTTTTAGTGTCGTAATAAAACCCATACACCCAATACCGGGGGTCGCACACGTACATCAATAGCCCCACCACGAAATAGGCGACGGTTATCGGAATGGCTCGGGTTTCAACGACAAACGACAAAAACAAGGTGGCTAACGCACCCACCAACAGCAAATAGAACAACACCGCCCACCACATCACCCAGAAGCTGCTACGCGCCATAGTAAACGGTCCTCGATGTATTTGCGGGATTCCAGGTCAAAAGAAATAATCCCGCGCAGCGATTTGGTCAAGCCCTGTAAGCTCACCTTGCTACGCATCGAGAATATCAGTCCAGCATCCCGTTGCAATACCCAGTTCAGGCGTACCGGGTCTAAGAAGCGCACCACACCATCAATGTGAATACGTTGAGCATCTCGGGTTAAGGTGTAACTTAACAACCGGTAATACGGACGGATAATGTTGGTCTGACGTTTACTTGAATACCGCACATACTGCAAGAACTGAGTGGCCCGCGAATAACGGTATTCACCCAGGTCTTGCCCCACTAACGCCGTCATGGCCCGGTCAACAAGTTCATACGACCCCTGTAGATAAGGCCCTTCCAGTGAAAGTTCATTTACCGTACCCAGGCGCACGTGGTAATCCCCGTTGCTGTCTGGGACAGGATTGGGGTTAATCCCCAGAGTACAGGCCACCAATGGCCGGTCGTACAGATTGAGTGACATGGTCATTCCTCCCGGTTACGTAAAATACCCCTACTGAAAGCAAAAAAATAAGAGACAGTAGAACACAGGGGACCCGAAGGTCCCCTGGTATCACGGCAGTAAATATTGCGACTTTGGATAACGCAATTCAACCTCCACATCGGAGTCACGCGAACCGAAGATAAATAACACCTCATCCTGATACGTCATGAACCGGACATGGGGTCTGACAAAATCCCCCGGCATGATATCCAGGATGTGGATGATGTTCATGGACTCTTCAACCTCTTTAACCAACGTCATGAGGCTCACAGGACTCTGAAGGCGGTTAGCGAGTTTCAGGCGGGTCAGCAGTTCATTACGGGCCCGGGCCATGACTTCCACCTGAGCATGCGCGTACTTTTTGTTGTACGCTTTAAGTACTTCTTTTCTGTTTTCATACTGACGTACTACGGCGACCAACAAAATAAACGCAGCCATCAGAGCGATGGCCAGCATGGGGCGGGTGGAAATAAAGTCCATGGTGCTGCTTCCTTATCGGCAGTAAATCTTGGCTGTGGTTTTAACCGACCGGGTCTGTAGCGTAATGTGCTTGACCGCGGCGACGTTGGAGTTATCACTGAATACTGCTGTGACTTTTACAGAGCTTTTGTTTTCTTTGTTGTATTGTTGGACTTCTAACCAGATAATGTTTTCGATATCCCGACGGGTCATTGGAGTCAGGTTTTTCTTGGCCCTGTATGACGCTGGTTGTAACCGCATCACTATCTTGGTCAGGAGCGCACCCTGGCTTTGGCGCTCACCCTCACTAACAAACAGTGTGTCGCGATGGTAGTACGCTAAGGCGCCCAGTACACCGATAGCAATCACAGACCCAATTAACATCTCTTGGTTGGTCAGTTTATTCATGGTGCGGGTACCCTTATTTACTTGCCATATAGACGCCGGCTAAGCCACCAATGGCAAAGCCCACTAAACTGCATGCGAGCATCGTGTCTTGTTTGTCTTTCTCGCGCTGTGGATTGCTTTCGAACACGTGGTCAACATCACTCCCGTAACGGACATGGTTGATGGCACTGCCCACCACTGCCCCGGCAATGCCACCTAACAACCCGCCGCACTGGCCTGCGAAATATGCTTTCATGCTAATATCCTTGCTGGATTTAATTGGGGTTTGAAATGAGGGGCTCGCGCCCCTCACTATCAGAAGTAATCGTCTTCTGAGGTTTGTCCGTGGGTAACCTGACGGCGTCCCGGTATTTTATCCAGGATGGCCATTACCAACGGGCTGTCCTGTGGAAGGGGGGTATTGCGCGCCACATCACACTCACGTCGGGCCACCAGAACGGCGCAATAACTCTGAGCAAGGCTGGCAAATTCACCAGCATCCCGATAACCCAACGTTACGAGGTCTTCGACCGCACTGGCGATGAAACCCGTACAGTCATTTGTTTCGGACTGTTGGCGGTAATGCCAATAGGCCCCAGCAACAATCCGCGAGACCAAAGTCACCTCGCGCACTGGCAGGTCGGGAGACACCCGATGTAAGTGGGTACCCACTACCGCAAACACGGCACCACTCCGTGAGTCCAAACTCAGGTTGTTGCGAAGCACCGCTACCGCCATGCGTTCTACACGGTCAGCTTCCAGTGCCTCCATTCCCAGACGGCGAGCATACACTGCCACATTGTGCGCAAAACCAGTCGTTGTAAAACCCATAAGACCTCCAAAGTCTTAGTGATTAGAGAACCATTTCTCTAACTCTTCACAATCGTGATATGTGTTTATAATTTTTTTATTTCATGTTTGTGGGAAAATTGAAAAGACGGCATAAAAGGAGACCCGAAGGTCTCCGTCCATTACGCATCGTAGTACACTGGAATGCGACGCTCGGCGGTAGGTATCCGCTCGAGTATCCAGGCCTGCGTACTGCTTGGGGGCAATCCCTTATCCTTAGCGTCGTAGTAACCCGCAACCTTGCGAGTCTGCCCGTTGTCGCTAAGGTAGACAGGAACGGTCTCCACACGCGTTTTCACCGGACACAGAAAGCGATTAAACTCTCCGTTCGGTAAACGCTCGACGAAACCCACGGGCTGTTCAACGGTCATTAGATTTTGCACCCTTCGCAATCGGCTTCTGCATCAGTGAGGGCTTCGCCACCACCGGCTTGTTTTTCAGCCAGACGCTCCTCATTAACTTCCAGAGTGTCCAGTGCGTCGAGGTTCAGTTCTTCAGGTTGAGACATGGTAAATCCTTAAATGGCGTGTAGTGTGTATATGATTAAACAAAAAAATAAGGGGCCCGAAAGCCCCTGAATGTGTGTTAATTAGCGACCGGTGATATGGTCAACTAACGTCATAGCCAATACGCGACACTCGCCACTTTGAGACGTGGTCGTGGTCGCCTGAATAACAAAGGTTTCCTTCTTACCTTTAAGACTCCGGTGAGCAGGAACCGTCCAGACGTCCTTACCCAGCACCAACACATTTCCACCTGTAGCAACTGGAACAACGTACGCCGAAGCAGATTTACCGTCGTTCTCAACATCGCCGGGCTTGACATCAATCTGGGCATCCAGTTCTGACATGGAAATTGCGTTGACCAACTGTAGGGCATTGAACGCCACTTCCTTTTGGCAGCTCTCCACCGTCTGTTGCGGTATGCCCGTATTGTTGATTTCTCTGGAGGTAGACTCCGAAGCAGTGGCGGTCATAGCACCGGCAAACAGAACAACGGTCAGGATAAAACGTTTCATTTAAATACTCCGGCTAAATACAGTTGATAGAAAACGATAAGCAAACGTACGGTCAACACGTGGGGGATGGCTTGCAACACCGCCCACAATACTGTCGGGATATGTTTGGTCGTGACGATAACTACGATGAGAACGATGGCGCTCAAGACGCACCCTAGTATCAATCCACTAAGGGTGAGGTTGCGGGTGAACACCCAGGTAAACATCAGTCCCAACAGATAGACCGCCAGAAATAACCAGTGGCGTGATTTCATATCTCAGTCCGTGGTTCACGAGCCCATCCAAAGACGTCACGGGCTTCTGAGAAAGTCATATGACTGTTCTCCATTTGGTTGGTGCGACTGAATGTCCATTTATCTTCCAGTTCCGCATTCTTCACCGTGGCTTTGTGTACGAACGTCCAACGCGAGGTGATGTTAGCTGGACCTGACAACCCACTGATAGTCACACGGCGTTTCAGCCAAACGGTATAGTCTTTGTATTGGTTTTCGGCGATGTGGTAGTACTGGTTGTTGTCGATATTCGCCAAACGCATGACCATCAACGAGGCGTAATTGCGATGTGTTTTGGACGGGCCGGGCGATGCGCCAGGTAACATATCGCGGGCGTCTAACATTTCCTGATATCTTAAACACAGCCCAATAACGAGAGAGCGATGCAGTGGGTCACCGGCTTTGTCAATGTATCCGGTATCAAACACGGCGTGGTATGCCAGTATGGACATCAACCTAGATTCGGTGGGGTCCGACAACAGTGGCGTTGCGCTGACCTTCGCCGTACGGTAAACCAGTGACGGTTGTCCGGTCTTGTTGCCTAACCAGTAAGCTTCGATCATGATGTGGCGTTCAGGACTCCCATCAGCCTGGTTAGTCGCGAGACCCCAGTGGTTGATGAGAAAGACTTCAAGGCGCAATGGGATATCGTAACGGGTCAGGTCAACAGAGAAACGGTCGGGCAGGGAGTGCATATGCATGATAAAAACCTCATTGATTATTTAGCGGTACTCTATTTGACCGCAGGGTTTGCAGTAGCAAACATGCTACCTATCACATTCGTGATATACGTTTATAATTATTTCATTTGCTTTTTACGACATAAATGGGAGAGGCTGTGGACCTCTCCCAGGGTATTACGATTTAAGCGACTTCAATGGCACCACAGAGCCCGGAACGCGACTCGGCAATGGAATGGTCGTACTAACCACACAGGCTCTCTCGTAGGCGTACAGGACGTCACCTGGAGTGGTCTGTCGTGGCGGTTGTTGTAATGGGATTGCTGTGTTCGTCATGGTGGACCTTATGCAAGTGCCAGACGTGGCCCGTTGACCCGCACGGTTTGGGTGATGGTGTTCGAGCGCATCGATTGGCTGGTAATGGTCAATACAGTGTCCGTACCTTCTCGGTATACCTGGATACTCGGCGGGACTATTCGTATCGAGTCGCTGGATGCTGCGACCATGACCGATATGTCCGCCAACTTTGCCAGGTAAGCCTTGGTTTGCTCTGTGTCAATACCACCCGGTACTTTGGCTACCAGGATAGCATACTCGCGAAAAGCTTCTGCAAGCGACTCAATCAATGCCGTTTCCACCTGCCTGACGCGAGCGATACGTCGAGAGGAGGAATTACTAAAAATACGTAAGTTAACGACAACATCGATGGCAACTAAAATCAGTATTAGAAGTTGCAGGTCCAGACGCGGCATAGTCGTACTCTCCAATAAAAGAAAAAGGACGGGCGATGCTGGGTGGGTTCCCTTGCGGGAACCCAGTTGGCGTTATGACAATGACTCCACCAACAATCGCAATTGCCTCTCCAACAACACAGAGGCATGTCGATATTTCTCCGGGACGTCCACGACGTAGGTTGCAAACCCCGTATCGTAGTTGTACCGGCAGGCGTACTTACCAATGACCAATCCGTGGATTGAGATTTCGGCCCCTGAAACAAAATACCCCGGCAACAATTTGAACTCAGCGGCGTCGTACGTCATGGGGGCATTAAAGGTACCGGGTCTGACAGAGATTTCAATTGCCATCTCCAGTCGCCCTGAATCCACCACTTTGGTATCGGCCATCTTTCCGTCCACGACCATGTGACCGAATTCTGGACTTTCGAATAACGTTACGTTACGGGTGGTGACGAGTTTCATCATCGTCCCGACTAGATCTTTTACTTTGAACTTCATTTATGGACTCCAGTAAATAACGGCATAAAAGGCGGGCTATGTACCCGCCCTATCAGAAAGACTGCTGAACAGGTGTTGCCACCCACCCAGCAGTAATCAGGTCAACATGGTCTATATGATAGACGCCTGAAGCTTTTTATTGAGGGTGGTTGCGAAGTCTGCCCAGTCACTGTTTTTCAACAGATGGTGTTTCCACAAGGCTTCCAGTTCAGGACCCGTGAAGAAACGACTGGCAGGTTCACCCTTTTCCACATAAGCCAACAGGGATTTCGTTGAAACCCGGACCACTTCACAATAGAACAGGTCATCCGGGTTCTCATTGGGTTTGGCTTCTTCCTGAACCCCAATCACCAGAACCGTGCTATCCTGGACTTCGTGCAGGTAAAACACGTAGTCCTGTACATCGAGGTCAACCATACGTTCAGAGATATGGTCACCAATCCAGGTCTTGGCCAGTTCCAGTGGGTCAGTAATCCCCCGGTCGTGAACGTCGTGGATGCCATAGCGCATGTTTGCGGCAACACCCAGGATAATGGATTCCATTTTCAAAAATGCATCTTCATTTTTCATTGTACTACTCCGGTATTAAAATCGTGACGTGTATTGTGCCACGATACGGGGGTCGAGTTGACCGGCTTCCCGGGCTTCCCGCTCACGGCGCAACTGTTCGGCAGCGGCCTCAATTTCAGACAAAATGCTTTGGGATTCTTCAGAGTCCCAGGGTTCTTCATCCGGGTCTTCGATGCGGAACGACAACTGTTCTCGCACCATGTAAGTCCCGCTGTCGATACGCACATCCGCAAAGATATCGATGTAGGTTCCGTCAGTGAACATCAACCGATAGGTATGGTGGACGCGCCCCATTGGGTCTTTTATCAGGATATGATCAACCCCACCCACGATACGGCCATGGGTGTCTTCCAGCGTCATGGCATCGGTTTCAAACCAGTCCATGTCATTGGGTAAGTTCAGGACCATCACAAAGCAGTTCAGCTGATTGGCGAGTTTGAACCACAGTTCCAGGTTTTTATCGGCCCGCTCAACTTGCGTGTCCAGAATGTGTTTACCCACTAACCAATTCAGATTCATGTTTGCTCCTTACCCAACGTAGAGGGTTTTCTTACCGATAAACAACAACGATGTAGGTCGTGCGGTCAGGGTGTACGCATTGCCAATGTTGGTGATGGCAATGCCGTCGATAGGGGCCTGAATCAGCTCCTGAATATACGCGGTGAATTCACCTACTGTCGGTGGGCCGCCGGCACCCATGCGAATGGTGTCCATACCCAAGAACATTTTGGTCAAATCCAGGCGCGTGTAGGTTTCGGTACCGCGGGTCGGCGAACTACCCAGACGAATGTCCAAGACCAATTTGACCTGGTCTTTTGGACCCGGCGTAATGTTGCGCTCACGGATGGTGACGGCCGTGTTAGCGACTTTATACGTCTTGGCAAAATACCAGGCCAGGAACTGTTCTTCGGTACCGGCTTTAAACTGACTGAAATCAAACATTGTCTTTCTTCCTTTGTTCTTCCTGGAACGCGGTGATTTGTTCCGGGGTATGGTGGGTCAGGCTGTACTCAGGGTGTTCACCCAACCACACCAAAGCCATACTGATGAGTTGGTCGATGGACTGTGCCAGAAACCGAATACGCTTGCGGTCCTCTGATGGGTCTGACCACCAGTTCCGGTACGTCAACAAATAGCGGTCAAACTCCATAATCGCTATTGGCTTAACCCCGTCGACAATCAGGTCCTCCGCAGAAACATTAACATCGGCGCTCCCGTACCAGTCACGGCGATTGATAACGGTTTCAAGGGTGACCTTGCCAGGGTTTCCCCACGTATTCACGCTGATGCTGAAATCCGATTGAATCGCAAAGAGTTCATCCACGGCCATTTCCCCAGTCAAAGTTTTTGTGACGTGGTTTGGGTGTGGCTTTCCAGTGTCGGTAATCTGACGGGAGCCGGGGTAGCGTGATAAGGGTGAGGACTGGTGTGGAGAAATGAACCAGGAAGTTGAAGAACAACGGGATTTTCTTCCAGTGTACCCGGACTTGCCGATGCCACTTACGGTATTCGAGATACGCACTGCAGAATGCAACCATGACCCACAACAACACAAACCAGTACCATTCACTCACCACCAACATGACAACCCCAACCACGAGCCAGGTCAAACAGATTGACCAGCACGTCAACTCAATGCGAAAGCGGTCGCTCATTTGCGTTTTCCTTTCTTACGCTTACCCGGGCCGTGGGCACACACCGCACCGGGGTGTACGGTTGGTCGCACATGCATTCCCGGCTGACGCCAACCGAATCGGCCGGTCCCATCGGGGTCAGGGTGGTACTGAGCGTCCGCCTCCGCCAGTTCTTCGCGAGACCGGTTCGTACGTTGGCCCATAATGCGGTAAGCCAGCTCACAATCAGCGTCTTCACCCGGTATCAAGTCGAGGTCCGGGCGACGTTCCAGCAACGCCGCTATTGTGACTTTCTCTGTCACCATATGAAAATCAGCATTGACGTGAACCAAGTCACTCACGTCAATCTCATCACCCAGGTCCAGGTCAATGATGCCACGTGGCGTTTTGATGCGGTTAACAAAGGCTTGCAAGCGGTCCATTAACGACCTCCATCGGTAAGTTGTACAGCCCACGCCAGGCGGTCAGCCGGGGCGGTGGCCAGTTCAGGTGGCAATCCGTGCCAGACGGTTGAGACTTCAGCAAAGGTCAAGTCCCGGTATTCCACCGAACCGGATGTTTCATCCACGTTATAGAAGCGGGTGACATCCACTGGCATAGGTGGGGTAAATGTTTGGCCGTTACTGCGGTCCGTCAGCTTGTGCAGGAGTATTTTCGCTGCCATGAGTTTCCACCTCTATCTTTGTCCGTAAGCGCAGAACATACTGACGTAAAGCCGCAGCATGGCAACGGCGACACACCGCCAGATACCGATCATTCCCGCCCACCACAATCTGTTCCCCAGAGAATTCAGGTTGTCCATTGTCGTCCAGTCGCACCACATGGGTACTCTTTTTCCCACAACGACAAATCCCTTTAATCTCAACCAACATTTCAGCCTGGGCCAACAGTATCGCTGACCCCGGGAATAGTTGTCCCTGGAAATCAGTGCGCAAGCCATAGGCCAGGACAGGCACCCCACGAAAGTCGACGAGTTCACACAGCTGCATGACTTGTGTTGGGGTCAGGAACTGGGCTTCATCCACAAACACCGCGCTGATGCGCTGATTGTCTTTCACGTATTGCTCAACCATGTGTTCCAGGTTGTCATGTGCCGTAAACAACAACGCCGGCATAGACAACCCAATGCGGGAGCGGATGAATGCTTCTGACCCTTCCCGGGTGTCAATCCGTGGTTTGAAGGCCAGAACGTGCATGTCCTGTTCTTCATAGTTACGGGCAGACTGGAGTAACGTGGTGGATTTACCGGAGTTCATCCCACCGTAATAAAAATGGAGTTTTGCCATCAGATGGGTTCCTGTTCGGGGTCGGTGTGGACATCACCTGCTTTGACCTGGATATCCACACCCGTCATAGCCTGAATCATACCCACCAGTTGAGTTAGCGTTTGGTTAGTGTTCACCAGGGTTTGTTGTTGGTTAGCGATGGTCTGCTGTTGGGTCTTAATGATTTCTGCAAAACGCTCTACGTTGTTAGCCACAGAGGTGGTCAGCGTCACCGTGGACTCGCACACCGCCAACAACAGTTGGTCGTTTTGGGACAACTGTCCCTTATCCTGGGTTTTACGCAGGGTCTTAAGACTGGCCGTAAGTACGGCCATGGTCTGCTCAATATCCGGTTGTTTCGCTGCGTCGGTTTTCTTGCTCATGATGGGTTCTCAATTAAACCAGGTACGGATACGGTCAGCCAAACTCCGTATCATCGTTTTCTCTTTGTGCTGTTTAAGCCACAGTTGTACCAGTGGGGATGCTTCGCCCTTGACGTCCTTGGTGAGTGTGAACATTCCAGCCGGGGTATAGACTAATGCAAACACAGGGTCGGTGGGTTCGCCAACATAACGAAATCGCCAACCCATTTCTTCGATAGACATCCGAAACAATTCGGGGTCCATGGAATAATCCGTGTTCAGTCGACGGTGTAACCGCCAGCCGATTTTTTCAGCAGAGAGATGGGTATTGGTGTCCATTACCGCACCAAGTTCCTGCAATCGGTCATCCATCTCCTTTACAGAGACAAGCATCATAAGACGTTCCTCGGTAGTGGTATCGCATAATTACTGACGCCAATAAAAAATTAAAGCCGGGGTTCACCCCGGCGGTGTGAGACTACTGGTCGTGGGCGTTGAATGTCGCCAGGTAAGCTTTTGAGTAGGACTGTTCCATGGCTTCAATCACATCCAGGCGGTCAGCGTCAGAGTACAATGCCACATCTGGGATACCCGTGACAAATGTGGCGATATCGCTTTTGCGTGTGACCCCTTTACGCATCGCCGCTTTGATGTTGTCCGTGTAGTGTTGAGTGTTCGTGAGCGTCAATATGTTAATGTGCTTGTCCAATGCCAACAATCCTGCTTCGTGTGCGACATCCAGTCGACTGACGATTTCCGGTGGAGTGGCAAGCGAGAGCTCCTCTCCGGTGACATCACGGTAGGCATTAACCATAGTCGCTCGTAAATGAACGTAGCTATCAGCCTGGACATCCGGCTCGGTTTCTAATACGCGGTCAGAGATTTTGTAGTACTGAAAACCTGGACGGTTGCTATAACTCCCACTGTTCCCATTGCGTTCCAACTTCCCAAACGCACGTTCCATACTTGCTGGAGTAGCCAGTTTTTCTGGCGGGGGTTCGGGTAACCACCTGTACGTGTGCAGTTCATTGACCACATCCGACAACAACTCAGTAACATCGCGGTTGCTCAGTTCGCGGTTGAACGTAGGGGTGCGGTGAGAACGACCGTACCACTGTACCGCAAAGTCACGCCAGACAAAGTTCCAGGTGTGTAGTGGGTTGCCTGAATGACGGTCGTAGGTCCGTAGGGCAAACTTAGGGGTCTCGATGTTATAGCCCGGTTGTTCAGTGTGGAACAACACCCTTGCGGCGTGGGGTGAATGTTGCTTGACCAGTGCTTCAACCAACATCATGACAGCAAACTCACGCGGATGGTCATCCGCATCCAGACTTGTGCGACAATCGACCAGCGGTGGGATGAAACCGGTCATGTGGGAAGGCGGTGCAGGATACGGTTTCGGTTCAGCGCCGTCCCAGAAGTCGTGCATTTGTTCCAGGACCACCTGTAACGACATGCTGTACCTACCCTCCATGTTCACCGAAATGGTGCGGTCGTTGAGGTGCATGTACTGCGGGCCTTTGTCAGTAATGGTTACTCCACATCCCGCATAGTCATTCTCAGACAAGATGTAAGTCATCCGCAACCCGTCACCAGTTGGAAAATCCATACGGGTTTTGATGATGTCCATGTCGCCGAAACGCGTGGGGAACAGTTGCAAGCCGTAGGTTCCAACAACCACTTCAATCAATTTGATTTGGCCGAGGTCAAATTCGGTTTCATCGCGTTCAAAGTTTTGCAGGATATCGAGTGCACCATCCGACCCGTTGTCAGCGAGTTCACCAAGTGTTGGAAACAGCTTGCGCAGTTGGCTTTCTGTCATTGCAGGAATAATCACAGGTTTTGCTCCAGTTGGGCTTTAGACAAATCAGACACAGCGCGATACACGTTCTGACACATGTCACTGAATTCGGCCATCACCGACTGATGATGTTCAAACACGTAATTCGAGAGGTCGGGGCCTAAGTGGGGGAGTGGTGTCCCCTCAGTCATAGTCCCACGGTATTTGCGAGTCAGTCCCGCATTAGTAAATACATGAACGCGGACAACAGGGCCGGTAATCACCAGCGCACCATCCAGACGACGGCTGCGATTGGTATACACTGACGCTTCTGAGAACGACATCACCGCGACGATAGCATCTTTGGTCGGGAGTTCGCGTTCAAAGAAAACACGGGTTTTATCCGTGAGGTTTAGGGCTTGTACGTTAAACACTTGCATGTTTATACTCCGGTAATAAAAGGGGGCATCAGCCCCCTGTTGGATTAGTACGTCACGGCCAGTTTTTGGGTGTTGGTAACGAACTCTGCATAACGAGCAGCTGATGTGGGTTCCACATACAGCCACAGTCCATCTACATCACGCTGAAACGTCATGATGTCATTGTTGCGTAAGCGGCAACCGTTATTGGTATAGGACCCCACCAACAGCAGGTCGTCTTTAATAACGACGGCTCGGTTATCAAGTTGCTCAACTAAAATTTTACCCAGTTTGGGTTGGTCATTGACCATGGTGTGCAGCCATTTGACCGGACGTCCCTTCATCTGTTCATAAAGCTCGCTGACTTTGCTATGGAACAACATGTATGGGATACGTACCGCGTGGTTATAACCGGCCACAAACAACGTGACTTCTTCATTGGCCATGGACAGCCAACACAACTTACTGCTTAAGGTTTCTGACAGGCTATTGACCCCATCCCCGGCATCTTCTTTGCGACTGATTTCAACCGGTAAGAACCAGGCGAAATCGATGTGACGATGAGTAGCCTGCGCCAACAACAACGCGTCTGCCAGACGCCCGGCCTGGGAGTGGTTGACACGTACTGCAAATTCCAGTTCCGACTCGCTGTCCGACCCGGCAAAGGTCAGGTAATAGTTCATCGGGGTAAAACTGAGATTAGTGCTGTCGATAATGTTTAACATGGTTTTGGCTCCGTTGGGTCAACGCAATGTGCCCAATGTGGATGATGACTAACTCAGTTAAAGTCAGCCGGGACAGTGCAAGACTCGGACCCTTTAGCAGGGCGAATCTCACGACTGATGGAATTGTAGATAAACCTGCATTGGGTGGTGGTGTCGGTATAGACGAACAATGGCGTGTTATCAATACTGACTTTGGTGTACCGTTTATTGGGTGGTTCCGCTTTTGCGCTACTCAATGCCGCAAACATCGACCCCATGTAAACCAAGAACGCGATACACAAAACCCATACAAGCTTTTTATTTTTCATTACATGACCTTCATGTCTTACAGGAGCGATTACTCCGATTCAGTAACTGAAAGGGCACGAAGTTCACGCCCCATTTCTTCTGTCAATCTTAACAAACTAATGAACGTTGCCGTGGCATCGATGGGTGTCTTACCCACAACCCCTTCGACACTACGACTGGCTATCAGTGAATTGCTGGTATCAAACGGGTGTTTATGGATAAAATAAAGCGGACGAGGGTCAACTACCGGTTTGGCAAAGCGTGGCCAGGTCGTGATGCGTTCGGCTGGCTGCACAACCCAATGACCGTCTCCGGTGGTGAGTTCTTCTTTGGGTCCGGTGGCGGTGTCCCGTGTTGTAGGGCGACCACACAAAAGGGTTTTGTACACCCAGACCACCGTGCGTTTTCGGGTGCGCATATTGACCTGGGCGGTATCAATGATAAACCAACTTGCTTCACCCATGTTTTTAAAATCGGCAACGGCCGCTGGGTCACCGCGCGACCACACCTCAAATCCCAACACCACAACCCGGCTGTAGACTTGCGAACGCCTGATATGAATAAATGTAAACATGCTTGTTATCCTCCACACATGGTTGCTGCCGTAGGTTGCTTTTTACATAAAGTCTTATGTAACCATCTAGGTAATATACGTTTTGAAAAAAGTCATATCACGAAAAAAATAAAGGGACGAAACCGTCCCCTTTTATGATGTTATTTGCTGGAGACTAAAGGTGGTATGCCGTGTTGGCGATAAGGCCACAGAAAAACACGACGACACCAAGATTCCACAACAGCAGTAACCGCAAATCTTTTTTAATATTACGCATGGTTACCTCGAACCGGACACAGAGGGCGATGAAATAATGAACAGCACATTATTGACGACAAAAAAATAAGGGGCTCGAAAGCCCCTGATACCCAAAGAATTACTTTTTGGGTTTAAACAAATGGACCGGACGCGTAAATTGAGGTTCCCCGGTACGGAGTAACGTCCGTACGAAATCAGGACCTTTGCCCTCGTGAACGACAGACAGCTTAAAACAGGTGTGTTCACCAAACACCACCTGAAAAGGGTGAGCTGTCAGAGGCAATTGGTTATAACACTCAAACGTGTATACGTCATCATTCAAACAATATTGATAGGTAAATGACTGTTTGATGTAGTGGTTGGCGTTTAGCCAGTCACTGCTCTTAGCCCGTTCGGTACGCGTTAACAGATGAGACAAATCTTTACCCAGGTCTCCTACTGTTATCGGAGATTGGTCTTGCAGCGACCCGTGAAGAAACCGCAAGGAGACATCCTTTACGGTGCCCAGTGTGTCGTTTGGCATCCCTTTTACGTCCAGTTCCTGTTTCGATGGCCGATAAAGACGCTCATTGAAGTCCTGGTCATTCTGATGCAACGCCACCGCACCCTTGAGCCAAAAACCCAGAGACGAACAATCCTGCATTAAGGGTGTCCAGTCCTGCTCTGGACGAAGTCGTTTCTCAGAGGGACGGAACAAACGCGCCGATGTGTTGGACCAGAAATCCAGGATAAAAGCTGCCCGTACAAAATCAACAGGCGACGGTGGTTCAACATCGGTCGACACGGTATGCATCAATACCTGGTCTTCATGGACCAATAAGAACAGTAGCCCTTTTGGAACACAATCAATGGGGGTGATAATGACTTCGTGTCCCAATGGACCTTTGGTCTGAAAATGTGCAGTGGCCCGCAGGGGTGCTAAGTCACGTAGGTCACGATGCGGTCCACTTTTAGGTCCGCCTAAAAACAGGTTAGGCATGGTTGTTTTCATGTTTATACTCTCTATAGTCAGATGGAGTTGCAGGATTAGTCGCCTGCGGATAAAAGGGGATACGTGTGTATCCCCTGTGTTATTTAGAACAGGTCGTGAGGGTTGGTTTTGCACCCCAGCAATTTCAGACTTACGACATTGGCATCCAGTTCGATGTAAAACGGATTTTCATCCGTGTCAATTTCGCGCAAACATTCCAGTGCGTAGGTATGGTCGTTTTCCACAACGTTGAATTTGAACTGTTGTTGGATAACCTTTTCCGTCCGTTTGAAGGGACCACCTACAGGGAAGGTATCCGTTAAATTGCGACGATGGTGAATGTCTGTCAACTTACGGTCGGAAATATCGCGGACAGTGATTTCTGCACTGGGGGTTTTCTGTCCCAGATTGAGATGCAATTCTTCCGTCGACCACCGTACGGATTGCAGGAGGGGACCTTCAACATAGTTGCCAATTTTGTCAACAAATGCCAGGGTCTTTCGTTCTCCCTCATCAAACAGCGGCGAATTACTGTTCAACCAGTGTCCCATGGTATTGCAATCCAACATTACGTCAGACCAGTTCTGTCGTTTCATGCCATGGACGGGTGCATCGTAAACAGGCACCAGTTCACGGTTCTTAGGACAGTACCAATACTCAATCAAAAAGATTTGACGCAGGAACTCCAGAGCGGGTGCCTTAGTCACACCGGAGTTAGCACGAGTGTACACCGCCTGATACAACACGCGTTCATCCGCCTGGCGCACGAAACACAGCGTAAACGACCGTTGGTCGTGATTCGATTCGTGCGTCAATAACCGCACACTGTAACCTCGGGCACCGGTAATAGTCATTCCGATTTTGGATACGTGTTCAGGGTCAAACGGTTTGTCAACAGGCATCACGGTGAATAAATTAAACATCAATTTCATGGGAAAATCCTCTACTTTGGTTTATAGGGGGTGTGGCACTGGTTTGTCCACGGGTTAGTAAAGAACGGTAATCAGGCTCCGTTGTAGCCGTATTCCAGTTTACGGGGGCGATAGCGGCCTTTGGTGACGGCGGTTAACGCAAACCCGTAACGGGTAATAAACATGCGGGAATAACGGTGGAACAGTTCTTCGGCAACTGTGACACCAGGCTTGCTGTCTTCGAGTTGGTCCAGCATCGCATCTATCAGACGCACACCTAACCCGCTGTTCTGGTAATCGGGATGCACGCGGATGCAGCGCAGTTTAGACTCGTCACCGCGTTTGCCCAATGCTACACCGGCAATGCGTTGGTTATCACGAGCAATGATGAGGCGGTCGTCACCCATAAACAGCCCAGGAATAACCTGGTTCACATACCAGTAACTCACATCAGGGTAGAACTCATCCAGGGTTTCAATAAACGGCAACACCGAAAAAGCAGCCGTGAAGGACGTCGCGTTGTCAAGTTGAATCATAATGCACACTCAGTGAAAGGGATACATAGGCTTACTGTACCCCGTAAAAACTGATTAACTCAATACCAGCACAGCGGCATCACGATGCTCTAGTACTGCGGTCGACAGCATCCAGGGCGTATCGGCGAGCGCCATAAGTTTTCGGGCAGGGTGGACATCTGGCATTTTCAGGGGGTTCGCGTAGGCTTCGCTGACAATGTCATGCAGTGCTTCAGCAACATGGTGACTGGAAGGGTTATATTTCTGCTCCGCATTTTGCGCGTGCAAATACAGGCTCGCATAGCGATACAACCAGCTTTCACGGCTCTCGATACGTCGCCATGCCGTGTCCTGATTAGGCTCAGACTGTTCACGGGGTTTCGTACCTCCTTGCGTTTCGAGTTGGAACACAAAGCGTTGTCCATCAAAACACGTAACGACCTGGGTGCGCAGTTGTTCAAAGACCTTTGTTTCCAAATACATGTCGCCGTAGATTTCGTTGAGTTCTTGCTTCGCCATCTGTTTGGCCACCCAGTCGGCCACCGCAACATCATTTTCAGGGTGGGCAATAAAACTGATGCGCTCAAGTAACCACGCGTTGAGTTCGTGAAGTCGGCGACTTTCTTCGTACCCGGGCTGTAGGCGGTAGGCAATTTCTCCCAGGAATTTGGCTTTGGCATTGTTCGGGGTTTCGGGACGATTCATGCGAGCGGAATTGTTGCGCATTGTGTTACTCCGATGAATTAAGTTTAAAGGTGGCCGAAATACTGCAGCAGACAGAAAATCAGGAGACAATCAAGTGTAATGAACGTGAAGTCAGAACGGTACACCCTACCGTCATCCATGATGCGGGTGATGACGTGCATGACAATCAGGGCCAGGAACACTAATGCCATCACCCCGAAGATACTGGGGTTTGTTACGGACGCTGTACCTTTGGCGAACAGCAACAGAATACCGGCCCCGAATACCCACATCAACAATTCTTTAATCCAACTCTTATTCATTTTCACTACTCCGACAAATTACAAAAAAAGAAGAGGGACCGAAGTCCCTCTGCGATAATTACTTGTTAAAGCCGAAACCCGCTTTGCCATCTTTACCCACGATGTAACGCTTGCGTGGTTTACGCAGGGCAGTGGCCAGTGGAATATCGGTGGTAGGCAGTACATCGAATTCAGGCAGACCGGCAGCTGCACGCGCTGCTACTGCTTCATCGACAGTAAGCTTACGGAAATCAAACACACCAAAACAACGACCATCACGCAGCAGCGCAGGATCAATATCGTCGGTGGATGACAGGTTAGTGGTGAATACCAGCTTACGGGCATAGTGCGAACCTACGCCATCAACTTCGTTCAGCAATTGACCCATGACCATGTTGCCACTGGTACGGGGTTGCAACAGGAAATCCGCATCTTCAATCACAGCCATTGGGATGCGGTCTTCGATACGCTCAGACGGACTGTCTTCGTCTTCGTCTTTCTCAGCAACCACTGGGGCTTCGGTGAACTTTTTCTGGAAGCGGTTGATGGCATCCAGCGCATTACGCTCAACAAACTGACGTTGGCGTTTGCTGGTTTCACTGTCACTGCGGTTCTCCATGTATTTGTCGTTGATGCAGAACAACTTGCTCACGAAATCCGGGTGGGCAATCAACTTGGTTTTGGTGGAATAAATCGGCAGCAGGTTCAGGTCATTGACCGCGTACATCAACGCACTGGACTTGCCGGTACCCGGAGGACCCATCAGAATCAGTACCGATTCGTCTGAAGCAATGAAGTCACGTAACAACTGCATTACCCCACCGTCGATATACGGGTAATACTGCGGCAGAAGTTCACCTTCACGTTGGATGTGTTTCAGGTTATAATCCGGGTCGCCATCGTCATCAATGCCATCAAAGCTCACGTACGCGGCTTTAGGTCTGGCCTTTTGGGTATCTTCTTTCTCGGCGGTGATGAAGTTGGCTTTGCACAGGTTATAGATGACTTCAGCCTGCGCCGGTTCACCATTGTATTGGATAGTCAGGTTTCTGGACGAATCAGAACTGACTCGCACCATCGCCAACGGACGATTGCCTTCATCCAAACGGATAAACAGGCCTTCACCAATGGCCTGATAATGATGCTCAACCAATACGGGCGCCAACCATTCGGTCTCTGAGAAGAATTCGTTGTTGCGCAACAGGGAGTCAGTATTGAATCCCACCATCTCAATCCCCATGACCTGGCAGAACGTTTTTACCATATCACCGTCAATCGCTTTGGTGGTCGGGCCGTAACCACGGGAGTTCATGTACGACCGCGCGGCGTCAGCAAAATCCACGAACTGGGAATTCAGTGGTTTGATAACCACAGGCGCATCGCGATCATCTTCCAGTTCTGGGCCCCGGTGGAACATGCTAAAACCGCCCCGGTCCGCAGCCATTTGTTTCTGGGTGCGGTTTTTGATGGTTTCAATGCCTTGTGTGTTCAGCATGTCAGTCATAGAGAATGGGGATGAATGCATCATTGTTTATTTCCTTGTGGTAGGCCAGTTAATTAAATCGGTGGGTACTGCTATCAACTCGGTAATATGTGAGCAATTTTTTTTTATTTCACGTTTTGCAAGCGATTAATATGTATTGCAATCCTGTGATACATCACGAACTGCTTTGTACATCCTTATTTGGATATTCCTTTTTCCAGGAGGGCTTCGGCCCTCTTTTTTTTGTCGACGGCATAAAGGGAGGCTTTCGCCTCCCACTATTACGTCTTTTGAACAACGGTAATGTTGAGCTCAGAAAAACGTTTGGCCAAATGGAATACATTGTCCATGTGCTGGTCAGCAACATCGTCAATAAACAGATGCGTGAATTTTACTGGTTGGTCTTCGTGGATGTCCATGAAGGATTTCACAGGACAGCTGCCCGGTGGATAGAACACCAACAGCGTACGGGTTGCTAAGTCTTCTGGTCCGGGTTTTTCGGAAGACATAAAGCAGACGTGTGCACTGGGTGATTCGGTGGCATCATTATGCAAACCCACTAACTCGGTGGACTTACCGGTTCGACGAGTACCTACAATCACCGTGACGTGATTGGTTGCAGATTTCATAAACACAGTCCTTATGGGAGCGGTTGAAAATCAATAAGGGCCAGGACCATTCCCAACCCAATGAGCAGAAACAAAGACAACGCCAACAGTGTCGCGCCCACACGAAACCATTTAGGAAACAGGTATGGATAGGCCGACACTGCAAGTCGAAGGGGTCGTTTCATTACGCACCGTTAAAAATATCACGAGTAAAATCACGTTCGGCCTGGACCGTCGTGAGGCCTTGGTCAATCAGTGCCCGTTGGATGTAGCCTAACCAGCGGTGCTTTTTGGTCAGTGATTGGTTCCGGTTCGTTTGGATTTCTTTCAACATCCACAGCAGATGGCGAGTACTCTGCTCGCTGTCGACGTGGAACTCCGGGTTAGACAGTAACATTGAGGCGTAACGCTCAATGATGCTGGGGTAGAAATCCCCTTCGGTGAAATGACGAATGTCGAACAACTGTTCTGCTAACATGTTGTGCGCCTCATGGTCAAAGTTAGTGTTCATTATCCAGTGTCGGAAGTCTTCTTTGGTTTTTACCCAACCCGGTTGTGGGATAGTAGGGTCGACAGACCAGGAATCAATTTCTTCCACGCTGTGCTGAGAAAACGCAGTTTCATACACGGGTGTGTTGCACGCCATCAGAACCTCCAGGATTCGCTGATGTTGTATTCGCCTCGCATGGCCCGGAAGATTTCCGTATACATCGCAGGTAGCGCCTGCACGACATTGGGGTGAATATGCGCAAACTTTCTACAGTGCAGTTCCTGAAGGAGGTCAAACGCTTCCTGTGCTTTACCGTACAGCGTTACACCTTCGACCTGAAGGTAGTGGCGTATGCTGCAAATATCCACCGACTGAAACTTACGAAAACGCTCATCGGTTTCATTGACCAACAGTGACAGTCGCGTTTGTGCCAGTGGGTCCTCAGGAATTTCTGGCCATTCAATCGCCTGGGTCATGGGATGGGGTTTGTTACCCTGAAACAATGCCAGACCTGTTGCAGGCTGGGATTGGGAACGGGGCGGTTCAGCCAAGACCGTACTGATATCTGAACCCGGCTTGACACCAGATGATTGGTATTCCAGTTGGGGTTGTGTCGAAGCCTGGGGTTTCGCGTCTTTACCTGTGCGGATTTCTAAACCGCCGATTTTAATAAGCATGGAGAAACCCCTTACAGGTTGGATTGGAAAATGGGTAAACGCAACATCGTAACAATTTCTTTTTTGTTACGGTCAATAGAGGCAATTTCACACCCTCTGCGGTTGTGTTCTACGGCCCATTGCAATAAAGTCAGGGCATTATTGAACAAGTCACGTTTGCTTTCTACACCGGAGCGTGTCATGAGGGCTTCGAGTTGCCCCAGTTGTTCGGGGGTAACGTCAGTCTGGAATCGGTGTTTCTTTGACATTGTTATTGTTCCTGTTGTTATTGTTGCGGAAGGCTACTAAACGATGGGTAGATACTGTAAAAAGTAAATCAGTTATTCGTGGCGTGGGATAAGTCAATGCTGCCGTCTTGACTAAGTGACAATACCCATCGTTCTTTGGGTCTATGACACATTACAATCAGCGCGCTGCGTTCAGTAACATCAACCGCCTGAATGGGTAAGAAACTGACCTTTTCCCCCGGGTAAGACAATTCAACGGATTGGTTCAGCGCAATACATGCGAAGTTGATTTGTTTGGATTCTCCGAGGTACTCGACAAACAAGGTATTCAGGTAATAGGTACCTAAGAAATACAGACCACGTGGCTTCATGGCTTCAAAGATACTGGTATCGTTGTGGAGCTTAAAATCAAAACTAATATCAGACTTTGGAAAGTCCAGGTTCAATAAACCATTACCCAAATCTGTGAGTTTCGCATCTACCAGTTCATTCAGGTCGACGCTCTTTTGTTGTGCGGTCATTGTGATACTCCGGTTACCAAATTAAGGATTGACGGAAATAAAGCCAGGGTTTCCCCTGGCCGGTTTGTTTAGCCGTAAATCAGTGCGTATTCCACTTTAAACGACAACGTCGTGGACGGTGGGTTTTTGTATTCGATGTCGCCCGTTTGCTGCACAACGCCGACGTAGAAATCCCCAACTCGAAGGCGAAGGACGTCCGTTATGTCTGCATCCATCTGGTGTTCCACACCGTCAGCGTCAATATAAACTACCTGACGTACGCCTGCCAGGGTCACCCCGACTGCATTGATTTGCGGGTCGTGTTTACCAACATAGTCGTCGATAATGTTCGCTTTGTTAGGGTGTGTGCTGGTATCGACCTCCACGATGGTGGTACGTACCACACAGGGTTCTACCACCGCATTCTTGGGACGTAAACCCGAACTCAGGAACAATTGACCCCCGTCCAGGTAAACCTCTCGCCAGCCATTATTCAGCGCATAGGCCCAGAGTACCAGGTAGTGTCCCAGGGTCAGCTCGTTGCGGTCCACAACATCTGAGAACTGGGTAATCAGTTTAAAGGTGTCTGCCGATGATAACATGTAGACAGGGTCGTTTGGACTGCGCGCATCGACATCAGGGAATCCACGAAGAAAGCCCGGAACAACCAAACTGGCTGCGCGACGTTTATAAACACTCAGTGCTTGCATAATAAATCCTCAATGATTGACTGTTAAACCCAAAACGGAAACAGTCATTAGGTCACGGGTTGATACAACGGTTTTTACGACTTGACGAAAAAAATAACCGGGCTGCGAGACCCGGTGGCAATATTGGAGTAGTAAGGTCTTATTGTTATCGCTTGCATGGATAAGGGAGGGCGGTCAGTGTTTATACCGTGTGTTGATTCAACACGCCAGTACGTCTGCCCGCCCAAATTGGCACCAGCGCTAGGGGTCGAACCTAGGACCTACGGTTTTGGAGACCGCCGCTCTACCATCTGAGCTACGCTGATATGGATTTAACACCTAACGAACCGGTTGAGGCAATTCGCTAAGTTGTAATACGTACGCCGGGAGTTCGGTAACACCCGTACGGATAGCTTTGTGGAGGCGATGAGCGCCGTCCAACACCACGAGTTTGTGAGGCTCTTTTACCACAATAATCGGAATACGTAAGTCAGACTCATTACTGCGCAGAGAATTGACTTTCGTGTGCGGTAAGACCCATTCCAGTTCGGATACGGGGAGTTGCTCTAACGGCTTGGATTTAGCCAATGCAATTAAGTCGTCCACCCGGTATTCCTGTTTCCGATGGGTTACAGTACTGTTGGGTCCTTCACGATAGCCCATAATGGCCTCTGGGTGTTTGGTCGATACGGTGGAGTTGATACCACAACTGATTCTAATGTTTGGTCTTGTGCTCTAACCAGCTGAGCTAAGGGGTCATGTGACCCCTGCCGGATTTGAACCGGCGACCCCAAGAGTGCGTGAACCTGTTTTCCCGTTAAACTACGTATCATACTTGGTTGACAAGGAAGTGTTTTTATCTTCGATTCGGTCTAATGGGTTTATGCTCTACCGACTGAGCTACTGCCCCTTGCGGCGCAGACGGGACTCGAACCCGCAACATTAAACGGTGACCGCGTTTTGCTCCTAAACTACTTGTCTACTCGGTGTGCTCTTGCGAGCCGAATTCAACACCCGATTATTTCATCACGCTTCCGCTCGTTCGGGTGAACACGAGCCATCAGAGACCAGGGGTTACCTGTCTCGTTTTCAACCCCATCAGCGTATGGTGTTCCTGGGAGGTTATAGTGAAATTTGAGCGATGAATTGCTCCTAGCGGGGTTTGGCTGACCTGGGAGGACTTGAACCTCCGACCTCTCCCGTAGCATTGGGAGTATTCTAATCCAACTGAACTACAGGTCGTGCTTGGTTGTTACGGTGGCTTCGAACCACGATTCCCCCCGATGGCTTGCGTGCCAGGCTTTTACACCTGGTTCCTTCGGCCGCTTGGATACGACTCACCTGAGTGAGCGCTGGGATTCGAACCCAGGACGCAAAAGGTGGGGGTGTTTTACTGTCAATCTAAACTACGTAACGAACATGGTGAGCGTACTTTCTCTACATCATAGAGATGTAGTGTATTTTTTTACTTAATTCTTGATTTTAAAGTAGAAAGTTTTCTATATTTAAGAATGACTTTGTGGTGTACCCCGAACTGTCTACCCAATGCCCTAGAGGATAACTTGTCTGGGTTTTTAACAATGTGGTCGATTTGTTCTGGTGTAAGTTTACGTCTCTCGAGATTGGGTCCTTTGGGGAACAATCCCAATCTCACACCGTGTTCCATGTTCATTGCATGGGTGCACCATTCTAGATTCCACCACTCATTGTGAGTTTTATCGCCATCGATGTGGTTAACTAAAGGGTAGTTGTGGGGATTGGGTACGTAGAGGAGTGCTACCTCAACGTGCACTCTGAGGCAAATAGCTTTTCCTTTACGTCCGCCAATTCTACTGGATATGACTTTGTATCCATTATGGTTGGTGCCTTGTTTGAGTTCTTTTCCGGTACGAAGGCTAAGAAATCGACCATCACTACAAACCATGAACTCATCAGGATATTTAATGCAGTTAATCCAATACTTTTTATCGCGTTCTAAGTTCATGTTTGTCTCGACGAAATAAATGGAGGGAAATCCCTCCATTTAAAAAAAAGCGACTCCACCTGGACTCGAACCAGGGACATACAGCTTAACAGGCTGCCGTTCTACCGACTGAACTATGGAATCATAAAATGGTGAGGGTACTTTCTCTACATCATGGGGATGTAGTGTATTTTTTTACAGTTTCAAGTACTTAGCGGCGGTGTTTTGAGAAATCCCTAATGCCTTACCAATAGCGTACGCCGTTTTACCTTCAGCCCCTAACTTCTTAATTTGGGAAATTAGTTCTTCACTTGAAGAATTACTAGGGGGTACAATACCGGCCGCTACTTTCAAAGAGGCTGCACATTCTCTACTGCAGGCACACCCCCTTTGATTATCTCGGTCTTTTAATTTCCCAGGGGTCAGTTTTATAAGGTTGGTGCAGTTAGGATTGGCACAGGTTATCTCGGTATAGAAACCTTCTTCTTCCTTTGTGCGTGTTCTGTGTTCGTGGCTTTTCCTTATATTTTCCGTTTTTGTAAGTACCTGCAAATTGTTCGGGTCATCGTTTGTTTTATCTTCGTCTTTATGGTCGACTTCCTCAGCAGGACTTAAGATACGTCCGAGTTCGATGGACTTCAGATATTTGGCATAAGACAGACCAAAATCTTGTTTACCGTTTTTGTATAAAAGAACGCGACGACGACCATCATTACCATTAACCAAGTAACCATATTCCCACTGTTCAGAGAAAGGAAATTTTAGTTCTATTTTCATAGGTCATTACCATTGACGGAATAAATGGAGGGATTTCCCTCCACTATGTTCGATAGTTCTCCCACTGAACTACACCCCAAGAAAAGATGACACTGCCAGGAATTCACCTGGTAATAAAGGCTGCCAGATGCCGATGGGAAACCCATCCGCCAGAGTCGGCCGCCAAACTCGCCTTCCGCAGCCCGAAGCCGCATTTGAGTTCAGTGTCGTGTATCGATTAGGCCGCTCAGCGCAATCTCTACAGATGATAGATATCTCGTGTATTTTTTTACATTTATGCTGTTAGTTCAAGGGTTTATCTGATATCAACTCACAATCCTTACGGGCGATAGTAAGGACGGTGTCGTTAATCAAACTGCGGATTTGCCAGATGTCCGCATCCCAATACAACATTTCAGCCAAGACCAGCCGGGTTGAAGTCTTCGCGGCGGTCGTCACGTCGGCGGCCATAACACGTTGACTTGGCGTTTCTTTCATGCTGTGGAAACACAGCGTACTGATTTCTGGTTCATCCGGAATCAACCTAAACACCAGGGCGTAGTTTTGGTTAACCTGCAATTCCATTGGGCGGACTGAGTTACCGACATATTCAGGCAGTGACATGATTACTCCTGGGGGTTTTCATAGTACGGTTTATTAACGCGGTGATTCCAGCCACAGAAATTGTGACCCGGACTACCACACTGCTGACAGTTCACTCGTTCCATGTCATCGTTTTGTGGTTTACGTCCGGTGTGCTTTTCAAATTCTGCTTCGGTCATCGGGGTAGTTAATTGGGCCATTTAAGCATCCTTTCGAAACCAGTGTTCGATTTGTGTCATAGGGAGATTAACTTGAAACTTCGGTTCGCCGTCCCAACGAATGACAAACCACGGTTCGCCGTAGTCAACGCGTGCTTCATAAACCATCAGGTCTCTGATAAGCGTGGAGGAACTCATCCCGTGTTGATTACAGACACACTCAATCGCGTCTTTGAGTTGTCGCCGCAGATGTTTCATTGGGTTGGTCATGAACGTTGCGTAGTCTGGACACGTACTGGAGTGGCCGTTTTCCAACTCACCAATCGCCGATAAAATGCGACTGATGATTAGTCCCTTTGGGTATTTTCTCATGGGTTTGTTCTCACAGCAGGTTTGGTATAATCCATGGCGCACTGGACCATCTGCTCAATGTTGGTCTGGGTGTCACCCAACATGGCAGCAATCGTGGTATCAGGTAGACCCAACTCACGGGCATGTAGGGCCAACATACATTCGCTGAGACGTAATTGTTCCCGGGCGGCCGCAATCAGACGGGCAAGGGCGTCTGAGTCATCTTTCTTTTGACGTTCCTCAAGACCCTGTAAATGACGGCGAAGTTCTGGCACCACGCCAACAAAAATGGCTACGGCATCTTCGGTCATTTGGTGTATCTGATGCACAACAGCGGGGGATTGGTTACGGAGGTATGCTTGATTTTTCATGACGTTTACCTATTGTAAATTACGGGTGTCCATTGCGCGAGCATGGCCATTCGACAACAGCTCGAACGTGATAACGCGTTCGTCATCCCGTACCGCACGCGTATTACTGAGTTGCACCGTCGTGGCTTCATTGAAAATACAGTCCACCACAAACATATCGGTTCCCAGTGCACCGGCACCCCGTTGGAAGTTGGCGTACTGTTCATTATCCACCGGTGAGTACAATCGATAGAACAACATGCCATGCTGTCCGGGTTCAAGGGAAGCAATCATCACGTATTGACAACCTTGTTGGAGGTCGCCCAGTTGCGTAGGTTGGGTATCCATATCTGGCTTTTTCATTGTATTACTCCGATATAACGGCATAATGGGCAGGTCAACCCTGCCCACGACATTCAGTGATTAACGCAGGGATTCAACCGTGTTACCAAAACGGTCGGTGATGTACACCTGCATACCCGGATACACGAAGTCGTATTGCACTTCGTGCATCTGGTCTTCATTGATACGGGTGGTGACCACCACGCCCAATGCTTCGGTAACCTCACGGGTACCGGGTACCGCACCGACCAATACCAGGTCTTCGTCATTGCGACCCCCACCAGGAATCACGGTGACACCACTGATTTCGTACGCGGTACTCGCAGACAGTGTGTTGGACTCACCCTGGACTTCAATACCGCCGGTATCCAGACGTTCCATAGCCGCGGATTTGACGTCACCCAACGTTAGTACACCGGTGGCGGGTAAATCACACGGGTCCATTGGGGTCGGTGTGCGTGAGTACGCCACAGCGTCCTGAAACGTCTTCCCGGGTTTGAGGCCGTTACGACCTATCGTCCAGTTGGCTGATTCAAAGCCAGACACGTCACCATCGATAATGCGTTTAACTGTATACATGTTATTGTTCCTGTTCCTGTTATTGGTTGTGATGAGGGTATCCCACCACATACTATCACACCAAATACGTTTGGGACTTGGCAATCGGTCCCCGTTCACAACCCCTCATTCTTTCTACCATCCACAAGAACCGGGACATGGCCTCCACTGGGTTGGAAGTATCCTGGTAGGCCAATGCAGCGTCTTCCAGGATTTCGCCATTAATGGATGTTATCAGGGTCCAGGGCTCCGCACTGCGGTTGTATTTTCCACGACGGGGACGGTAGTCATATTTCCACACCGGTTGCAATTCAAATACATGGCCTTTGAACCGGTAGGACTTCGCTTCCCCCACGGTTTCGAACAGGGCAGAGTACTTACCCCATATCCACTGGGCGATGTCGAGTTGTCTGGTTTTGCGAGTCCAGCGCCAGTACAGTTGACCCATTGCCAACTGGAACAAGCGAGAACGCCCATCCAACCCCACGTTGGTATGTTCGAGGTTACTGTAAATCCGATCCCCAATTTTCACAAACCACTTTCCATCCAGATAGGCCACAATCAACGTTATTCGCATATTGCCCCCGCAGTAACAAAAGGTACAAACCAGTCTGGGTCAGTGTCCCAAGGTGGGACAATGTCAGTTTGTGTAGCAACGTGACCGGTCTTATACACCAACATACTCAAGTATTTCGTGACCTGTGTTTTGGCGTCCTCGACATCATACTTCCACTCTTCCGGGAGACACACTACCATGGGTGTTTCGTCTTCGAGTAGGGGGTCGCTTTCAGGGACATACCAACGCAGGTCTTTCACCAGTGCCTGGAACGTATCAATCGGTTCCTTATTGCACACGCAGAACCGCAGCTCGAATATCGCTGGCGTTTGCACATTGACGAGCGCCATACCGCCATGCAGTCCTGACTTTAGATAAGGAGCCGTTCCTAACAGGTCGATTAAATAAGGATGGTCCTGTAGCCACCGATAACCCAGGTCTCCTGGCTTCAGCGTGGTGTGCGAGACCATCGAGGTCAGGGCCGCCAAGACTTCCGGTCCGGTATTGCGTTTCAGTGGAATACGTCCACAATACGTGTTGTAGCTACCCATTAGTTTATCCCCATGCGTGTAACGATACGGGTCTCGGCACCCGTGCTCTCCATGTGTTGAGTCAGGGTGAACGGTTCTGACGTGTGGTGCGTCTGGAGTTGTACCGTGGTCCCGTCTTGGTACAAGACTTCCACAATCAGTGCCAGTAAACCACGCGGTTCAGCAAATTTACAGATGGCGGTGTATTCTTCCAACGTGATGGTTTGCGTTGTGGCGTAGTACGTAATCTCACCCTGGTCTTCGCCTGTTTCAAACGCCAGAGCCAGATAGGTTTTACCTGTTTCCAAATCCGCCATCCCCAAAGGGGTTGGGTGCCACAAATGGGTAATACTCGACGTATCGGTCATGGTAACATCCTCCCTGCTACTGTTTTGGCTGCCGCGGTAGCACAGACCCACACCCCTTGTGTGTATTGCTGGTCCCGGTCACACAGAACACGGTAGGCATCAGCCCACTCGGTTTGTGCTAACCACGCCATGCTGTGCAAGGCTTCTGAATAATGCGGGAATTCCCGCAACACTGTTTGATGCGACCCGTAGTCGAGCAGCATATCGGGGTAGCGAGTCATTACTGTGCGTTCAACCCCCTGCGGACAGCACGCATCATAATGCAACCCACCCTGTTCCAACCAGACATGAGACGGGTGACCTACCACGGACGCACCCGGTACCCGCACGGCCACCAATTTTGCAAACACATGACACAAACCGTTGTTGATGAACACGGCCACCGGAATCGGGTTACCGTCATCGTCTCGGGGGTCTTTCGGGTATGAGTAGCCAAAAGCATACTCAGATATCGCAGGGATGTGGTCAGCAAACACCGCCGCTAAGTCCACGATATGGTCAGTTAATGTTTTCATTCAATCACTCCGGTATAAAAGCAATAGGGGCTATCTCCTCGGTAATATAGGCGTGAGATGTTTTTATTTGGGGTTTTTGATGACCGGGAATCCAAATAAAAAACCCTAACAGCATAAAAGGGGATATACCCTGGTAGGTATATCCCCTAAGCTTACTACTCACTATAACTACCCTATACCTTATATAACGGTATAGTCTGCCTACGGCAGGGTAGGGTCAACGGCCGTTGAATACAAACTATATAGGGATTCCGTGTATTTTTTTACATGAGTCCCTGTTTACGTGCATATGCCGCTAAGTCAATCGGAACAGATTGACCTGGAGTATACTGATACTGCACCCCATAATCCATTCCTTGAACAACCCGAGCCGTACGGACTAACCGTGCACCGTCTGCACTGACGGTAGTGGTACGGCGGACATATGGCTGATTCGACACCCACTGGACATTAAGGTTGGTGAACCCTGTTAACATACAACCTCCTGATTCATTAATGCGGTTAATCAGCCTCACCACCCAACCATGACTCAACATCGGGGATATCCGGTAAATCAACAGTCTGTCCCGCTAATGTGTGAAAGCAGTCAGAAAGATACTGGATACGCCCGTCAGTCAAAAACAAATGACAACGACGTTCAGGTCGGTCTTTGTCCACGAGCAGACTTGGCGTGAAGGTGGGTTTTTCTACATCCCCATTAAACTGCCATTTGGGGCCCTTTGCTTCGGGGTTGACTTGATAGGGATGTAGGGTATTGCAACCAGGACAATGAAACCAGATTGACAGTCCCAGATGTATCAGTTTGGGTGACATGAGGTAGCTCATGGTTGAGATGTCCCCGTATATTGAACCGTGTTGCTGGTCGGTCGTGATATCGCCATCACTTTCAGGGTTTCCAGCCTCGCCCGGTAGAGTTGTACTAAAGCGGCACGTTTTTGTCCTCCCTCAGGCATGGCTTCAACCATTTCGGCCAATTCAAGGAAGGCCCGGTATAGTGGAGCTAACCGCTCCACCGCAGGCGCTTGACGAAACAAGGCCATGTACCGCGCAGTGGTCCAAGGTTCACTCATCAGCAGGCTCCACAATACGAGTGTCAATGATCAACACCGAATGCCCATGGGCGGTAACCTCGGTACAGTCGAAACGCTGCTGGCAGCGCGACAGGCGACGGTTACCACGCTGCCAACGGTCGTACACATACGTTGGCAGGACCATTACCGCTACTTCGAGATGACCACACAGGGCACGTTCCAATAACTCACCGTTATCGCCACCAATACCCACTGTGACCCGGGCATCCTTAGGGACTTCGGGCACGTGCTCCACCAACCGCGCCAAACGTTCAGCATCAGTCAATTTAGCAAAATTGCGGAAGGGAGACTTCATGATGTTTTCCTCGCGTTATCAAGTAGCCAATCAAGTTCAGCGTTATAGACCCCTTTGATGGCATTACAGCGTGCCAACCAAGGGTCAATGTCATAACACCAGACATCGTATTTAAATCGCACAGAACGCTGTTGAATGACAATACGTAGGGTTACGCCATCCACGTTCTCACACACGCCGACCAACCGCCAACCAAAGCACCGGGCCAGCTTGGATTGGGGGAAATGGGTTTCCACCGACTGGACCAGGTCCACTGTGGGGGTAGCGTGACCTTCCTCAGCATACCGGCTCTGCCACTGCTTTCGGTGGCGAGCATCCATGTTATCCAATCCATCCAACAACCACGGTTCCAGTCGGGGATTCACAATCCGTAAACGTACCGCTAACCGACCCAGGAATCGATACAACATTTCCATGCAACCCCCTAGTAGCGGTTAGAGTTGGCAATCAGTTCCACGCTATGGGCTTTTGCCTTGATATCGTGTCGGTCAATCAGACGGTTAACAATCACCTGGTCACTGGAGTGCAGGTAGCAGCGCTTGAGCGCCGGGAAACGGTCCAATCGGTACATGATCATTTCGAACAATTGCCCACCGGTATGGTTGTCACCCAGATAGTGGTCGAAGTGGATTTCTTCCAAGGTAGTGGCGTGGTCACGCAGGACGCCTTTGGCTTCCCACCAGTCTTTAACCCATGTCATCTGACCACCCCGTTCGGCCCCCAAATAACGGACCGGGTCACGCAAGTCATCGATGTACAGATGGGTGATGGGCTTCACGTCACCCTTAGTCGGTGGAAACAAAACATCGGTCATGCGGTTTTCCTTCTGTAGTAAAATTTGAGGGTATATGACTCCCGAGCACTTTGTGTGTCGAAAATCCGTAGTTGATTACGGTCACGAAAATACGACAAGACGAAGCCGCGACCGCGTGCACCCACATCAAACACAAAAACGTCTTCACACAACCCCTCGAGCACGAACTGCCCTGACGGGGTCTTGGAGTAAAAACCGTCTCGTCGGGTTGCACTGATAAAGTCAATCCCCACCACGTGTTTATCGGTCAGTTCAGGTAATGACAATGTTCCACCGGCCAGTACCGGTGGGCTGACCGTTAATGTCAGGGTATAGATTTTGTCTGGGTCATCTTCTACCCATCCCGTTAATCGCTCCCACCAACTTAATTTTCGTAATGACATCGTGACCTCAGCGGTGGTTTTTCAGTACGGTTTTACGACGCTTAGCCTTTTTCTTTTGGTTCTGGCGTGTGTTGTCCTGGCGGTGTCCTACCTTCACCCAACTGGATGACACTCGCTTAACGACTTGCGCAGGCGTTTCCTCCACCACACCAAATACTCGGTTGTGCAGTTGCTTCATGGCTGTGTTGTCCTTGCGCCAGCACCAGAATGCCCCGCGCCCTTCACGGTAACCATAGTGCGCCACCGCAATTTGGTACGCGATGTCTTCCGCCACGGAAAAGCCACTGTCCCGAACGTCAGTGGTTAATGGCAGTTTCTGCGGGTCAACCACAAATGTCGGGGATTCGGCAACACATGACGGGTCGGTTACGGTGATGCGGCCGAGAGCATCTTCCTCGAACGTGATTTTGTTTTCTTCCATTAGTCCACCTGAAAATAAATGTAGAAGATTTTTCCATTGGTTCGGATGACGCGTTCTGAGAAATACTGAAAAGGCGATGCCCGAATCAGGGAGACGTCGATGTTTATGATGTCACCTCGGAATCGACGAATACAATTGGTAATAAGATTGATGGCATGTTGCTGACGGGGTGCATCCCACTTAGGAACCAATTTCTGCACCGTGGCGACTAACTGTAAATACTTTGGGTCATTGCTCATTTATCGAATCCTGTTTAAAGTCTGTATGATAATCCGGGTATGTTGATATTTACGGCATAAAAGGCAGGGATTGCCCCTGCCCTTAAAAGGAGGTTACGCGTAGGCTTCTAATGCCGCACTGCAAATAGCAGAACGAACGCTGTCGCTTTTCAGGAACTGCACCACAGAGACCAGGTCAGTGTCATTGAAACGTTCCATCGCATCACGCAGGCCGGACAGTTTCGCAGATGGCAGGTCAATCTGTCCAACGTCACCGTTGACAATCACCGTCACGTTTTCACCCAACCGCGTCAGGAACATTTTCATCTGCCCGACTGTGGCGTTCTGGGCTTCATCCAGGATGACTACCGCGTTTTCAAAGGTACGTCCACGCATGTAGGCAAATGGCGCAATCTCGACTTTGCCAATTTCAGGGCGCAGGCAATATTGCAGGAAGCTGTGACCCAAACGTTTTTGCAGGATGTCGTAGACCGGACGGAAGTACGGTGCAAATTTCTCGCTGATGTCCCCCGGTAAGAAACCCAGGTCCTCATCGGCTTGCAGTACCGGTCGGGTCACGATAATCCGTTCAACGTCTTTGGCCAGTAAACGTTTAGCCGCCCATGCCGTGGCCAGGAAGGTCTTACCGCATCCCGCATCACCGGTCGCAAAAATCAACGACTTGGTTTCCAGCGCATTGAGGTAAATCGCCTGGTTTTCCGTACGGGGCTCAATCGGAGTATCGTCCCGACGAGTCTGCATACGTGGCAGGTTGATTTCGTCTACAGCATCTTGTTTGTTACTAAAACGTGCGCCCAGTTCAACAACGTTATTAGCAGCCTGGTTACGACGTGATTCACGACGTGTGTTTTTGACTTTTTGTCGACCCATAGTAAACACCTTAGGTAAAGGGTTATTGGTGAGGGTAATCCCTCGCTGGTTTAAAAGAGCTCAACTGCCGGGTCCTTGGTTGAGTGATTAGGTCATATCATCTAGTCACTGATTCAATTCCATTTATGTCGACATTACCTGCTGCATACACTGGGGTGATTTATGTATTTTTTGACACGCTTCGCTTATTTTTTAGATGAGCTGTAGCTGTGTGTAGTACTTGGCCTGAAAAGCCGCTTGATCGTGGGCATTTGGGGAGGGGTAAAACCCTCCCATTTATTTCGTCATTCCAGCAATTTGGGTTGTATCGGTGTCCGGGGTGGTCCGCCGGTTCGGTACTCCAGTTCAGCGAGACCTTCACCCAACAGATTCTCAAACACCAACACATAGCCGTTATTGGAAATCACAGTGATGGCAATCACGTCTTCCCCACCCTCCCGGGCTTCGGTGACAATGGCTTCCCAGGCATGGTCAGGGAACTCACCTCGCGGGACATAGACTTTTTGTCGCATGCGACTGGGGATGTGGTCGCCTAATCGATGCCACAAATAGGTCTTACCGGGTAACATGTCCTGGAACCGATTGCAGAGATTAAAGAAATAATCCCCATTATCAGTGACCACGCGCATGTAATGGTTCTCACTGGGTTTGCGTCGGTCAAACATTTAGACCTCCAGATTAACGCCCGTCACGTCCATGGTGCCAGTGACGTTATCATAGATGAATTGCATGCCATGATGGTTGTGGTGCAGGCGTGAACGAACGACCAGCGTACCGCCCGTATGGGTCGTTTTGTTCGACACCACCAGTACTGCCATCATCTTCATTTCTGACTTGCTGTGTTCATGAGCATTTCTCATGATTTCGTTCCAGACACCCGGCGCCAAATCCATACGGACGTCATGGAACGTGTACCCGGACAGCTTCGGGTCTTCCACTTTGTGGATGCACATGGCGTAGGTCTTGCCCGTTTCCATTGCTCGCATGTCAACCACATCAAAAAACGAATACACCCGTTCATCAGTGACCACGGCCATTTCGGACCCTTCTTCCCCCGGATAGGTCGATTGTTCTGTCATACATAGTCCTCTATTACTTCGAAGAGTTCACGTTTGTCTTCGGCGAGTTTCAAGTCAGGATTGTCCCACACCACCCATTCGGTACCCCATGTCCGTCGCACCCGAATCTCATCCGCTTGCAAGTTAATGACGTACTCAAACTGATTGGTTTCGATGTACAACCAGATGGGGTCCTGTCCGTTCGTGAGTCCCCATTCGTCGGTGCGTTTGAAATACCCCGTACAGTCAAAGTTCCGCGCGGCGCGTTCATGACCCGCTAACGCCAAATCCAACCAGCGAACATATTCGGGTTTGCTGTTATACCCCTCGCGGGTTGCGGATGGCATGTAACCTTTGTTAATCCGCTGCCTGAGTTTCTCTAAGAGCTCCTCACGTCCCAACTGCTGATAATTGACATACTGTCCTCCAAAGATACTCGGAGCCAACCCAGCCTGTTTGGGGCCGTGTATTGTGTTCTGTCGATGCAATGCTGACTTGTCAATCTCAATCAGGTCAGGTAACTGCATATGGAATAACGCATCTTCCACATCCAGTATCAACACGGCACCTATCCCACTGACCGGACGGTGCATTTTTGGTGACGGGTCATGCGTGTATTGTGTTGTGGTGTAGGCGATATCGGAACATTCCACCAACTCGTAAGTGGGGTCTTCTTCTCGCTCTACATTACTGCGCACCGGCAACACAATGGGGGTCAGAGGGTCAACACCCTGTTTGAGTAAGGATTCCGCCAGTTGCAACATCTCTTTTAAATTCATAATCAATGTACCTGTTGGCTTTCAGCTTGAATCGATGCGGTCCAGAGTAGGACTGCCTGCGGGTGCTTGACTTTGCGGTTTTCCAGAAAGCTCACCACGTAGCAATCGGTGTCCGGCACCATCCGCACCATCAAATGCCCGCGCAGGGTCACATCGCGTTTAGGGTCGAACCGACTGATACCGCGTTCAGTGAGGCGGTCTGACACCGACGTGTCCGTATCATCCTCATCAGGCACGGTAGCAGTCAGGTTGATTTTCTGGTCGCCACAATACAGATAACTGTACTCACCCTGAAACCCACGGGTGACGAGCGTCGCTTCGCGCCCGTTCATGCGCAACCAGTCTGAAAATTTCAGTGTTTTAGGTTCAATCATTATCAACCACCAATGGACGGATGTCATCAACGTGCAGTTTATGTAACACTACGTAACGCTCACCTTGTGGACAGACAATCGGAATCGCCACCGAATAATAAAACTCGTCTTCGACGTGGATTTCTGCCACTACCCCGTCAGCCAAACGCCCACCGTCACCGTCCCCTATCATGACATCATCCCCAATTTGTGCAACCGGGATAATGTCATCGAACTTACCGTGGATAAACAGGCGACTGATGGACGTCCCCATGCGTAAGGGTCGGAAGATGTAGAACTGTTTATTGAACCAGGTTATGGGGGTTTCCTGCGCCATGGACGGAGTGAGTTCTTCTTCGGGTGCTGACTCCAACTGCAACTCACCGGATTCAACAGCCTGAGTAAGTACAGCGGCTAACTCCTTGCTATTAAAATCCTGTTCTGGGTTTTCGTTTAGCGGATGGGCGGAGATAGTCTCACCCCGTACCCGGTTGACGCGCATCCCCAACGTTTGTTCTTCATTGGTGTACACAAACAGGTCATACCAGACTTCGGTACTGAGACGGATTGCCAGTATCCGACAAGGGAAATGGAACATTTGTCCGGTGAGGCCATCGCGAACATGCAGAAAGACATCATCTCCGATATCGTTGCTGGTCAGTCCCATGGTTTTGCCATCACCGTCGATGTATTCAATACGGGCCTTCACCAAATTTTTAGTCTGGTAGATAGAATCGAACCAATTACGGTACATAGTAGTTCCTTAGTCAATTAGGTCACTGTGACGCCACTGCGAAATAGCCGTAGACAAACGGTCCACCACTGAGTCATCCACACTTTTGTTGAAATCTGCAAATGACAACCAGTACCACAAAACAAACGGTTGGTGGCTGTGGACTTCCAGCAGAGCCCCTTTTCCGGCTTTGGCATCGCGAAGGTAATACGGTTGATTGTTACTGGGAATCTCTGTCCATTTGAGTTCACTGGGAACATGAACAAGTGCAGCCAATGTTTTCAGATCCATCTCACTGGGGTGTGGAGTGAGTCGGTGGACGCCCCGACGAGCCAAAGGGAAATAGAACTGGTGGCGCTGGTTGCCAATGGATAACCAACACATGCAGACTAACGCTAAATACCGTGGAAGGTGTTCCGTACAAGCCAGTCGGGTCAGGTTCAGTGCATCCACCCCTAAACCAATGGGCAAAAACAGCTCTCTCGGGGATTGTCCGTCTTGCCGCAGGGTAATGTGCCATTCCGGCTTCTCGGGCTGATGGGGGTATTGAAAAACATCTTCACCGTAGCGAGCGATGTATGTACTGGTAATGGTGTCTATCTGCTGGTGAGATGTAAACTTGGCAACAATAGAGTCAGCAGGAATATTCGGCGCGGTCATGGTGGTTGATACTGCACTGAATTCAATCTTGTTCAATTTACCCATAGTGGTTATCCCCTATGTGTTGGGTTGACAAATAAAAGGGAGGACGTTTGTCCTCCCGTTATGCCGTGTTATTCGCCGCCGGTGTAACGCAGCTTGCGACGGGTTTCACTGAACGGCACGCCAAACACCTGACGATGGTTAGCACACATCCAACAACCACATCCCGCAGGTGCTGCTGCAACCTTACCCAGGATACGGGGATCGGTTTGAGGCGTACATTCCCGGTAGTAGTAATTGGCTTGTCCGTAGCGAGATACTCGTTGCTTTTTCAGTGCTGCTTTCAGACGACGATAAACACGATTACGTTTTTGCATGATTCCAGTTCCGAAGATGTGGGGTCTGCGGTATACAGACCCTCAAGCATGAGTTCGGAATAGGTTTGTTGACGGCTCATGAATTATCCTTCGACATACATGTCGTACAGTTCATCGGTCGTGGGTGTTGGTGAGGCCAATGGTTGCCCCGTACCAAAGTGCTTCCACATTTTGGTCGTTAATTCGCGGTTCTCGACTTTCCACCGATATAAAGCACGCCCTCGGTTAGGATGTGGCATTATTGCACGGAGCTTTTTCTTTTCCTGGCGAGTCATACACATCCCGCGTTTCCAGATAGACTTGGCCATTATTGTTTCCTCTCACAACCCACAACCAGACATGCAATAAGCAGAACCAGTATTTTTTTCAAGAGGGAAACTCTCCGGTTGTGTATCAATGTTAGAGTCAGACCAGGGGTTCGTTAGGATGGGCATACCGCCCCCACCATTGTTGGTTGATGAACACCACTGTACGACCAAAGCGGTCTATATCAAAATCAATGTCGCAACCTACACCCTCAGCTGTAACAGGGGCATAGTTGAGTTTGACAGCAAACGGCGGGATTTTGGAATCAAATGGGATAGACAGCAAATCATCGTACTCCGTGACCAAACGGTACCTCACGTCGCCTTGCTGTTCCTGATTAAGTGTGATGGTGAGTTTGGCTGCGTGGTCAATAGTCGCATCCGTGGGAGTATAGCACATCCACAGATACGCGCCCCCATCACGATATTGTTGGAGTATAGCAAACTGGGAATGGCATTCCTTGGGAAACTCTACGGGTTCTCCCTCCACCACACGCCATCGGTGGAAACCGAATACCACCGCATCCGGTCGTATTTTGTTGTCAGGATACATTACAACAGATTGAGTGGCAAGAGCCATGGTTAACCTCCAAATGAATGCCCACCACTGAAGCTACGACTGCTCGAGTGACTGGCGACACTGCTTCCAAACCCAGCACGAGTAACCGTACGGGCAGTTGTGGTTGGTCGGGTGTACCCGCCTTTACTGGGAGTGAATGATTTTCCCGATGCTGAGCGGTAATCGTTGCCGTGACCGCGGTAAAACGGTTGCGCATACGACCCGGGTGAGTAACTGTAATACCGGGGAACATAGAAGAAATGGGACGTACTCCCGTGATGGGTGTACTGGCATTGCTGACGGGCCTGAGGGTCATTGCGGTTGTCGTTCACGCAGTCCTGTTGCGTACGATACTGCGGGCCAGTCAGTTTGGCTTGGTCCACGGCTTGTCCGTAAATCTGACGGCACTGAGCAGCGGAATAGTGATATTGTTGCTGACACTGACTGATGGTTGAAAACGGAGTGGTACCAGGGGTCTGGTCACAACCTGAAATGAACGGCACGGTTAACAGTCCCGCATACAGAAACACTTTGCGATGTTTACGAAAGCGTTCGTAGTTCATGACTTTTGTACGTTTCATGATGTCCTTGCAAAAAAAGAAAGATTACTGACCTGGGTGTCCAAGTCAGTAATATACGTTTTTATTTGGTTGATTTGTTATCAGGAGACGAAACTAACCAAAGGCTTTGCGAGCGTCCTGCTCATTGTCAAACAAACGACAACCCCACCACGTATTGCCCGCCGGGTTGTAATACTGGTTGCCTGTCATGACTAATGCACACGCATCTCTGAAACAGCCTGCCACGGCTTGGCCTTCAAGTCGAGCACAACCGTGGTTACCCTGGGCCTGATAACCTTCAACCCAGACCTCGAACAATTTCACCGTGTCATATATCGGCTTGTCCACTGCACCAACGTTACCGAATCCTTCCACGGCAACCTGGTAGCATTTGAGTTCGATGTTCGGGTATATTGATACCATGTCTGGGGTAATGAATTTCATACCAAAACGGGTCAGGGAGTTGAGGTGGTCAGTCAATGCCTGTTTCGTGGGTGGGGTAATGCGTATTAGGTTATTTGACACCCCATCAATGAACATTGTGTCGTCGATTACCGGTACTGACGGCACGGCCAGGATGATGGGTTTGTCACCAAAATCCAGAATATCCAGTTGGCCTTCGGTACAAACAAAAGGCATGGCTACCTTTGGTGGGTGAAACACAATCACTGCTTGTTCACCATAGAACGCCCGGAAGTTTGGAGCAATACCAGCCGGTTTACCGTTTGGATAACACCAGTATCCTGGCAGGCTTTCGGTTGCCGGGACCCAGGTAATTTCTTTCATGGTTTGTCGCCTTTTACGGTATCGCTCGGTTTAACCGAACAATGGAGAGGCGCAATGTAATCGAACCCAATCAAGTTTGTGATGTCAAGAACCTCGGACTGGGCCGGACTGCGCGGTTTGGAGAAACAACGAATCCCAAACTGAGGATTGCTGTCACGACACCCGACCAACACTTCCTGAAACATTGGGCTCGGTTCAATGTGTCCCTTAACCACCAAGGTATCCCCTTGACCGTGGACAATGTCGTAGTCTTTTAACATCCCGACCTGACTGCCCCGTTCGACCGTGAGCATCCGGGCTGCGAAGTGCTCATAGCCGGATATCTGAGTGCTTCGGATAAGCGAGGCCCCTTCGATTTCGCCCAACGGATGACCAACCAATTTGTCGAGCCTTTCTCGAAGCTTTTCTTCAGTGATACGGTACGTGCGACCATCGATGGTACTTACGCTATTAAAGCAACCAATGGTAACGCTAAGATACCCGTCTTTGTCTTTTTCCATAATACCCTCTGATAACCCTATTTGTGATTGGTGCCAAAGCGCCGTTTCTCTTTGCCGTTTCGCCACGGTTGAGACCGGAAGCTCACGGATGCATCCCACCCCAATTGCTTAGCAAGTTTTAGGGTACGGCGCAGTGAATAGTTTTTCAATTGGTTGTGGTGGTAGGGTGTGCGGTGTGCAAAGTAAGCTGTTACTTCCAGTGCCTGACGTTGTTTTCTCGGGGACTGGGCATGGGCTGTAAAAAACGCTTGGCGATTCATTTTATCCGCCGTCTCGGAAGACTTTCCAGGTGGTGGCAAACTGACGACTGAATGTGATTTCGCCTACCACGACGCCATCACGGACTTGGTATCGCACAACAAAATTACCATTGGCTTGAGATTGCGATTGAACTTTGATACGTGTCCGCTGACGAATATAAAAAATAAAATCACTGAATTGTTGCTGTGTCACAGACACGAGTTCTGACATGATACCTCCAGTTAACTACACCATGTCCAGTGTATGTAATAAATGACAAAATAAAAAAGGAGTCCGAAGACCCCTTTGTTTGACACTACTGCCAACGTTTATCGTGGTGCGGGTCGCCTGTTGGGGGTAGGTCATCTTCAATGGGTACGCTGCTACGTGTTCGTGCACCGTACTGGTTGATGAGAATATGACCCCGCTCACGCCAATAGGCCGCGTCCTCATCAGGTTCCATTTTTACCCAATACCAACTTGGGTCGGTCGCTTTCACTTTCTTTGATTCAGACATGGAAACGTAATTCCTGCAATGTTAGTCAAACCAGAACACCAGCCTTTCTGCTCCCGTTTGTTTCAGGAACGCCAGGCGTTCAAACCACTCCTCACCGAAATGTTCCCGGTAGGTGGCAACCACACCTTTCCCTTTCTTCAATGTTCTGAGGCTAATCCAGTCTTCCTCGGTCACCTCATCCAAACCACATGAACTGCGGTCTTCAACCACCTGGTCATAATCGAAATTGAGCAGCTGGTCCACAGACAACGTCCAACCCTCGAACAGGCCACCGAAGTCGTCTTTGTATCGCGTGGTAGTGCGCCCACTCTCCAGTGGTGGGATGCAGGCATTATTCCCGATACCCGACATCCAGGCGTAGATAATGGAGCTTTGGAAGTTAAAGAACGTTAACCCGCCTTCGACTTCCACCCATTTGCTCTTGCCTTTAACCTCAACCTTCTTGTCGAGGTATCCGTTGATATAGATACCCATATATCCTCACCAAACAACAGGATGGACTTTCAGCAGTGCGTCGGTCAAAATAAACGGATGTAGCGGCTGACTCTTGACCTCATCTAAAGGGATGGGAGTGCCCTTTGGACGTTCATCAAACCCGATGGACTTTAACCAACGGTCCCGTACCCAAAACTGAACGGTGTCAGAACTCCACTTACGGAGATTGCCCGTTGCGCAATCTGGTTTAGGGAACTCACCGGTAGCAATCCACTCCTCGAGTGTTGACGCACTGACCTTGAGTTTTAATGCAACCTTGCGTAGTGACCACAGTTTAGCTTTTCCCTCAACAATACGTTGGGTCATCTTACTAACTTGAGCCATGACTGACCTCTTTGGGGATTTACCCTTTCACACCAAGTGCTCGTACAACGTCACGCCCCAGGTAGTTACAGACCTGGTAACCGTCCTCACCTTTCACAATGCATTTGGTGATAACGCCAATGGTCAGTAACGCGTTACGGTCAGATTTGCTGGGTACATCACCGTCGCTGATAGGACCCTGCGAACAAATAACCTTTAACGTGTCATCGGTTTTACTTTCCAGTACTTTCATGGCGGCTTCCCGCACCTGATTGATGTAATCAATGTCATCGATTTCATCAAGACCGCACGCGAACGCTACGACGCTATTCATTAATTGTTCCATTTTCATTTACCTTTGGTAATGGGGTATTGGGACACCTTGTTTCACACAGACACGTATCCTGTCGATGTGCTGGTCGCAGGTGCCATTTGCAGGGGTAGTCCCGCCAGTTGACGGCGGGGTCCCAACCTAACTGCTTAGCCAGTTTCACCGTCCGTCGCGCATTCAGGCTGTTGATGCGTCGAAACGGGATATCCGTTTTCATACTGAGGTATGACAGGGCATGCCCAGCCCGACGGAACTTACGCAATGACTGGTCAATGACGGATGAAAACGACAGATAGAGCATAGTAAATTCTCCACATTACCAACTCTGCGAACCGAGTTTGTTATTACGTAAAACCGTTACCGAATAACCGTGTTCACTTAACCAGTCGGTAATATTAATTCTGGTCTTTTTAACGGGGGTAATTGTCTCTTGGGTCTTGTATTCAGTTGGCAGGTTGTTCTTGGGATTATTGTTTTTAATCCAAAGATTATCTTTGTTACATGAATAAAGATAAACAATAAGATTTTTCTTCAGCAGAGATTTAACTGATTTATCATCCAGCACAACTGCAATTTTCTTACCGTGGTGATGGAACTCAGTTAACCCATAGTTTTTGTCAAGCAGTGCAGCAAACCCTAAAACAATAGCTTGTGTTTCATCGGTTGTACCGTAGAGATATTCGTTACTTTCTACGTCATCCCACTGAATAAGTTGCTTGGTGTGATTAAACCCGGGTTGAAGTTCTTTTTGGTCATAGGCCGAGCCGTGATAAATAAACATGTTGATAAACCCCATGACAATTGATGGATGCGGGGGTTATCCCCCGCATAAACGCTATACTGCGATGTCGCCTTTAATCGCGGGGTGGTATTCGTAGTTTTCAAGCAGGACGTCGCCCCATTTGTAGTCTTCAATGCGGTCGGGCAAACGAGTGAAACTGACAAAAGGTAAGGGGTGAGGTTCACGGGTCAATTGCTCTTTGACTTGTGCCATGTGATTGTCGTAGATGTGTACGTTCGTCAGGTCACCGACTAACATGTACGGTTCCATTCCGACTTCACGTGCGACCATCATGAGCAGCAACCCGTAACTGGCAATGTTAAACGGAATGCCGAGGAACATGTCACAACTCAATACGTTCAGGATAGGTCGCTAGGCTATCCCCGCACCATTACGTGCAGCTACATGTCACCATGCAGTTCAGACTATATCACGGTCTCTGATAGAGACCCCTCCCATTTCGGTGCGCTTGCACCTACTCTACTCAGTTCAGCTATTGCTGCTTTTCGATAGTCGTTGGGCATTCTGTTACGTACCGGTAATCTTTGTACTTCGGATTCTTGCTCTTGATGCGATGCAATATCGTTGCAGTTACGCAATTCAATTGGCGACCCGCTTCAGTGGCACTTGCATAGATGACCCCATCGACAGAAACTGGCCTTTGATTAGCCGGCTTCTTACCCAAGCGTTGCTGACGTAGTTTCTCTTTTACGTCGTCCGAATGAGTTTTACCAAAGAACGGGTTTTTATCCCCGGTGCGCAGTTTTGCCAGTCGTGAGAAGAATTCCCTCATCTGAGGGGTACGTGCGTATTCACCAAGCTCCTTACCTTTTACCTGGTTTTGTTCCGCATGTTTCTTCTGCCCCATCGACATTGCTTTGCGTGATTCTTCGGTATGGGTTTTACCATACATCCCATTTGATTGACCGTTTCGACCGTATTTTGCTTTTCTTTCCTCTGGGGACATCGAAGCAAATCGGTTATGTAAAGCTGCTGTGATTTTGAGGATAATCTGGTCACGTTCCGGGTGGAGGGTTAAGTTATCCCCGCCCCGTACCGACAAACCAATGTTGAGAAGCTTACCTGATGGAAGGTGGTCATTAATTAACCCCTGTTCAATCTGGTAGGCATGTTCACGACTTTGCGTCAAGAACTCCCACTTCTCCATTTCGACTCCGTCATTCCATTGTTCCTGCAACTTGACATTGTGGTGAATGCCTTGTTTCAGTTCGTTGAAATGTCGTGCAAAACGTTTATCCAAATCACGAGTGCTTCCGACGTAAACACAATCACTGTCTACACATCGGAGCATGTAAGCTCCACATCTTTCCATGTTACCTCCTTATTCAGGCCGGTAACGTAACAGGTTAGCAACGGATTGTCTCTTTCGAGAGGTTCCCGTTTTAGAGAGGTTTGCTATTTAGCTCACGCTAAAAAGGCGCAGTTGTTGTTTCTACGCTGGTGCCATTTCATGCTCAGGAAACGACGAGGAACATAGTAGTCGTCCAGGTATTTGTGTTCCAGTTCCTGCAAATGCTCAGCTCCACCGTCACCTGCAAGCTCTGAAAGCTCATAACGAGCTTGCTCAATGTGTTTTGCATTGAGTGGGAGCTCCGCACTTTTCCAACGTTCTTCCAGGGTCATCTCTTCCGTGTAGAACTCAAATGCCCAGTGACACGGCGTCAGACATGGCTTGTCATTGGCAATGTTGTCCTGTGGTGTCACCTTAACCGTTTTGTAGACAGGTACGTTTGCCTCGTCCATCTGATGAATAGCGGCATCCAGGTCCCCCTGATACTCAGGGTAACTCATCAATGTTTCACAATGCTCGTAAGCATCTGGATGGTCCTTAGCAAAAAGCGCATAACGCTCATCGAACGTTAAGGGAACCTGGCGAGTTTCTTCTGGCATCCAACCGGGGTTCCAGGCACTGACCAGGATACGTCGGGACTCGGGATTGTGACGCAATAAGTCCAATGCATAGCTAAACTGGTCGACTGGCCCGTTGGCGGTTTTGAATGCGCGCCACCCAGCACCGTATGGGGCATTGAGTGCACCCACCGGTAATATATCCACGATTTTATGAGTAGGGATGCCTTCCTTAACCATAAGTTCTTCAAGGCCCTCCATGTTCGTGACAGGCAACGCATCGCCGAGTTCACTGGACAGTGCCAACAGGCGACGCGCAAAGCTGTTCTCTATTTTAATATCCGCGGGTTCCTGCAGACGAAAACCGTCCCAGATTTTGACGTTCTCATCAACCAGCACTTGCATGTGCAGGTCGTTGTTCAGGAAACCCATCAGTTCCCAGAACACCCCACGCAGGAAGGTACGTTTGGTGGTAATCAGTGGGAAGCCATCGCGCATGTCATGTTTGAAACGCGCATCAAAGATGGAAGTGGTACCGGTGCCCGTACGGTCACCACGATGGCGACCATTTTCAACAACGTCTCGCAGGATATCTAAATATTGTTTCATTGAAATTTTCCGTTAATCGTTTTTCACGATATATTGAGTTTGGTCACCGCCATCCCGAATCATGGTGCCAGGCACAGTACCAGTACTGTACGCGCGTTCCAATTCACTGCGGGTATACGGTGTCGGGAGTTCGACCACGATGTTAGCCATCGAGGTGTGACTGTGTGGGTTACCCAATGCACAGTACACACGATCATCATCTGATTTGGTCGCTACGTACAAAAGTACGGTAGGGCGGTCAGGTACCCAGGGATGCAGTCGGGCGAATGCCTTGCGGGCTTCGGTATGCAAACGAGAATGCACCGGACCTTTTACCGTGTGGAGGTCTACGGTTTCCTGAGTATCCCCTACCAGGTTTACTGCTTCGCTCATTGGGTTTGTCCTTCTTTAGGGGTGTCGTACAAGCCTGCCTCTTGATTTTCACGGGTAAGCAGAATTGCTGCTTCGTGCTGTTCGTAGGGCTTGGCTTTTTGGACGATGTCATCAACCGTCATACCGAGGGCGTTACGATTGGCTTCCAGCAAGTCAGTCGCTTCCTTGTGCAAAGTAACATCACCTTGCGTCAGGACCTTCAACAACAACCATTTTTCCACCAGGTACGTGCGAGCAAAGCCCGGATTGAATGCCATGATGGAGCTGGAGTTAGCGATGAGGTCGGCCAGTTTGATGGTCTGAGCATCTGGCGACGCCTCGGCCGTGTGTAAGCGGTCCAGAGTACGTCGATAACTGCGAGGACCTTCACCCACCATTGAGACATCTGTCAGGTCAGCAACCAGGCGAGACACTGCCCCACCAAACTGCTGTTGAAGGGTTTCGATAGCAACCCCAGTATCTTCCACCACGTCGTGCAGCCAGGCCGCCGCTATCATGGCTTCCGTCCCACCTACTCGCCTGACAATCGCAGCAACTTCTTCAGGGTGTATCCAATAGGGTTCGCCTGTGTATTTACGCTTTTGTTCCACGGCCTCATGGGCACCAATAGCAAATGCTTTCGCACGTTCAATTAACATACTCATGCTGTTACTCCGATAAGGTGACGTAGGGCAGGGCGATTCGCAAACCAGGGTTGCCAAATCCGGACATGTGCAAACCCGTCTTTGAAGTCCTCGGTTTTGTATGGGCCGTCTATCATGAACTGAAGCATGTCGCGCTCCAGACCGATAGCCTCAGACCGCTGGTCTTGGGTGGTGACCAGGTGTGATGTTGTTAAGACCGTAAAAATGGTGCTGATTTCAGGCCAGTACCCGTAGCGTTCAATGATATCCTGCAACGATAACAGTTCCCATTGAATTGTACTGGTTTCCCGAACAGTGAAACGATGGAATTCCTCCAGGGTTTCAATACTGGCCCCACCCCGCATACAACCCGGAAAAGTACCGTATGCGAAATACCCGCCCTTATACAGCACATAGCCGGCTCCCGCGATGAAGCCAGAGCCGGTGTGTAATACGATGAACGCTTCTTCCATGCTGAGTGGTTTAGACATGCTGTCCTCCGTCGGACCTAGTGAACATGGTGGGCAGGAATCACAGTCATGAACCCACTGGTAGGATGATAAAAATAATGGTTATCGTTCAGGACATGGTGTTTCATGTCAGTGACCATCGCTGCGGTTTCCAGGATGAACAGGGGTGTTTTACGCCCCTGTCGCAAAAACCCACTGTACGCTTCCCGAAACAATTCCTGGTTGGTCTGGTTCTCCTGCATCTTGCGGATAATCGCATTGACCTGAATCGGGGTTAGTAAGGCTGCCTTGCGCACTTTGTAGTCATGATGACTGTCAGCCATCACCCACACAAACAACACCAGTATCAGTCCGATTTCCATAAACGCAGTCGGCGCATGTAAGTCGATACCGAACATCATGATCCCCCGACGTGAGTCAGTTGAAATTCAATGCGGGAATGATAGTCACCGTATCCACTGACCACAACATCAGGCACTACCGACCAGTCATAATTGGCGTACCCTGATGTAGGTAACGCGGCTTGTAGGGCTTCTGCCAACAAGGATTGATACAGTTTAAGGAACGGTTCCCATTCCCAACAAGCGTCAACAATCGCTGAAATCGGACCCAGTCGCCCCGTTTCTTGGGTAGCAACGTCAATTACCAGTCGCCCGCCTACATGCAGCTGCATGCCTAACAATAACCCTGTCGTGATGTCTGTCTTAAATGTGCCATTTGGTTTCAATTGCAAACTGTTTGCGCACTGCAACCGCCCAGCCATACTTTTCACGATGTCATTGGCCGTTGTGACCAGTGCCTGTTTCAGGTATTCGACTGCAAAGGTTCGGTAGCGTGCCTGTATTGCGAGTTGTTGGTGAGTCAGTATCTCGTGGTTTTTCACCGTGTAGTCCACCCCACCACCAATGACGTCTGTGTCTGGGACGGTACCAATGTAGAGGGCGATAACCGTATTCTCATAGCGGTCAGCCGCCGTATGGCGTCTTTGAAACAAGGGACCGTCAATGGTGCGAGTGAGACTTATTGGAAAATCGCAAGAGAGCCCAGCCAGCAGATATTCAGCAAGGAAAGTTTGATTGTCCTCGATACTCCACCAATCGTAGGTAGACATCATTTCCATGTGCCGCAATCTTGCACGTCGAGAGTATTCTGGTTTGATACCGAACGACAATTGCATCGCGAAATACCCTTCGGGTTGTTTTCCAATGTCAACCGAAACATGGTTGAACAATGCGAAGTGGTCTATACCCTCAAACCAGTGTGTTTCGTAATGACATGCTGACGTGGGGGTCTGCATTAGGTTTTCAAGAATCGGCAAAAGTAGCTTCTGCAAATTAGTCACGTCGCGTTCTAGCAATTTGCGTTTCTCATCCAGGGCCAGTTCGTGTTCCATCCGCCTGCGTTCCGCGTCAGACAGTTTTTTCTTGTCGTCAGGAATCACGTCGGCATCACCAACTGGATTCTTTTCTGACCCGGAAATACCGAACAGCTTTTGCCAAATAGACATAATCAAATCCTTAGACTCGGTAGTGGTCTCGCAGTAAGATGCTAATGGCATCAATGTGCAACCAATGGGTGGGGGTAATGTAATGGTTAAACGGCTGAAACAGTTTATCGCAGGCAAACACCAAGCGTTTCTTTTCAGCCAACCTTTGCTTACCACGGGGTGTTTTACGGTACCCGGCAACATAAAAGGCCAGGTCCCAGCGGGGTTCCAGACTGTCACGACAATACCGGAACATCGGGGTCATTTCGTCATCTTTGCGAGTTGCCATCTGATATACCGCCTCTGTATTTTTAATCCCAGGCGACGGACATACAGCCACAACAACAACGCGTCAATCTGATACATGCGCCACCTCCTATTGAGAACAAACCATAGGAGACAGCATAGCAGGGGCTTTCGCCCCTGCCAACATTAGTTTACACTAATATAAAGCCCTTTACGGTACGGGGTGTAGTGTGGGTGGCTGGTTGTGACGGGTTGACATCTAACTGCCGCCCAACCCGCGTCAAGTGGAAACAGGTCTTTTGCGGTTTGGTGGACATGCCTAACCAATGTATCGTAGGCGGCCAGCCGTGCATTGCGCCAGAACGGATTTGAACCTTTATCCAGTTCATCTTCCAACAAAAACTCACCCAACATCACAAACGAGCCATTGTCATTGAGTTCAACAAACCGGAATTCAATGCCTTTTAACCAACCGTAGTTTTCAGGAACTGGTGTTGTTTTCACCACCGTTTGGTTAGCGAGAATCTCGGCCAACGTAACGCCATGGTGGCCTTGATACTGCATGTTGTACGCCGCCTGTTTCATTAACGCCGTAATTTCACGGCAGAAAATGTCCTGCCATTCGAGCATGGCGTTTCGGTAGTCTTCATTCAACCGGTCATTGTCACTGGTGATCTTTCTCACCACTCTGCTGCGGTCCAATGTAAAGCTATAGAGAGCAAACTCAAGCAGGCAGTGGTGGTCGGTCACGGTGCGCCCAACGCTGGAGTCAGAAACCCACTGGGTATGTTTGTTGATGAACTCCCGGAAATAAAACAGCACGTCATCCGCGACAATCTCAGCGGCCGGTGTGCCGCCGATAACTTCGACATTTGACAAGCTAGGACCAAACTCCACCTTGAGATGGCAATGACCAAAGCCCGAGTCTGATTCCAGCGTCATTTTAATCTGGAAGGCAAATTGTCGGGTTTCAACCACCCAGTCTTTTTCGGTAGGTCCCGGGAACATACCCGCATCAATGGTAACGCCCGCTTTCCGCATTGCATCCCATACAGACCGACTGATGCCGGCCTTGGTTAATCTTGATTCCATTGGTTTATCTCCAATCAGTTAAATCCAAAACTGCTTTCCTGACGGCTCGCGCAATCCTCTTGCGTGACGTTCAGTGCATCGGTGAGGGGTACGCCTTTGGTGAACCCACTTAAGTCCACAAACGGCAAGGTCATGGCTTCGCGCAAGGCATAAGCTTCAGCGACGGTCAGATTACGGAAATGGATAGTGCGATACAGTCGACCCCGGCGCAGCAGTGCCGAATCAACCTTCTGCGTTCCACTGAGGTTAGTTGAAATCACAAACTTGGTGTCTGTCGAGGCTAATCCACTGGTGGCGTTCAGCAACGCTGACATTTCCATGTTGTGGTCTTCACGTTTGGCCAGCATCGCATCTGAGTCTTCGGTGACCATCAGAGACCCGACGGGCAAATCCCGCACATTTTCCATGAACCGGGGATGAGCAATCACCGAGGCACTGTCTGCCAGAAAGGTGAGTCTCTCTTCGGACGTCCCACGCGCCCGTAACACACAGCGCAAGAACGAAGACTTCCCGGTGCCGGGTGGACCGATTAACAGAGTAACATTGTTCGGTGAAGCTTTGAATGCTTCCCAGAACTGTTCCGGTGTTTGGTCCAGATAGGGGTAGGCCAAATTGAAGTGTTCAAGGGGAACAAACGGCGGCGGGAGTACCGTGCGTTTTTGCAGCATCGCACGGTCATCAATATAGAAACGACGGTAGCTTTCGGGTTCGCTGCCTTCTTCCTCCACCAAACGCTCTCTGAGTGCGACAATGAGTGGCTCAAACCCAAACCAGTTCAATGAGACGTAGTTTGGCATCATCCCGGTTTTCACCCCGACTGCAAGAATCTCAGACGTGTTGTGAACCACGTACATCGTTCCCAGGACCAACAGTTGCAACCCGTAGTCAGGGAACACCGTATCGCGATAATGGGTAATGAGTTTGCGCATCAGTTCCCGATTGCTCACACCGTAGTGTTTCCAGTGAGAGTGGGTGTACAGGCGTGTGGGAAACCCCTTTTCCAAGGCATAGTTGCGAAAGGCTTCCCGTAAATGGGCGGTTTCACCGCGACCGTTGACATCAACAGAAACGATGATTTCTGACAAACGTTTAAGGTTCTCGGTGAGTTGAGGTTTAACAGCAGGTAACATGAATCCCATTGGTCTACTCCGGTAGTAACAAAAAAAGAAGGGAGGCATTGGCCTCCCAGTATGTCGTTATTTCCGACGTCTGCTTTTTTCAAACAAACGACGGTCACGACGACGTACACCTAAGCGATACAGAGAAAATCCTACAATGGCACCCAGGGTCAGGGCCAGTAATATCTGTCCGGTCACGGAATCAATCCTCTTTCTTAAGGTCTGCGATGTACCCGCGTTTTGGTACAGGCAGTGGTTCAGTGATGGGTTTAATAGCTTCAATCTGGCGCCAGGTATAGGTGTCGGCGCGCAGCACGTGCTCATCCAGTTTGTGTTGCAGGTTCAACCAGAACTCCGGGGTTGTTCCTAAATACTTGCTCAGGCGCAAGGCAACCTCATACGTCACCCGGCCTTTGCCCCGTACCAGCGGACTGATACTGCCTTCCGGTAACCCGGTGGCAGCGGCCAGTGCTTTGTTGGTGATATTCAACGGGATTAAATACTCTTCCCGAAGGATCTCGCCCGGGGTGGTGGGTCTACGTAGTTTCTCAGTCATGCAAGAAAGTCCTTATGCTAATTTTCGTGCGTGGTTAAATTCAGGCCAGAACACCGTCAAACGGTCAAGGCCGTCGCGTACCCATTCTGGCGTGTTGGGGGTTATGTAGCTGCCGAGGTCCCACATTTCAATGCGCTCCTTCCTTTCATGCACCCAGGTCGCCGCCAGGAACCGTCCATCACAACCCCACAAGTCTAACTCGCCCCGGTGACCGAGCCAGATAATCGACTTGTACAAATCGGGTGACGGAGAATCTGCTCGTGGAATTTGCTTTTTAATAGCTTCCACGATAAGGAAGTTCCGGCGTGCCTTTTGCCACATTTCGTGGGTGATTTCAGCTTCACTGTACTGTTCGTCTTCGTCCAGCGGATGTGGGTTACACATCAGCAGAATCATTTCCTTTTCCCCATCGGCCCCTTTACGCTGGACCCACTGCCACCAAGGGTGTTTAATCACGGTGCGCAGGTAATAGTTACTGGGCCACGCCGTGAGTGTTCTGGCAAACAGTTCCGAGTAATCATAGGTGACTTTCCCGTCGAGGCGATAACGGGACGGGTCATGGTTGTGAACCTGGAAGAAGTCAACATTCAAAATCAATTCTGTTTTGGGGGTGGTGACTTCGATGATGCGGATGTCAAACCGGCGGGTTAAATAGAGTTTGAACTGACCGGGTGTGTCTGAGTAAATCAGAGTAAACACCCAGTCCTGGAATTTGCGAAAATCAGGATGTTCCAGTCCCTTGACCTCCGACCCAATCGGTAATTCCAGGGTCACGGGTTCGCGGGTCTCGTCACCACTCGGGAGGAATTTTAGGGTGCGTTCTGACTGGATAATCTCCCGAACCGGAATGTTCAAATGAAACGAGAACGGGTTTTGACTGTAGAGTGTGGTAAGTGCCATTTACTTATCCATGTCCAATGTAGTGAGTGGATATCGACGGGTTGTCGTGGTATCAGGGTGAGAAAACACCAAGTCCCCCGCAACCGCATCAATAGACTGAGAAAATTCGTGCAGGTAATGCACGTTACGAAAACGACTGACTGGCATGAGTTCGGGTGCAAAGCTTTCATGCCAACCGTTATACCAAATATCGAAGTGTTTGAACTTTATGTCGGCTATCTCAGTGCGATGTTTTGCATCCAATGCCGCAAGCTCAGCAGCGCTGCGTTCACGTGAAGCCTTGAATCGACCGTCAACCCAATGCAGGTACCGGGCGTACAGCTGGGTGACTGGTGCACTGCTCACGATAAACAACACAACGATGAGGGGTCCGAAGATTTGAATCAGACCCCAGGTAATGTTACCCGCTTCAGCAATAGTCATGTTCCCTCCTGACAAATAGTAAGCGCATGCCGTAATATTTTCCCACTGTGACCGGTTCGGCTTGAATGGTTTTGAATATCCAGCTGTGGTGTTTCGGTTGTGTGTCTCGCATGACTTTCAACACGGCATTGGCGAATTCCTGACACACGTCAGAATACGAGTACGGGGTATTACACTCACCCACCACAAGTTTGCCCGGACACACTGATGTTGGGAACACGCTGAACTGCAGCAGAAATACCCGAGCATCAGAAGTAAAGGCACCCGTACAACTGATACGAGGCAGGCTGCTGTAAATGCCTACCCGGTCTTCAATATTGAACCCAGTAGGAGAATCACCGTGTTCGATAATGAGGGTGTAGAGGTTATCCAGTAACTGATGTTTCATATCGTCCCAGTCACTGGTATGTGTTTCTAACACCAGTTTCCCTGATGTGTGTTGGTCCAGCGCGGATACATTCATTGAGATACTCCGGTACAAAAAAATAAAGGGAGGCTTCGGCCTCCCTGGGGGTTATTGTGTCATCACCGAATCCGCTGCAAAAACCGGTGTCTGTGCACGCGGCATTTGAATGTGGTAACGGGCGTTAGCACGATAGTGGCGTACGTTTGCCGGCTCACCCAATGCAACCAGGCCGTTACCAACAAAATCCACCACGTGTTTCATTGGGATGGAGAAGGTAATCCAGTCCGGTCTGACGTCAGGTTCGGTGGTTTGAGCCACTTCAATGAACAGGGTGTGGACATTGCCTTTCATGGACGCGACTGCGTTACCCATGACGAGGTCACCGAAGTTTGGGCCACCGCTGGCAATGATAGCACGACGCATCAGTTCCATCAGCTTGGGTCGCTGTGAACTGATAATGGTGAACACTTTGCCAGGGTAATCAACAAACCCTTTTGCTGCTTTTTCTTTTTTCTTGGTCATGGTTTTCACAGTCCGTTAAAATTCAATGTTTTCGTCAAACTCATCCCCTTCATCGACTTCACCGATACCGTCTTCGGTATCGAAAATCGACAGTTCAGATTCGAGGTCGTCCGGGTCATCAAAATGGTTGATCACCCATGTTGCTGCGGCCTGGATGCCCTGCGAAATCAACGGCAGGAAACTGTCGACAGGCCCGTCATTTTCTGCCAGGTCACGAATCTGCTGCAAGCGCTCTGTCAACAGGTCGTAGAAATAAGACGATGGCATGGTGTGACTGTCTTGCTCGGCATGGGTCAAGACGTATTCGCTGAAATACGCAAAGTCATTCCCAGACACATGCGTCAGGTCCACGTGGGTTTCATCCACCATGTCTGAGAACCATCCCAGCAGTTCTTCAAACGACTCACCTTGCAGTTCACCGTCATTGAACACATAACCCGTGCTGTCCAGTGCAGCGGCCACTAAACGACTTATTTCAGTTTTGTTGTACATTGCTTTACTCCGGTTTTTTATTGACGAAAGCGTGCAGGTTATCGGCGACCAACGATTCCACAGTGATGCGCTCGGCGGATTCCGTGGTCTCTGGAACATTCAGTTCACGGAAACGGCGGTCAAACGCATGGCGGGCTGGGTAGCTGTCCTCTGCAAGCGAGGGATCTTTTTGAGCGGCCATCAAAAGCCGCTCCTGGAAACTGAGTCTACGGGTCATTGGTATACTCCAGTTAATTGTGGCGGAAACCCAGACCATCAAAACCCGATGAGTCACGAATGGCTCGCATGATTTCGTAGGCCTCAGATTCGTCTTGTTCTGCGGCATTAAGGTTAAGGTGTTGAATGGCACCCTTCAACAATTCAGCAGGCGAAAGAATGTCAGAACGTTCACGACGGTATACTTGGCGACCCCGATAACACACGTGGTGGTCAATGCGCAAACCGTCTTTACTGTCAGCCATATAGACGTATTCACCGGTTACGTTAAACCCGTAGTCATACACAACACGTCCCGAGAGGTCGTAGATGCCTTGGAGAAAAGTCGCTGCTTCTTCCGCCCGGTCCTCCTCGCTAATGTCCGGCATGAAGGAGGTGTCTTTTGCTGGTAACAACACCAGGTCATACCCCATTAAGTTCAGGTGCATGTCGGGTTCGCCAACCACGTACTCCGACGATACCCAGTTGAGATACGGGCTCATCATGTTCGGGAACACATAAAATCGATGGTCTTTGGCGTGAGGTGTGTCGACTTGGATATGTGGGATCACCTCATACTTGACATCACCCGATTCCAGGTCCCCTACGAATTTCGGGTTCATCACCGCAATCGGAATGGTTATCAAGGATTTGGTGGCATCCATGCGGGTCAGGCCAGTGAGACGAATGTCGGCGGTTCCGAGGCCCAAGCGACGCGGGCGTCCGGCACGTTCCCCTTCATTGTAATCCAGGAAAAACGCCATGGGACGTGCAGAACCAAAATACTGCGCACCATTGTTTTCACTGCTCCAGTACACTACATCGCGCAGGCGGTCAGGGTGAATGCCCACTAATTTAGCCATCTGCTCGATGTCGGCAGTTAACATGTACTTGACTTCTTCGCCTTCAGGCAAATCCAACGGACTAAGACGTTTAATTAACATTACAGACTTCCTCATAGGACACGGTACTTGACAGCCTGCACGCATTCGGCGGTGTGTGGGTACGACGTGTATTGGGGGTAATGTAAACACGACATGCGTTTACAGATGATGCGATACGTAAGTAAAAAAGTAACTCATGTACCATGATAATAATATCGTTATCAAAAAAGTTTATTTCATGCTTTCGGTTTCTGGTTCCCAGAGGGGATAAAGCATAGTCCAACCCAGTGGGCCAAGCATCATCCAGAACACAAACTGCATAACTAGCAATTGGTGATAAGACATGCCTTCTGGATGACACAATACAAACACGGTCAGGACACTACTGATGACACTGCCGCCTGCAAAAATAGTGGCTTGCAATTTACTGAACGTGGGTGCCACTGTGAGTGTGAGCGCCAGGAATAAAATGAACACAACCCCGGACAACAGAATACTGTCTTTCAATAACCAGGGTGCGAAGAACGAATGGTATTCAGTCATGATGGGTATCCTAATCGTATGTCGTGGTTTTACGACGTTGGGGGTTAATAATGATTGCGTTTACGTTTCCCGTTATGCCGTTGCAGTACTTACCGGATGAACAGATGTTCCAGTTCACCGACGTGTATATCACACCGGAAGTGACTATCCCCAAAGGGTTTAAAACCGACGGGGCGTCATCAGGACGCTGGTTGCAAAGTCTGTATCCGAGTTTCTACAAATACTTCCCGGCTGCCGCTGTCCATGACTGGATGTACGGGTCAGGTGAGTACGAGAAAGCCGAAGCAGACAATCTGTTGCGCGATAACATTCGTTACCGTCTGGGGATGTCCTGGCGTTACTGGTTTCTGATGTATTGGGCAGTACGGCTATTCGGTGCATCCCACTACACTCGACGTCAGGCGCAAGGCAACACCGTGGTACCCGTTCAGTAATATATAGGGGCTGTAACGACCAGGGCCTTTCATGCCGACCAGACTGGTGGTTGCAGTACCCCTATTTGGGTCTCTTCTTTAACGAATTCAAGCAGGGGGGTTTTCCCCTTGCTTTTTTTCGCCCTCTGGGATTTCCGGTGGAATCCAGTCCAGGAAAAACGTGGGGTCATCGGTGTCGGTGTCCACCCATTCCGCAATGAACCGACCGCGGTTGTTGTCGTCATACAGCCACTGGGTCCGGTCCCAGTTCGGGTTTTCTTCCAGCAAGTCCGCCAGGCTGCTACCAAAGATTTCTTCGGTTAACTTTGCTGCGGGTTGCAGTACCCATCGTTTACCCTTGCGTTTGACTTTCACGGATTGGTGTTGAATACGTCCTTGTGATTTCGACTGAGGTGGGAGTTGACTGCACACAAACATGGGTACCGACAGAAAGCTCTCTACGGCACGGACATTACCAGCATTTAACCGTGTACCCGTGTCAGGGTTGATGTTGTATTTTTCCAATGACAACATGGCTTCTTCAACGGTAGGCTGGTCCAAGTCCAGGAAGACAGTAAAATATTCGGAGTCATTGTCGAGGTCGCTGATTGGCTCCTCACTGTCACGACCCACAACCGATAACCCCAAAATCATGGCATCTTTACCGTCCACGATGGCTCGGGCCAACATCATGTCCATGCCCAATGGTCCGTCAGGATGCTCAGGATTGATAGCCATGATACTGAACCGTGTTGTCCAGTGGGGCAACCGGCGGAAGATTTCCCCATGGAACACGCCGTCATACGGAGTGGTCACTACCTCTGCGGCGATACGGGGGTCAATGCTTGCCGTATAGCGGCTATACAGCCACGTGTGGGCACGGTAGTGCAGTGACACGTTGTCGTAGGTTCCGGGCTTAATCCCGTCTTTCATCGCCTCTTCTTTGAGGTGCAGGGTATAATGATCAAGCAGCGCGTTATAGGAAAGGAACTGGTCAGGGATAACGCCATTGTGTTGGGTCACCCAATCATCAATGAATTCACGAATCCCAATCTTTTTACCAATGGTCAATGCGACAGTCACGGCATTGATGGTGCGTTGTAGCATAGTCAGGGCCATTGTGAATACTCCGGTGTTGAAGCCAAAAAAAGGAGGGTTTCCCCTCCTTCTCTATTACACTATCGGTTGCGGCATCAAAATGCTGTAACCGGGTTCGGTAGGGAGGACGTTTTTGTCGTCGCCCCACAACAGTTGCATGACGCCGACCATATTGCCTGCGTAGCGGTTCCGCGCTTGAACAAGATACGTTCCCAGAGCATCCCGTATGTTGTTTACCGGTTGTGCATGCAGGCGTAATGGGTACCCGCCCGGTACGGTAAATCCGTTGGGTTGGGGTCCGACATTCAGTGTTTCTTTGTTGATGAACATCCGTTCAGCAATTGAGTTAACAATGGCGCCACCAGTGTTAAGACTCAGACCGGTCAATAACAGTTCGGGCAACCGCAGTTCTGTTAACCCGATGGTGTATACAAACGGAGGCGTCCCATCATCCCCGCCTACACCCGTCACCATCCATCCGTGACGTTTAATCAGGTCGTCGATATTACCTTGGATTGTTTCCAGTATCGGGTTCATTTCAAAGCTCCGTTTAAACGTTCAATTGCCATGCCCAGTGCTGCCACAGCATCGATTTGTAAAGTCAATGCTTCCTGGACGTTTCCGTATTCCTTAACAATCGCATCACGCAGAGGAACCACCGTATCCCGCAATGCCTGGTTCTGCTCTTTCTGCTCTAACTGCGCAGCCATGGCTTCCAGTTGCGCAATCTGCGCCCGGATGCTGCTACTGCTCATGTTGCCAACCGGTTCAGGTGCTGGTCCTTCCAACTGCTCGAACACCACTGGAGCAGGCATAGGTGCCCGTGGAAAGATTTTGGGTACTGGGGTAATATCGGCCCAGACAGGCGGACGCCCTTGTTGTTTGTCCAACGCTTCCATGACCGCATTGGCAATCGCGTTGTTTGGCAACTCGCCAGTGGTGTGCGTGTTCTCCTCTGAATCGTACAGCTTAATCCACATGGTGCCCGCATTAACATTCGGCACCCGGTAAGTCCGCACAATGTCGTTACGTACCAGGTAACCAATACACTCGCGACGCTCGACGTCTGACAGGTCATGGTATTCCGGCACGATGTTGTGCAGCTTATACATAGTCAGGGAATTGCCTTCGGTGTTTTTCAACACGTCCACAATCTTCTGACCGATGTCAATCAGCGACAGGATTTGCGGTTGTTCTTCGACGGCATCAGGAACCTGTACCGGCGTGGTTGGTGTTGGTGTTACCGGTGACTTCTCTTCCATCGGGGTGATTTTATCCAATGTCAGTTGTGGTGCACTGTGGTCGTACGGCTTCTCTGATTTGTCCACTGACTTCACGAACTTCGAATGCAGGAATCGCACTGCACCCCGCACGATACCTGGTTCGGGTTGGACTTCCTGCACCCCTTCGTGACTAACCAGATACGACAGTACGACCTGGCGGTATGGGCCCCGTAAACGGTGGTATGCCAAAACGCCATTGCCCAGTTCGGTACGGTTGACGCCATTGGGCTTCTGTTCTAAGAACGCCAGAATATCCTTTGCGGCAACGTGTAAGCTCGCGTCTAAATACCGCTCACGAAGTGCTTGTATGTCTTTCATTCCGTTATCCAGTCGGTTACTGGCCGTTACTGGGGCCTTGGTGGGAGGGGTAGGTTGGAGTTCCGGTTTGCCTGCAGTGGCCACATACACCGTGGTGTCAGTTTTAACCGGTTCTGCTTCAGGTACCACGGTAGGCGCCCCGTACATCTTGTGACGTAAGAACACCGATGCCGGTGCACCTTTGCGTTTGGTTTCGGTCACAATCACACGGTCTTTCTCGCGAGTATATTGCAGCAAAATATCCAAATCCTTTTGCTTCAGGCGCTTGAGTGCCGGAACCTTTGTTTGCAGAATATCGTAAGCCATGCCATCGGGCATTGACTCTAAAAAGCGGGTTAATACGTCGTACGGTTGATACAGGTTCTGTGGTAACTTAGTCATTTCAAATACTCCGGTAGTAGCAAGGGAACAAATAAAATGGGGAGCCGAAGCTCCCCGATTATGCCGTAGGTCTATTTTATTCGACCCAGCGGGTAATATCAAACTTCACGAAACCGGTAGGCAGTTCCACCAACACACGCAGGTAAGGATGGTCGTTATCCATACCTTTGTTGATGATGATACCCGCAAACTCGTTCTCTTTGTCTTCACGCACAAGCGGCGTGTTACGCGACAGGTTCTCAATTGCGTTGCGCGCTGGGTAGAGCTCACGTTTGAGGATTTCTGGGAACAGACCCAGTGTCCCAACTGCCTGTTCGATAGCACCCTCCATGACCAACATGTGTCCTTCATGGAGGTTCGGCAGACGCTTACCGTTCCAGTTTGACGGGGTTGCAACAACGCCTGTCAGTTTCACGAATGACCCACGAGATAGATTCCAGGCGGCCGCCGGAGACCCTCCGTTGTAGATGTACCAGGACACCGGGTTACGGCATTCTTCGTCATCCCAAACCACAATCGGCGGTGCGTCTGGATGTACCGCGGTAATCATGCGACCGTAGTTGTGGTTATTTTGAGGTACTTCCACCTGCGCACTTTTTGCCTGAGGCAGAATCTCACGAACAAACCGACCCCAGTCGATGCGGGTACCGCTGACCGTGGAGTTTGGCTTTTCTGTGGTCTGTTTACGCAGACGGTCGAAAACACCACCGGTTTCTTTGGCGTCTTCTTCAGGTTCAGGATGCTGCCATACCCATTCCTGAATGTCCGACAGTGTTGCCGCACGACGTTCGAGAGATGCCGCCACGCCCAGTTTTTCAATGAGCTTTTCAGCCGCATCCAGTTGACCTTCGCTGGATTCGGTGGTGGCGTGCATGTAGTTTTCAGAACGGGTCTGGTCGATGTATGCATCCCGGGCGTAACGACGTGCGTGGTCGGTTTTCGCGTCCTGGATGCGAATCAGATACGTCCCCAGCGCGGTGTTCACCAACGTGGCTACACCGCCCGGTAAGGTTTGCGAGAACAACCAGATGAACGCTTGACGGCGCGCATGCGGCAGGGCTTTGTATTGGGTCTGGACTTCTTTGAAACGCTCCAGTGAAGCCAGACCCGCCGGCCGGGTGTAGAGCGATGCATCGTACTTAAACTGATGAATCGCCCAGTCCAGTGTTGCTGGGGTATAAGCCCCCAGTGATTTGGAGAACAACTCACGCGCCACATTCGCTTCGTTCTCCATGTAACCCACCGTTTCAACACCGATTTCCATCTGTTTGTTGGCAGTGATATGGAAGTGTTCAAACGACCCTTTCGTGGGGTTATTGGTTTCTGCGGTACCCAGCAGTTTCGCACCGGTGAAGAAACGCCCAGACACGCGTCCGGATTCCGCACGGTGTTTCAGTGCGGTTACTACAGACTCGTACCCTTCCGGACAATCCGTTGGGTCCCATACCGCTGACGTCAATGTCCCGTCTTTGTTAATGATCACTAAATCAGAATAATTTCTGAAGAAATCCCGGCAGGTGAAGCAGTTGTGTCCAACGCGCTCAGGGGCCGGTAAAGCCGCCAGATAGACAGAATTCGCTGATGCGGGTTTTTCGCCCTCTTTCCCGTTTTGGGGCACGGTGCGAAAGATAATGTCGGCACTGTGTTTCGCAAACGTCTGCGTGACGTGAGTAACCAGTGCAGGATAATCTAAGACAGACGGTGTCGCGGCACCGATGCCTACTTTGTCGTTCATGCGCTCAATCCTTATTTTATTTGTGTTAATAACGCCGCTATCACTTCTTGTTCAGCAGGCGGTTTTTGGTTTGCTGCTAATTCACAGGCAACGGAGTATTTCTGTTCAGCTTCCATGACGAACCCCGGGTGGACACTCACCGGGACACCCGTTACCACGAAACTGCAATAAATGCGGACCACTAAGCGGTTGGGATGCCAGTGGCGAGCAAGTTTGATTTTACGGCCGTCAACGTCAATCTGTTTAACCACGGAGGCCGAAGGATTCAGTTTCCGGTCAGTGATGGTTTCCCAGTACTCTTTCAGACGCTTCAAAATCGCGTCACGTTCGTCTGGGGACTGGAACACAATACGCGGGTCCCAGTAGAATGCATTGTCGTAAGCGCACTGTACAATGGCGCGCAACGAGTTATGTGGGCGGGTCATGTGCTCATCGACCACACATTTCCCATCCACTAAAATTCGGGCTCTCACCGTGTCTTTATCCACACGGTATGTTTCTAAAATCATCCCCTCATGTTGAATCTGTTGAATCAAGGGGAATGAAGGTTCGACTGCAACAGACATGACCATAATGCCATTCCTCTGGTTGATAATGCGTTAGAGTTCCTTTTACTCATTCCGCTGCAGTAATATGGGTCCAAAAAAAAGTTATTTCCACTTTTAAAAACAGTGGGGGCTTTGGCCCCCACTGCATCACTTACAGGTTGAAATAGTTGCGCACGACGCCCAGATTAAAGTGCGTGTCCACCAGATAATCACCGACCATGGCCTGCATGGAAAAGGTTTGTTCCTGCTCATCCGCAATCAGGTGCACGTTATCAAGCCCCACGGTTTGCAGACGGGTGATCATCATGACGTATGGCGTGTACATGAAGCTCAGGTTATCGTTACCCACCATCGCATCACGCAAACCCAACATAACTTGTTTGTCATAACTTGGAACAATGTTGTCGTCTTGCAGGGGTTTTAAGTTACTGACCGGTGGGGTCTCACCGTCTGCCAGCAAACGGAAACGTACATAACCGTATTCCAGCGGGTCGGTCTCACCGGTTTCATCGGTTTGCACACGCAGAACAAGACCGAAACTTTCATGTGACTCAATCGCATCCACCATTTCGGTTTTACCCGTGGCATCGATGGCTTCGGTTTTGTACAGCTTGACTTCACCCGGTTCGATGATGTCGCAGTACGTGCCATCGTCAGTTGTATTTTTCTGACCGGTGGCTTGTGCGGTGCGGGCGTACACCACACGTTGGTTACGTGAGAGTTCACGCAGTGATTCGTAAATCAGCGATTGTTCTTTCTTAAACGCTGACAGTGCCTGAGCAATCAGGGCGTCCCAATGCAGGAAACGGCCGTTGTTATCCAGTAGCAGTGTTTTCATGTCCGACGTGTCCTTAACGGTTATTGCGTTGTGGCCAGGCATATTGACGCGGGTGAGGCGGCAGTATACGTTGCCAAATTTGGGAGACATAGTTGACCTGCAACATGCAGTCATCCAGGGCTTTGTGGGGTGAACCCAATTGGGTCAGTTCGCCCTTCGGGTCGATACCAAATTGACGACCCATTTCCACAATGGTGCGCACATCCAGAGATTTCCAGAACACCAGTGGTGACTGTTTGTCCATACGGTAATACGCTTCTTCCAGGATGCCTGGGTCAAAGTTTGCCCCGTTGGCCCAGTGTTTGATGCCAGAACGTGGCGACTTTTGATGACGCTGAACGAACTCACCAAAACGAAGGAAAGCATCATCGATAGCGATAGCTGTGCCTTCTTTCACGCTGCCCACCATTTGTAGCTGAGCTTCAGTTGCCTGTTTTAACCACCACTTAACCGTGGCAGCGTCCAGTGTGCCACCGGCTTTCACGGATGTTTCAAAATCAATTTTCTCGTAGAACGTGTCTACGATTTTTCCCGTGTCGGGTTGAAAAATAACCGCACCCAATGCGCCGAGTGGTGCGCCAGGGCGAGTCCCTAAACACTCCACATCCAGCATGAGATGTTCTTCGTACGGCTGCGCATCGTGGGTGGGTGCGTTGCCAAGTGAGTACCCGACATCGGGTAAACTGTTTTCCATTGGATATAACCCCTCGGTTGTCTACGCATGATTACTGGCGCATGTAAGAAATGACTCAGCGCTTGAGGTTTAACCAAGCCTTTACCAGTTCGTGTTGTTTCGGGACTTCCATTAAGTGGGTGGCATCCAACTTAACGACTGTCCCGTCCTCGAAGGTTTCTCCACCTTGTAATCGTCGGTACTCCCGTTCTCCGGTGTTTTGACTGACCACCAGATTCACACGAGGGAAGTCCTCATGCGCGCCGGAAAGCATACCCAGAATTTGTTGGGTGGTTTTCAGTGCTCCGTCAAGCGGGTCTGGGCGCTCACCGAACACCGGGTTCCAGACCGACCAGACTGTACTAAAGACACCATTGGCGAGACGTCCTGCCAGTTCCCCGGATGTCACCACGTGCGGGGTGCGGGCGTCCTCATCGTCCGGGTATGTCCGGTAGTCTTTATTCACGTACGGGTTGTTATCCAGTGACTCGCAATGGGTGGTCAGATAACAGGCGATATCCGAGTCCATTTGCAAACCGTACTGCGCTAACGACGACCACTCGAGTACGTTATCCTTGTACAACGCAAAGAAGAAATCGGTGTGGAAACCCAATTCCAGGGTCACTGAAATGTGGTTTTCTTGGGTACGACGAAAAAATAACCAGGTGAGGAAAACGTCCTTGTTTTCCACATCGTCAGGTCGTCGCATACGGAGTTGACGGACATGCCCAACGTGCTCTAAAGCCACCGGGATTTCCGTTTTACCTAAGTAACTTAACATGACGTGTCCTCAGAAAGGGATGTCGGCTTCCATGTCTTTCCCGTCAAAACTGTCTGCGGTGATATCGTCAGCCACAGCCGCATCAACTGCTTCAGCCGCCATTTCCTGACGCATACCCGCATAACGGGTATGAAGGTCATACGCGGGGTTCATGTTGGTACCAAAGGCGATGTAGGGTTCGCCTTGTTCCTTGCTAACTTTCACGACATCATCGCCGGTCTGAGCAATCAACTGAACCGCTGGGATATCGCGCTTACCGTCGAGTGCCGCTAACACCGAGAACGCCACACCATGGCATTTCTCCATGGCGTCAAGGTCAGGGTCGTAAGCGTACTCGTTAGCAATACTTACGGCAGTGGCAACGAGTTGGTCGCGGGCTTCCAACTCGGTTAACGTACGTACGTCATTAGACATGGTAAATCCTCTACTTTTAGATGGGTGCTGCGAATGGGTGGGGATTATTCCCCATTCCCTGGTGTTTATTTTGGGAAGTTCTGTTACTCACATGCTACCCGCATGGAGTTTTTTATTACTTTCAACATAACAGGAGGGTTTTACCCCTCCTGCGGTTTACATGTTACTGTTAATGATGCCCGCAATCTGCGCGTCGGTAGCATTCACAAACCGTGGGTCGATGTTCCAGTTGATGCTCTCATAACCACTGAGGGCCTTACAGAGATGACGGTAATAGAACAACTGGTCACGGTCCCGTAGGGCGCCTTTCGCTGCATTGATAAACACCATGCTACGTGGTTTATCGCCATTACCAGTATCTTCCACGACCACCACAGTCAGATATGACCAACCGTCGCGTGTATTGAGGAAGTCCTGTGGGGTAGGGTATTGTGCAAACCGCACAATCTCCAACTCGAGGTTCACGGTATCCCGTTCTTCTGGCATCGGACAAGGCACAGTAAAGAGTTGTTTCACGGTAGGGTTTCCTCTAATGGGCGAGTGTTACCACCTTCACGACGGTAATAGTCTTTGGCAATCTGACAACACCGCGCGGCAGGCACACCCGTACGGTGTTCAATCGAGCCCAACGCGTAATGGGCATTCCACATGGCGGCTATCACGGTTTCCAGGTTCATATCTTAGCTCGGCTGCTGGTAGCGGTTAAAAGACTCCACGAACTGGTCAATAGCATCCTGTGCATTTTTTGCACTGCAACCAAAATTGCATTGTTGGAGTTCGGGATCGAAGTTGTAACCACCCCACTGCCATTGTTCCTGGTCCCATCCATTATCGCCCTTACCCGACATAAGAAAAACCTGGTCACACTGGACTTCCCACCGCACGTATTTCTTCGGAAACCAGCGGGAGAAATGCCACGTACCGGTCTTTTTGAACACCTGAACCCGAGTGCGCTGCCAATACGGTGTATTGGGGTGCAGTGTGCTTTTACGCACCACTCGCAAGTTGATGTCTTTCTCTGCCACCAGTTCCGCTTTGGTCCAGTCTACGCGTGTGGTTTGCCCGCGCAAGATATCGACCCATTCCCCTATCCAACGAAAGCCACTTCGCTCGCCCCCATAACAGTTACTGCTGTCTGCCCAATACAGTGCCACGTGACTGCCGGTCACCGTGAGGCTGTAATCCCGGTCTTTTTTGCCTGTCGCCAGGTCTGGGTATTTGCGGTCAAACCACTCCTGGTTACAGCGTAGAGTAATCGCAATCCCGAACAACCACGGAATGAAGAACCAGAAATTGATTTCGCGATCTGGGCCTTCGACACCATAGCTGATACTAAGCTGCCGGGCACGTTTCCCCCAATACAGTCGGGTACAAACAGCCCGGATGCGACGGGTACAAGGGCGGACCAATGCCACCGCTTCAGCTTCAGGTAACCCCTCAACTATTTTGCGGCGGATAAGCGTATCGCGGTCTTGCTCCCGATTCCAGTCCCATTGGCGCATGTAACGGTCTTTCATTTAAAATACCCCGTATAGTTCAGTGACGCAGAATATCCACACCATGGACACTATGACACTGACAAAAATTAATAATACCAACCCAATCGAGATAACGTCTGTTTCGTCGTTGAGTTGGCGATGAAACTGCCGCAGGGCCAAACTGACAACAACAATCAGTATCAGTTCCGCCCCGGTAAAGACAATCAGCCAAGGATGCCACATAGGGCACCTCCACTAATAACCCAGAAAATGATGGGAGCCCGAAGGCCCCCAAGGCGTTGTTAATCTTTCTTGTCGACAGGGTCATCCGACGCATTGTCAAGGGAACGGTATTCGACCATGAGGTTGTGGGCCATGCCAACCGGGTCCAGACAATCATCTGCCATTTTGATGCGCAGCGTATGGCGACCGCGGGGGTGAGTAAACCCGAACTCACGGCGTTTCTGATACAGGAAATCTTCCGCATCACCCAGTACCGGGTAGCCCTCTGAGGTATAGAACGGCTCAGGGTCACCCGGTTCATGGCGTAGTACCGGTACGTAAAACCCACAGAACGGTATCCATCCCTGGAAGCAGTGAATAGGGGCCATGACGGTACGCAAACAGAAACGGTACTCGTGCCCTTGCGCATCCCGGAACAACGGAGACCCCAGCGGGTCTTTTGAACTGGCCAGTACCTGCACGTCAGGCGGCACCATCGTCAATAACCGCATCAATGCTGCTCCGTGTGGCGGTTTAGTGAACACCGCTTGAAAGGCCTCTGGACCATCAACGGCGTTACGAGGCTCAGACCATTTTAAGGTGAACGGTTCCTCGATGTGCTCCAACCACTCCAGTTTGTCCAGTAGTTCGCGATAGGCACCGCCTGGGTCTTCAGAATACCGCACGTAACACAGCAGACTACGAAACATCGTTTCCAGCAAGGTCGCCTGTTCGCGGGTTGAGAACATGACCCCTTTGCGGATTTTGTTGGTCGTGGGGTCAATACCTTGACGGTAGCGTTCGGACATCCAGCGTAACCACGCATCCGGCATCACACCCGGTGGCAGTTCGTGCTGCCAGTCCTCTGCTGAGAACCATCGGGTGACCGACTGGTTTTCTTCAGCCTGTGGGTGATACGGGAATACCACAGGCTGGCTGGACAGGGCATTGCCTCGATTAATCAGATGCCATCCGCGGTACGTGGGATTCGGGTAAGCAAACAGGATTTGGTCTATCCGGTAAGCTTGCGCATCTTTACCGTCTTTGAACACCGTACTCAGCCGACGGTTCTGGTACATCTCTTCACCGCTATAGCGACCGATGTCGTTCCATTCGTCATCCGCGCCGGTAAGGGGTGTAATGGGTTCGAAGTTAAGAAACGCGTGCAGCAAAAACACACTTTCTGCTACGCGCATTTTCCCTTCTTCAGAATGAATATCAACACCCTCAAACACGGGTTTGAGTTCGGCAGGCAGGTGGTCTACTGCACCACGACGCAAGACCCCAGCAATGTGTTGGGTATAAACCTGCTGGGATGCGCCGCTTTCACACATCGGTTCAGTGATGGTCAGTAACTTCAGGACCAGTCCCTGGGTGATGGGGTCAATCTCTGCCCGTCGCATTTCATCTTTGGCAAAACTCTGATAACTCATACAACCTCACTTGTTAGACTATTAATAGATGGTTTTAACTACAATGTTCGTGGGTCATGGCCCCGAGTTTCTTCTTTTGGTTGGGTACTGTAATCAGGTGTTGTCGGCTTTAAAGACTTTGATGGTGCCGTCGTCGTAATACGCTAATCGGTCACCGGGCTGCATCATGATTTTGCGATACTCTTCTTCCGTGGCTGGTCTATCGTAACGTTCACGTAACCGTTCCTGGATAGTGGGCCAGTGTTCTTCCATCAGTTGCTGATTGCCGATTTGGATATCAAACAAGCGATGGATAAATGCATAGCCCGCTGGGACATTAGGGAGCGGTCGCCAGATGAGTTTCAGAAAGGGCGTGCGTGTATCAGTCATGGTCCTACTCCTTATTTCTGACCCAACTCACCAAGACTTCATCAGTAGGTCGGTGTCCGGGAATGGCCTCGCGATTAAAATTACCCATCGCCAGCAGTTCAAGAGCAGGCGAATACCTGAAATCATAACCAGCAGTGTGATGTTGAGAGGGTTCGACCCGAATCTGAAATTTAATGCGAGCAGCAATCGGACCCCGTGAAGATAAGTGGTACTCCCACCATTTATCTATTTCTCGATTTACTGCATCTTGGATTGCGGTTTGCGTGGTCGACATAACAAACTCACCCAAGAACGAAGAAACCTGGTCCATGACGCGGTCTGTCAGGTTTTCAAACATGGCCTTCTGACGTCTAATCTGCATAGCTTGCTGGTATTCAGCGACCAAAGGCTGACGTTGCGATTGGGTCAAAGGTAGATGGTAATCAACCATAACGCTGTTCCTTAATTATCCGCTTCAAAACGTCTGAGGCTTCTTCATGGGGTTGCATCGTTACGGACGCACCCATTACTCCGCCTTTCCAACCGCCGTTGTCGTGACCGATTTCCTTATCGAATTTAAATGTAGCATACCGTTCGGTGCGGGCGGGCCACGGCAGCCATTTGAACCAGGCTAAACGTGACACCCGCTTTTTGACTTCAGCCGTCGCAGTAGCGTCCTGTACTTCGCCATGGTGCGTAGTGTAGGTGAACGGCATCGACCACTGTTGGATGTCGTCTTTTGCGGCTGGGGTCGTGGTGGTGTCCATCCATTCAGCGTTACGCATGAACGCGTAATCGCGATAGCGGCGGAAGGTCCAGGGAAACGGGATGTAGTACGAGCGCGCTCGCAGAGAAATGTGCTTACCGGACTTCGGTGACTTAAGACCCGCATAGACCACGAACTCATCATCCAACACGTTCCAGCCGTACTGCGCGGCGTTGTCATGTTCACTGTAGCTCATTTCCTTAGGTTTACTGCGTAGGTGAAAGAACACGGCCGTGCGAAAGAAACGCACCATCGCTTCGCCATTGGTGTCCCGTCGGAAATAGGCGCACCAGTGATTGCGTTTATCGCCCAGGGTAATTTCGTAATACCGACCCAGCCAGTGCCCACGGATAATCCGTTGGTTATAATCTTCATCCAGGTAGTTTGAGCGTACCCCAAACCACCGCCGTAACGTTGCTGCGAACATAATCACATCCTTAATTGGTGATGACCCCATGTCGTTCAAAAATCGCCATCACGGTATCGTCGAAATACATTCGTAAGCGATTAACAGGAACTTGCCAAACATCGGGGGATTTAATGTTGCTGTCGTCATGTGCATAAATGAACGTGACAGCGGTACGTGTGGCTGAAACGGTTGTCAGGTCCACCAGGGTGGTGTCTGATTTGCCCAATACCGTGCCGAAGTTATCCATTCGCACCAGATTTTTAAGACCGTTCAGTAAACCCGCCTCAAGGCTGAGCTTCTCTGACGGGGTTAAATTCAATACCTGCATAGGGCCTCCGCGGATTAGTTACATACCTTTTACGGTGTCTGTAATTTTCTTCTAGCTATCCGTTCAAAGATGGTCGCAGCATCAAAGTCAGTATTAGCAGCGCGTGATCGTAATACGCGGGTTGCAGGGTAAATACCATGTTCATATTTGTATTCTTCCGCCACTGCCCGATTACGTCGACAGGGGGTACATCGGTATCCACAGGGTACTACACGTCCGGCATTGCGTGAGGGCATTTCACACACCCAGATATGGGCCAATAGCTCAGGTGGCAGGGCACCCAACATCTCTACTTTGTTGCGGTAGCGCAGTGGGAACACCACTGGCGGGGACTCACCCATTTTAGTGAATTGCCACAATGCATTCCAGGCGATTTCAACGTCGTGCAGGTGCGTCAGCATTCCATCGCCGTCACAGTACCCAATTTGCAGTTCTGAATGGCTCGCGGGTTCCATTACCATCATTGCTCCGATTATCCAGGTCAACGGTTGATTGAACTTGTGTTGATGTTTATACGGAACGAAACCCATGTCCACTTTGATGTCGTATTGCTTGCGCACTTTATAACCCTGCTGTGAATTGATGACCGCAAACATCTTTTCACGCGCGGTCAGTTCTGCTGCAATTTTGTCTGGGTGTTGGTGACCCCGGACATAAAGGACGTCACACGGTCCTTTCATTAACTGTGTCGCCAACATGGTTGTGGAATCCAGTCCGCCTGAAAACAACAATAAAGGAATCTTACTCATTTTTGTACTCCGGGAATAAAAGGCGGGGATTACCCCGCCGGACAAGTAGACTTACGGGGTAGTGCCTTCGGCAGTTGTCTCAGGATAAAATACGTAGGGCTGAGACGTCCACAGTGCGCTGCAAACTTCACGGCGAGTATCGTATCGACATGTTTTATAAACCACGTCAGAACGCTTTACAGGACCTTTGATGGCATCGTAGTGCCAGACGTCTTCATCGATTTTAATCACGGCTTTACATACCGTGTCCTGACACGTTGGTTCACTGACCACAATACCTTTGTTGGCGTATAACTGCGGGTCAGGTGTTGCGTGCGATGCATGACATCCACTGAGTCCTACGGCAACAACACACAACAACACGAATTTATTCATGAGGGCTCCTGATTGAGTATGTGGCGTTCAGTCATTACTTCTACATTGCAGCTGTTCAATGCCGATTCGAGTTCCGGGTCAGACTGGTCACCCAGTATCACGGGCTCATCACCAGTGTGAGGACGGCTGAGTACGGTATACCCTAGCGAGTTCAGACACATGATGATTTCTCCCAAGCCCGTTTCGAACTCCCCTTTCAACACCACGTATTTCTTGGGCGGCTGTTGGGATTCGAGGTACACGTCCACAACGTCCTGAAATGTGATGTCCCCATCATTGCAGTAAAACAAATCATCGAAGGCGGTTTCGCTGATGACGTGAAAGTTGTCCCGGGCGTATCGTTCGTCTGATGGACTAATTTTGCTGCCCACCACGCAGTGTTTGGCCCAATTCGGGTCGGTAATTCTTGCCCCAAGTTGCGTGACCAGAATCTGTTCTAACATTCCCTGGTCGTATTGAGTGAATTCACCCATGAGTATTACGGCCTGTCCAAGCAGTTCGTTCTCTGGGAGTTCTGCCCACCATTTATAGAAATCGAGTTGCCATTGGTGACGTTCGGTAACATCCACCACCTTCTGCTTTCCGGTTTCTGACCCGTACACGTAATAGTGCTTGAGTTCGAGCTGGTCATACCCTACTAATCGACGCAACAGTCCTGATAATTCCGGGTGCTGTACCAGCCGCCAGTACATGCCTTCTTTGAACTCTTTCTGGAAATCATCATAGCGAACTTGTTTCAGTTCTTTGCCAACCTTACGTGCTTCAAAGCCTGTGAGGTCACGTAGGATGTTGTGTTCTTTGCCAGTAGAGAGCCAGAACCAATACCCTTCCAGACAAGCGAACCTGCCGTAGTGCGGGTGGGTCATTGACAGGTTAGACAAGTTAGAAAGTTGTCGCCCTAAGTGGGTTTTTCCCTTGGTCCATATGTTGATGGTGGTAACGCCATCGTCCAAGGGGTCTATTGTATTTTCGTTCATGATAAACCGCCAGTTCCTGTTGCCTTTATCTATTTCAGTAATATAGGTCTGGGATGTTTTTATTTCACATCGGCATAAAGGGAGCCCGAAGGCTCCCGCATATTACGCTTTGGTCAACGCGATGTTGTAAACTACCCCTTCGATTTTGACCTGCAGGTTGTTCCCTACCATTTTGGACTTCAGCAACAGATAACCGTCATCACTGCCACCCACGCCGACTTTCTGACCAATGCTCCAGTTTTCTTTGGAGTCGGCTACACCACTCACTTTGGCCAAATCAGCATCCACAATGGTACCGAGGTCAGGCTGCCAGTACAGTGACACGCCCGCTTCAAAGTGCGTTTTACCGGTGAACGTCACCATGGGGATAACGTTGTACGTGTACGGCTTGAGTTGGACGTAGATTGTGAAGTTGTTATTCCCGGATGCTACGTATTTCACCCCACTCAGTGGCGATGACCCGCACGGCGTATGGCTGGCATTGGCCCCCGATTTAGTGAGGTGCACGCGGATGAGCGTGTTCCCGCCACCTTGGCGTACGTCATCGAGTTTAT